AAAATCCTATCAGTGGGTTAAATTGTATCATTGATTATTCTTTAAGTGTAATATACAATTTCACCAGTGGTGGGATTGTAAGCCAATTGAAAAAATCCTGCAGGAAGTCCTGAACTACCGCCGTTACCAATACCGGCAGCAATCTGTGTTAGTGCGCCAGAGCTGTTGCCTATGTACACCTGATCAGTAGTTTGATCAACTACTAGTTCGCCAGGTCTAGCATTGCCGTTGTAATTGGCCAATGTTACTTGTGCGTTGTCTTTCATTACAGCACGGCTAATACCTGTAATGTTGTCGTATGGTGGGGGCGGATTGGCCATTATTTGTATCCTTTAAACCCTTTGACTGGGCTTTGTGTGCCTACAAATTCAGGCTCTTCACTGGCTGCTGTGCTCACTGGCTTTTTGCCGCCAGGTGTCTTGGTCATTTTTAATGCGGCATCAATCACAGGGTCAACGTTGTTGTTGAATCCCACAATCACAGCATGTTCGCCAAATGCAGTTTCTGCAGACCAAGCGGGTCGAAATTCATTTGCAGTGTCCGTTGCTTGGTCGCTTCTGGCACGAGCCATGGCCACACCAAATCGATAATTTTTATAAGGATCCGATGCACTTAGCCCTGGAAGAACAAATGTATTCTTCATGGGTTCTTTAGTTTCTTCAGGCAAGTCAGCCTGCTCGGTGATAAACTCACGTGCTCGCATCAGTAGCCCTTGAACCCTTGCATGGGGCTGGTAGTGTTCACTGCTGGGTGTTCTTCTGAGTCTAAGTCACCGTGATTTAAATCTATATGACTTGCACCTGCGGCTTTGAAAGCCTGCTTGAGCATTTGTTGTTCGATTTCAGTATAGGGAAATGCCGCACGTTTTTTGCCTATCCAACTTTTGCTGTCCATTTTGATAGGTGCATCGCTTCCGTCGGCCATGGCCACAGCCATCATCACACGATTAAGAGTATAATCACTGCTGGTGCGTTCTGCATCACTAAACAAATTAAGGCCCACAGTAGCAACTTGTCTACGTTTGCCTATTTTGCCATCTTGTTCTGTGATAAACTCTTGTGCTCTCATTAGCTACCTGCGCCAATCACTCCTGCGGTAGCAGAACTTGCTGTGCCCAGTTCTAGTGCTGTCCAGTTTGAACCTGTGATAGTAACTTTATTGCCTGCGCCTGAATATGTTTCATAAACTGTGTTGGCAGGAATGTTAATAGCCGCAGAGTACAAGTTGCCAACAGCGTTGGCTGTGCCCAGGGCCACAGCATACACTTGACATGTGACTGCTGTGTTTCCTGTGGAAATTTGCAATTTGTCTGTGTAAACTGTTGCGTTTGAAAGACTTGTATAAACGTTAGCCATTATTTGGCATCCTTGTTGGGTTGCGACACCACTGGTTGGAACAGCTCACGAGTTTGATACATCACACCTGGGATTTCCACGGGTGTTTGTCGTCCAGTTTGTGGCGCAGGTGCATGCGGGTTCATGACCGGCACGGTAGTCAACACAGATTCTTTTAGAATTTTGCTCATAATATTAATCCTGATATTTTTTCCATAAAGCACGAGTGCTGGCCAAGATGCCTTCGTCGATGTCTTTTTTCTTGATAGCATTGGTTCCAGGAATTTTGTCACCAACTTTAACATTGTCGTCTTCTAGACCTTTGGTAAACAAGTTACCTTCGGCGGTTTTTTCTTCATCAACTTCTTTTTTCTTAACACCGGCCATTTCCATCATGCGGTGTAGTGCATCTTCTTCTGCTTCGGCATAGCTGTGTTGACGATCATCTTGACTGGCCAACACAGGTACTGTGCTTTGACCTGTTGACTTAGGGCCATCTAATCCACCGCTGTACTGCATTGAACTACCTGTTTCTGTGTTGGTAGGATAGTCAGGTTCATTCATTGACACTTCGTCAATTTCTTGTTCGCCACATGAGCAGTCAGGAGTACCACATCCGCATGCTGACTTATAGCCTGACCCGCCGTAGCCTTCGCTATCGCCACCGCCTAGGCCTGCTGACTTCAACAATGTTGCCAACTTCAGTGCATCTTCATCACTGGCAGTAATAGTTAGGCTCTTGCCGCCTTCTGTGGAGTCGCTCATGTTGATACTCATCGACTCATCAAGTTGACTCATTGATTCTGTAATAGCGTTTTCAAGATCGCGATTCAATGAATCATAAATGCCTTGGCCGTAACTGAATCCACTTGACGCTGTGGGTGTACCAGAGCCGCCTGCTTCTTCAGTCTTTTCTTTCTTCTTGGACTTTTTCTCGTCGTACTCAATGTCCTTGGCCACTTTCTTGCCGGCTTTTTCTGCTTTGTCATCTTCAGCACCACGCTTGCTGCCATGAATGCCATCTTTTTTCTTTTCGTCGTACTCAATGTCTTTGGCTACTTTCTTGCCGGCTTTTTCAGCATGATCGTCACGAGTAGTTGTGCTTTCTTCATCAACAGATTTACTAACTTTGTAGCCGGCTTTCTTCAACAGCGCCATGGCTGCTTTTAGATCACCAGAGTCATTGTTGGTTGGATCAGTATCGCCTTCTTTCATTTTGTTTCTAACACTTACTTTGCCTGGCTCATTTTTTGGCTTGTTGCCAATCATGAATCCTTGCAGTGCTTTGCCTGAGTCAGATACTGAACCAGCAGATCCTTTTTTCTCACGCTCACCTTTGTGCTTGATTGCTTTGCTGGTCACACGTTCTGTACCCTTGGCAGGCCCCTTTGGACGACCACGGCTGCGTTTCTCTTGTGCGTTGCCTTCGTCATCAGTCTCGGATCCAACTGAAATACCTTGGTCATCTGTGCGGCGGGTGACTTTACGACCTGTTGCTGTGTGCTTGATATCATGTTTGGAACCGTGTTCTACATCTCCCACACGTGGTTTGTCAGCACGTGGCTTCTTGTAGTTTGTGAACGGGTTGTTATCGTCTTCTTCGGCTGTTTTTTGTTTGCCACCTTTGCGTAACATAGCAAAGTCATTGGCATCTAATTTGCCATTGTCGTTTTTATCCAGTGTCTTTTGGCGGCCACTCAGTGCCGATTTCATGGCTTCGGCAGCAACGTCGCCTAGCATTTCGTCAACTTCTTTTTTAGCGCCAGCAATCTTGTCAGCAAAAGTAATCTTGTCTTTTGGTGGTGCCAAGGCAGCAAAACTCTTGGCCTTGGCAGGATTCATTTTTTCTTTGATAGGACTTTGTTGACCCAAGCGTTGTTGAGCACGTTTCAATCCTTCAGGACTAGTAGGGCTCTGTGTGCGCTCTTTGTCTAGGTCTTGTAAAGTCATTCTGTTGCCAGGACGATTCACAGCAGGGATCTGACTCTTGTCTGGACCGCCTTGGTAAGCACCTTCGTCTACTTCATTGTCATACTTGTCGTATTTTTTACGAACAGGATCCAATGCTTTGCCTTCACGACCGGCCTTGGCCAAGGCTTCCATACCTTGTTTGCCGTATTTCTCGTAACCCTTGGCAGCACGACTCATGTCACGCTCATTGAGTTGTTTGGATTCTGGTGCGTCGTTGACAGCAGCCAGGCGTTTGTTTAAGTCATAGAAAAATGTCATTGTATTATCCTCTTGGTTTGGCGCCAGTTGCTGGCTTGGGTTGTCTCTTGATGTTGGTCATTGGGCTGGTTGTGCCCATTGGCAAATCATTAGAAGTTTTAGCAGGAGGAGTTTTGCCGCCGGCTACTGTGAAATTTGAACGATAGGCATTCTTCAACACCACATGGTTGTATGGGTCTGCAGAATAATCTTTCTTGAGATCCTTTTGCATTTTGTCATCTGCTGGATAGTCAGGATCGTCTAATAGATCTTTGTTTTGATCTGTAATCTTTACTGACTCTACGTCAAGACTTTCTTCGTAAGGTGTGGTCATCATCACAATACGATTTTCGTCTAGTCCCAATAATCTAGCAATTTGTTTAATCTGTGGTTCAATAGCAGGGTACTTGAACTCTACATCAACTCTTGTGACAGATTGATTGGGGAAAGCAGGAAAGTCAGGAATCACAGCACGTACAGGTGTACTCTTGGGAGTTGACATTTTGACAACGTCAAATTGATCCATTTTTTCTTCAAATGATTTGAAGAAGCCTGGGGGAATATCACCTACCACTTTGATGCGGTATTGATATGTACGTTCACTTTCTGCGAGATATTTTGCAAATGGTTTCATGTCAGTATCCTATTGTATATTTATACTTTTCCGTTATTTTGGTCTTTGCCTTTAAGCAAACGTTCCAATAAATCGTTGCGATTCAGCACTTGACCTTGTGCTGTGGCCAGTTGTTCTTCAGCCGGAGTCTGTTGATCCAGTCGCATTTTCTTCAACTGTAGATCAATAACCTTGAGTTTCTTGTTCATTTTAGCTGTTTTAGCAGTGATAGCATGGCCCAGCATGGTGCCTGCTACATTGAATATCTCGCTGGCAAAGCGTGAGTCTACCTGCATGCCAAGATCCATGAGATCTTTGTAGCTGTCTTTGGCCAAGTCTGCCAGTTCATCCATTTCGCCATCACTGGCGTCAAGATCTCGCACAGCTGGCAATGCTGAATCAATCTTGTCAATGGCATCATCTATCACAGCCAACTGCGCCCGTGTTTCTGCAATGGTAGGGATTTCATTTTCTGTTTCAATTTCAACAGAAGAGGGTAGGTCAAAAAGGTCTTCTAATTTCCGCGTCATGCGGATATTTATGGGTCAGTTACGACCATTGGCAAACATATCGTTTTCGGTGATCACTCTAAACGCTAGCCCTTGGCGGGCACACCACTTCTGGGCGGCTGCCCATTTGGCATAGTTAACAGCCACTACAGCACGGTCGCGACTGCTCATTTTGCTTTCAATCACGCTTTGCTTTTTGGGTTTGATTTCAATTAGTTCTGCTTTGACTGTGTTGTTCTTTTGGCGATAGGTAATAAGAAAGTCAGGCACATAGTTGCTTTTTTTGCCTGTCACAGGATTCATGTAGGGAATGGCAATACTTTCGCTGGCCCACTGTAGCACATTATCGTTGGTATCGCAAAAACGCATGAAGCTGTGTTCCCATCCTGAGCGATATCTAGGTACACCTTTGCCCACATATTTTGCAGGGTTCAACACCACGTACTGACCTTGTGCCCAGCGACTCATTGTAGTACTAGTCTGGCTGCGTATTGATTGGGAACTGTGCTGGCGTTGATACCCAGCAATGTAGCTCGGCTACGGATTGAATTAAGATAGTAAGCCAGGCTTGCTGTGAGATTCAATCCTGTCTGGCCTTTCATTGCGTCTAGCAACGTCAGTGCAGGTATATTGGTTTCTTCGGCTACTCTAAACAAACTCACAGTGAAGTTGCCAGCAATACGAGCTGTGGCCATTACACTGCGAAAATACGAATACACAATATCATACTCGTCTGCAGGAACATTGACATCGTAGTTGTAAAAACTGTCAAATACTCTGACAGTTAAGTCTTTGTTATAGTTGGTATAATTTACTGTGCTCATACCCCACCGCCTGCAATTTGTCCTTGGTTGATCTGATTCAATGTGGCTGTGTTACGTGCCGCGGTTGCTGTTGGAAAAAACACTCCATCGGCTTTGTTGGCTACACTGCGAATAGCGCCGGGTAAACTGCCTACAATCACTTGTGTACCAATTGCAGTGACTTCTGATTTGACAATACTCTTGAGATTTTTGCCTTTGAATGTGTTGTAAACTGTGCTGGCTTTTTGTGCCGCGCCAAGCAGACCCAGTACAGACCCTGACTGCAAGTCGCTGGAAATGCCGCCTGCAACATCTAATATACCACCTTGACCCAAAATAGTAGCTGTGGTACCAGGGCGAGCCAATGGACTTGGTGTTGTATCGTAGTGTGCTGGATTGGCAAAGCCAGGAGCAGACTTGTTGGGTGCGCCTTGTTTGTATTTCACAGTTTCGTAAGCAATGGTCATGGAGTGTTGCATGAGTCCGTTGCCTTGACTGTAGTCATAGGTGTCATGTGCCCAGTTTGAAATCAACGGATTGATCAGAATGTATTCAGCAAACTTGTGCTGATAGTCAAATCCAAAAATTCTAATGTCAGAGAAAAACGGTGGCTTGCCTGATGAGCTTGTTGTGCCGTCATCAATTGCCTCGCCAATATAGCCCCAGTCGTTAACTCCGCCCATGCGGTCTTGATTGTAAATGTCTCGGCCGTTGTAGCCAAATCCTTTGGTGCCATTGCCTTCTGCACCCATGCTGCCATTGTTGTTGTTGGTAGAGCCATATGCCTGGCTGGCGTCTTTGTAGTAGTAGCTGTAGTAGTTGTACCACATGTTACGCACTAGGTCAGAGCCGTCATCATGAAAAGTGATATTCACAGGATCATAGTTGATCTTGGTTTGAATCACACGTTTGCGATTGTACTGATTGAGTGTTTCTGTAGCAATAGTGTACTTAGGCAGGTCAACTGTTTTGACTACCAAACTAAGATTAGCAATGTCTTGTAGACCAATTGCGCCACGTATTTTGGGAATTACTGCTGAGTTGATTGTGAACGCTACATGAAATAAAAACTTAAATCGTGGTTTGAGTTCGTAACCGTTGGGGGTAAAAACACGATTTGCGTGATCGTAACCACGCAAACCATCTACTGCGCTAAATCCTTTGAAGATTTGCTGACCAAATGATGCTAACGACGATGACATTAGTTATTAGCCAGTTTATTAGCTGGCTGCACCAGCACCTGTAACAACGTCACCTAGTGTTCGGCCAATTGCACCACCAACACCAGCACCGTTAGACCCTGATGGGATCTGGTTGGCGTTATCGTACGCAATACCCAGACTGATTGTAACTACTGCGCTTTCAGCATAGCTTAATTGCCCGTAGTCTGCTGACTTCAAGTAGCAGCCATACAACTCCCAAGTTTCAAGAACTGTGGGTTCAGCAGAGCCGTTGCCACCGTCTAGGATTTCCAACCGTGTTAGGAACTTGTAGTCAATACCAGAACTGGCTGAAGCCATTTCCAAAAAGTCCATCTGCTTTTGAAGTTGCGACCCGACTAATTTACTCACTGAGCCTGATGCGTCGTCACGAATTTCGCAAGTGACATCAGCCCATGTAGGTTTGCCGGCCAACTTCAGGGTTGAGTTGTAGATTGGTATAGTAATGTCTTCAAAACTCAGATTGGGTCTGTTAAAAGTCATTACCTGTTTTGTTAATTCAGTGGTAGGGCTTGCGCTTGCGCCAAAGTTCTCAAAAAACACACGGAAGCGATATTTGAGTTTGGGCATCAACAAGCCCTGATCAGCCTGGCCGCCCAGTGGAACTGACATTCTTGATAGTGATGAACTTGCCATTTTTTTGGTATCTCCTGTTACGTTTATTTACCTGAATTGGTGGGTGATTTTTCACCCACCGTTTTCATTAGGATGCCTGTCCTGAGATTTCGCCAGTGTTCTTGATACGCAATGGAATGTAGATAAATTCCACAGCTTTTACTGGCTCAATAGCAATATCCAACCACAACTCATTGCGGTCAATACGTGCTGGAGTATTGTTACTCAAGTCGCAAACCACCAAGTAGTCATAGATACCACGCTTGGCCACCAAGTCAATCATCAAGCTGTTGACTGTGTTGGTGATTTCGGCACGAGTAATATCGTCATTGGGTTCAAACAAATACAGTTTGCCAATTTCTTCAAGTCTACCACGCAAGAACGCAACCAAACGACTTACATTGATACGATCCAGTGCGCTGGTAATACTGGTTGTGGTCTTGTTACCAAAGTTAACAATACCCACACCTGGAATAAAGGTAATTGGGTTGATGTCGTTTTCATACAAGACATCACGTAGACCTTGTCCCATGTTCAACTGCTGGAATTCACCAGTGGCTGCATCAATATAACCAATAGCAATAGCATTGTCAACAACGCCACGACGTGTACCAGCAGGGGCTAACCATGGATAGCTCACTGCATCACTGCGGATAATAGTACGCATCATCATGTGACTTGGTGCTGTTACCACTGTGTTGCCTGACAAATCTGTGGTCTGGCAGCTTGGATAGAATGTGCCCAAGTACTGGCTGGCAGTTACTAGTCCGTCTTCTGTTCGGAAACCTAGTCCGCCATTGTTTGTGGCCCAGGCAGCAAGATCTGTACCTGTTGCAGGCAAACGCATTGGAGTATCACCAACCACAAACAGTGTGTTGTTACGCTCATTGCTGAGTGCAACCATGTTAGGAATCAACTCTGGATAAGCTGTGGCAGCAATCAAGCTGAACTGATTTTGTTCTTCACGTGCTGCTTCGCTAGTGTCAATGCCTGCTTTCATTGCTTGAATGATCAACTGACGTTGTGCTTGACGACCTGACCACATGGCACCGTCGTCTCTGTTGCCAGACGCTGTTAACCAAGTGCTCTTGACTGTTGGCAGTGTGTCATCAGGATATGATTCAGCATTGAAGTAATCACTTTGGAAGCTCTTGACATTGTATCCTGAACGGCGTGTGTTAAACAACAACATACCTTCAGGATATAGATCAGGATTAGGAGCATCTAAATCCAAGTAATTGCTAGTTAACAAACTTTCAATAGTTGGGAACGGATCCATCACAGGATCAGTTGTGCCATTGCCGGCCCAACGTGCATCTGCAAACAAGATACCATTTTGTGTAACCTGGTCTGTGGTGTCAACTTCTACCCACTGTGCAACACCGCTCACTAGTTCCCAACGATACAGTTTGGGATAGTTTTCCAGGTCGCTGGTGTCAATCCACAAATCACCGTACTCCAACTGCGTACCGTCACTTTGTTCAATAGGAGCGGTGGCAGCAATCAACGGCCCTGCAGGGTCTGTGTCGCTTAGATCAAACCCACGAACATCGTTGGTATCGTTTCGATAACCAACCCAGGCTCCGCTGTTCTGAATCAAGATATCTGCATCGCTTACTGTGCTGTAGTACCACAAGCGGCCATCTACAGGATCTTGATCAGGTTCTGTGGTACTAGCAGTATAGGTAAATTCTGGTGCTGTTACCCAATTGCTCAATGTAAGTGTGTCTACTGCTGTAAATGATGGCAAGCAACCTGGGGTGTCAACGGTAAATCCAGCCAATGTTACAGGAGTTCCAGTAATATTTTTCAAACTCATATTGCCGCCATTGGAGTGTGTAAGCACAATTGCTCCAGATGAGTTTACGCTGGCGCTGACGTTGGGGATATTAGCCGAGCTTACCGCTGTGATAAAAGCAGCAGTGTTTGTGCCACTTATAGTAACAGTAGCAGATTGACTGATACCACTAGTCTGGGTTCCTGAAATCTCAAATTGAGTTCCATTTACAAATGGTCCAGGTGTAGCCGTAGATCCTGTAATTATAGTAGCACCAAGCGTGCTACGTTCAAGAATTTCCAAAGCCATGAGCGGTTCAACACTGGCGGCGCCAATGGCGTCCCAAATTGCAATAGTGGTACCAACTGGAATATTTTTGCCTCCGCCTGTGGGGTCTAGTGTATAATTTGCTAGGCGTAGATTTGCATAAGTTGTTGTTGTTTGACTAACAAATGTGCCTAGGGCTGAGCTGTATTTTTTAATCCTTAAAGCTACACCGCTGTTAGCAGGACTCATGTTGTTCCATACAGAGCCTGTAGGTGATGGCCAATTAGTTGTAGTGACTGGTTGACCAACTGCCCAACGTGGTGCCTGATAACTGTATGAAGGCAAGTATGTTGGTGCGTAGTACACTCCAGCAGGGATACCAAGTGCAGTTAACAATGCAGCCGAGCTGGTAATATTAATATCAATTGCGCCGCCAACCAAGCTACTAACGTCAGGGGTAGTAAGGCTGTTTGCAGTTAGTTGTAATTTACTTGATACAACTGACGCAGTAACTCCTGGAATTGCAGCGGCATTGATATCAATAGACAACTGAGCCAATGTGTTGGTAGCAGAAACAGTAACAGTGACACCATTAATCACAATAATATTACCAACTGTAAGGCTAGTTGGTGATCCTGTTCCTGTGATAGTGGGCCAAGACACTTTCCACGCATCGCTGCCGACTAATACCCATGCATTTGATGAATTTTTATAATAGCCTGGATTTGATGTAGCCACTGCTGAAATAGCATAGTCACCAATACTGCCAATTGATGCAACAGGTGTGTAGTTATCATTCTCAAAATCTACTACATCTGCTGTGTCAGTGATAACAATAGGAGTTTTTACTGTGAATGTGTTGGTGGTTTGATTCCACTCCTGGATGCCCCACAAACTTGTTGATGTATCTAACCAATAGTCGCCGTCGTTGGGGGTGCCTGTAGGACGAACTAAACTAGCAGTTAGTTCTGACAAGTCAATGTTGGCACGTTGTACATAGCAACGATTTGTAATGCCCAGGGATGAATACGCAGCCAGTAAGCCGTATTCATTGAGCTCATAGCCGTTGATTGGTGTACCTGTTGTGGTCTGATAGAAGAATGGCACGCCAAATGTGGCAGCCAAGTCTCGTTGACTTGTGATTAGATACGTCTTATTGGCATTTGCTGCCAATGTTCCAGCGGCAACTGTTACGCCATCTGAACTTACTTTATTCTGTGCAGTAGCGATTAAAAAATACGGTACTGTGTTAACAGCGGAAGGGATATATTGACTTTCGTCAATAACTGTTACTTCTACGCCTGGTGATACTAGAGCCATGGTCAATTCCTTTTCAAGATACAATATTTATAGGTATATTCAAAAAAGGCGGTGTTACAGTGCCCTTTGGCAAAGGTCCTGCCGCTAAATACCGTATGAGACCCATTTGCCCAGCTTGTAATCAACGTCCTTGTGCTGTAAACTACATCAAAGATGGAGTCAAGCATTATCGCACTAGATGTGACAACTGCCTTCGTAAAGGACGTGGGATTAAAAAGAGAATACCCCGCTGGGAGGCAGCAGGGTACAAGAAGAAAATGATCTGCGACAAGTGCGGGTTTAAAGCCCGCTACTCTGCTCAAACTCTAGTGTATCATATGGACGGAGATCTCAACAATACTGCTCTGAAGAATCTCAAAACTGTGTGTCGGAACTGCGAAGTTGATTTAGCCAAGTCTGATTCTGTATGGCGTCCTGGTGACTTGCAACCAGACTTGTAACTAGTTCACGGGTGTTGCGTTTGAGATCTTCAAGTGTTCCGTTGTTGTCAATCACGTAGTCAGCCATCCAAATTTCCAGGCTCATGCTAGATCGATCTTCCTGGGGCAAATGATCACTGCGATCTACCCAAACAGCATAATCGAACACACCTGTATTACGCATGGCATGAAATTCACCTTTATTGCGCAGGCCGCAGTAGATTGAATTTTCAGCAAAGATTTCTCTACCTAGTCTAGCATAATCGTCTTTACAGTAAGCATGAATCATGTCGTACCACTCAGCACGATGATTGTGTCGATCCTCAAAACATTGTGCATAAGAGGTGTATCCATATTTGACTTTGAGCTCGTCATAGATAAACTTTTCAGCGCAAAAGTCTGAACTAGAACGAAAACTATATCCAAATTCTTCACGCAGGATATCACATACTGTGTCTTTGCCGTGACGAGCATTACCAATAATCAGCAGTTTAGGAAGGGTCATTTTAAGGAGGTTACGTTGAGATGATCAAGTGTACGCTGTAGCATGCCAATTTGTCTGCGGCAGTCTTCTAGCGCATGATGACTAGTAGGAGGGATAGGCTGATCAGGCCATAACGAGAATACAGTACGGCTATCACGCACCATGTAGTACTTCCAAGGCAATGGCTTGCCGTAGCTCTTGTAAGCATGTTCCAGAATGTTCATATCGTAAGTGGGACCTTGTGCCCATATTCTATTAGAGTGCCAAATCAACCGTCCTAGTCCATCTAATGCCTGATCTAGTGGGATACGGTCTTGTTCGTTGAACGCTTCGTCCCGAACCACAGCAGGTTGTGTAGCCCACCAATCAATTGTGCCTTGATCAATAGCACGGTCTTCTTGGCTTTCTAATGTGACTCTAGCATAGTAACTCTGGCCAGAATGTCCTTGCCCAAACGGGTCAAAGCTCTGGGCCGCAATAGTTAGTATTGTAGTATCTGGGCCTGTTGCAAGCCCTTCTAAGTCGATCATTAAATCTGCCATACAACAAGTATAACAGAATTTCTGATATGCGTCTACTGTATGTTAGCCGATTACCCAAGTAAGTGGTTGGCTGGCATCCACATAGTTCTTAAGCTGGTCTTCCAGGGCAATGATAGCTTCTTTGGCTTCGGCTTTCATTGCGGCACCGTTTAGGGTACCGCCGCCTTGTGGGCCTGCAATTGATCCAAACTTTTCACGTGCTTCGCCAATGATCATTTTACAGTTGGCAACCATGTAATCCTTGACCCATTGACTAATTTGGAAGTCTTGTAGTAGGTTGATTTCGGGTTTGAGATTGTATGTCCAAAGCAACACATTCTCGCCAGTGCCTTTTGGGTCACGGATCAGCTGGATTTTCTTTGTGACAGAGTTGTAGGTGTAGTTCATGTAGCCACCAAACATACGTGCGGCTAGTTCTACATACTGTGAGTAGAAGTCGTATGTGGCAAGACCACCTGCTACGTTAAAATTCATTAGATACACGTTCAAACTAGCCTGCGCAAACGGATCAAAGTTTGATGCAAACGGACCTGTAGCATCACCAAACGTTCTACGGAATACCTGTCGTACACTTACTACCTCTTGTGGCAACTGATAGATATTGACATCTTTGACCAGTTCCATAAAGCTGTAGCTTTCCTCGTAGGCATTGCTGGCCCGTTGGCGGTAAGTGCCTAGTGTTTTTTGATAGGCGGCTTCGTAGTGAGCAGGATCCAGCTCAATGTCAATGATCTGATCACCAAGTTGAAGCTTTACATATTCTACTAAGTTTTGCTTGAGTGTCTCAAGCGAGTTTTGTTGCTGTTCTGCCATTGGGGGACTCCGTCCCCTTTATTTACCAACTTTTAAGGATGATCAAGTTCTCTGTACCACGTCCGTTAAACGGTGTTTCTGTAGTGGTCAAGTCCTTGTAGATCTTTCTTGCGGCTGGCTTGCCTGCGGCACTCATGGCTCGGAGCACGTCTGCTGGCTTACGCAGAGTTTTTTGCTGGCTTTCTAGTGTGCTAAATCCAATGATAGCGTTGCTCTTTACAGTAAATGCCTGTGCATGGCTGTCAGCAACAATATGGATTAGCTTGCGTTTTTTAGTGTCATACAACCAGGCTTCTGCCTTGTCCACTAAACTTGCGGCTGGTAAGCCTTTGAGCTTGAGCTCTGCAAATTCCGTAATACACTTGAACTTTGCGGCACGTTTCTCTGGGCTCACTGCCTTAACTGCACGTGGCTTGCGCTCGACCTTTTTAATCTGTACATAGGCGCCACAGTCTGAGATCACAAGCTCACAGAACTTTACGCAATTCTTTAACTGTATTTTGGTAAGATAGTTATAGCCCTGTGTCAAGTCTGCATCTTTGCCTGCTACTGCCTCGTCAAATTCCGCAAGTTTACGGGTCCAGATTTGCTTGATGTCATTCACCATTTGTGGGGCAATGTTTAGGCTACGCATGAGCACCACGGGCTTGTAGTCTGCGTTGAGTTTGGCTCCTGACGCAATGAAGTCGTCAAACAAGCCATCTAACTCACCTGCGCATTCCGATACCTTCTCACGCAGGCGATCTTGGATGGTAATTCGTGGCACTGAATCATCAACGGGTACTTCTGCTACCTCTTCATCTTGCTTGGATTCTAGTATCTCTTTAAGCAAGTTATCCAATTTAATCTGTTCATGCTCGGTAAGTTCTAGTCCCACCATGCTCATGCGGCACAACCAACCTGTTGTGAGTCGAATTGAGCTGTCCGGAATACGTTTGAGTGTGCGCACGTCGTCCTTACGATCGTGTGCTTCCAGGTAGTTTACAATCATCTCACGGGCATCTTTTTTACCATAAAAGTAGTTGTACCACGAGAACGCATGACTAAAGGCACTGACGCGGCCTTCTGTGGGTTGCACTCGCCATGTAGGCTCCATGCCCATGGCATTGGTATCCGCACTACGTGGATTTAGGGGTTTGACAGGTTTTGTTGCGACTTTCATACGTTCTCCAAAAAGCAATAACTGTAATTATAGCAGAGATTGATTTAGGTGTCAATCTCTGTTATATGTGTTGTTTTTAGAACACAGTGCCGCGAAACTGCTCGTAATCGTAGAATGCTACTAAAGTACTATCTCGAAAGTAAACTGTAATGCCGCCCAAATCCTCGCGAGCGTCCCAGGCGGTTTGTTCCAAAATAACATTAGTAGCACGTACCTCAAGCTCGTCCATTAGGTCCTCGCCTGTGTCCCGGTAGCTTTGCAGGGCTTCTGCCTCATAATCTAAAGTGTATACTTCAGTATTATTAATTTGTGCGCTTTGTGCATCTGTAAGCATAGTGGCTCCTTTGTGTTGTCAAGCCCTAATTATAGCAGTTCGGGAATATTCAGTCAACCAGAATGCTATAAATAACACTATGCCACGCCTAAGCCTATACCGCCCCAATCGAACTCGCGACTACCAATTTTTGGATCGTACCATCCGAGAAATGTACACTGTCGGAGGGGTAGATATCTATGTTCACAAATACATGGGACCAGAAACAGGTGGCGAGGATTCAGCATTTTCAGGCAATGCCGATGCTACACAGCCCATTTACGACGAGCTAAGTCCGCTAAACATTCAAGACTTGCTGTTGCTGGAGAACCGTGACAGAATTTACGACCAGGACATCTATGTCATGCGCGGTGTTTACAATGCTCAAGACGTGGATTTTGACTTGAGCCAGTTTGGCTTGTTTTTGAACAACGATACGCTGTTCATCACGTTTCACTACAACAACATGATTGACGTTTTTCAACGCAAACTCATGGTAGGTGATGTGTTGGAACTGCCCAACTTAAAAGACTACTATCCCTTGAACTCAAACATTCCTGAGGCACTGCCCAAATACTATGTGATTCAGGATGCTGCCTTTGCCTCAGAAGGTTTTAGCCAAACTTGGTTGCCACACTTGTGGCGTGTGAAAGCCACACCGTTGACCAATGCTCAAGAATACAAAGATATTCTTAAAAAGCCCATGGTCAAATCTACCATCTGGGACAATGACAACTTCTATCCTGCTGGCGACATTGTGAACCAAGGTGATGTGTATTATCAAGCTAGAGTAAATGTTCCTGCAGGCACAGACATAACCAACACCACTTATTGGCGGGTGTACACTCCAGGCACAGAGAGCGAGTTAATGAGTACTCGTACCAAAGATCAACAGATCAACGATGCTATTCTTACGCAAGCTGATGTGGAAGTTCCCAAGTCTGGATATGATGCAACCAAGATGTACGTGGTGCCAACTACACTAGATGGCCAACCTGCTAATCCTGTGGGCTTGACCACAGACGGTGCCACAACTGTAGACGGCACCGAAGGCGGTATGAACCTAACTCCAGATAGCGATGGCTATACAGTGGGCTATTTGACCGGAGATGGTATTCCACCTAATGGATTCCCAACTTCGGCTGGTGTTGCGTTCCCGGACAATCCATCAGTGGGCGACTATGCACTGCGTTTGGATTATTTCCCTAATCGCTTGTTCCGGTATTCCGGCACACGTTGGACACGCATTGAAGATAATGTTCGTACTGATCTCAACAATGGCAGCAACAACAATACTTTACGCTCAGGCTTTGTGAACAATACATACACAGTGAAAACAACAGACATGGGTAATATTCCAAGTCGTCAGAGCTTGAGTGAAATTCTCAAGCCCAGAGCAGACAATGGTGATGACAACGGCAACAAGCCGCCAAATCCATTCCCAGACACCAGACCTGGACAAAGATCGAGTTAAACAATGCAACAATTTTTTTACGACGAACAAATACGTCGCTTTCTATTACAGTTTACCAGGATATTTTCTGGCTTCCAAGTTGAGTACGGACGTCAAGAAAACTCTGATGCGGCTGCATTGCTGAGAGTCCCTGTGCGCTATGGTGATGCCAGTCGTAATGCACAAACAATCATACAAGAAAACTCAGCAAACTTTTTGCCTGCTACACCCATGATGACCTTTTATATTTCTGGCCTGGATTACGATCGTCCCAGAATGCAAGAGCCGTATCATGTGAGCAAACGCACTATTCGTCAACGCACATACGACCCAGACACAGAAACTTATGAAACCACACAGGGCAATGCATTCACTGTTGAACGCTTAATGCCTGTACCTTACAAGTTGACCATTACTCTGGACATTTGGACCTCAAACACCAATCAAAAGTTTCAGATCCTGGAGCAGATTCTCACACTGTTTAATCCTGCACTAGAAGTACAAAGCACAGACAACTTCTTGGATTGGACATCACTCAGTGTGGTTGAGCTTGAATCCACGCAATGGACCAGTCGTACTATACCTATCAGCACAGAAAATCCCATTGACATTTGCACGTTGAGATTTAACTTGCCTATCTGGATCAGCTCACCTGCCAAGGTCAAGAAACTGGGCATTATTGAGCGTGTGATTGCCAGCATGTACGATGCCCAAGGCGACTTTGTGGATGCTATTATCAACAATGACTTGTTGTTGGGCACAAGACAAAAAATCACACCATACAATTATGCTGTGGTTGTGATTGGCAATCAAATTCAGTGTTTACAACAACAATTGATAGTGCAAGAGCCCACCAACGACGAACTGGCTGCTACCACTGTTGTGAGCGACAGTACGCTGTTGTGGCCAGCTGTGATTGGCATGTATGGTGTTTTGCGTCCAGGCATTAGTCAAATTAGGTTGGATCAAGATGATGGTAGCCAGGTGATTGGTACCATTGCGGTAAACCCCAATGATGAAAGATTCTTGATATTCAACATTGACGCCGACACTGCACCTCAGAATAGTTTGCCAGCTATCAACGCAGTGATAAATCCATTAGCAAGTGGCCCTGGTCAAGGACTGCCGGCCGCAGCCGCAGGACAACGATATTTGTTGACCGAAGCTACTGGCGCTGAAGACAACTCAGCGCCTGCCACAGCCTGGGTTGGTGCCAGTGGAAGACCACTAGTGGCCAGCGCAAACGACATCATTCAATATGATGGTGCAAGATGGGACGTGGCGTTTATTGCTGACACCCAAACTGAAATACAGTTTGTTACAAATTTAACAACTTCAATACAATACAAATGGACGGGCGCAGAATGGATAAAAAGCTATCAAGGAGTGTACCCCGGAGGGGACTGGAGTCTGGTCCTGTAAATGCCGTAGGTGTTTGGTTTCGTAGCAATCAAACTGCTAGATATTTGTACTTACTACGTAACGATTCCAAACATCCCGGTGCCTGGGGTTTACCAGGCGGCAAAGTAGAATCTGGCGAAACCTTGCTGGGTGGCATGGAACGAGAATGTATTGAAGAGCTTGGCAGTTTTCCCACATACCAAAAACTAATTCCCATAGAAAAATTCACATCAGCAGATGGCGACTTTGTGTATCACACGTTTGTTTGTGTTGTGGAGTCAGAGTTTGTGCCTGTGCTAAATGACGAACACCTGGGCTATGCCTGGATAGATTCGGGCACATGGCCAAGACCCATGCACCCTGGCTTGTGGTCAACTGTGAATATGGAAGCTGTACAAGACAAGATCCTGCGTGTGGAGCAGGACCTTGCTCGTTGATGTTAGGCCTGTGATTCCTGGAACTGCAACTGCACCTCGCCCACTGGGCTTGACTGTGTTGTCAACGCAGTGACCTGAATAGCCAGCAACTCTGGACCATCTGGATACACGCCTGTTCCTGGCACAGCACTGGTACCAATCTGTTTGACTGAACTCAAGTCCAACACACCAGCATTGGTTGTGGAGATTGGAATGGCAAACAAGCGTTCTCCGCCCACAATCTCAGTTGTAATCGCAGCAATAGTCAAGGCCAAATCGTTCCCTGGAGTTGATCCGCCTATAACATTACCCAGAACTTTCACTGTGTCTCCCACAGCATATCCAGTACCTGCATTCTGAATTGTGATCTGTGTAGTTGAGTTGGTGTATACGGTACCTGTTGGAGTCAACTGCACAGTGACGTTGGCGTTGGCTCCTGAACTTACCACGTTGGTCAGGCTCAATCCTGCAAAGGTTCTAATGGCAGTGCCTGAGAATGTGGCCTTGGTTCCTGACTTGGCGAAACCACCTGTGGATCCAAACAGTGATGATGTCACACCGCCTGTGGTCTCACCGTTGTAACGTGGAGAAGTGGAGAACTGTGAGAAGCTAGGCTGGAACCCACCACCGGTGTTGTTGAGTCCTGAGAAGGTTGTGTTAGTAGCGTCAATGTTTGACGGATTCAAGATACCTTCAACCAAGTAACGTCCTGCGCTTACCTGCACAGTCATGTTGGCCAAGGTCAACTGCGCACGATTGATCAGTTCACGTTCGCCTAGATTACCAATAATACCATTGCTGACTGACGGGCTCAATCGCATGACGAACACAGTTTGTTTGGCACCAATCACACCTGGCAAACCATAGTTGGTACGGTTGAATGTAAACTGATAACCTTCGTCGTTGTCAAACTGGCCGTCCATGATAACCGCTGAACCCCAGTGGTTGACCAGTGGAGTACATGTGTTGGATACCAGTATCACACCAGTGTTGTCTGAGTGAGCAGCGGCTGCGCTGGATGTAAAGCTACGGCTTGCGCCGTCAGTCCACTGTGTGAATGTAGCGGCACGTGTGACACCTGTTAGGGTGTTGCCTGCTTTGCCTGAATACTTGATCATTTCTGAATCAATCATACAGAACACAGGGTATGTTACACTTGCGTTTGGATAGAATGTAGCATCACGCAACGGGATTGTTGTTTGAATGTCAGTAATAGCACCATCTAGGCTTGATACTGGTGTTTCGTTAATGGCTTCGTAACGACCTGGCAAGTTACCTGAACGCATGTAGGCTTCGTTGTTCAAGTTATTGTTGGGTCTACGATGTGCCATAATAAACGCACCATCTTGTCCACGAACCATCCACTGTACATAACCAGCACCGTACCATGAGTATTCAACTCCCAACATCTGCATCTTTGTTGGGTCAATTGTGTAACCAGATACGCCTGTGCCATCTAGTGGATCAATGTTGAAGTTGGGCTGTGTCACACGAATTTCGTTGCGCAGGGCCATCTTAACACGAGTCAAGTTTTCAACACCACGGAATGTTGGCACCACCGTCATACGGTTGTTGTCCAGCACAGATGTCACAGTGTGTGTCATACCTTGTATGACCACTGTGTCGCCGTTGTTGAGTTGATCTTGGAATCGGCAAGTTCCGTCACCTGTTACCAAGTTTGATCCTGTACCAACTGACACAAATCCAGCCAACTGCTGTGTGCTTGAACGTTGTACAACGTTTAGACTTTGGCCGCTGTCCTCCCAGAACAATCCGTTTTGATCGTCAAATATACCAGCACGAATACTAGCACCGTGCCATGCTGTTACGTTAACACGTGGTTGTTGTCCCAGTTCAGGATTCACAGAACCCAGAGTGTTTTGTGCTTCAACTACAAACGCTATATCGCTACCAATGCTGGTTACAGTGTAGTTAGTGTCGTCATATCCCGAGGTGGTTACACCGCTGATTTGAATCACTGCGCCGGCGTTCAGGCCGTGCTCAATATCTGTGGTTACTGTGATATTGCTACCTGCCGCTGTGCCTGATGCTGCCAGGGCAACAATGTCAAATGTTGGTTGCAACATTGTACCTGATGTGAACAAGATACCTTTACCAGATTGATAACGGAAGTATTTCTTTGTTTGACGTACAGCACTTGCGCCACGTGTGGGAGTTCCTGGTCCAAGGATAACACCGCCGTCAAACGGTCTTGGCAAGAACACAGCATTACTGCGCACGTTCACTGTGCCCGTAATTGATCCACTTACGGCTGCACCTGTTTTGGCCAAGTACGTGAATGTGGTTGTACTTGGAACTTCTGTAGCAAAGAAACTGCCTGTAGCATACGAAGCATTTGTGCCTGCTGATAGTGCAATAATCATTGGAGTACCAGGCACAAGACCGTGAGCATAACGTGTGGTCACTGTGATTGTGCTTGGATTGCCGCCATCGCTGGTGATACTTAACACATCAAGGTCAGCACCTGTATATGGAAAGGCTTGACGCACAATTGAGTCAATTTGGTTGAGTGGATATCCCACTGCTGTGCCAGTAGTTCTTGGTGGGTAGTAGGCAAAATTGTTGTCGTTGGCGTAGTAAACATAACTCACACCTTCGGCATTGCTGTTGGCTTGATTTTGATTGCTCACATAATCTGTAGCAACAAGTCCATGATCATCAGCATTAACTGCAATCTGTGGAATATCAGCATTGCCAGTTGCGTTAAAAATACCAGTCATACGTATCACAGGAGATCCTGCACCGGCGGCTGTGAGTGCTGTGGTACTAAATTGTCCACGAGCAATGGTCTGTGTGCCATTGACTGCGGTGTTGATTGAGCTCATGTTGACCAATTCAACGTTGCCACTGAGTTTCTGGAATACTGAGCCTGCTACAAATGCATTAGCAGGAGTAGTATTGTACCATCCACGTGTTAATTGCAATGTGGTAGCATCAGTAACTTCATAAATTTGCGCAACTTCAAGACTGCTCACTGCAAAAACGCCATTGCCAATTGTGATATTGGCGCTGCCTGCATTTGTGTTGTTTACTTGACGAACAACTGTCAACGCATTTGTTGAAACGTTGGTAACTGCCATGACTTCATACACGTTGGCTGTGTTAGTTTGCACAATAATGTAACTACCATCACTAATACCAGCGGCAGCTACGTTGGCACAGTTAACTGTGGTTGTGCCTGTACTGGTAATGTTGGCCACAGCAAGTGTTGTACCGCCTGTGCCTGGATTACCAATAATAATAATATTGTCACCAGCACTAAAGTTTGTGGTGCTTGCCACAGTAAATGTACGTTCTGCAGAACTGTTGATATTTGCTGTTAGATAGTTGCTGTAGAAAGGCGTTGTGTTACCTTGTGTTTGACTGATCATCAATGCAAAGTCGTTGGCTACCCATTGAGGCGAGCCTGGGTTTTGCAATCTAACTGACGTGTCTGAATTGCTGGTGATTGGATCATCGCCTGCAATCAAACTAACATAGCCGTTGGTGTTGATTGTGATGTCTGCGCCAATATCCTCATAAAACGCAGGAATATTTTGAATAGTACTTACGTTCTGCCACTTGGTGTTTTGCAAGCCGTATTCAAAGTCAGCGTCAATTAGCGACTGTGGATTTGATACTCGAGCGCGACCAATGGCGTCTGTGCCAAAAGCCCAAGGTATTGTTTCTAAACTAGAGTACTCAACGTAAATGGCCAACAAGTCATTGGCATTCATCAAACTGGTGTCCCAGTCTAGGCTCAGTGTGGTCACGCCAGCATAGGCTGTGGGAAAATCCACAGTGGGTGTGGCAGTAAATGCCACTGTTCCACCTTGTGCGGTGTCACCAAAGTTGTAGATCGATATCTGATCTGTGGTGTTATAAATGGCCAAAAAGTCCTCTAGGTTGATACGTCCAGGAACCTTGATTGTGCCAGCACCGCTAACTCCCGGTGTGAACACATAATTATTTAATCTTTGTCTTGCCATTTCTTAAACTCCAAATATGATTTGATTAGCTGTCAACGTTGCTCGAGTGTTCGTTGAAAACTTGCTGTAACTGATTGTACCATTTACAATCTTGCTGTCGGATACGGTATTATCGCTAGGTGTGCCAGTATATAGTGTGTCGCCCATGAGTATGCCAAAGAACGGTGTCAACGCAGCCGGGGCTGTTACAAAACTTATTGTTGATCCAGAGATACTGTAATCAACTCCGGGATTTTTGACCACATTATTTAGACTCACCATCATGGTATAAACAGTAGGAGGCGCAAAACCTACTCCTGCAACAGTGATTGGAAATGTAGTTTGGGTGCCGTCAAACGCCGGCGTGTCCATGTATCTATATTGTCCAATCTGCGGTGTATTACCCAAATAAGCCATTTGTTTTCCTTATAGTCTGCCAACCACAACTTCAATTGTGCCTGACTCTCCGTTGAAATCTTCCAACGCTTTTCCAATTACACTGCCAAGTGTGGGTGTTGTGCAGGCCATGGCATGACCGTTGCCTGCTGACACCATCATTTGTCCTTTGCGTACTGCGCCAATGACCTTGACTGGCACACGGCCCATCAAAGCAATGCCAGCCACGTGGTCTGCTTGCAAATGACTGTTCATCAAGTAAGCAGGATTTGTTGTCACAACACCTGCAACAGTAGAACTGGCTGCTGTGTTGCTCACAGTAACTTCGTGACTGCCACCAAACTCCAATACAGTACCTGGTTCGTATTCAGCATCAGCGGCGTAGTTTTCTGCCAAGTCAGCGTATTGTGCTGTGGTTGCTTTGGCGAACACAGTGTTGAATGTGGTAGTTGTGCTACCAATGTTGCCAACACCTGTTGACGCACCATTCACAATGGCTGTAGCGGCTGCGCCAGAGTTAACTGTGATTGCGCCACTCACTGTGAGTGCTGTGAGTGTGCCAACACTGGTGATGTTGCCTTGTGCGGCACCACTTACTGTTGCGGCATAACCTGTGGTATTAACGCTCAATGTGCCAGTTACGTTGGCAGCAGGAATCGATGTTAATCCAGCGCCCGAACCGTTAAACTGTGATCCAGTTACTCCGCCGGTTGCTGATATCAATCCGCCAGTACGCAAGTTGCCGCCGTCAATATTACCAGTAACATTAACTGTAGTACCAGTATGTGTTGTGGCATTGACATTGGCACCACCTAGTACGTTGCCGCCGGTGATGTTACCAGTTGCACTTACTTGACCTGCTGTGGTGATGTTACCGCCAGCCACGTTACCTGTTACGGCTAAACTTGTCAATGTACCCACTGATGTAATATTAGTTTGTGCGGCTGTGGTCAGTGTACCAACAATGCTTGTGCCTTGCAAGTTACCTGAAGTAATATTACCTGTTACTGCCAAACTTGTGAGTGTACCAACACTTGTGATGTTGCCTTGTGCGGCTGTGGTCACTGTGCCTGCTGTTGTGGCTGCGCCACTCAGTGTAGCTGTGATTGTATTGGCAGCAAAGTTACCTGACGCATCACGAGCAACAATTGCATCGGCTGTGTTGGCATTGGTAGCATTTGATGTAATAGTCAAAGCACCTGTACTGGCATTGATACTAATACCTGTTCCAGATACTGCCAGTGTGCCTACACCAGTATGAGTGTGATCTGCTCTTGCCCAGCGAGTGCTTGTGCCTATTGCACCTGTGCCGATTGCTGTTGGTGTTGTTGAACTTGCTTGGCCAATAACATAAGCTGTGGTAGCAACTTGTGTGGTATTTGTGTCTGCGGCTGCATTGGCTGCTGTCACAATGTTGGTAAATGCCGCATTGTTAGCAGTTACATTTCCTGACACACTGACACTTGCACCCAACAAGGCTGCGGTAGCAATGATGTTGCCGCCTGCAACATTACCAGCTGAAGTGACGTTGCCTGTGGCAGTTACCAACCCACCTGTGTTGATGTTGCCACCTGTTACGTTAGCTGTTGCGCTGATTGCACCAACTGCGCTGATTGCACCACCAGTAATTACGTTACCACCTGTGATGTTACCAGTCACACTTACTACAGTACCTGTGTGGTTAGTGGCAGCAATGTTGCCCCCGGTGATGTTACCAGTTGCAGTGATTAGCCCGCCTGTGTTGATGTTACCACCTACAACATTACCTACTGCTGTGAACAATCCACCTGTGATAATATTACCACCAGTAATATTACCTGTAGCTACTGTTGCACCAGTTGAACTGAGTGTGGTAGCAGTAATAACGTTGGCGCCGGTGATGTTGCCGCCTGATCCGCTGGTAACTATGTTGCCACCAGTTACGTTGCCTGAAGCACTTACTACTCCTGTAACTGCTAGACCTGTACTAGACACTACTATCACGTTGTCTGTGCCTGCACTTTGAATAGTGATATCACCGTTGGCAATAACACGCACATTTGATGTGCCGTTTGTTAAACTGCTGGTGCTCAATCCTGTTAGCAAACTACCATTACCAAAAATGTAGTTTCCAGTGATGTTGCCGGCAGCACTGATGTTGCCTGCACTGGTCAAGTTGCCGCCAGTTACGTTGGCAGTTACTGAAACTGTTGTACCTGTATGAGTTGTGGCATTGACATTGGCTCCGCCAAGTATGTTGCCGCCTGTGATGTTACCAGTTGCTGAAATTAATCCGCCAGTGTTAATATTACCACCAGTGATGTTGCCAGTTGCTGTGATCAATCCACCAGTGATAACATTGGCGCCTGTTACATTGCCTGAACCACTGATAGCAGTACCAGAAATAGTTGTACCTGTGATTGCACCAGCTGCGCTGATAGCGGCACCAGATGAAATATTGCCACCTGAAATATTGGCTGCACTTGTGATGTTACCTGTTGCAGTGATCAATCCGCCAGTTTGTACATTGGCACCAATTACGTTGCCTGCGGCACTGACGTTTGATGTTGCTGTTACTAATCCTGTAACTGCTACACCAGTTGAACTTACTGTAGCAATTGTGATAGCATTAACGTTGGCAACAATGTTACCGTTAGGGCTGGCAATGATAACTTTAGAATTGGCATTGAGAATCTGTGTAGTATCTGTAGAAATACCTGTTAGTGCGCTACCGTCACCAACAAAGTAAGAAGCAACAACGTTGCCTGAAGCACTCAAGTTGGCCAAGATAACATTGGCATAGCTAAAACTTGGATCGCTGGTGGCTACAGTGGTTGTTGGTTGTGTCAACAGGTTACCAAAGAATTTGTATTGGCCACTGTCACTTACATCGCGAAAGTAACCGCTGTAGCGTGTGTTAGCGCCATCATAGTATTGTGTGACCACACCAGAGTCGTATGTGTCGCCTGGATTGTTGTTGGCCAAAAAGATGAACGGATCTGTCACGTCCAAGCTGTCTGTACCTGTGGTAGTAAATGTCCCGTTGACTGTGAAGTCTCCCACGCAAACAATGTTACCGCCAATGTTCAAATTGGCAGCAACGCCAAGGCCGCCAGCAATAGTTACAGCACCTGTTGATACGTTGCCACTTTGTGTGGAGTCTAGTACTCGTACAATACCACCAGTGTATATGTTACCTGTTAGGCCAAGTCCACCTTCGATGGTAATGGCACCTGATGTTGTAGTGGTAGAATTTTCAGTGGCATTAAATTGGGCAGTGCTAACACCTGCCACAGTCACAGTCATTGAGGTAGCATTGCCCCAAAAGATACCTGTGTTGTTGGCAGATAAACTGTAAACGCCAGGAGCACCTTCGGTGCCTGCTGGAAACGCTGTGGCCTGTAAATTTAAGGTGTTCAGTGCGCCTGCACGATATGTCACTGTGATGTTATTGGTTCCTGCTCCAGGAGCCGCTGTAAACAACAGAACATTACCTTCAGCTTCGTAATCTGTGTTAGGACGCTGAAGTGTGTTGCCAATCATCACGTCCAAATCACTAGCACTGGCAACATTTCGACCTAGAGCAAATTGTTGATTTACGCCATTGCCGCTGAATGTTTCCGTGCTGGTGTTCAGCAGTGGTACATTAGGATTAAGACCAATATAACTCATATTATGTTATTTCCAAAATACTTAATACAGCATCAATTGAACTGGCTGCACTGCTTTGCACGAACACTTTATCACCAGTGATCAAGACCAATTTCTGATCTCCACCAACTGCTACCAGGCTAGAGCCTGATGATATTGGTGCATTAGATGAGATGAAAGTATTTGCTGCTCCATCGTTGATGAATACGTTGGCGGTAATAGAACTGCCTGTTTTGTTAGTAACAGTAAGTCCCACAACTACCACGGTAGTATTTGCAGCCACAGTATAGGAATTAATGGCAGTTGCCGTTGTTCCCACATTTTGACTCAATTTTCTTGTAAAAGTATTTGCCATTTCGTTTTTATCCTAATGCTATCGATAATGCTATTGCATCGTTAATCGTCGCTGCCAGGGCACCGTTGATATTTATGACCCCAGATACTGACACATTTCCTGCTGTGACATTACCTGTGGCGCTGACCAAACCTGTTGTGCGTAAATTGCCTGCTTGTACGTTGCCAGTTACGCTGGCCAATCCTGCAGTGTTAACATTCCCAGCTGTGATGTTGCCAGTAACAACAGCAAGACCGCCTGTGGTCAAATTGCCACCTGACACGTTGGCAGTTGAGTTAATATTGCCAGTTGCAGTAACTACACCGCTTGTGATTAAGTTACCACCTGTGATGTTGCCTGTGGCAACCACAGTAGTTGGTACTACCAGTGCGTTGATGTTACCTGTGCTGGTAATGTTCAAGTTAGCACCGTTGACATTGCCTGTTGCTACCACATTGCCTGTAGTGGTAACTATTGCGGCTGTGATATTGCCAGTTACATTCAATGCACTTACAACGTTACCACTTAGACTCAATCCTGCGGCGTTTAGGTTGCCACCTGTTACATTACCTGCGGCGCTGATCAATCCTGCTGTGTTTATGTTGGAACCAGACACATTGCCTGCAGACAATATAAATCCACCAGTTGCTATATTAAGACCAGAAATATTTCCAGTAGCATCAATATATCCTGAAGCGTTTACATTAACTGAGCTAACATCACCTGTGGCGCTGATTGCACCTGATGAGTTAATATTGCCACCAGCAATATTGGCTGCGCTTGTGATGGTTCCTGTGGTTGACAGTGCACCTGTAGAACTAATATTACCGCCAGCAATATTGGCTGCACTTGTGATGTTACCTGTTGCACTCATTGAACCAGTTGCTGTAATGTTTCCACCGTTGGCTGTGCTGATTGGACCGCCAACTGTGAACGCATTTCCAACTTTGTTAAATACCAATCCTGCGGATCCTGCTGTGGCTCCTGAATCGTTAAAAACAACCTGTGTGTTAGAACTAGACAGTACCAAGTTACCAATCACGTTGTTGGCATATACGTTACCAACTGCGCTGACATTGCCCAAAGCATTGACATTGCCACCTGTTACATTACCAGTTGCTACAATTAATCCACTGGTAGTTAAGTTGCCTCCAACCACATTGGCTGTAGTTGTAATATTGCCTGATGCAAGCACAAATCCAGCAGTTCCAAAATTGGCACCTGATATATTGCCTGTGGCATCTACTCGCCCACCTGTGATCAAATTGCCAGCAGTAAGGTCTGCGGTGATCACAGTGTTACCAGTAACATCTAGCGTTCCGCCTGCAACAATATTACCACTGGCACTGAAGTTTACAGAGTTAACATTACCAGCTGAAACATTAGCACTGGATACAATGTTGCCTGTGGCAACTACTCTGCCACCTGTGACCAAGTTTCCACCGGCTACGTTGGCAGTAGATACAATATTGCCAGTTGAAGTAACAATACCACCTGTGGTAATATTGCCACCAGTGACATTGGCAGTAGATACAATATTGCCAGTTGAGGTAACAACACCACCTGTGGTAATGTTGCCTCCAGTTATGTTGGCAGTAGATACAATATTGCCAGTTGCACTGACAATTACTGTATTAACGTTACCACTATCAACGTTTCCAACTACGCTAAGACTTGTTAAAGTACCAACTCCTGTAGCTATCACTCCTGTTAACTGCGATCCGTTGCCTAGGAAGAACCCACCAGCAATGTTGGCTGTGGTTGTGATATTGGCTGTGGTATTGATTGCACTTACAACGTTACCACTCAGGCTCAACCCTGTAGCATTTACGTTACCACCAATGATGTTACCGGTTGCGCTCACAACGACTGTGTTTACATTTCCGCCAACAATGTTGCCAGTTGCACTTACAATGCCAGCATTAACGTTGCCGCCTGAAATATTACCTGTAACACCTAAGCTGCCTAGTGTGCCAACTGCTGTAATATTGGTTTGACTAGCTGTGATCAACGTACCAGCAATGCTGACACCTTCTAAGTTACCACCAGTAATGTTACCAAATGCGCTGATCAATCCCAGAGTGGTAATATTACCGCCTGTAACATTGCCTGCAGAAACTATATTGCCTTGTGCGCTGACTAATCCAGCGGTATTAATGTTGCCGCCAGTTACGTTTCCAACTGCACTAGCAGCGCCAGCTGAGTTAACTGTGCCTGCTGTAACTGTTCCTGTTACGTTTAGCGCACTCACAACGTTGCCACTTAGGCTCAATCCTGCGGCATTTAAATTGCCACCATTGACGTTGGCAGTAGCGTTGATATTGCCAGTTGCAGTAATCACACCGCCTGTAATAATATTGCCGGCGCTGACATTGCCTGTGGCCACGACATTACCTGTTGTGCTGACAACGGCTGTGTTAACGTTACCACCATTGATGTTACCAGTTGCACTTACTGTGCCGGCTGTGGTCAGGTTGCCACCTGTGACATTGCCTGTGGCAATTACAACACCTGTTGACGACACAGTAGATCCAGCATTGACATTGGCTCCACTAACATTGCCAGAGAATATAGCTGTGGTGCCAAGTATGTTGCCACCTGATATGTTGGCAGATGACGTGATGTTGCCAGTTGCTTGAACATAACCACCTGTAAACAAGTTGCCACCAGTGATGTTGCCCACAGCATTGACTGTGGCAGACACGTCAATGTCTGCGGCATCTAGACCACCAACTTGGAATGTACCGTATGATCCAATTGTGACAACATCGTTGGCAATTGTGACATCCACAGCCGCAAACAGGTTGCCTGTTGAGTTGTCCAGGCCAATAAATGCCTGACGTTCTGTGGTGTTGAAATACCATAAATCTACACCACGATCTTTGCCATCGTTGGCGGCCAGCGGAGTGTTGTTTGGTCCACGACCAAGTCCAATGATTGGGTCTTCAACTTCCAGTGTGGCAACATTAACATAGGTCACGTTGCCGTTGATTGTTAAGTCTCCACCAATTACTGCATTACCAGAAGTTACCAATGTGGCTGCTTCTACGCCTGTTGCGGTAATGATGTTTCCGGCAGCTGATACCAATCCAGCTGTGGTCAAGTTACCTGTTACTGTGTTACCAGTAACACTCAAACTAGGCAGGGTGCCAATGCTGGTAGCAACTACACCAGTTAACTGGCTACCGTTACCAACAAAGTAAGGAGCAGTTACATTGGCGCTGACATTCAGCGGAGAAACAATATTACCTGTTAAGCTGGCTCCTGTGGCCAACAAGTAACTGGCTGTTACATTACCGGTTGCGCTGAAGATATCACCAAACACGTTGCCGGTTGTGCTGATCAATCCTGTTCCAACTACTCCTGTGGTGATCACATTGCCGCCACGAATATTACCTGTAGTTGTGATGTTGGCTGTAGAGTTAATTGCACTAACAACGTTGCCACTTAGACTCAATCCCGCGGCATTTACATTACCACCAACCACATTGCCTGTTGTTGAAACCAAACCGCTGGTGTTGATATTGCCACCAGTGATGTTACCAATGGTGTTTACACCGCCTGTGGAACTCAATACACCTGCAGTATTGACATTTCCTGCAATCACATTGCCTGTAGCACTGAGTGTTACACCAGCAATTACGTTGGCGCCACTAATGTTGCCTAGTGATCCAGATGTTGTGATGTTGCCAGCAGTGATATTAGCACTGGTTGTGATGTTGGCTGTGGTATTGATTGCGCTAACAACGTTGCCACTCAGGCTCAATCCTGCGGCATTTAGGTTGCCGCCAGTGATGTTACCAGTTACTGAAACTGTGGTACCCGTATGTGTTGTAGCATTAACGTTGGCTCCACCCAATATGTTGCCACCGGTGATATTACCAGTTACTGAAACTGTGGTACCCGTATGTGTTGTAGCATTAACGTTGGCTCCACCCAATATGTTGCCACCAGTGATGTTGCCAGATGTGGATATTGGATTATTTGCAAAAGCAGCCAAATTGGCTGCCACGTTAGCATTGCCGTATGTTGCTGCCAGGCCTGTTAGTTGTGATCCGTTACCAATAAAGAATCCGCCAGCAATGTTAGCAGTGGTTGTGATATTGCCACTTACGCTTGCGACACCTGTCACGCCTAATCCAGTTGACGAGAATGTACCAACTGTTGTGCCTGCTACACCAACTGTGGCATTACCGTTTAGTGCTACTGCAACATTTGATGTTCCATTAGTAATTGAAGAGCCAGCAGCCACTGTAATACCAGTTAGTTGACTACCATTACCAATAAAGTAATTGCCTGCAATGTTGGCTGTGGTTGTAATGTTACCCGATGCTGTTACCAGTCCACCTGTGGTTAAATTTGCACCAGTAACATTGGCAGTTGTTATGATATTTGCAGAATTTGTGCCAGAAGCTAGATATGTTGAAACATCTGCATTGCTGTATCCTGCAGGTAACCCAGTTAGCTGGCTACCGTTACCTAAAATGTATCCACCTGAGATGTTAGCTGTGGTTGTGATGTTGGCTGCTGATACTAATGCACCTACCACGTTGCCACTCAAACTCAATCCTGCGGCATTGATGTTACCACCAGTAATATTACCAGTTGCAGAAATTAATCCAGCAGTACGTAAATTGCCACCATCAATGTTGGCGGTTACATTAACTGTGGTACCAGTGTGTGTTGTGGCATTGACATTAGCGCCACCAAGTATATTGCCGCCACTGATATTTGCAGTTGTTGTGATATTACCAGTTGAGCTAATTGGGTTAGAGCCAAATGCTGCCAAGTTGGCTGCCACGTTGGCATTGCCATATGTCGCTGGCAAGCCAGTTAGTTGGCTACCGTTACCTAATATAAAGTTACCGCTGATGTTGGCAGTGGTTGTGATATTGGCAGTGGTGTTGATTGCACTTACAACGTTACCACTTAGGCTCAATCCTGTGGCATTGACGTTGCCACCACCGATATTACCTGTAACTGCTAATGATCCAAGTGTGCCAACTGAAGTAATGTTTGTTTGAGAAGCTGTTGCCAATGTACCAACAATGTTAGTACCACTCAAGTTGCCGCCTGTAATGTTGCCGGTAGCACTAATTAAGCCAGCTGTGTTGATGTTACCACCAGTTACGTTACCGCTTGCACTGACAGTTGCACCTGCAACTGCGCTGGTAACTGAAATATTACCGGCTGCAATATTACCAACTGTGTTTACGTTACCTGCATTTACGTTGCCTTGAGCACTAACGTTTCCAAGCACTGCAAGTACATTGGAATCTTTGTTATAGGTTAATCCGCCAACTGCATCTGCATTGCCATTGGTGTTGAAGAGAATTTGTGTGTTAGCGCCAGGTACAACAATGTTACCTGTAACATTACCAGCAAAGTTACCAACAAAGTAACCAGCAGTAGTAATATTGCCAGTTGCTGATACTTGACCTTGTGTGGTCAAGTTGCCGCCAGCGACGTTGCCTGTAGCAGTAACAGATGCTGGACTAAATGCACCAGACAAACTTAAATTGCCACCTGCAATGTTGGCGGTGGTAACAATGTTGGCTGTAGAATTAAGTGGGCTTAGGACATTGCCACTCAGACTCAATCCTACAGCATTTACATTGGCAGCAGTGACATTGCCAGACGCACTTACTCTTATTGCAGTAACATTAGCAGCCGCACTCAAGTCTACTGCACTAACGCTGGAAAATCCATCAAGACTTGGTGCGGGGCTTGCAAATACGGCTGTAATCTTTGAATTTGGAGGCAGTATAATACTACCAGGTACGGTCAAATTACCAACAGTGTCAAAGGTCCAGGAATTAGCACCAGCAGTGAGAGTCAAGTTTCCAGTGTCAACAATGTTGCCAGTTATGTTAAGATTACCAGTGTTGATGTTACCTGTACCGCTAACTACCCCAGAACCAAACAATAAGTTACCACCAGTGATGTTGCCAATTGCACTAACGTTACCAGATGCACTTACTGTACCGCCGGTTATTAAATTACCACCAGTAACGTTACCAGTTGCAACAATCAATCCACCTGTAAGGACGTTGCCACCTGTGATACTAGCAGTTGCGCTGATCAACCCGGCTGTGGTAATGTTACCGCCTGCGATGTTGCCAGTTGTGATAATGTTAGCTGTGTCTGTTCCAGAAGCTAGGTAGTTTGCAACATCAGCGTTGCCATAACTTGAAGCAACACCTGTTAAGAAAGCACCGTTACCTAAAATGTAAGTACCGCTGACGTTAGCACCACTGGTGATGTTGCCACTAGCACTGATTACGCCTGTTACATATTCACCTGTCGTGGCAAATGTAGCAACATTTGTACCAGCCACACCCACAGTAACGTTGCCTGAAGCGGCTGCTACCACATTGGATGTGCCGTTGACAATTGAACTTGGGGTTCCGCCGCCGCCAGATATGCCAGTCAGCAACGAACCGTTACCAATAAAGAAGTTGCCGCTGATGTTGGCTGTGGTGGTTACGTTACCTTGTAGTGCTGCCAAGTTGCCTGTATATGTGGGCAAGTATGTGGCCACATTGGCATTGCTGTAGTTTGCTGTGATGCCCGATAATTGGCTACCATTACCAAGAAAGAATCCTGCTGTGACATTGCCTGTGGTCAATATAGGATTTGAACCAAATGCCGCCAAGTTGGCTGCCACATTGGCGTTGCCATAAGAAGTAAGTGTGCCAGATCCAGTGATAACTGTTTGTTGACCCGACTCGTTGGTCATTACAACTGATGTGGCGTTGGCACTGATTGTGGCGTTGCCTAAGAAAATAGTACTGTTAGCCAAGTACAGATCATTAAACGCATTGGTTGGGCTACCAAGATTTTTGCTGACATTGCCTGCGGGCAACAAGTTGCCAGAAATTGTCAGGTCAGTACTGGAAAATACTGCTACATTACCCACACCTGCAACACCTACTGTTACATTGGCTCCTGCTCCGCCAATGCTGACATTAGATGAACCATTGGTAATTGCGGCACCACCGGATGCCACAATGCCAGTAAGAGCAGCACCATTACCAATAAAGTAGTTGCCAGCTACGTTGCCTGTGGCGGTAACATTCCCGGCTGTAACTAAATTAGCACCTTGTATATTACCAGATGCGCTAATGCCCGTTGTTCCGTCTAGTTGAATTGCCATTTAGTTCAGTCCTTTTATTCTATATTTATGGGATTACCTGGAATGTTGATGTGCCGGGTACCGTAATTGATAAGCCACTGGGAATAGTCAATGGACTAATCATCATAGCTGACACATTGGCGCTAATTACAACATTTGCAGAAAGTGTTCGTGGAGTGGCTATTGCACCGTTTACAAGCATCTGTGATTGCGATATCACAACTACATTGCCTGTGCCATTGATGCCAATAGTTACATTACCATTGGCTGTGGTGATTGCCACATTGGATGTGCCGTTAACAATGGCTTGCCCATTGCCCGACCCACCAGAGATGCCTGTTAAGAATGCACCGTTACCATAATAGTAACCAGCGTAAACTGTGTCAAATCTCAGCGCGGCACTGCCCAGATCATACACATTGTCAATGCTGGGTAACACCGCGGCATTGGCTTGTATTACTCCAATGCCATTGGGCTTGAGTACTATGTTGCCGTTGAGAGCTGTGTTGGTTATAACATTGCCAGAAATAGCAATATTGCTGCCAACAGGACCAGCAGTGTAAATCTCCGTGAAATTTGAGTTTACGGCTGTAAACGCATTACGTAATGATTCACCTGTTCCATCGTTGGCTGCGGCACCAACGTCAATTATCTGTTGCGACATGAATAATCCATTCCTCTGGTTGTATTTACCAAAGAGATAGATCTATGATTTGAGCAAAAATACGGTTGTTGGTACCGTTAGATTAGATTCTGCCCACTACCACTTCAATTGTGCCAGATTCACCGCTGAAGTTTTCCAGGGCTTTTCCAATCACTGCACCAGTTTTGGGTTCTGCTTCTGATCTGGCAGCACCATTCCCCGCTGATACCATCATGTCACCTTTGCGTACAGGGCCTTGCACCCGGCACGCCACACGACCTTGCAGAGCAACCACTGCCACGTGTTCAGCATCTAGTCCAGCATTCATCAGGTAGCTGGGGTTGGTACTTACAACTCCAGCAACTCTGCGATCTGAATCCCATATACTAAGTGTTACTTCTTCAGTGCCGCCAAATGATACCACTGTACCTGGAGCATAGTCAGTGTCAGCTGTGTATTTTTCAGCCAAGTCAGCGTAGAGTGCTGTGGTAGCTGTGGCAAACAATCGATTAAAGTAGCCTGTTGAGCTACCAATATTGCCAACTCCATTGGCTGCACCGTTCACAATAGCAATTGCTGTGTTGCCAGTATTGACCAGTAGAACACCAGCTGTGTTAACGTTACCACCAGTTACATTGGCTGTGGCACTGATTGCACCAACTGCGCTGATTGCCCCACCAGTGATCACGTTGCCACCAGTAATGTTACCAGCTGCACTGACAATACCTACGCTGTAAAGATTGCTACCGTTAATGTTGCTACCTGAAACGTTACTACCTGCTGTGATGTTGCCAGTTGCTGATACTAGGCCGCCTGTAATAATATTGCCACCAGTAATGTTGGCAGTGACATTAACAGTAGATCCAGTAAACGTAGTAGAACTAACATTGGCCACACTTAAGATGTTGCCAGCTTGAATGTTACCAACTACAGAAATTTCTCCTGGAGAAAATAAGTTGCCGCCTGTGATGTTGCCAATCACACTTACAGTTGTACCAGTATGTGTGATAGCATTGACATTGGCGCCGCCTAATATGTTGGCACCTTGAATGTTACCAGTAGCTGAAATATTTCCAACAGCACTGACAGCACCGGCTGTGATAACGTTGCCAGCAATTATGTTGCCTGTAGCGGTGACCAGTCCTGCAGTACCAAAATTTCCGCCTGTGACGTTGCCTGTAACCGCTAATGAGGTTAGTGTTCCTAAACTAGTAATATTTCCTTGCGCCGCATTGGTTACTGTGGCAGCTGTACCAGCACTACCTGTAATGCTGATGGTGTAGCTGCCGCTTAGTCGATCGCTAGATACTGTGCCTGATGTTAGAGCATTGGCATTGATATTGGTAGTAATCAATGTGCCAATGTTAGCAATACCAGTGGTAAAGATGTTGGCACCATTGATATTACCAATAGCACTGATGTTACCCGAAGCGTTGACATTACTACCAGACACATTGCCTGTGGCAGAGATTACGCCTGTTATTAATTGGCCGCCAGTGTAAACAGTCAATATGCTTACACCATTTACAACACCGTCAATATTTGCGCCAGATGAAGCTATTGATAAAACTGTTGGTCCGTTATTAATTTGATCAGGTGCGGCCGCGGCCCCAATACCAGTCATAAAGCTGGCATTACCATAAACATACCCAGCGCCAGCTGACCCAGCAAATAGATTTCCACCAAACACATTACCTATTGCGCTGACATTACCAACAGCACTAACTGCTCCACCAGTAATTATGTTGCCGCCTGTGATGTTGCCTGTAGCAGTGATCAATCCACCTGTTTGTACATTGGCTGAGATCACATTTCCAACTGCACTGACATTGCCAAGTGAATTGACATTGCCGCCAATGACATTGCCTTGAATTGATCCAAAGCCAACTATAGTTAAATCACCTGTGGCCGAAATGGCTGCATCACTGAGTAAGTTACCACCACGCACGTTGCCTGTGGTTGATATAGCGCCATTGGCTGTAACACTGCTTGTGGTAATGTTATTGCCTGTAATGTTTCCGGTCACTGTGAGCAATCCACCAGTGACTAAATTAGCACCAGTTACATTGCCTGTGGCACTAACATTTCCTGCTGTGTCAACATTGCCGCCAGTGATGTTGCCCACAGCAGTTATAGTAGTGCTGACATAAACGTTGCCTGCAACTGCTAAATTTGAATTTGGAAGAATATTACCAACTCCAACTTCACCAGTACTTAATACAATAACTTTAGTTGATATTGCGGCACCATTAGTTGACGTTAAAATATGTACATCTGCGTTACCTGCCACACCACCAACATTGCTGGTTATTGATCGAATAGCAGACGTTGTTCGTGCACCTAATGTAACATCAGAAGTGTACCACTCAATTGATCCAATGGTCTGATTATTTGCTGCCGCGGTATCAGTATCTAAAAATATCAGTGTTGGTTGGGCAACACCTGCATCACGTGTGATGATTGCATTGCCATTTGAGATTAAATTGCCGCCAGTGATGTTGCCACTGGCACTTAAACTTGCTAAACTAAACGAACCTGTCAGTGCTAAATTACCTGCGTTGATGTTACCTGCTACTGTCATGCCTGTGGTCGTAAAAATTGCCACATTGCTAACACCTCCAATTGAGATGTTAGAATTTCCGCCTGGGGTTTGTATTTCAATTGACGATGTACCATTGAATAACTTGTCGCCAGAGATGTTGCCTGATAACGTAGCGTTTCCGCTAACTGACAAATTACCATTGATAAAAACAGTAGCGGTGTTAGGGCTTGGTCCTTCAAAGGTCACGAGACCAGTTGAATCAAGAGTTTGAATTGTTAAGTTGCCGCTGACACGCTTGTAGGTAGACATTTAGAGTTCCTTTGTGTTATTTATGCGGTTTAGGAAGTCTGCAATATCCATAGTTCGAAAGTTTTTAACAGCATCAAACTCGGAGATAGCGGCTGTAGTACCTGCCATCACACGCACAAATGCTATTTTAGGAAAGTCTTTCATAACTGTGGTCAACTGTCGTGCCCAGTTGCCGGTAAATGTAGGTGGTGCTGAGCTTTTTTTATAGAATTCTGTGTCAGCATACACATTGTTAAATTTGGTATGTACTGGACCCATATCAAACCCAATCAAGTAAACGATTACAGCATTGTCAAAGGCAGCAATGCTGGCAGCTATTGGGCCCGAACTGTAGCCGTAGTACTTTTGTGGCACAGGCAGTGCACCTGATCCCGGAGTGGGTTTGCGAGTGTAAAATTTGTGTTCTAGTGCGTAGCCTGAATCTTGTATGCGCTCGCTGATGGGGCGATCTGTGCTGACTAGTACCGTGGGTTTGAAGTCTCTGTACAGGGCATTACACCCATAGATAGGACCAAAATGCTTTAAATTTTCTAAGTCTACCTGTTGTCGGCTTACACCGTTGCCCAATACAAATGCTCTGCTCATAAAAAATCCCCCCAGTAATTATCTGAGGGGATTGGTGAGTCAAATCAATTAGGAAGTGACGTTGTCAACAATAACCACGTCAACCAAGTTCTGTTGTCCAGACACGTTGGCAGCAGCCGTTGTGCCAGACTTGATAACTGTGCCTTCGTCTGTGAAGAAGTTGGCAGAAAAACGAACATCATTTACAACTTGATCAGCGGCGTATGTTGATCCGCCAGCCCAGTCCAACAAGAACTTGTTGGTCAACTTGCTGATTGGAGTAGCTGTAGAATCGTTGTTGGTGTATGTGATGGCCATCAAACCGGCTGCAGGAGTCACATCGTTGTCAAGCACACAAACACCCACAGAATTTGCTGTGCCCGATCCTGCTCCGCCAACTGAAGTTGCTGTGAAAATTGTACCTACACCATAGTTGCTAGGTGCACCATACAAGTTCCAAGTTGTGGTTCCAACTGAAGTGATCTGATATGCTTGGCCAACCAAAAGGCTGCCATCATTAACAGCAGTAACAGAACCAACTAGATATTTGTGCGATCCTTTTTGGCGGATAATGTATCCTTGAGCAACACCAAGGCCAGCACCAGCAGGATTGGCAATGTTAACAATTACATCCACACGAGGATTAGTTGCACTAGGAGTGTCTGTAGCGGCTGCGCCACCTACCACACCCAGATATTGAGCATTAGTCATATTACCAACTGAGTTTTTAACTGGGTTAGTTAAACTGCCAAAGTCAGGAAAGCCTAGATCGATGCCTACACTGGCACCACCATTACCGGAACCGGTAGATAATTTTTGAATTTTTAGAGGACGACCCATTTTGATTTCTCCTTATAGAAGCCCAATGCGGGTTCTAGCCGCTACGCTGTGGGTATTAATCTCAGCATAAAACACCGTATTGTGTTGACAAGTATTTATGGAAAATGTAAAATAGTACCATACTGGAGTGTAAATACCCGATGGATATCAATCAAATTATAGAGCAAGGCAATCAATACCGTGCTGACAACCAGCCTGAGGCTGCGCTACAATGCTATGCTGAGGCAATGCGGCAGGATCGAAAAAATGCTGCCGCCTTCAACAACTACGGCAATGTGCTACGTGAAGTAGGCGAGCCAGAAGGCGCAATACCATTTTTAACCAGATCCATACAGCTAGATCCCAACAACATCACAGCACAGTTTAACCTTGCTGTGGCACACTTGTTGAGTGGCAACTATGCGCAAGGATGGCCTGCGTACGAAGTGCGATTTAACTATGAACACTTGGCTGGTACATTTCCAAAATTTACACAGCCTCGATGGACCGGTCAAGATCTCAAGGGAAAAACTATTCTTGTGATAGGCGAGCAAGGACACGGGGACAACATTCAGTTTGTGCGCTTCTTGTACAACTTACACGTGATGGGCGCAGAGATTATTCTGCAGGTCACAGATGGTCTTGTACCAATGCTGAGTGGCAGTCCCATAATCAAACGTGTGTCTGGATACGACTACTCAGTGTCAGACTTTGACTACTGGGTGCCTATCATGAGTATCCCAGGAATATTAGGTATTACACTACAGAACTTACCTAGTCCAATGAATTATCTAAATGCTGATGGTGGACTACAGCAACAATGGTTACAAAAGTTAGGTCCAAAAAAACGCATGCGTGTGGGATTTAGTTGGAGTGGCCGCAGAGATGCCTGGTTAAACCGCCACAAGGGCATGCCGTTTGAAGACATGTTAAAAATGATTCAGGCCAATCCACAGCACGAATGGATTAACTTGCAAATAGATGCCACTGATGAAGAAACTGCAACCTTGGAGTCTGCTGGAGTTACAATGTATCCAGGCAGTATTCAAAGTTTTGCTGACACGGCTGCATTGATAGCAAATCTTGATGTAGTGGTCAGTGTGGATACTGCTATTGCACATCTAGCAGGCGCACTGGGTCGTCCCACATGGATCATGCTCAACTGGTTTGCTGTGGACTGGCGTTGGTTGTTGAATCGTGACTCTAGTCCGTGGTATTCAACTGCACGATTGTTTCGTCAACCAGTCATGGGCGACTGGACCAGTGTAACCAAGAAGGTTGGTCAATATCTGGGTTGGTTTAAAGTTTAAAGACTGTTGTACCAGTTGGCCAGGCGTGGATAAGTGTCAACAAAACTTTTTCCACGACGTTGATCAAACTGTGTAAAGAAGCTTTTGAAATCTTGACTAAGGTCGTCAACATCAAATGTGCGATTCTCTTTGTCAAAGTCTTTGTTTTTGTCCCAACCAATCTTGACTTCTTTGTGAGGTACTTCAGCCGTGGCCACATAGTGTATGAATCTGTTGATGTTGACCAAGTCGTACTCGTTAAACCACTTGAGGTTATCAGGGTTGTCCATATAGGCTCGAATCTCTTGGCTGTATTGCTGGCGCAGTTCCATGGGCAAGATAAACAAATTTTGATAGGTTGGAAAGCGCACAGGAGTAATGCTGTAGTTCACAGCACCTGGTGATCCGGCGGCTTCTTTCTGTTCTTTGACCCAGTTCAAGAATCCCAAGAATCCATCAATAGCTGGCGCATTCACTGTGCCCATGATAAAGATGGGGTTCTTGATCAAGGGCGAGTTGCGAATCAATTCAAAGTTGCGAACAAATGTTTCCCATTCCAATCCGTCACGCACGTAGGTACCTTTGTCACCAAATGCTTCTCCGCTGGTTGTGATTTCAAAGTTTAAGCCGGTCTTTTCCACAATGTCCAAGAACTTGTGTACTTTTTCTGTGGGTATGCCCAAGTTAGTGCAGATGCTGATCTTAGCATCTGTTTTAAATCTGCCTTCAACCAGCATGTCAAAGAAATCCCAAAGGTATCCACTCATAAAAGGCTCACCGCCTGTGATTTTGAATGTCTTGATTGACTTGTGCAGACTTTGATCCCACCACTTGAAGAACGCATTGATGTAAGGATTGTCTGAGCCGTAGTCAAACCCGTCGTCATCATAACTAGCGTGGCTGTGATGATTGCGAATGTCTGTGGGAAGATTAACGTAAGGTCCGTTTTTCTTTAGGTCTTTGACCCAGGTAGTGCTAGCGCCTGGCCAGCAGTAGCTACAGGCCATTTGGCATGTTCTGTCAAATGCAACTTCAATGTAGTCAAGGTCAATATCCTCATCCCAAGGTGCATCAAATGCACGTTGTAGATCTTCTTCTGAAGAGTGTTTGCTAAGGAACACACGATCACCTAAGTTGTCCGGATGTAGTTCTTCATAGGTCCAGCAATACTGACAGTTCAAGGGCTTCTCACCACGTTGCATCATTCTGCGTTCTTCTTTTTTGATTGCAGTATTGTGTATGGCACTGGGATTTGTTTTGATTTCTTCAAGGTCTATGTTGTGACCTGGATTGTGATGGCAACTAGCAGTTCTGCCGGGACGCAACCATATAGTAGAGTTAAACCACTTGGCTCCACAGAAGCTTTCGCTCTTGGTGTCTAGCACTCGTATTTTCCAACTTTTGATATCTTCGTTTTGCATGCGAATACTTAGCCAACAAAAAAGCACCCGGAGGTGCTTTTTTGATTTGAGTACAATCTCTGATTAGGAGAAAGACAAGTTGGAAACAGCAATCTCACCAACGTAGTCACCAGCATTACCAAAAGATGATGCAGTGTTAGTTAGTTCGATGTAACCATAACGTGTCATGAATGACACAACTGGTTCGAATGTTGTTGGATCCAATACAACACCACTGCTCATCAATGGAATGTATGGGCAGTAGAATGCAGGAGCGTCAGCTTCTGAAGAACCTTTATAACCAACCAACACAGGTGTTGTGTCGCTAGCATAAGAGTCAACGAACACACGCATAGCGCCGTTCAATGTACCAACAAACTTGGTGTTTGTAGGAGCTTCAAATGTACCTTCTGTAGTACGTGCAAAGGCAGAAGTAGTTGCAGATTGCAACACTGTCAATGCGGCACTAGATACAACAGCGTAGTTACCAGCGCCACGACGTGTACGTTGGGCGATCAAGTTAGCAACACGGTTGATCAAAACAGCCAATGCGGCATGCTCGTCACCAACGAATGTAGCTGTACCAGAAACGGTAGCTTGGTTGTATGTGAACTCAGTAGCAGCCAAAGAACGTAGACTCAAGAGAATCTCTTGGTCGATCTCAGCTGTAATCTCTTGAGCCAAAGCAGCCATGATTTCTGCTTCAACGTCAATACCGTGCATGGCTTGTGCGTCTTGTGCAGATTCAAATGTCCAACGAGCTTGCAATTTGCGAGTCTTGGCTTCAACAGCTTGCTTCAAGATTTGGACGGAAATTTGCTTACCGCCGTTACCTTCCATGGTAGCTGTGTTGCCACCAGTGTAAGCTGTTGCTGTTGCTGTGTCTTTTGGTACTGTAGAGTATGCAGTAGCAATAGTGAATGGGCTCAATGCTTCTTGGCCAGCTGTAACGCTAGTTGCGGCAGCAGAAGAATCAGTCAAGCTCTGTGCATAACGTACACGCAGAGTGTGGATCTGACCAACTGGACCAGTCATTGGCTGAACACCAACCAACTCGTTAGCAATAACGGTTGGCATAACACGTCGAATCACGGGAAGAATCACGCGGTTCAATGTGGCAATGTTGCCGGAACTTGTAGAACCTGCAGATGCATTTTCTTTCAAGTACTTGCGTGTGTTCTCAAGGATCACACTCATGGAATTGCGACGGGTACCGTTCAAACCTTCGAGCAATGCTTCTTTGGTTTCGCCCCAGCGACTTTCTAACAATGGTTCTGACATTTAAGTCTCCTAAAAATTTAAATTACAGTCCAGCCAGACGCTTGAGGTCGATCACATTGCTGCGATCTTCTTGATCAACGTTTTGGGTAGGAACAGTCTTATCACCGGTAACTGAGGAAACATTTTCTGTGATCACTTTAGAAGCTTTCACAGAGCGGTCTTCCAACACTGCTGGTAGATACTTTTCAAAAGCATTTTTCAAACGTGAAGTTTGGACGCTTTCGAGCAAATTACGCATGACATCGCGCTTTTCCTTGTTCAAGGGAGAAAGCAACATTTCCATCGTGCTGTCACGCTCGTTGGATTCTTTGATCATACGCAGTTCGCGTTCTTTACTCTCCACAACGACTTTCGCCTTTTGTGTGAGTTTGATGGCTTCCGCCAATTGCTGGTCCTTGCGGGACAATGCAGAGTATAACTTGCGTACTTCGGCTTTCTCATTCAAGTGAGTAGCACCAAATTCGCTTGCATACGCTTCAAAGATACGACGACCAAAATTGTTCTCACGAGCAACTTTAATGTCTTCTTGCAATTGTGTAAGTTCAGCCTTCAAGTGACGGCTAACAGCTTGACTCATTTTGTCTGCACTTTCTTTTACGAAACGTGCTTTTAATCCTTCGAGCTTGGAACGAGCTTCACGAACGAGGCGGACTTTTGTTTCCACTACGTCACGTTTGTCTGCAGCAAACTCTTGGATCTCACGAGCCAACGCATGCACCATGAAGTTTTCTAGCTTGGCTAGACCTTCGGTGTGCATTTTACGATCTTTACGCAATTCGCCAATTTCTTCTGCAAGTTTACTAACCAAGAAGCCGTTAAACTTCGTTGCTGATTCGTTCATCTTGCGTTGGAAACGGACGCGATCTTCAGCCAATGCTTGCTTTTCAGCAGCCACGGCTTGAATCTCTGCGGCGAGACCTTCTGTTACCATTTTGTCAAGGGCTTCCACCATTACTGACTTGTCGTGCTCGTAGCGTTGTGCAAACTCTTCTCTGAGTTCTACACGAGCCTGTTCACGAGCTTCATTTAGCTTGGTTTCCCAAGCTTCATTAATCTCCATGCGAGTTTCCTCGGTGATCAGGTCACTATCTAGCAATGGTTTGATAGCATCTAACATGCCTGGTTCTCCTTATATTTTGAGATCTCTGATGAGCTTTTTGACTTCATCTTTGAGATATCTCTGCACTTTGTTGTTATGCCCAGATTCGCGAGCCACTTCAAGCAATCTATGTCCGTACTTCATGTTCATGAGTCCTTCGTAAATTGCTTTAGGATAAGCATTCGGAGCACTGGGTTGTGCAACCACATCTATAGTGACAATTTCAAAGTCACTTACATGTCCTGTTCTGTCATCAACGTTGCCGCTTCCACGGCTTGATACACCTAGTCTAACACCAGATTGTAGCAACGTCTTGATCAATTCTCCCATTGGAGTTGGCAAAATTTTAAGTTTGCCACATCCTGCGTCTCCATCCATCCACATGCCTTCAACGCTGTGGCACACACGATCCAAGTTAATCTTCAAATCATCTGGGTGATCCACTTCACCTAAAACGGAGTTACCTTCTTTAATCTGTTGATTAATAGTATTAACTGCCTTAGATATCTCGTGTAAAGGATAGACACGTTCATTTGCATTGCGCTTGTTGCCTTCAATACAAATGCCTTTAAGATAGAGATTCTTACCTCCGCTGATATCAGCTTCCTCCAACACCTGGATGTTGGCCTGATTAAAGGTAAGTTGTTCTCTTAGCGTTTTCATTGCCGATTAGCCTCTAGCTACTGGAGACTTTGTGTTAACACCTGATGCTTGGCCCAAATGAGGCTTAGTAGCAGGCTTTTGATCTTTCATGCTGGCACCAGCTTTGTTCTGGAAGTCGCCAATGAGATCTTTTGTGTTGTTGCTGTAAGCAGAAGTGTCGTGCTTGCCACCCATTTCGCCACCAGCGTGTACAGGCTTAACTGTGTTGCCAACAGGACCTTTAGCGCCTGCATTGGCTGCAACTGGGCTCTTGGAATAAGCACCTTGCTCACCAGTTACTGGCTTTGGGGCTGCTTTTAAGCTCACGGCTTCCATCATGCCCATTTCTTCTGTGTCGTCCATTTCAAGAGCGTCACCGCCTTCATCAGGACCCATCATGTCGCCATTTCCGTCCATGTCACCCATGTCGTCGTTGCCGCCCATGAGGTCTTCAAACTCGGCCATTAACTGGTCTAGTTTGTCTTCTAAATTCATGATGTCGTCTTTGGTAGCTGGCTCATCGCTGTCGCCGCCGAACTCATCATTGTCCATTTCCATGTCTTTGGTAAGATCTTCGCCGTCTTCTTCTGCTTCGTCGTCAAACTCCGCATCGTCGCCTTCGGCTTCCATGTTCATGTCAGATTCTTCTTCCATTTCCACGTCGTCGATTAGATCATTACTGGCGTCACCACCCATGTCCATCTCGTCTAATTCTTCGTCTGCGCCTTCTTCGATTTCTTCGGCTTCTTCAGCCATGATGTCTTCGTAGATCTGGCGGCTTTTTTCCACAACGATGTCGTGGAATAGTTCGCGAGCTTTTTGCTCGTCATCATTGATCACATATTCAATCAATTGTTCAAAACGGTTCATATGAAAAACTCCTATAGGTAAAGTGTGTTGTTATTTACACACTAGATGAAATATAGGTGGTTTATGGGGGCAAAACGACAATAAATGCCGTTTACATTGGAGGGGCGGCTGGTGGTGAGTATTGTTGACGAACAAGTTTGAGTTTTTCTTTGTACTCATAGGCTCGTACATCATTCATCTTGCGCAGTTTGTTTAGCTGACGCAAGGTAAGGCGACTTTTACGCAGGTCGCCAATTTGAGGCTGGCTGTTGTCTTGTGCAACATCCTGATATGCTTCAGGTTCTTTATGCCAAAATTCTGTTAGTAACATAGACGTATTTATACTGGAGGGGGTGCGGCACCACCAGGCATTCCGCCTGGAGCAGGAGGCACAGCGCCAGGCATTCCGCCCATACCGCCATCTGGTGTCATCTGACCAATGTCTTCGCCTGTTTGAATGTCTGTTTCTAGTGCGCCAGGAGTAATCCCTACTGATCGTAGATCTTGTCCTGTGGTAGGTTTCATCTCTGGTGAGTCACGTTCTTCACGCCACATCTCTTCGTTCTTCTTGATTTCGTCTTCAGTCAGGCCCAAGAAGCGTTCTAGCATAAAGCGTTTTGACATGTATGGCAGTTGTTCCATGCTGGTAAATGCTTGAATACGTGTGTTATCCAGCTCACTTTGACGGTAACTTGCAAAGTTTTGAGGTGCATTAAACTTGATGTTAAACAGGCTAGAGTCTATGTTAAACCCGCGCCACTTCATGAACATCTTGAATTCGTCGTCTAGTTTTTGGCAGATCAACGCCTGTAAACGTTCGCAATACTGATTGAATCTGTACTCTTGTATGAGTGCTGTGCCTACTTTTCCGTCGTCAAATGTCTTGCCTGAGTCGTCTGGACCTGTGGGCAAATAGCTTGACGGCACACGCAGACCACGGGCCATTTTGTTGTTAAAGTACTTTAAATCGTCAATTTCGCCTAGGTTCTGTCCGCCTGGCAATGTGTCCACGCTGGATCCACGACCGTCTGCTGTTTGTGGAAAGAAGTAATCTTCGTTGATGCTAAGTGGGTTATAACTGGCATCCATCATGTTCTGTCCACCACCAGTAGTGGTAGGAATTCTACGTTGATGCATTTCGTTTTTGATACGTTCCACAAACTGCATGGCCAAGTGGCTGGGCATGTTGCCCACGTCAATCTTGAAAATACGTCGTTCAGGAGCACGACTCACACGATAGATAAGAATTGAGTCTTCCAGCAGTTCTTTCTGCTTGAACACTTTGTAGATGTTTTCCAAGATGCTTTTGCCAAACGGCCAAAACACATCAAGTCCTTCGTTCAGGCTCATGTGCACCACGTGTTTGGCATCCAAGCAAACTTCGTTCATGGCCTGCATGAAACGACTGTTGCCCACACCGCCACCTGTGCCGCCATTGGGCATGGTGTAGTTGGCAGCACCCGAGATTGTGCCTGTTACAGGATTGGTCATGTAGTCTGTAGTAGTCTTGGCCGCCACAGTCATGTTTTGAAAGTTGGGGTTGATGTCACGAATCACATACTGTTCAGGACGCTTGCCTTCTGATTCGTTCACAATCACACGAGCTACCTTGCTCATGTCCACCCACATCATTTCAAATGTTTCTGGATCACGCACAAAGATCTGATCGCCATACTTGATGGTATTACGGAACAGTTTGAAGATACGCTGATCCAATTTGTTTAATTTTGTCCACTGTTGCAACTGTTTACGGATGATGTCAATCTCGTGATCAGTAGGAGTGTCTGAATACTTTACTTCAAACGGTGTGCCGTTTTGTTCGTTTAGCTGTGTGGAGAACTCAGCAATAATGTCCAAACATGCATTGATCTCTGAGTCCATGTCCATGTTTTCGTACTGATTATAACGTTCAATACGGTTGGGATGACCTGAGTAAACTTCTGGCAGTCGGCTGGCATAGTTGCGATAAACCATGTCTGCAGGATAGTTATCGGTGCCGTTGTTCTTGCCGTAGCCTGGAAAGCCGTCAGCATAGCGTCCTGAAATTGGACCTAACTGACCAGTGGTGTCGGCCACTTTGAAATATTTTTTCCAGCCGGGGGATTGTTTTTCTGCCATAGTAAGTTATTTACCGTGTTTACATGGAAGTTTGCAGTATTCTTTCCTGCACACTAACCGAGTTCTTTTGCTCTCTGATCATGTCTGACATTGCATTTATAAGCTGTTCTGTTTGCTCTCGCATGACGTTGACCAGTTCAGTCATTGCTCTGTTGTCTGATGATGCTACCGCAGTAACTTCACGCTCGGGTGCATCTTTCATGCTTTGCATCATACCTTCAAACATCTTTTTCACGTCTGGCATTTCTAAATTGATAGGTATTGCCCCGTTGTCCAAAGGTATCATTGCCTCTGGGCCTTTTTCAGCCACCATGGCAATTTGTGGAGTTGATGCAAGTCCGCCATCTGCATAGCCAGGAATCTGTGCATGAATATGTCCTGCTGTGGCTTTTGCACTGGGATTGTTGTACTCATCAATGGCTACACTGGCACCCATGCTTTTGAGCCAGTTTGTGATTTCTTTGCCTTCTTCAACTGAAGGCTGTTTTGACAGTGCAAAGTCCATGGCACGACCTGTGGTATGACTACTGCTAGGAGATTTTTCCTGATGGAACTTGTCGTTAAATCCAGAGAAATAAGCAAAATTAGGCATGTTGGCCTGTACTTGCTGTGCTAGTTCAATAATCTTGGGATCAATTTTACTGCCTTCGGCCTGCACATCGCCTGTCTTGAGCTTGAGCCCTATCTTGGTAAGATCGTTCTGCGATGCTATACCTCCAGCAACACCTTGCCCTCCGCCCATGGCAGGCATGTTCCCTGCGGCAGGCATTTTCATCCCTGCACCTCCTGTCGCTCCACCAGTAGCAGATGATCCAGCGGCTGCTGTTTTTTGTTGCAAGATATCAATCTGTGACTTGAGATCCGGAGTTTCTAGATCCATCAACTGAGTTTTGAGATCCACATAACTCTTGTATGCTATGCTGTATTTTTCAGCACGTTTTGTGTCTGCATCTGTAAGTCGTTCTAGTTTTACTGAATCTTTGGCTATTTCATCAAAGGCATCATCCATTTCTCTAGACCCTGTGGTCATGGACTTGGATACTACTGACAGTGTTGACATCAATGACTTTACTGTGTCTGCAGCCGACGGACCTGTTAAGGATGGTTGTTTTCCAAGCACTGACTCTGATGGGCTTGTTAAAGATTTTTGTTTACCGAGCACTGATTGTGCTGTGCCTGTTTTGGTCCCGTTGTCTAATTCAGACATTGGTATCACAGCTTCTTCTCCATGAAGCATGGCCAGATACCCCGAAGTTGGCCCTTTAAGAATACCTCCATCAGCGGCTTTTGGTAATCCTGACATCTCGCCAAGACCCTTTCCAAGTTCTTTACCTGCAGTGCCTCCTGCCCAGACACCAAGTGCTGATCCAATCAATCCACCTACCACTGCACCAACTGCATTGCCAATAATTGGAACTGCTGTGCCTAATGCGGCACCTACGGCTGCTCCTTTAAGGCCACCAGCAACTCCAAGGCCGATTGCACCAGCTCCTTCTCCAAGATTTTCTGCTGTGCTAGCAGTGACTTTCTTACCACCTGGAGTCAGTTCATTTAACATGTTGGCAGCGTTTTTAGTAGCAGTTGCTAGTGTTATCATAGCATCTTGTGCTGGACCAATACCTTTCTCGATAAATGCTTCCATGGCCTTGTTGGCATCAATCTGAGCTTTAATTAACTGTGCTTGCTTGGCCAGCAACGGATCAACTCCGCCTTCAAGTATTTTTTGTTGATCTGCTTTGATCTTGGCCATGTTGACCGTGATATCACCTTGTGCCAACTGTGCTAATTTTAGTTGCTCGTTGATAGGACCAAAACTTTCATTGTATGCACCAAACTGTCCCAGTACCACACCTACGCTGTCTGCAGTCTTGCCCATAGCTGTACCAGTTATGGTCACCGCATCAGTATAACTCATTTGACCCGCAATAACTTTTTGCGTGGTCTCTAGCATGGCTCCGTTACTGGCCAAGTTGGCTGCTTGTGCATCAGCATTGCTTAGGTTACCTGTAACTGATGCTTGGAAAGCGGCTGCCATCTTGGGTCCAGCCGCTTCGTAAATTGCGTTCATTTTCATCAGTTCTTCGGCTGCTTTTTTACCTTCGGGGCCTTGCAATTGCAGTTCACGAATCTTGGCAGCAAACTGTTCACCTTGTAACGCACGCTCACGTTGATCTTCCATTTCCTTGCGTGTCTGACCAGTGAGCTTGGTCAATGCATCTTGTTCAACTAGATACTTTTTAGCACCGTCAGCAAGTTCAGCATTGGTTTTACCTTGAGCATTGCCCAGGCGTGTCTGTATCTTTAGATAACCTAACATGCCGTCAGACACGTCAGCCATGCTCATGCCCATTTTTAAGAAGTCTTCTCTACTGCCTTCAAGAGCTTGACCCATGTCGCCAAGACGTTGTCGTCCTTCATACACTGATCCAGAAAACAATGCTAGATCTTTGCTGTTGGCTGCAATTTGCCCCACAAACACATCTAGTTCACCTACACTGAGTCCCAGCTGATCACTGGCTTTTTTGACTCCTGTCATGCCATCGCTAGCGGCTCCTCCAGCCTTGCTCAATCCTGAATATGTTTTGTATAACTGGTCTGCCATGGTGTTGGCAGCTTTGGTATAGGCTGCAAACGCACCTACTGCGGCTGTGACTCCTGCAATCAACAAGCCAACTACTTTGCCAAATGGATTCATTAGAGCTAGTGCCACTGCGGCTGCTGTTGCTGCCTGGGCCATGCTGTCAATGCTTTCGTTGAATGCGGTTGCACCTTTTTTGCCTTCCAACATGGCCTTGCCCGATGCCATTGCTGCCGCAGCCACATAACTGGCTGCCTCCCCAAATTTTTCTGCACCTTTGGTAGCATTGTTAATGCCGTATTTGGCTTTGACTTGAGCGTCGTGCATGTCTTCCGAAGTTAGTTTGGTTAGTTTGCCAAACTGAGCCATATCGTAATTTACTTGTTCTAGTATTCGAGCAAGTTCTTCCATCTGTGCATTTGTGTCGGCCATGGTGTATTACCTATAAGTAGAAGTATATTTATAGGTGCAAAATGACCCAAACTGCTAACCCGCTGAGACATTTTTTTAGACAACCAGCAATCTATCTTCGCTTGCCGTCAGATGGCAACTTCTGGCCCGAAGGCGATATTGCAATGACACAAAATCGCGAACTGCCGGTGTTGCCCATGACTGCCATAGACGAAATTACCTATCGCACACCTGATGCCCTGTTCAACGGACAAGCTGTGATTTCAGTGATTCAAAGCTGTATTCCCAACATTAAAAATGCATGGTCAGCGCCCGGGCTTGACGTCAATGCTATTTTGATTGCTATCCGTATTGCCAGTTATGGGCACAACATGGGCATCAGTACTACTTGTCCAAAATGTCAAACCGAAGAACAGTACGAAATTGATCTTCGCAACATGTTGGATCAGATTGCGTCACCTGACTACACCCAGACTATCACACACGGTGATTTGGAAATTGCGTTTCAGCCAGTGTCGTACAAGAATCAAAACGACACCAATCAAATGCAGTTTGAAGAACAGCGCATGATTCGTGCTATTCCTGGATCAGACTTGCCTGACGAAGAAAAGATACAAAAGCTCAATGCTGCCTTGAAGCGTATTACTGAGCTCACAGTAGATGCCATGCAGTTCAGCATTGCCAGCATTAGAACTCCACAAGCCCTGGTCACTGAATCTCAGTTTATTCAAGAGTTTTTAAACAACTGCGATCGTAACTTGTTCAGCAAAATACGTGATCGTGTGATTGAGCTCAGAGTTGCTAGTGACTTGAAACCTATCAAGATCACATGTACCAATTGTAGCAATGAATACGAACAATCAATGAATCTGGATCAAGCAAGTTTTTTCGAAACCGCCTCCTGACCGCTTCAGCAGAACAAGTTTCTGCTATGATTGACAGAATGGACCAGGAGGCCAATGACTTAAAACGTCAAGGGTTAAAAATGTCTTGGTACATGCGTGGCGGTGCCAGTTACAATGATGTGATGAACATGAGTCATCAAGAACGGCAAATGGTCAGTGAACTGATCAAAGACAACTTAGACACAACTAAATCTAGCAAATTACCATTCTTCTAATGTACATTGAACAAGTCAAACAAGATATTGAAAATTGGATTGTGAACTTTGTAGAAGTTCCACATCCTGCCTTGGGTGGATTTCCGCCTTGTCCTTATGCCCGCAGTTCAAGACTCAAAAACAGTTACGATGTGTTCATTGGATCTGATCCGTATTTTGATCTCAAGAATCGAGCACGACATGGCATGGGCAACAAAGAAGTTGTGATATATGCATACGATCCTGTGGAATGGCCACATGACTTGTTTGCTGCCAGTTTAGATCATGCCAATCAAGACTTTTTGTTGACAGCCAACTTACTAACCCTGGAAGATCATCCTGCTGACCAAGAAATTGTAAACGGCATCTGCATGAATCAAGGCACATATGCCCTGGCTCTTGTGCAGAGTCTCAGTGATCTCAACATCAAAGCACGGCTCATGGCCAGCAAAGGATTTTATGATTCTTGGCCAGAAGATTATCTAACTGCACTGTTTCAGCACAGAGAGGATCCTCGCAAATGACATATCAGTTTGCTAGAATTAATCTAGAAAAAACTACCTACAAGCCTGCAGTTGATTGGTTTTACATCACCAAACCCAACATTGCAGAACTACAAGACATATACAGAACCTATTGCACATACAAACACTTTGCCAGTGTAATGCCGCTGTTTGACAGTCAGTTCACAGAGCCAGGCACAGATTTGATTGGTTATAGAGATCAAGGGCAGTTAGTAGCGTTTTCCATGATGAAACGTTACGACGACAAAAATTTATTAGCCGCACAATTTGCCTGGAACTATCGTAAACCTCGACTACGTTTGGGAATATCAAGTTTACAGACAGAATGTGCAATCTACAGAGAGCGAGGATTTGAGTACTTGTACTTGGATCAAGCTCACTTGTACAAACAGGACCTTGAAGGTTTTGAAATACTAGGACCACTATAATGGACATTTACACAATTTGGGCAGACAAAGAAGGCGACATCTCAGACTTGGACTGGGTCAACGGCATGAAGAGCTTTTTTGATCATTTGAAATCAGAAGGCCGGATGGAAGACTATCGCATCACTAGATGCAAGATGGGATTCAGAAGTATCGCAGACATGCCCGAATGGATGATACTCATGGAGTTCAAGGACATGGCTCAAATGGACTCGGCATTTAAACGTGTTGCTCCTCTTGAAGGAGAACTAGAAGCCAAACACAAGTCGTTCAATCAGTTTGTATCAGGCACAATACAACATGCATTGTTTCGTGATTGGCCTGACCAAAATCTATGAACAACGTATTTTGTGTCACTAGTTATAATTCTGTTGGCTGTACATTCATTGACTGGAGTGTTTATTTTCTAAGTAATCAATCCCATCACTACAATGTCAAGTCAAACAGATGGTTACCAGTATCACAGAATCCATTGACTGAACTTAATGCACACGGTCATGATAAAAATCATCCGCACGGGCATGACACAACCAAAAGTTTTATAGAACATATCGAAACATTAACCTCTGACAGATTGCATTCGATATATCCGTGGGCATTAATGCTAGGCACCGCAGCTGAATATTTAAATTTACCACCAGAATCTATTACCAATACTGACGCGGTTAATCGTATAACTCAATTTAAAAAAGATGATTACAATGAAATTTTGAATCTCTGCAGTGCAAAACAGATTAAAACTGTGTTTGTACAAAGTGATTCAAGATCAATTTTGTATTTTCAAAAAAGAAGAGTACTTACACATTTGCTGTTAGACTATAAAACACCAGCCACTTCTGAGCAACAACTCAACGACGAATTTCAAACAGTGTTTTTTAACAAAAGCCTATTAGACTGGCAGGATAACGGGTTAACAGAAATCTGGGATGTGAGAGAAAGACTAGCATTAGACACTCGTCCATTTGATCAAGACTTGATAAATTTTGTTCCAGACTTGCAACATCCTTATCTGTGGATCAACAGCTTCGATCTATGGACACGCACACCCGATGTACTTGAAAAAATAATGAAATTTCTAGAACTACCAATAGACCATGAAAAATTTATTCAATGGTTACCTATCTGTAGCAAGTGGCAGAAAATACAACTAGACATACTGGAGTTTTGTTTTAACCAAGAACACATAGTAAAAGCCATCATCAACAACTGGCATTACGAAATAGATCTAACATTTGATCAAGAAGTGATTATACAACACTGTTTGATTTACCAGCACGGACTAAATCTCAAAACGTGGCAGTTGGAAAAATTTCCCAAGAATACTAAAGATTTACATAAACTGTTAGAACCCAACATACATCCAATTGTTCTCTAACACATGCAAGACTTGCCCTGCAAGTCTGTTAATTTCGCTATCGCTCATTAACCAATTATTTTCTTTAAAAGCTATTATCTAGATTACGTGGTCATAGTTCACCGTATGCACGGTGAACAAAAAACGCCATTATCTGAGTATAGCAGTCATCTATCATAATGAGATTGTAGTTTCCTACACGGAGGCGGTTGACCGGTACCCCCTACTCAAGCTTCACGTATCAACGGAACCCTAGTAACCCGATATAGATCCAAGTTCTATAAGCTGGGGTTGTATCTTTTTCACATAGCCCCGACCATTTGTTGCCTTAAGTTAGCAATTGCCTTTGACGCCCAAGTCCGAATTGGGTATCTCACCAATCCTCAATGGGGTTGAGCCACGTCGCCCAACACAGTGTCTTAATCGTTGCCTTACAGTTTGTCTATTATATGAGAGCCATGCACACGCACTTGTATGTGGCCATTGTAATAATCTCGTGATTCCAACACTCTTCTTGAAAATTGCTCTCTTGCTTCGATGTAACTACATTCCGATTTGGAGTTGCAATAAAAAAGTATTTCTCTGGTGAAGTTTTCGGTGCCTAGTTTGATTACGTCTGAAGTTAATTCTGGGCTTGACCCATAGTACTCTCTCCAGTCTGAGTCGACCTTTGATCGTATCTTTTTCTTCTTCTTGATGCCGTTCTTTTGCTTAACTGTCTTGTATGTTGTCTTGCTAAATTTTGCTAATTTTTTGCCTATGTACTTGCGTCCAGTGAGATTATTTGTGATCAAGTAAACAAATCCAACACATTCTTCGGGCAACGTCTCAATTGGGGTATCTTGATATAGCCATGTCATGTGTTGTATGCGATTTATCCTTGCTGTATAGTTATCTCCGTTACCAAGAAGTTGCGTATTTTTTGTCTACTACTGAAGTTTTGCATTTGCTTTGACATTCTTGCCACTTGAATGTTTGAAATTCAGTGGACCAGAATGAATCTGCAAGCACAGTTGTTAAAGTTTTTGTGTGTAAATCAAAGTTGTTTGCTAGTTGTTGCCAGTCTGAATTGTGATTGTATCGGTTGGCTACCCAACAGCAGGGAAATAACCTGCCTTGAGCATCAATATACAACCCTTTGTTGCCTATCTCGCACAACGGAGTAATACCGTTGCGACTTTTAGTTTGATTGAATAGTTGTATGTTTGTTTGAGAAACAGTTTCATCTGCTCCCCTAGTTGTAAATGCTGTGGTGTCTCGTTCAAACCGATGACTACTGCTGATATATTTTACACTGGGTTGCAGTGGATCGTTTACACCATAAGAGGGATACACGCTGCCAAATTTTGTACTCTTGGTCAACTGGAATTGGTCTACTCCTAGATCTTTAGCAAACTGCTTCATGCGTTCTATATGACTTTCATTGAACTTGAATGCAATTGCAGCCCATACAAGTTGACATTGACTTGCTGATCGCAGTGCTTGAATTCCTGCAACAATGCTAATGTAGTCGCTGTTAACTCTGTACAAGTTGTTGCTGGTGTTGTCATATCCGTCAATACTGAAATGCACACTGTCAGAAGAGTCTAGTAGTTTGCCTAACTCCAACCACCATGCTGATTTCTTATGCGATCCATTGGTAACAATCACAATCTCCACAGGCTTGATACTTTTGATATATTCAATTACAGATATTAAGTCATGCGCATAGATAGGGTCTCCGTCATCACCACAGAACGTGATCTTCTCTACATTAGTCAACACAAACTCGGGTGTAAAATTACGTTTGAAGAACGCTAGATCAAGTTCAGTGTTGATCAAACTGTCAGGCACTTCTTGGCGAGCGCAACGAGGACAGCGCAAGGTACACTTACTGGAAATTTCAATGTGAAAGTGCCAAGAGGCTAGCATAGTTGTGTTTCCCTCCGCCATTGATTTGAAAAACTTGTGACAGCATCTTGTGTGCCGCACGTATTCATGCATATTTGATTGGGCTGTGGACTGGTCCACGAAGTTTCAATAGATTTAAAATCTGTAACAAAGTCTTTTTGTCTAGCACCTAGCCAGCAACAAGGACTTAGGTTGCCACGAGCATCGATGTATGCGCTTTGTTCATTAAGTGCATGACAGTTGACTCGGGTTCCTTGCACGTTGGTCGAGAGCCAGCCAATTGGCGCTTCGAGTCTATCTGTAAAACCACGTTTGGATACTTTAGCACGGAACCATCGGAACCCCATGTCTCGGGCCAGTTGTTCACATTCGTCCACTTGATGTTGGTTGTGTTTGTATACCAGCATGTCCCAGTGTGCAGATCCGCCTGCTTCTATGAATGAACGTGCGTTGGCCATTAACTTGGACCAATCTACATTCTTACGATACACATGATTAGTGCTTTCTAATCCGTCAATACTAAACACCACAAAGTCTTGTGGTTGATTTAGAATTTTAGCAAGTCCGTACCACCAGAACGGATTCTGAATAGCACCATTGGTGTTTAATCCTAATACAATACCTGGATTAACAGATCTAAAATACTGATATAGGTCAACAGTGTACTTGCCAGCAACTGGATCGCCGTAGTTGCCGCACATGAACATCTTGGTCAAGTTAGCAATAGCTTGATCATCAAAATGCTGTTGTACCTGTCTAACTGACAGGTGGTGTTGTTGATGCTTGTGAAATGCTTTGTCAGTTTCGCGAGAACACAACGGACATGCGGCCTGGCACACATCCGTTGGTTCTAAGTGTAAGACTTTTATATTACGCAACATCTATATCTGTATTATACGACGTAAAGCCGTTTTCTTTTACAACTTTGAGAATGTTCTCAACCCGTCCGGCTAGTTCGTCTCTGTGACTAACTAACCAAATACTTTTGTGACGTTCACGACTCATCTTCTTTAACAATGCCAGTGCATTCTCTACACCTTGTGTGTCTAGCCCGTTGTCTATGAGTTCATCAATAAACAACAAGTTAATTGGGCTGTACAAACTTTCCCAAACATCACGGAATGCCCATGACATAGATAGGATCAATCGATTGCGTTCGCCGCGACTCAAGTTATCAAAGTCTAGCTCACGGCCCAGTTCTTCAATCATCACACTCAAATCGTTTTGGAACTTCACAGTGTGTGGTAAACCAATACGATCTAGGTAGTGAGTGAGTCGTGCATTCAGATAACTCAGGTTCTGATCAATAATCTTTTTACGCACAAACGAATCTTTGGATGTTAACAGTTTAAGCAAGAAGTCTTGGTGCTCTTGTAACCTTGTGAGATCGTTAAGTGCATCGTAACTCACAGTCTGTAATGCCTGTTGTTGCATTTCTGTAATCTGTTCTGTGTACGGATCCTTCTCTTCGCCTTTGGTGGCAATCTGTGTCAGCAGTGTGTTCATGCGACTGCGATGTTCAACGGCTTGTGCTTCTGTATCGTAGTGTGTGACAGGTTGTGTTCCAACTTCTACAGGCATGTGCTCTGCCAGTTGTTCAGCATAGGGATCTGTTTCGGCACGTTTTGCATCAATCTTGTGCTGAATGTTTTCTAGTTCACTTGAATGCCGAATGGCTTCTGTTTCTGTTCGGTAGTGTGTGGTAGGTTTGGTGCCCAACACGCCTAATGCAGCCAATGCATCTGTATTTTCCATCCACTGACCATTGGTACTCAATGCTTGCAGTGCGGCTTCTTGTAGGGCTTTCTCTTTTGTTGCCAACACCGTTTCGTGGTTAGTGTCATGAAAGTCTTGACCACATGCATAGCACTTGTGATTTTTTAGTTCTTCAATTTCAGCTCGAAGTTTGTCAATTATCTTTTGTTCTTTAGCCTCATCAGCGACGCATCTAGCAATCAGTTTTTCAAGGTCAGCAATGTCTTTGGCTCGTTGTGTGTGTGCAGCCAAATCCACATGTGCCTGTAGTTCTGCTGTGATATCAATATGGCTGAGATTGTTGTAAGTTAGTTCTAACTCGCTGATATCTTTTTGTTGTTTTTGCTTCCAAGCAGTTTGTCGACCAACAAGAGCAGTATACGCATCTTGTTGTTGTTTCCTTGTGGTCCACACAGCTAGATCTTTGTGAGCCAGTAATTCTACTTCAATGTCAATCTTGGCCAGATCATCATATTGTGCCACAAGGTACGCTACATCGCTGTCGTACTTCTTTTGCCAAAGTACTTGCCTGCGTTTCAAACTTTCGATCTGTTCTTCAATGCGTTTGTTGGCTTCTTGCTCGGCACGGATACGAAATTCTTCTTGCGAAATGCTGTCTTTGGTCTGCCGATTGAGTTCTTTGATAGCGTCTGCACGTTCTGAAAGCAAGGTGATGCCCAACAACTGCTCAATGATGTTGCGTTGGTCATTGGCTTTTAAACTCAAGAACGGTTCGGTGTAGGTGTTTAGTGCCAGCACATGTTTGAACATGTCGTGACTCATGTTCATCACATGTTCAATTGCATCTTGTGTTTCGCGACTATCGCCTTGAGCTTCGTCTGTGGACACTTGTGCTTCGTTGTTGACATAAAAACGCAAAACATTGGGTTTACGTCCACGTTCAATCCGGTACTCTTGCCCATTTACAATAAAGTCCAGACTGACCAACATGTTCTTGCCGTTGGTCTTGTTTACAAGATTATCCTTGCGAATGTTACTCAGTGCTTGCCCATATAATGCATAGCTGAGAGCGTTAATGATAGTAGTCTTGCCTGTGCCGTTACGGCTGCCGTCGCCGCCGAGATCTAAATTTTCGCCCAACACCAACGTAAGGTCATTACGGTCAAAGTCGATGCCTTGTGTGGCCGCTCCCACACTCATGAAGTTTTTAACAGTTAAATTTTTAATTTGTATCATGGTTTGTTTTTTACTGCTTCCTGATAATGTTTGTACAGCATGTTTTCAACTGCATTAATTTCATGCTCAAACCGCCACTGAAGATCAACCCTGGGCATTATATACTGTTTGACAAAATCAAATGCAACCAATGGTGTTGGCTGTACAATGCCAAGATCTAGGTTGGCATATTTACTTTTGCGCTTGAAATCACTCATGCCTTTGAACGGCTCATGACAAATCCAGTTGGCGTTGATTCCGAGATACTCGCCATCATCTACCAACATAAAATGATAATCAATGTTTTGTTGTTCAAGCAACAGTTTAGCATACTCAACAAATATTTGCGATCTCATTTGGTGTTGTTTGAGAGATATATATCGTTGATGATATTCTTGTACCGCATGAGTTTTAGATCCACTGCTGATCCAAAATTTGTTGTGGGCACACTCTACTACATTGTTGGAGTAAACTTGATCACTTGCAATAACATCATTCCAAAAGGCAGGGTCACTGTGGTCAAGAATCAAATCCAATCTATTTGGTTGTGCCCACTGCACTATGACCACATCAGCAGAATCAATGTTGTTTTTCAACTGATTGACCATGAACTCATTGCCAGCACCGTATCTACTACAGTTGTTAAGAAACACACCTTTGGTCATTAATTTAATAATTTCTGGCCACTTCCAGTACTTAGGATACCAGGATGGCACTGCAACACTGTCGCCATAGCCGTCAGACAATGTTAATAGTCTCATCGAATCAATCCTATAATTTGATCAGTATTGGTAAAAAAGTCAGCAAAGTCGTTGTGCGGAACTTCGATTCCAAACTCCAACCAAATATAATAGTAAATCACGGCCTGTGTCCATACATCTGTAATGTGTGTTAGATTAGATGACCATTGCAATTTTACATCATTTAACACGCTCTTTGCGGCTTTGATCGGATTGAAATATTGAGCATTTGCAGTGCGCCACTCTTTCCATAGATCGCCGCACTGATTTATTTGCACAATAGAATTTAATGTATTAAAAAACTCATCATAGTCATTGTACAACTCATCTATGTAAATTGCACAGTGTTCTTTGGATCGCCAGGCATGCCTGAGTTTGTGATCACGCAAAAACAAAAAATACTTTTCTCGACGTGCCCAAGCGGCATCTGTGTTCCAAACATCAGTTGGCAATTGTTCTTCGATACTACTTTCCATAGCTTTGTCAATCATAGTTCGAGCAACAACGGGCCAAGTACGATCTGTATAACAAATTTTGATAATAGTTGAATTGGAAAAAGTAGATGTAAACTGAGTCGATTCGTTGTTGATGCCGTTGTCTATTAGCACACAATAATTTTTATCATCGCGGAACTCGAATCCTCCAGGCCAGCATTCCTGCAGATACTTGGGAACAACCAAGTCAAGACTGTGACTGTTACCGTTTGCAGAAAACTCTAAAGATTTTTTTGGCCTTACAAAGTTGTTACCATGCAACGTTAATATTGCGTTGATAAAGTGTCCAAATCCACCACTAGGATACCAAACACAGTAGATCATAGAGTTTGATAAATCATTTGTTGTATCCCATAACATGTGCAATTTCTGGATGAGAATCACTAAAGTGTTGATTCCTAAGCATATCAAAGTGCTTGCATATTTGTCTAAATTTCTTTCCATCCGATTCGGGTGATGTTCTAATATAATTTAGAATATCTTGAACTACCGGATGAGGGTGAGTATGAAACTTATCAAGTATTAATTTCCTAGCGTCAACAGTTAGATCTTTGAGGTCAAATCCCGGAGGAGTTGTAACATAAAGTGGATTAACTAGTAATCCGAGATTATTGGCCCAATCTAGTAACTCGTCTAGGTAAAAAATGTTCATGATACTAATAGCCGGCATGATACTAATGCTAACATTAGGTAAATTAAGATCTACTAATTTTCTAATGTTTGAGTCAATGGATTCCCACGACCCGCCACGTTCTATTTCAAATCGTTGACCAATGTTATCGATACTAAATTGTATATCTATGTGTTTGAAATGTTTCCAATGCCCTATCAACGCTGTAGGGTATATAGACCCGTTGCTATTGTAATGCAATCTAATATTGCTAGCATGTCCAGATGTAACACTTTGTTCAACTAATTTTGTTAGATGCTTGATTAAAAACGGTTCGCCGCCGTACATGTCAATGTTTGTTAACGAAGGCAACAGATCTGTTATTTCGTCAAAAGCATTACTATCTTCGGTCCAGTTAAACGACCGAACAGACAGTTGATTACTTTTTGCATACTCTTGCTCAAACAACGAACTTGATTTAGGATTGCAAATACGACATTTAAAATTACAAGTATTACCAGGTTTGATGTCCAAACTTTTAATTTTGGGTTGATCTATATAGGTGGTTAGCAAATCCTTCTTTAAGAAACTCATATGATAGTTTCTATTGCTAACTAACCCTCTACTTTCTAACTCCCAACATTTACTACATCCTGTTGGTTTGTTGCCGCTGAGTAACTGTTGTCTTAGATTGGATACATTGTGACTATAGAATGTGTCATGCAATGACGAATTTTTAATGTTTCCAACATTGTTGCGATATACGCAACAAGGTTTAATTTCTCCTTGTGCTGAAATTTCTAAGTGCGTCCAAGGCATCGGACACAGTGTATCCGACAACACAAAATTATTTTGTAACTTTTTTGTTTCTTCAAATTCTATTTGTAATGTCTGAAATGCTGTACGGTCACTAAAATAGGACGACGCAACAGATTCTACTTGCGGTTTAATGTTGTTCGGACTGCAAATTAATACAAAAAAATTAGATATGTCTATTAACCCAGTAGCCTGGTACAAATGCTGTAACAACATATTTGAAATAGGCTGGGTAGTATAGAGAACTAGTCTATCGTTGTTATCAAACACCTCTTGATAATGCATTTGAAAGTTTTTATAAGCTACATTAGGTGCATTGGTTAGTTGTTCTAAGTCAACAAAACACTTTAGTATGTACTCACGGGACAGTATCTGATTTAACTCATTGATAGAAATCATAAAGTTTGATAAATCTTCAGTAGTAATTTGTTGTCGTAGAACTCTGACTCAATGTTGGTGATCTGATCTGTTACAATCTGATCCACTGATTCAAACTTGACTTCGCCGGGCGCCATGTCTGTATCAACCCCGGCATTCTTGTTGGGTATCAATGCCATCTCTCGCAATTGATACTGTTTAATAAATGTTTCTTTAATGAAGTTGGCTTCTTCATAGCTAATTTCAATGTCTAATTGCACACGCACATGCATGTCTGGTGCAAGCACCGTGGCAGCATTGTCAATCACAGAACTCAATCCCATCACACGGTACCTAGGTTGATTGGGCCATGCATGGTACACAGGATCTTGACCCCACTCTAGTATAGTCAACCCGCGATCGTCGTCGCCAGCGTCGGCATAGTTGTGCGGAAAGCAGTTGCCAATGTAGGTAATGTTCTTTTTGGTCTGACGTTTGTGAAAGTGCCCAGTAAACACATGCTCAAAGTTGTTGAAGTCTTCTCTACGTATCTCTCCATGGTCTGGCATCTCTACCATGGCATTCATCATGTACCCAGGCAGTTCAAAATGCCCAAACATGTACTTGCCCTTTAGCTTGGGAATACGCTTGTGGTCATCGCCACACAGCCAAGGAGCAATCACCACATCACCACTAGTGAACCAATTGTTACAAATTTCAACATTGGGAAGATGTCTTGCCCACTCTACACTTTGTATATCACGTTTGTCTCGATAATACAAATCGTGATTACCGGGAATAAAGTAAACACGTTCGAAGTTGGCGTTCATGTGCTCCAGTGCTTGGAGACTGTAGTTCAAAGTTACAATGTTTAGACTTGATCGATTGTTGTGCCAGTCGCCTAAAAACAAGCAGGTTTCGCAACCTTCTGCCTTGGCCTTGGCAGTAGCCCACTTGACAAAAGCCAAACAGTCTTCGTTGTGTAACGTGCTGTTTGACTTTAGTCCAAAGTGGATGTCAGTGAATATTGCGGCTTTTTTAAATAGATTACTCATCTATGTATTATACTACTCATCCAAACTACTTACAACCGGTCCGGACATGGCTGCCATGCCAGCCTTGCCAGAATTCTGACGAGTCCAAGATGGATTAAGTCCGTTCATTTCCAAGATGTCATCTCGGATGTTTTGATTTTTCTTTTCAATGTTTAGGATACGAGTAAAGCTGTTGGTGATAGCTGCCGTGTAGTAGGCAAAGGGATTTTGCGATTTTGATTCATCAAACTGTAGACCAATTTGACTGAGTTGTAGCAAGGCTTGACCTCGCATCTCTTCGTTGTAGGTATAGCCTCGCCAGTTTGATCTTGTGGCATAGCGTTCACACAGTTTCATAAACATCATGGCCAACTTCTTGGTCATGTTGCCATGATCTCTAGAGAACTCACCTGTTTCTAAATCGCCCCGCCAATGACTACGGCCAACAAGATACGGATTCTTGTCTTCGTCTAATCGATAATGTTCAAACGGAGGAAAGTTTAGACGCACATAGTTCATGTCTAGTACAGGCACATCCACTAAGTCTGCCAAGGGATCATCTTCTACAGCATCGTCAAGATCCAGAATTTCTTCCAGCTTGCGTTTTTTGGCTTCGGCCTTGGTGATCTTTTTGGGTGCTTTGGGAATGTGATCCCAGCAGGTGATACGAAACACTAGATCAGTGTTGGGAATTTTCTTTTGATCAACAACCACACCTGTTTCACGTTTGATACGATCAGCACGATTCTTACGTGCATCAACTACAGTGCGTTGATTGATCTTGTCAATGCTGGGCAGAATCAAATCAAACTGGTGATCAGTAGCTCTGTCTTGATACCAACAATAGGTATTTTTGCTGTGATGAATTTCTTTTAGAATGTCACGATTGTTAAGGTAGTTGACCTTGGCGGCCGGTTTTGGTAATAAAGACATGGATGTCTGTTCTCCTGAGTGTGTACTTATTGTAGCATAAACACAACAGTTGTCAACCAGAATTTGGTAAATATGGTAAACAGGAGCCACCGTGGACTACTCAGCTTATATCGCACAACAACAATATTACCAACAGCAAGCACAACAGCAGGCGTATTATCAATACCAGCAACAGCTTGCTCAACAGCAGGCTTATCAGCAATATCAAGCCCAGCAACAGCAGGCTCAACAACAGCAGGCCTATGCACAGTATCTAGCGCAACAACAATACCAAGCTCAGCAACAGGCGCAACAGGCGGCACAAGCAGCCGCACAACAAGCAGCCATACAAGCTCAGGCTGCTGCCGCACAAGCAGCCGCACAACAAGCTGCCTACCAGGCTGCACAAGAAGCTGCCTACCAAGCACAATTGGCAGCTCAGGCTCAAGCTTCTCAACAAGCTGCCTATGAAGAAGCCGCACGTCAAGCTGCTTACCAAGCACAGTTGGCTCAACAACAAGCCGAGGCTGCTTATCAGGCACAGCAACAAGCTCAAATTCAACAACAGATATACCAACAGCAACTGGCCCAAGATGCACAAGAACAACAAATTATTGCACAATCTCAAGCACAGGCTGAAGCACAAGTGGCAGTCACTGCTGTGGCAGCAGGTAGAACACGTACCATAATTGATGCTGAAGCAGCAGCCGCTGCCGCCACCGCTGCAACAACTCCAACCTATTACACTGACCCACAGTACACAGCAACGCAGCCAGTGAATGTGCGCATTGGTCCAACATCCACACAGTCTGATCCCACAGTAACTTCCAGGGTTACCAGAACCGCCACAGCAGTTTCGCCTGTGGTAAATTACACAGTGAATCCATCCGCAGACCTTCAGTTGGCCATACAGCAGTTGGACAATCAGCCTTTCATTGGCATACCTGTACAGCCACCTAGAGCAACAGTGTAATTTTTATAAACTGCCCAGTTTTTTATACCGGTAAATAAGGTATAGGAACACAAATATGGCAGCAGGTTACGATCCAGCAAAAGCAGCAGAGTTTAACAAACTGATTCTTCAGGGCATCGAATACGACGAAGCCCTGATCATGGCTGAAATCTCACTAGAAGAAGTTGGCAACTACAGTTTTGATCCTGAGACCAGCATACTGAGTCGTCAAGAAGGCCCGCCAGAAACTCAGCCGCCAGTAAATCCTGCCAACGACCCCAACACTAATGTTGGTGCAGACACGCCAAGAGAAATACCTGTATCTGAATCAGTGTTTGACCCACGACAAGATGTGGGAGAAAATGTATTTGATCCTGCTGCCGCACTGCCAAATCCATCATTGATCTCGGCTGCTCCAGTTAACGATCCCTACGCTGGATTGACCAGCGACCAGATACGATTACTAGGTGGTGCTGATCCTACTGATCCGTATATTCGTGCCAGACTAGGTATTCCGCAACTGACAGACTCACCGCTGGCAGCAAATGCTAATTTTGGCACAGTTAAAACAGGTGTACCAATACTGGACACTGCTATAAGTTCGCTTGGCAATTTGTTTGGATTTAACAATACCAAAACAGGAACCACAACAGGATCACCGGCGCCAACACCTGACACTGCTGCCACAGCGCAGGCAGCCGCAGCCGTTAGAGTTCAAGACCCTGCCTTGACAGATGATGAAGATCAAAATCTACAAAACATTGTGGGCGCACAAGGAGAAATTGTACGGGCTGAGGAAAATATTCAAAGCAACAATCGTCAAATCCTGGCCAACGAAGAAGCACAGGCTGCGGCACAAGAACAACAACGTCAAGCACAAGCAATCATTGATCAAAACAATGCTGAACTAGCAGATGACAACTTGCCAGACGATCGTCGTGCTGAACTTGAGGCCAACAATGCCGCACAGCGTGCCAGCATTGCTGAAAATGCAGTAGTGATTGACGAAGCACAGAACAACATTGACAATGCTACTGCAAACAATGAACAGCAGACAGACTCTATACTAACTAACCAAGGCGTAATTGGAGAAAATGCTGAGGCCTTCTCTGCCAATGGTAATGAGCTAGGGGCTCCAGTAGTCGCCGACAATGATCTACAAACTGCTGTGGATCAAAATTTTCTTGATGCCAATGCAGAAGTTCAATCAGAAACTACTCTAACTATACTAAGCGAAGAAGAAACCAACGCATTGTTTGACGGCGCTGAGCCAGGCCTGGTCAATAACTTTGTCGAGGTTGATGCCACAGCCACAGAATTAACTGAAGAAGAAACTGCGGCATTGTTTGACGGTACTGACACTGAATTGATAGTTACCGATGTCACTGATCTTGCCGAACCAGTTGATCCCGATGCTGATCCCGAGTTACTGGGAGATCCTGAGTTACAAGACGGAGAAATAACCGATCTTGCTGAGCCAGTTGATCCTGATGCTGACCCAGAACTTGTGGAGTTAGGTGACCCCGATTTACAACTAACTGAACTTGCTGAGCCAATTGATCCTGATGCTGATCCTGAACTTGTGGAGTTAGGCGATCCCAATTTACAAGACGGAGAAATAACTGATCTCGCCGAACCAGTTGATCCTGATGCTGACCCAGAACTTGTGCAGTTAGGCGGCCCACAGGATGACGAAGAGCTTGTGCAGTTAAGCGGCCCAGAAGATGTCAACACTGAAACTGACCCTTCACTGCCTAGTGGATTGTCTGATGAAGAAATACTTGCACGTCAGAATCCAGGTGGATTGTCTGATGAAGAAATACTTGCACGACAAGAAGCTGCCGCAAAACAACGTGCTCAAGAACAAGCCACACTGCAGGCACGTTATAAACAGCCAGCAAGCTCAGACTGGCGTGTACGTCTGCAACTGGCACCCAACGCAGATTACCTGTACAAAGATCGCACAGGATCAACTATTCTAGCACCCTTGTATGAAACTGACGGAGTTATATTTCCATACACTCCGTCAATTGAAACCACATACAATGCCAACTATGAAATGTATGATCTCACACACTCCAACTTTCGTGGATACTTCTACAAAAACAGTCGTGTGAATGACATCAACATTCGTGCCACATTCACAGCACAGGACACACAAGAAGCCAACTATCTATTGGCAGTGATTCACTTTTTCCGATCAGTGACCAAGATGTTCTACGGAGCCAAAGATGCCTTGCGTGGAGCACCACCTCCGTTGACATATCTAAGTGGACTAGGGCAGTACCAGTTCAATCAGCATCCTTGTGTGGTATCACAATTCAACTACAGTTTGCCAAACGACGTGGATTACATCCGTGCAGGAGCACCCAACAACTATGGCACTAACTTGCTGGAACAGCGTGCCAGAACAGGTGCTATTTCTCCCGAAGCAGGCAACCCAAGCCTAACACGTTTGTTAGGTACATTGACCAAACCGCCAGTGGGTGCAACATCAACGCCCCCGAGTCCCACTATGATCAATCAAAACGTCAACAACCTGGCACAGGCCACCTATGTGCCTACTAAAATTGAGATCAGCCTTACATTATTGCCCATCAACACTCGCAGTCAAGTAAGTACACAGTTCAATATGAAAGATTTTGCATCAGGTGCGCTGATCAAAGGAGGGTTCTGGTAATGGCAAATTATGTAGCAACAAGTCCGTACTATCAAACTGGGTATAGTCAATTCTTTTTGGATGTCATGGTCAATCGGCCCATCCCCAAAGAAACTGACGACTTGGAATTTATTATCAATCAAACCTATCAGTATAGACCTGACCTGTTGGCATTTGACTTGTATCAAGATTCAAACCTGTGGTGGGTGTTCTATCAACGCAATCCCAACACACTCACAGCACCTCCCTTGGATTTCAAGCCGGGTGTAAAAATATTCTTGCCCAAGCTGAACACACTCAAAGAAACACTGGGGTTCTAACATATGGCAAGAACTGTTGCAGAACTAGAAGCAGAAATTGCCAGACTTCAGGCAGAGTTTAATGCTGTGCAAGCAGCCGCAAGAGCGTCTGGTGATATTAATAGTCCTCTTCTAAACACAAGAGAAGACTTAAGAACTCAAATAGCTCAACTTAAACGTGAGTTAAAAATTGCGGTTGCACAAGAAAACAGTACACAACCAACTCCGCCTGCCTCTGCTGGACAAACAGTCAACGATGATGCTGTAAACAATCCCAACAAGCCGCCACCACTGCAGGCCGATCCTGCAACAGGCCGCATAACAACTCCCAGTGCCACAACTGAACCCTCCAACGCTGAACCGCCCAATGTTGGTCCAGCTAGTACAGGAATAGATGCGCCAACAAAAACTCTCAACACCACACAAGCCACATACGAAGGCGTGTCTGGCGGAGCACTGCCTGTACCTGGCACATCTACCGCAGCCGCGGATGCTAACAGCGTCAACACTGGCCAAGCAGGAAATTTAAGTGTTAATGGAGCAGTAACCAACGGAGTTATAACTGGTACTGGCAGTGTGTCTGCGCAGGCAGCAGTGACTCCTGGTATAGCTGCGTCCAACGAAGATCGTCCACCACCTAGACCAGACAAGGCCACAGTTGAAGTCAACAATGGATTCAACAAGACCACATTAATTGCACCGCAACCCAACATACTTGATCGTTATGCCAGCTATACCTACAACATTTCAGTGTATCTAACCAGCCCTGAACAGTACAAACAATTGATTACATCCAAGCGTCGCAAGATTAATGGCTACAACTTGTTGTTTCAATCAGGCGGGGCACCTACCAATGTTGGAGGAGCTCAAGGTGCATTGGGTGCGGCACAAAAAGCGGCACAAGCTGATCTAGAAGCTGAAGGTATTGGATTTGTTCCTGGTGCTAATACACCGGGCGCCACTGCACCTGATGCCGGACGTAGTCCTTTTTTCCCAGATGACTTTTACATTGACAGCGTGACCATTGACAATCAGTTTCCAGGCAAACAAACTGGTGCGGCTCACATGGTCACAAACATGAAGTTCACTGTGATTGAGCCTGCTGGAATTACCTTGCTTGATCGACTGTATGAAGCTGTGCAAGACTTTGCACCTAAAGATGCCACTGGCGCAATCAACTACACGGCCGCACAGTATCTCATGGTAGTACGCTGGTACGGATATGATCAGTCAGGCAAATTAGTACGCCCAGGTGCCGCAGGCAAGGATGGACTTAGTGATCCCAATGCTGTGTGCGAAAAGTTTGTTCCTTTTATTATTAAAAAAATAAACTGGAGTGTGAGCAACAAATTAGTTAGTTACGACTTTGAATGTGGACCAATTGGACAACAAATTGGCGGAACCACAGCCAGAGGTTCTATTCCGTATGACATTGAATTATCAGACTCCACTGTGGAAGGACTGCTAGGTGGTGATGTTAAATATGGCACAGGAACATCATCCAATGCCAATCCGGGCGCAAGCACCACCGCGGCTACTAATCAAAGCAATGCTGAAACAGCTCGACTAGCAAGACAAAATTCCGCGGCTGCACCTGTTACATATAATGCCGCAAAAGATAGCCAAGCGGCAAATGTATCAACAACAACGCCAGCACCGCCCAAAGCCAATCAAGCACCTACACCCAAGAAAACTATCACATCAGGATTGATTGGAGCCATGAACAAGTTTCAGGCTGAACTTGTGGAAAAGAAGATCTACCAGTATCCTGACGAGTACGAGATTGTATTTGCTGATGGAGCAGATAAAATTAAATCAGCTAAAATCACTTTGCCAGGCAAAGTAAAAAATCAAAAAGCCTCACCAATGACAGCGGCCGCAGCCACAGATGTCAAAGGCAAAGACCCTGCAAGACAACGTGTGGACAACGACGTAAGAAACTTCAGTATCACAGCTGGTCAACAAATCTTACAAGCTATTGATCTTACTATTCGTAACAGCAGTTTTATCTACGAGCAAGCTGCTGTACAAAAATCAGAAACAGTTCCACCAGATCCAGCCAAAGATGATGCTGGCACAGCAGACGAAAATACCAACGATAACAAAGTTCCTGCACAAACAACATTGTACTGGTATCTGATTACCATGGAAGCTGTCCCAACCAAGTACGATGAAAAACGCAATGACTATGCCTACAACATCAAGTACATTATCAGTCTGTATCCTATACAGAACTTCAACAGCAAGTATTATCCAATACCCAAGTTCTTGGGACTACACAAACAATACCGCTATTGGTTTACTGGTGAAAACTCTGGAGTGCTGGATTACCAAGCCACATTCAATCATCTCTACAACATGACTGTGAGTGGCAGAGAACCAGGTGACAACAATCTCAACCGACTGAGAAAAAAGTATACCAGTAGCATGAGAGAACTAACCAAATACACATACCAAGCAGCCAGTTCTGAAAGCCGTGCTGGCGCAGAATCTGATGCCAATGAAGTTGGTGCCAACGCCGGCGAAAGTTTGTACAGCCCTAGTGACCTAGCCAAAGGCAAGATAAAGATTGTGGGAGATCCTGCCTGGATACAACAAGGCAGTGTGGCAGCAGGTGTAAATGTATCTGGATTTGATACCAATGGATTTTTGCCTGATGGCACCATTAACTTTGATTCTTCACAAGTGATGTTTGCAATTGAGTGGCAAAAACCACAAGACTATAATTTAAAAACTGGGTTAGCCGACCCTTATGGAAAAAACAACAAAGAAAGAAAGCCTATCAACAGCTATGTGTATCAAGCTCTCAAATGTGTATCAGAATTTCGTCAAGGTAGATTTGAACAAACTATTGATGGATCTTTATACTACTATCCAACTGAAAACCTAAAGAACACAGCAACTACACCATCTAACGCAGTGGCTGATCAGACCAATGGCAGACCTACAGATCCTGCAAGTGATCCTAATACCAACACAGGTGCAGGCACAACACAAGCACCTGCTGGTATTGATAACACACGACCAATCAACGACTCACCAGGAACGCCGCCAAACAGCAACTCCACATTAGACAACGCAAAACAGTCTGCACCAACCAGTGACGGTCAAGACATTGGTGTTAACTATTTGCCGGCCCCTAACTTCTTGGATGCCAATTCTGAGCCTCAAGGTGAAGCTCCTCCGGTTGATCCTAACTTCTTGGATGCCAATTCTGAGCCTCAAGGCGAGCCTCCACTTGCGATTGATCCAACCAGTGTTACCATACCATCTAACCAGCAAATTGAAAGAGACTTCTAATGTCAGAAAATACACAACGCAGTAGAGGCCGTCCGGGCAATTACAAACTTGATCGTGGTGGTGTACCTTCAGAAGGCGGTCCGTTCCTGGGCACTGTCATGAACAACATTGACCCTACTCGCAGTGGTCGACTACAAGTTTTTATTGACAATTTTAATGATGGCAACATGAATGACACTACCAAGTGGACCACTGTGGACTACTTGCCTAGTTTTTATGGTGCAACACCTAAATCAGGAACCAGTAGTGGCGATGGCACATACCCAGGTAACAGAAACAGTTACGGCATGTGGTTTACTCCTCCAGATGTGGGTGTTACCGTGGTTTGTATATTCATCAACGGTGACAGAGATCAAGGATACTATATTGGTGTAGTGCCCGAGCAAGGCATTAATCACATGATTCCTGCTATTGGTGCTTCCACAAAATTTGTACCGTCTGATCCTGCCAATGTCAACCAACTGACATATCTTGACAAAGCCACACAAGCCCCTGTAACTGAAATTAACGACAGTAATATTGGTGTAGCAAACAATCCACGATTCTTTGATCAAGCCAAGCCAGTACACAGTGTGTTGGCTGCTGCCATGTTTCAGCAGGGATTGATCAATGATCCTGAACGTGGACCTATTGGTAGTTCAAGCCAACGTGAATCACCTAGTGCTGTGTTTGGTGTCAGCACTCCGGGCATATCAATTTATCAAGGCGGCGCAAGTCCCGGTGATATACGCAAAAAAATTGAAGCTGGCGAGCTCAAGCCACAAGATGTCAAAGTGATTGGACGTATGGGTGGACACACACTGACCATGGACGATGGCAACGTTGACGGCAACAATGCCCTGTTCCGGTTCAGATCAGCCAAAGGTCATCAGATCACCATGAGTGATTCGGGAAACTTCTTTTACATTATACATGCCAACGGACAAACTTGGATAGAGCTGGGCAAAGAAGGTACTGTGGATATTTTCAGCACCAACTCTGTCAATGTACGAACACAAGGCGACATCAACTTGCATGCTGATCGTGATATCAACATGTATGCCGGCCGCAACATCAATGCCAAGTCCAAAGAAAATATAACACTAGAAGCTGAATTAAATTTAACTGCCACTGCACAAGAAAACTTAAAACTCTATAGCAAGAGTTATATTGGCGTACTAGCCGACGGCACCCTGGCACTAAACAGCGCAGGATCTGGCAGTTGGAACGGCGGCAGTACACTAACATTCTCCGCAGGCGGCATTGATCTCAACGGACCGTCCGCAGCCACAGTACCAGCACCTAGACCTCTAGTTAAAACAGTCATGGACGACACAGAGTTCAACACCAGTACTGGTTGGCAAACACTACCAGACGGACTTGAAAGCATTGTGAGCCGAGCACCCACACATGAACCCTACAGCTATCATAACGAAGGCGTAGATGTCAAAGTTGCACTGGAAGAAGGCACACCTACACCACCACCAGGTGCTGAGCCTGTGCCTGCAGGTGTAGAAATAAGGGCAGAATAACATGGGAAGTTACACATTTAATCTAAATCAATATGTAAAGTCGCCAAGCGATGCTGAGGGTACTGCTAAACAGTTTACTATTGAAGGTCCTGCTACGCTAACTAGAGAGCAAGCGCAGGCAATATTTGAAAAACAAGTTAACACTGGCGCACTAACTGGGTTCAAAGCTGGAGACGTACTCAGCGCAGCCACTCAAGCAGCCGCTGGACTTGCTGGAGCACAAGCACAGCTGGCAGGCGGTATAAGCAGTCTAGGTGCCTTGGTCAGCAAAGCTACCAATGGTGCAACATCAGCGTTGACCAAATTGCCAGTATTAAATGGTATTAACCCAGGAGACTTTGCAAAACAGTTGCCTGGACTATCCAGCATTGGATCTATAGATGCCAGTCAAGTCACAGGCGTGCTAGCACAGGCTGGCAAACTAACAGGACAACCATCAGATCTGTTGACCAATGCTGTGGGTGTGGGAAATTTTGGACTTGACGCTACGCAATTAGAAAAAGCTGGATACGTTAAGCCAGGTACTGCTGCCAAATATTTAACAACAGGCCAAAACTCATTGACATCAGTGCTCAAAAGTCCTTCAGTATGGACAGGCAAGGACGGCATCAATGAAGTACAAAATTTGCTAACAAACCCTTCGGCGCAGAACAAAATACAACAAGGACTCATGTCCACAGGAATAGAGCAAGTCAAACAACTTGGCTTGCCCACAGACAAACTCAGTCCTCAACTGTTGAGCGGAGTGGCATTGAATGCTGCCAAGAGCGTGACAGATACTGTAAACTGGGCCAAAGGACAAATCTCTGGAATACCATCTGACATCACTGCTGGGTTTGACCAAGTGGCCAAAGATGCTGCCTTTGCAGTTAATTTGGTTGATGAAAAAATTGGCAACGAAACTCTAAATATCAAGGCAATCACAGGATCAACAAACACAATTAATCGAGCCACACTAAATGCCGCGCTCGGCCGTGTTGTTGGCAATGAAAAAATACCAAAACTTGATTTCAGTGGTGACACATTTGATGAAGTAGCTACCCTGGCGCTGAAAACGCTCAGTCAAAACATTGCAATCGTCGAATCCAAAGCCAACAATATCTTTGGCGAAACACTAACGTCTGACACTGTAGATGCAAGAGAAGCCAGAATAACTGCACTAAAAAGCGAAGCAACTGCATTGTTAGCCAGTTTGCGCAGTCTAAAAACTACTAGCACATCACTGGCATTTCTCGGCAAAATTGATTTGGCCATAGTGAATGTTGAGTTATTGATAGAACTGTTGGACAAAGACATAACAAACATTCAGCGGTTCAAAGCTGATTTACAGAGTATATAAATATTAACATGACTACATTCGTTGGGTTCAACACCATCAATCAATACAAAAAGTTCACTCTGACAGATTTTGAGTTGATCAAGCGTGACCTGCTGAATGCATTTAACATACGTCAAGGACAACTGCCGGGACGTCCTGGATATGGCACAGTGCTGTGGGACTATGTGTTTGAACCACAGACAACTCAGACTCAAAACTCAATCAATGCCGAAGTACAACGTGTAGCTGGTGGCGACCCTAGGATATTCATCAGTGACGTTCAAAGTTATCCGCAAGAAAATGGTATCCTGATTGAAATACAACTCACTGTGGTGCCTACACAGAATGCTGAAATACTCAGCATATTCTTTGATCAACAACAGCGCAAAGCCACCTACGTATAACTACGCCGTTTTTAGTAACCATAAATACTCTGAGGTTACAAAACAATGGCAACAACCACTAGACAAACAGCAATATTTGGCGTAGAAGATTGGAAGCAGATCTATCAAACGTATAGAGAAGCAGACTTCCAAAGCTACGATTTTGAAACTCTACGCAAGAGTTTTGTAGATTATCTACGTTTGTACTACCCAGAAACATTCAATGACTATATTGAGTCAAGTGAATTTATTGCGCTATTGGACATTATTGCGTTCATGGGGCAAAGTCTTGCATTCCGTACTGACCTTAACACTCGTGAAAACTACATGGACACTGCTGAACGTAGAGATTCAGTAGTGCGTCTTGCCAATCTAGTAAGCTACAGTCCCAAACGCAACACGGCCTCGCAAGGCCTGTTAAAAGTATTCAATGTTACCACAACAGAAAACGTTGTGGACTACAACGGCATTAACTTGGCCAACGTCACAGTGGACTGGGCCGATCCCACAAACCCAGACTGGCAAGAACAGTTCACTGCGATTCTCAATGCTGCCATGGTTGATACCCAACGTGTGGGTCGTCCTGCAAATCGTCAAACTTTGCTAGGTGTGCGTACTGATGAATACGCATTAAATTTGATTCCTGGCTTCTTGCCTGTGATTCCTTACACAGCCACCGTTGATGGAGTAAACATGCCATTTGAAGCAATTACTTCTACGTCAGTTGGCAGAGATTACTTGTATGAACCAAGTCCTGTGCCTAACGCACCATTTAATATTTTGTTTCGCAATGACCAGTTAGGATTTGCCAGCGCCAACACTGGCTACTTCTTTGCATTCAAACAAGGTACATTGCAAAACACAGACTTTAACTTGGCCGAACGTATCAGCAATCGCACAGTCAACATCAACGTGGAAGGCGTCAACAACGAAGACCGTTGGTTGTTTCAGTTGGACAATGTTGGTAATATCAATCGTGAGTGGGACTATGTAGAAAGTGTATACACCGCGGCCGCAGAGCAACAAGTAGAACTGCGCCCAATTTATTCAACTACCAGTCGTGCCAACGATCAGATCACGTTGGTATTTGGCGACGGCGTGTTCTCAGAGATTCCTGTGGGTATCTTCCGTTGCTACACTCGTGCAAGTAATGGATTGCAATACATTATCAATCCTGAAGAAATGCAAAACGTTACATTGCCAATCAGTTATACCGATCGTAACGGCAACTTGCAAACTATCACATTCACCTGTGGCATTACACAACCTGTGAGCAATGCACAAGCACGTGAAACTATTGACCAGATCAAGCAACGTGCTCCTGCTCAGTATTACACACAGAACCGCATGGTCAATGGCGAAGACTATAACTTGTTTCCGTACACTGCTTACAACTCAATTATCAAAAGCAAAGCCTTGAACCGTAGCTCAATTGGTACAAGTCGATATTTGGATCTTGTGGACAACACAGGCAAGTATAGTTCAACCAACACCTTTTCCAGTGATGGTGCACTATGGGAAGAAAACATTCTTCCTACTATCTTGTTCTCTTGGATTAATCGTAACGAAATTGCTGACTTTATTACAAACCAAGCGCAACCTGCACTAGGTGCGGATACAATGAAACAGTTTTACTACGCTAACTTTCCGCGCATTGATACTATCAATACAGGCGCAACTGCCGGAAGCACTTGGCAGCAGTCAACTACGTTAGCCAACGAAACCACAGGCTACTTTAAAAATTCTGTAGGCAATGCTATTCCTGTTGGATCAAGTACCTCAACAGATTTTAAATACGTGCAAGTAGGTAGCCTCATTGAGTTTGTTGCCCCCACCATCAATGGTGTAGCATATTACTTTGACAAAAATAATAAATTGCAACCAGGTACACCAACCAAGCCTGATGAAAAAACTTCTATCTGGGCTGCTCCGCAAGCCATTATTGGCGATGGATACAACGGCGGTCAAGGCAACTTGTTGAGTGGTGCTGGTCCTGTTACTATCAATAACTTTGTGCCCACAGGTGCAGTGGTCAATACTATTATTCCATTGTTTACAACAGACTTGCCAGTGAGTATTGAACAACAAATGGCTGAACAGATTGAGTTGTTCCGTAATTTTGGTCTAGGCTATGCCAACACCACTATTACCACGCCACAAGGTGCTACTATTCCTGCAGGTACTTGGTACTTAATAACACAACAAAACTTAGATGCATACTCATCTACTAATCCAGCTACCTGGAGCCAAACTTATGCAGGCGATACATCTGGTGGCAACGACGATGCCAGTTGGCTGGTACAATTTGTGGTTGAAAATCAAAACTACACAGTGACCTTGCGTGGGCTGGCCTATTCTTTTGGTTCAGTACTACAGACACGATTCTTCTTTTATGATAATCAATTGATCTACGACAGCAGAACTGGCACTATCATCAAAGACTTTATCAACGTGCTGGCCATGAATTCGCAGCCTGATTCATCTTCTCCATTGCAAGGCGATGTAGTAATGAACATTATTGGACAACCAGTAGAGAGTGATGGATACGTTGATGACTTCCAGGTGTTGGTCAGCTATCGCGATTCAGACAATGATGGTGTGCCCGATGATCCTGACTTCTTTGATACTATTGTAGGCACAGTACCTGCTACTCCTAGTGCAAGCTCTCCGTGGATTTTCTTGCAACAAACAGTGGACTTTGACAACTTGCAACGCTACTTGTTAGTAGAGCCTGGTGTGGTAAACGCAGATTATGCCACAATTGATGCCATTGAATTGGTCAAGACTGAGTGGACGCCAGGACAGATATTCTACGCATATAGCCAAGGCACATTCTGGTTATTGAGTATCAACGTAAACAATGTTCGTACATTAGTTGAACAATCAGGTTGGATTGCTCGTAACGGACGCCAGGCATTGTACTTCCAGTATCGTCATAACTCACCACTAACCAATCGTATTGATCCAGGTACCACAAACATTATTGACTTGTATGTGGTCACACAAAGTTATTACACTGCCTATCAAAACTGGATTCGTGACACAACAGGTACCGTGATTGAGCCAAGTGTGCCCACAATTGATGAACTGTCAACTGCCTATCAAGGACTTGACGACTACAAGATGATTTCAGACAACATTGTGTTGAACTCTGTAAACTTCAAGCCGTTGTTTGGTGCCAAGGCCGCACAACAATTGCGAGCCACAATCAAAGTGATTCGTGCTCAAGGCTCAACAGCATCAACCAGTGAGATCAAGAGTTCAGTAGTGGCAGAGATGAATAGTTATTTCAGCATAGACAAATGGAACTTTGGTGACACCTTCTACTTCTCTGAGCTGGCAGCATACTTGCACAGACAACTAGGCACAATCATCAGCTCTGTTGTGTTGGTACCACTGGACACACAAAAGAGTTTTGGAGACTTGTATGAGATTAGATCTGAACCCAACCAAATCTTTGTGAATGCAGCGGACATAACTAATATAGATGTGATTGAAGCCTTGACCAGCACCAATCTTAGAACAGCACCAGGCAGTGGAGTCATTTAATGGCAAAAGTACGAAGCGTAGATTTTTTACCTGAAATTTTTCAGACTGATGTAAACAAACAGTTCCTGGCGGCCACGCTGGATCAGTTGATACAAGAGCCTAAGTTTAAAAAGACTCAAGGATTCATTGGCCGCACTGTGGGACCTGGTGTGAACCCCAATGAAAAATATGTTGTAGAGCCAACCAAGGTTCGTGCAGATTATCAGCTGGAAGCAGGTATCATTAGTCTTGAGCCTGACACAGACATCATCAAAGATGCAATCACTTATCCAGGACTGTTAGACAGCATCAGTTATCAAGGCGGTAATGCTACCAAACCTGATCGCCTGTTTGAAAGTCAATACTACACCTGGGATCCGTTTATTTCCTGGGATACGTTTATTAACTTCAGCCAATATTTCTGGCTGCCCAATGGCCCTGACGCAGTAGATGTGGCAGCCACAGGCGTTCCAGCTACAAACAATTTCACAGTTAATCGTGCCAACGGAGTGTACACATTCTCTGGCCTGCAAGGAAACAATCCCACAGTTGATTTGGTTCGTGGCGGTAGTTATGCATTTGATGTTGCACAAAATGCCAAAGAAACAGTGAACTACAGTGTAGGCAATGCTGGCAACAGTGCATTTGTTATTGACTTTGCTAACAATCCCACATTGACTTTGGTGCGCGGCGACACCTATGTGTTTACTATGAATCTCTCTGCGCCTTATCCTTTTTATATCAAATCAGCACCTAGCACTGGATTGAATAATATCTACAGCTCAGGTGTGACCAACAATGGTGCTGTAACTGGGCAAGTGATTTTTGTTGTTCCACAAGATGCGCCAGATACCCTATACTATTCTACCACAACACAGACCAACCTTAAAGGACAGATCAACATTGTAGATGGCACACCAGGCACTGGTCCAGGATTTTGGATTCAAACAGCACCTGGGGTCAACGGAAAAGTTCCAACTACTCCAAACATCAGTAGCCGTGATGTGTTTGGTGTGACCAACAATGGTGAAGACCTTGGCACCATTACATTTAACGTTCCTACTAAAACTGCACAACAGTTTTATTACGGCCTGCCACTGATTGCCTACAACAACGGTGCTGTTGATTTGATCACTGATCTCAAGTTTGATCAAATCAACAATATCACTGTAGACGATTTCTTAAACACCTATGGCGGCATTGACGGAATTCAAGAACTTAATGATCGTACTCTGGTATTTGAAAATCCCACAGTAGATCCTGAAACAGGTGGATGGTATAGAACCACATTCTTTGATCCCTTGGCACAAGGCGCAGCTAATAATGGTCTACCAGGTAGCTACGACAGTTTGTTGTATGCACAACAAACAGAAGTACCAGTCGGCGAACGCTTTAGCGTATGGCAGATTAGCTATGTGACCAACAATGGAGTTACATATCTTCAATTGAACAGCATAGCATCCATTGGAGAGTTAGAAAAATTTCAAATTTTATACGGAACAACTTACGCTAGTACATATTGGTTTAAAAATGATGCTGGTATATTTCGTCAGGTACCTTTGCTGAGCGCACTACAAGATACCTTGTACTACCAAGACGGTACAGATCCAGAAATCTTTGGTCGTATCAGATTAATTGAACAAACACAAAGTTCAACATTGTACATTGACGAAATCTTAGGCAAGACCACTTACACAAGTCCTAACGGTGTTACGTTTACCAACGGAATCAAGGTGGTATTCCGTGGAGATGTTGAGCCAGCCAGTTATATCAACAACGAATACTATGTCAGTGGTGTAGGCGTGGCCATTGAGTTGTTGCCTGTAGAAAATTTTATTACTCCTGAAACTTACGTTGTTAACAACAACGACAGTAGTCTTCCCATCCCAGAAGATTTAGATTACTTGACCATTGATCGTGCCAGCAAGGATCTAAATGCCTGGACTCGCAGTAACCGATGGTTCCACATTGATGTTATCAATGCCACAGCAGAATACAACAACACTGACATCACAATTGACAATCAATACAGAGCCAAGCGTCCTATTGTACAGTTTCGCCCAGGCGTGCGACTGTTTAATATGGGCACTGAAGGCAAACAACCAATTGATGTAATTGACTTTGAAGAAACTGATGCATTTAGCAATGTTGAAGGCACTACAAGTTACAACATTGATGGATATGCAGTAGTCAATGGCAGCCGAGTAATTTTTGCCGCCGACGAAGATGCCAATGTGCGTAACAAAATTTGGGTGGTAAACTTTGTTGAGCCAGACTCAGTACCTCCGTTAATTGCGCAACCTATTATTAACTTGACACTTGCCACTGACGGAGAAGTACTAGTAGATCAATCAACTGTGTGTCTCAAAGGTGATACTCTTACAGGATTGACTTTTTGGTACGATGGTGTTGCTTGGATAGAATCACAGCTTAAAACTAGCATTCAACAAGCACCGTTATTCAATGTCTACGATGCCAATGGCATAAGTTTTGGCAATAGAGTAACCTACCCATCAAGTACGTTTGCAGGATCAAAGTTGTTTAGTTACGCTGTTGGTGATACCACTGTGCTTGATCCTATCTTACAGTTCCCATTGCAGTATTTGAATCTTAACAACGTTGGTGATATTGTATTTGAAAACAACTTGTATAAAGATACATTCTTGTATGTGCAAGACAACGTCAGCGTTACTGATCCCATCAGCTCAGGTTTTGTTAGAGAATATGCAAGCAGAACATTGTTTGACCGTCTGATTGGTTGGACTGATGCTGCCACTCAAACACAAATACGCCAACAGTTTAAATTTACGTTTAATGGTTCACCTTTAAAGTTAGATGTACAGGCGCAAAGCACTGGAGTATTGCCAGCGGTCAAAGTATATGTAGGCAGTAATTATCGAGATCCTGACACTTACACTGTGTCAACTACAGCCACCACTACTACTATTACCTTGGACAACACATATGCTGTGGGAGACATTGTTGAAGTGCTAGCACTCAGCGACCAGACCAGTCAAGTAGCGTTTTATCAAGTTCCTATCAACTTAGAGAAAAACCCACTCAATGGCAACAGCAATAGCTTTACTTTGGGTACTATTCGCACACACTACGAAAGCATCTGCGAAAACTTAACCACCCTTGTGGGTCCTATCAATGGCGCCAACAACACACGTGATCTAGGTGAAATTGGTCCTTACGGCTTGATCATCTTGCAACAGAGTGCTCCACTGACCTTGACAGGATATTTTAATCGCAGTAAAGACTACAATATTTTTGCCAGCTTGCAATACAACTCAAGAGAGTATCAAAAGTTTAAAAACTTGCTGATGCAAGAAGTAACAAACTTGACCATACAGTATGATACCACAGTAGCAGACATTTTGGTTGACGCTATGACCAATATCACGCTGGGCAAAGTTGAATCAAACCCGTTCTATTGGTCAGACATGATTCCGACTGGTTCTGTGTACACACAGACCAATTACACTGTGAGCTTGATTACCACCAACGTGTTTGATACTACACAAGTTTATAACTATACTTCTGCAAATTATCTTGGATTGAATGTGTTCAAGAACAATGTGTTGTTGACACGCGGATTTGATTACACTGTGGCCACTGACGGACCTCGTATCACTGTGTTGACCACACTGGCTGTTGGCGACATTATCAGCATACAAGAATACTCAGCCACCTATGGCAGTTTCGTGCCCAACACTCCTACCAAAGTAGGATTGTATCCAGCATACCGTCCTGAAATTGCCACAGTAAGTACAACCACAGGCACAGCTCTGGTCATTGTTGGGCACGATGGCAGCCAAACTCCTATGTTTGGTGATGTACGAGATGATGTGTTGTTGGAATTTGAAAAACGAATTTATAACAATTTGAAACTGGATGGCAATCCAGTACCATTAACAATCACAGATGTACTGCCAGGTCAGTTCCGCGAAACAGGATACACGTTTGAAGAAATTTCAAGCATCTTGAATCTTGACTTTTTGAGCTATGTGGGCTGGAACAAACTGGATTATACCACACAGAATTACATTGTCAACAATGAGTTCTCTTGGAATTATTCTCAAGCACAGAACAAACTCACCCCAAGTGAAACATTAATTGGTGCCTGGCGAGGTATCAACCGATACTTCTACGACACAGAAGATCCAGCAAATACTCCTTGGGAGATGTTGGGACTGTCTATTAAACCTACCTGGTGGAATACTGTGTACGGTCCAGGTCCATACACTAGCGACAACTTGGTGTTGTGGGACGATCTTGAACTAGGTCGTGTGGCTGATCCTGCTGGTGCTTACATACTGCCTGCATATGCCCGTCCTGGACTAAGTGGAGTAATTCCTGTAAATTCAGAAGGTGCATTGTTGAGCCCATTTGATTCTGTGGTAGGCAATTATACTGATAACACATTCCAGAAAAGCTGGGTAGCAGGAGACGGTAGCCCTGTAGAATCATCATGGTGGAACTCTAGTGCATATCCATTTGCTGTGATGCGTGTGTTAGCGTTGACTCGGCCTGCCAAGTTTTACAGCTTGTTTGCTGATCGTGACTTATACAGGTATAGCAGTGAGTTTGGACAGTACTTGTACAACGATCGTTATCGACTAGATGCCAACGGTATACAAGTTTACGGCAACGGCACAAGCAAAGCCAGCTACATTGACTGGATTGTTGACTACAATCGTCAAACTGGTATTGACAGTACCACGGCATTAGAAACAGATCTAGCCAGCATTGATGTTCGACTGTGCTACAGAATGGCCAGCTTCAGTGACAAACAATACATTAAAATTTACACTGAAAAATCAAGTCCTAACTCAGTTAACTCAACACTATTGATACCTGACGAAAGCTACAACTTGTTGTTGTACAAAAATCAGCCGTTTGATCGCGTGATCTACAGCAGTATTATTGTGCAAATAGTTGAAGGCGGATATGCAGTATTTGGATACTCAAATGCGCAGCCATATTTTAACATTTTGGTTAGTCAGTCCATTGGCCGACTACAACCATACACTGTGGGCGATGTCACTGTTCGCGTACCCACGGCTTACACCAACACAGTAGCACAGATCCCATACGGATATGTGTTTACCAATCAAACCAGCGTGTGTGACTTCTTGTTAAGTTATGGCCGGTTGTTGGAAGAACAAGGTCTTGAGTTCACTGACCGTGCCAATGGATATACCTTGGACTGGTCACAAATGGTTGTGGAATTTTTGTACTGGAGTCAACAGGGATGGGACGCCAATGCACTTATCAATCTTAACCCATTGGCCAGTGCGTTAACTATAACCAAGCCTGGTGCAGTAGTAGACAGTATTTCTACGCAAACCAATGAAAATGTGTTGTTGGATCAGAACAAGCGTGAACTGCCCACACGTGATATCAACATTGTGCGTCTTGAAAATACCCTGACATTGCAACCGTTGACTAATCAAAGTTTGAGCTTTGCTGATTTACGATTCACAAACTTTGAACACATGATTGTGTTGAACAATCAGTCAGTGTTTGGCGACTTGATCTATGAACCTATCACAGGTGCTCGTCAGAGTCGTCTGAACTTTGTGGGCGTTACCACAACTGAGTGGAACGGCACAGTTGATGCACAAGGCTTTATTTTAAATCAGGACAATGTAGAAGAGTGGTCTGGTTTGAAGAAGTATACCAAAGGTCAGATTGTCAAGTACAAAGATCAGTATTGGTCAGCCGCCACAATAGTTGATCCAAGTATTGACTTTGATTTCAACAACTGGATCAAGAGTGATTACACACAGATTGAACTGGGCTTGTTGCCTAACATTGCCAACAAAGCCAATCAGTTACAAAACTCATACAGTATCAACACTGCCAACTTGGAAAGCGATAATGACTTGTTGAGCTACGGCTTGATTGGTTTCCGTACTCGACAGTACATGGCAGCATTGAATCTTGATGATGTTAGCCAGGTAAATGTTTACTCACAGTTCTTGGGCTCAAAAGGTACAATTCTTTCAGCAGAGTTGTTGAGCAATGCCAACCTTGGTAAAGAATCTGCAGACTATCAAATCTATGAAAACTGGGCGGTACAACGTGCAGTGTATGGGGCCAATGCTAACCGCAGTTTTGTTGAATTGAGATTGGATCGTGCATTGCTAAATGCCAACCCGAGCTTGGTACAAGTGATCAACCCACAGCAACAAAGCCAAGCTGATCAACAGATCTTGTTGAGCAACGTGTGGCGCCAGAGTTATAAGTTGCCATCGCCAGACTTCTTGCCCACAACACTGACTACCAACACAGATACTGCTCTGCCTACAGCTGGTTACGTAAGTCTTGATGATGTAGACATCACTACATTTGATCTTGGAACTGGTTCTACAATCTTGGCCAATATTGATGCAGTTCGCGTTGGCGCTACTGTATGGGTAGCCAAAGTCAACAACTACGACTGGGACATTTATCGTTGTGTATCAGTACCAGGCTATATTGATCACGTGTGTGACAACTTAGATGGCACATCCATTGTTAACTTTACCAAAGAACATGGATTGTCTATAGGTGATCGACTGATCATCAAACAATTTGATGATCGTGTTAACGGTGTTTATCGAGTGTTAACTGTACCCGGTGTCAACAGAGTCACTGTAGCATACAGTTTTGTACCTGGCGGCCAAACAGTAATCAACGGGATTGGCATTGGCTTTACACTACAAACGCAACGGGTAGTGCAAGCCAGCGATATTTTAGATTTGCCGTACTCTACTGATATTCAAGCTGGTGCAAAAGTTTGGGTTGATGATGACGGCACAGGTCATTGGGAAGTGTTAGAAAAACAAGAACAATTCTCTGCTGTTACAGAACTAGCCCCAGTATTACTTGATGCTACTGAACAGTACGGACAAAGCGTTGCACAGGCCAACAATCGTCTGGCAGCCTTGGTGGGCAGTCCTCGATATGGTTCCAGCATACCAAGTGACACCAACAAAGGTGGCGTGTATGTGTATGTTAAAAACTATTCAGATCAATACATTCCAGTAAGTCCAGTAGGCGAAGTTGATGCTATTTTAACTTTAGATGTTACAGGAGTTAGAGGTTATGGCAATGCTGTGGATTTTGGTTATCAAGACTGGGCAGTAGCAGGTGCTAGCAAAAGCCGAGGACCTGCTGACCAGGCCGATGTTGGATATGCCGCAGTTATCTATAGAGACCCTGATCTTGGAGAGCCTGGCACCAATCCGTTTACACAGTCACAACTGTTGATTTCCCCAGATAGTACATCTCCTGGAGAATTTGGGTACAGTGTTGCTATCAGTCAAGATGAACGTTGGATGTACATTGGTGCCCCTGGTGTGAACAAAGTACATGCTTATGGCAGAGTTGACTGGCAAGATCAAATAATCAAAGTATTTGCTGATGGCACGTCAACTACATGGGCTATCAACGACACTATTCAGATTGGCAACAAGTACCAAGTAAAAGTCACATTAAATGGACAGTTACAAACAGTTGATGTTGACTACACGGTCAGCGCAGACGAAAGCTCAGTTACGTTTGCTACTGCGCCTGGTGTTGTAGCGGCTACTGGCATTGTGGTTGATAATACCTATACAATTTTGTCTGTGGGTACTACTGACTTTACTTTGATTGGCGCACCCAACAACAATGTTGGCACAACATTTGTAGCCACAGCGGCAGGCACTGGTACAGGTACTGTGTTGTTTGAAACACTAATTGAGTTTGCAAGATACAACGACGTTCAAATTCCTTATAATGCAGCCACGTTTGATTTGTCTCAAGATACTGATGCCATTGGAGTAGAAGTTGGTTTGTTTACAGCTACAAACATCTACTCGTTTAGTATTTTTGTTAACGACGTATTGCAACGTCCTGGAATTGATTACACCTTTGCTGGAACCACAGTTACACTGACTCCAGTGACACCGTTTATATCTACAGACACCATTGTTGCTTCAGCTCAAAGCTACTTTGAATTTGTTGATACTTTAACGGTTGCAGGACTTGCAGCCGATGCAAGATTTGGACACAGCGTAACTACTACTACAGATGGTAGACAAGTTATGATTGGCTGTAAAGACAACGACATCACAGTGGACGGCACCACTTATACCGAAGCAGGTAGTGTGTATGTGTTTGATCGCAATGTACAAAAATTCATTTACAACTCAGACGACAGCACTAATTATATCCCTGTAATAGGTACTATAGATTCGCCAGTTAGCGTAATTGTAAACAATCAATTTTTGATAAATCGAACCGACAGTGTATATGGTGCAAACGGAACGTTCTGGGTAAGCGGCAACGATGTTTACATCGAAGATCCGTTGCAGAACGGAGACATTGTTGAAATTGAAACCAATCAGTTTACACAAGTACAAGAAATTACACAAAACACAGTGGCTGAGTTTGTTAACTTTGGCCAAGCTGTAGAGATTTGCAGTTACAATTGCAGTTTGTATGTTGGTGCACCACAAGACAGTGTGAGTGGATGGAAAGCTGGGGCGGTAGAGCGTCAAGTAAATCAAAGTCGGGTTTATGGAACAATCACAAGTCTGTACACTTACCAAGCAGTGCAAGACCCCACAGCAGACTACACACCAAGTTTCACTCCAGGCATGTATGAAAATACTGGCGTAGTTAACAACAGAACTCAATATAGTTTTATTTCTGCACTTACTGCCACTGAAACTTTGCGTGTAAACGATATTGATGTAGCAGTTCCTGCCAGTCCAAACAACACACTTGCAGGATTAGCTTCTGCAATTAATTCTGCAGTACCAAACGTTACTGCCACAGTTTCTACCACCGGATATCTGACACTGACTGTTACAAACGCCACGGCCGCAATCACAGGCAACAAACTACAAGTAGCCCCGGGCTCATCAACAGGCAGCACAGTATTCGAGGACATTGGGTTTGATACATTTGTTTACACTCAAACAATTTACAGCCCATACCCTGTGGACTTTGCAGGCTTTGGATCCAGCCTGAGCATTGACTCCACTGCTACTAACCTCGTGGTAGGATCACCTCGCGGTACATTGTATTATTTTGTTATCTTTGATGATGGCACCACAATCTTTGACGAAGACAGTACAGAGTTTTTCAGCATTGCTACACAAAGTGGAGCAGTTTACACATACGACTATTTGCCCAGCGCCAGTGATAATGTAACTGATCCAGGCAAGTTTGTGTTTGGCCTGCAATTATACGACAGCAATGTTGAGTCGTATGACAGTTTTGGTACTGCTGTAGACTACACTGATGGTGTGCTGATGATTGGTGCTCCAGGCAACGACAGCAACGACAGCGCAGGTGGAGACCAAGGTCGTGTGTTTGTGTTTGAAAATCCCAACCGTGTGCCTGCGTGGACCATCATCCGCACACAACAACCTGTGGTAGATGTTCAACTATTAAACAGTGTGTTCACATATGACAAACTGACGTCAGCAAGAACTCAGCAGTTTGATTTCTTTAATCCCTTACAAGGTAAGATACTTGGTGCTGCCAAACAAAATATCAATTATATTGGCGCTGTAGATCCTGCGGCCTACAATGTTGGTGCTGCCAACAATATTGGTAACTCTTGGACTGCAGAGCACGTAGGTGAAATGTGGTGGGATATTAGCACAGTGCGATTCATTGACCCCAACCAAGATGACATTGTGTACGCAAGTCGTCGATGGGGTCAAGTATTCCCAGGGTCAACTGTGGACATTTACCAGTGGACACAAAGCTCAGTACCTCCAGCAAACTACACTGGTACAGGTACACCACTGAACATTCTTAGTTACACAATAAGTAGTCGTCTTGGCATTGATGGTGTGTTTAACACTTACTATTATTTCTGGGTACGTGGTGTTACTACAGTTGCAACTCAACAAGGCAAGACGCTGAGTGCGCAAACTGTATCTGAATACATTGCCAACCCCAAGAGCAGTGGTATTTCGTATGTGGCACCTATTAATGCCAGCACCATTGCCATCTACAATGGCGGCACAGTAATTGAAGCTGGTGACACTATCATTAGTATTGAATACGATAGAGAATACACTGATGACAACGTTCACGTTGAATATGAATTAATTGCACAAGGTCGAGCAGATGCATTCTTGAGCACCAATTTATACCGTAAACTGCAAGATTCATTCTGTGGGGTTGATACCACTGGTGGTCTGGTTCCTGATCCTGCGCTGAATGAAGCTGAACGTTATGGCGTACAGTTTAGACCTCGACAATCAATGTTTGTGGATCGCTTTGCGGCATTGAAAAACTATATTCAACGTGCCAATTCTGTGTTAGCCCTGTATCCTATTGCAGAGAATCGTAGTTTTGTGTTGCTGAACTCTAGTGAACCAGAACCACCTGCAACAGAAATTGTTGATGGGGTAACACAAACCAATTGGAACCTGCGTGTTGCTAACTTGGAAATATTAAGTTTCCAAGATATTGACACAGTTGTGTTGGGATACAAGTACCTTGTGGCCACTGACAGTCGTAACAATGGTTTGTGGACCATTTATACTGTGCAGTTGGTACCTGGCGGCTTGCTAGGTGCTCGCGAACTGATACTGACTCGTGTACAGAATTATGATACAAGACGCTACTGGAGTTATATCAATTGGTACTTGCCGGGATACAATTCCAGCACCAAGGTAATTGCTGAAGTTCCAAACTACAGTGCTCTGGTTACATTAACAGTCACAATTGGATCTAGTGTAAAAGTCACCGCCAATGCACAAGGCAAGTTTGAAATTTACTTGTTGACTGATCTTGGATGGGAACGTGTGGGCTTAGAAGATGGTACCATTGAAATCTCAGCAGAAATTTATGACTATGCGCTAGGGCGATTTGGATTTGACGTTGAAGTGTTTGATGCACAGTACTTTGACCAAGAGCCTGTGATTGAAACTCGCAAGATTATTCAAGCCATCAACGAAGAATTGTTTGTGGATGACCTGTTGATTGAACGCAACAAAGCATTGACCTTGATGTTTAACTTTGTGCTGAGTGAATTCTCTGCACCTGAGTGGTTGGTTAAAACCTCATTGATTGACGTGGATCACCGTATTCGTAACCTGGAACCATTCCAGAACTATCGTCAAGACAATCAGGAATTCGTATTAGATTACATCCAAGAAGTCAAGCCATACCACGTGCAAATACGTGCGTTCAACTTGTTGTACAACGGTCAGGATCAATATCTTGGTGATGTCACAGACTTTGATGTACCAGCTTTCTACAACACTGATCTAACTGTACCACAGTATACTAGCCCTATACTGACACCATACGCACAAAGTTCATACCAACCAAACAACACACTTAGCAACGCTGACAGCACTTCGCTAATTTGGCAAGCCTGGCCTTACACACAATGGTACGGCAACTATTTGCTGACCTTGGAAACAATTCGAGTAGTTGACAGCGGATCAAGTTACACTGATGCACCACTTGTGACCATTGTAGGTGATGCTGAAACACCTGCAACTGCGGTGGCATTCCTGAACAGTCAAGGACAAGTGGCATTTATCACAGTAACTGATGCAGGATCAGGATACGGAGCCACTCCAACAGTTGTGTTTGAAGGCGGCAACGGTTCTGGTGCTCGTGCATATGCAGTGATGAATGCTGTGATTGCAACAAATCCAGTAACTGGATTACCAATCACACGTTACACTGGTCTAACTCGTGAATTCAAGACCACAATCAAGTATGACCGCATCACTTACCAAACTCAAGTGCTGACATGGACTGCTAATGTTACATATGAAGATGGTACCTTAGTAAGGTATGATGACAGGGTATGGAGAGCCGCCAGTACAGATTCCACAGCAGTCTCTGGTCCTACATTTGAATTAGATCAATGGCAATTGGTACCTGCTAGCGAACTATCAGGTATTGATCGTACATTTGGTTACTATGTTGCTGGCGTAAACGAACCAGGACTTGACATACCATTGTTGATTGATGGCATCAGCTACCCAGGTGTACAAGTGTATGGCAAAGACTTTGCAGGTGTTGATGTACTAGATGCAACTTATGCTAGCAGTTTTACAGACGTGTATCTTGGCACACGATTCTCAGATATCAATGTAAGTGGCGGTGAGTTTATTGGTCCTTACGAAGGACATGCTCCTGAAGAACTAGTTAATGGTGCAGAATACGACACACTTGATATTCGTGTTTACACTCGTCCAGGATCTGACTGGGACGGTGACGGCCACGGATTCCAAATTGGTAGCCGACGCTATATTTACTTTGCGGCAGACTCGTTCCTTGACTGGAACGGTATTGTTGAAAATCCAGTGCAGTTGGTTGTGAGCAATGCAACCACTGGCGTTGACTTGATAGCCAATGTAGATTATGCTGTAGATTGGGTCAACAGAATTGTAGAGATACTAGGCTCTGTAACAGAGAACGATGTTGTTAACATTTCTGCTTACGAACTTGGTGGCGGTAGCCAGTTATACAGACAAAACTATGTGGGCAGTGACTTGGAAGATTTTATTATTATTCCTGTTAATGCTACAGAAATTTATGAAATAGCTTTGTTTGTCAACGGAGAAATTACTCCTGTGATTGATTGGGAACCGTATTACCCAGGCATACTATGGAATCAACTCAACAGCTACAATCGGTTGGATGTAGTGTATACTACTGGTCCTACCACCTATTACCGAGCACTACAGTCAGTACCTGGAGGTATTGCTATCACCAATACTGATTACTGGTTTGAATTTGTGCCAGCAACTTTGAGCAAAGTGACACTATCAACAACATACTTGGCAACTGATGCATTGAATCTCACAGCACTGGGTATCACTTCTCCTCAACGGTCATGGAGCACAGCACAAACTCAAAACTTCTTAGTCGATGCCACAATCAATTCTTCTAAAACAGTAAACTTGGCCAACTCCTTGATGGGAACCAATATTCCCAACATGGTAGTTGAGATAGATGGAATAAGATTACGCCCATATGAAGGAATTGAGCATGTAGGTGACGGTGCTACAATCAGTTTTGGATTGCCACAACGTGGCGGATACTTACAAAGCATTATCAATCCTACAACTGATATCACAGTTTATGTAAACAGTGTTTTGCAAACACAAGGTACTGTGTATAGTGTTACTAACTGGACTGGCAGTAACACTCCAGGCCGACAAGTTGTGTTTGTAACAGCTCCTGTGTCAGGCGCAACAATTTTAATATCAGTAAGCTCGGCTGCTGAATATTATGTTGCAGGATCTCAATTACAATTGATAAGTGCTCCGGCCATTGGCGCCACAATTGCTGTGACTACCTGGAACGATACATCACAACAAAACGCACTAACCTTGGTGTTTGAAGGGCCAGACACTTCGTTAACTCCAGTGTCAAACAATTTTGATCTTGATCGAGTGATCACAAATTCAGGACGTTTGTGGGTTACACTAAACGGTTACAGATTATTTGACGGTGAAGATTTCTTGGTAAATGGACAATATCTAGTGTTAGCCACAGGAACTATTGGGTCTTCAGATGTGTTAGCAGTTACTGAGTTTACAGAAAGTATCGTACCAGAGGCCATGGCATTCCGTATATTTCAGGACATGCGTGGAGTACAAGCAACATACCGAATCACTGATTCAACTAGCACATTCCTTACAGCCACATTGAGTGCCACTGCAGATATAATCTATGTTGACGATGCAGGTAAATTGACACAACCAGACTTGCCAAACGGTGTGTTTGGTGTGATCACAATCAATGGCGAACGAATTATGTATCGCAATTGCAATGTTGGCGCAAACACAATAACTGGACTCATGCGAGGAACTGCCGGTACAGGGGCAGCAGAACATGTTATCAGTACTCCTGTGTACGACATGGGTCGTGGTAATTTGCTATACGCTTCATATCAAGACTACGTGGTCAAAGACACTATTCCTGCGTATGATCCTGCAAACCCAAGCCCCGAGCGTCCGGTGCCTGGACAAACAGAGTTTGTGGCACCTAACATTGTGATACAAGATTTCTTGGATAGCTCGTCAGAAGCTTTGAGCCTTGAAGTGTACGTGGGCGGAATACGCCAATACAAATACAGTGATACCACAGCAACCAGCCAATATCGTTGGGTACAAAACCAATTTGATCCAGTATCAGTTGAGTTTATTGTAAACAGCACACTAGTGCCACCATTGTCTGCCCCGCTAGACAGCGCAGAAGTAACTATACTGGTGCGTCAGGGCAAAACTTGGTATCAACCAACTGCAACTGAGCCTAGCGATGGGCAAGCACTGCAAGAAACACAAACGCAGGCCGCAAGGTTCTTGCGTGGATTATAAGCAAGGTAAATATATGACCATGTCAAATACAACGCAAAATACGCCTGTTCAGCCCGCACCGCAAGTGCGTCGCAAGCCCAACGAAACGGGCACTATTTCAGTGCAAGCGCACTTCAAAATCAGTGATCCGCAAACACAAAAAACTATTGTGGAGGGCAGAGGATGATAACTTCAGGATTGGCTAAAATTACTGGGCATGTCAAAATACATGACCCTGCTAGCGGGGAAATCTTCTATGATGATCACAACGCTATTCACTATGAAAACATTTCAATTGCTATGGCACAAACCTTGGCAGATCGTAACCTAGGCTACATCTACGAAATGGCATTTGGCAACGGTGGATCCAGTGTAGACCCCACAGGCGTTATCACTTATTTGCCCCCAAACACCACAGGACAAAATGCTGACTTGTATAACCAAACCTATCAAAAGGTTGTGAACGACAATTCAGCCGCTGACACTGACCCAGAAAACAACTACATGACTGTGTTACACACTTCTGGGAATGTGTACACTGATATTTTGGTAACTTGCTTGCTAGACTATGGTGAACCACCTACGCAACAAGCATTTGACAACTCCACAAACTTCAACGGTGAGTTTGTGTTTGATGAACTAGGACTCAAAACCTGGGACGGATCAGCAGATAATCTGCGGTTGATTACACATGTGATCTTTCACCCAGTACAAAAGAGCTTGAATCGACAGATTCAAATTGATTACACACTGAGAATCCAGACATTGAGCAACATCAATGCTGTATAAATATTGAAAACAGGAACAGGTATCTGACATGGCATATAATATTACACTTACTGATGGCACCGCATTTGCTACCATAGCAGACGGTACCATCAACACTGACAGTAGTGTTACTTTGGTTGGCAAAAACTACGCTGGCTACGGTATATTTTTGGATGAAAACTTTATCCAGATGTTGGAGAACTTTTCAGATAACACTGCTCCCCCAACACCACTTACTGGACAGATTTGGTGGGATTCTGGCAACACCCTACTCAAAGTGTACAATGGTACAATTTGGAAAACAATTTCAGCAGCCACATCCAGTGGTACTGCTCCAACTTCAAACGTAACTGGCGATTTATGGTACGATAGTACTAACCAGCAGTTGAAAGTATACACTGGATCCAGCTTTATTGTGGTTGGACCAGCATTTACCAGCAGCGAAGGAACAGCCGGTGCAATACCTGAATCCATCAACGATATCGGTTCAACCCCACACTTTGTTACCAGCCTGTATGTAAACAGCAATCGAGTGGCCATTGTCAGTTACGATTCAGTGTTTACCCCACAATCACCTATCAGTACCTGGTTTCCAAGAATATATCCAGGTATCACTGCCAACATTGCAATTGGAGGCAGCTTTTCAGGCAACTTGATCAGCCTTGGCAACATCACAGCCAGTGCAGGCGGAACGTCAAACGTGGCAGTGTTGTCTGCACTGGGTGTTGGCGTTACAGGAATTGTTAGTGCAAGTGGCAACATCACTGGTGGAAACATTACCACAGGCGGAACAGCCACAGTTACCGGTAACGTCACAGGCGGAAATTTAGCCATTGGCGGTCTTGCCACAATTACAGGCAATATCACAGGCGGCAATGTCACCACAGGCGGATCTATCACTGCCACAGGAACTGGTAACATCACTGGCAACGTCAACGGCGGCAACTTACGCACCACAGGATTAATTACTGCAACTGGTACAGTCACTGGGGGCAATGTAGCATCAGGTGGGTTTATCACTGCTGGTAGCACTGTTAGTTCTGTGGGCAACATTACATCAGCAGCCAACGTTGCAGGTGCTAACGTTATTGCTAGTGTAAATGTCAGTGCAGTAGGTAACGTTGCTGGCACATACTTTATTGGTAACGGGTCTCAACTGACAGGTATTAGTGCGGCAGTTAGTGTGTCCAAAATTGAAAGTGGATTGTCAAATGTTCAAATTGCATCAGCCAATGCAAACATCACAATGGCGGTTAGCACCACAGCCAACGTAGTTGTGGTATCACAAAATGGTTTGAGTATTACAACACAAAGTGCCAACGCAACATCGCCGGGCACAAGCGGATTGTCTACAGCTTATATTGAACACCTGGGTAGCAACGCCGTGGGTAATATTGGGTCAAGTGCTAGTTACTTTAACCGTATCTTTGCCACAGCCACCACAGCATTGTACGCTGACGTTGCTGAACGTTTTGAATCTGACGAACTATTGGATCCAGGCACCGTGGTTGAACTGGGCGGATCCAAAGAAATCACACGTAGTCGCCTAGAATTAAGCGAAAACGTATTTGGTGTGATAAGTACAAGACCAGCGTTTACCATGAATGGTGGAGCAGGTGAAGATGATACACATCCAGCTGTGGCCATGACAGGTCGCGTTCCAGTCAAGGTTACGGGTATAATTAACAAAGGCGATCGACTAGTTTCAGCAGGCGATGGCATAGCACGAGCCGCACAACCTGGCGAAGCAACTTCCTTCAACGTGATTGGTAGAGCATTGGTATCAAAATCAACCAATGATCTAGGTACAGTTGAAGCAATTGTAAATATACAGATATAATTATTTAGGACAACAGTATGACATACACAAGCGGTGGCTTAATTCAAGCCACAGACTACAATGGATTTGTTAGCACCACAGCAGGAGCCAACGTCAATGACGTTTGGTCAACTGGCGCCAGCGACAAAGGTTGGGGACAAAGTGCGGTGGCCACTGTTAGTGCTACCAATACTGTCACTGCTACACAGTGGGCAAGTTTGGTCAACACACTCGCAAGCATGGGCAGTCAAACTGGCACCACAATCACAGCAAGAACTGCACCTACCGCGGGAACTGTGATTGGTATTTTAGCAGCCGTCAACACTGACTTGACCAATGTTACCACAAACAGAAACAATGCAGCCGCTGTTGGCACACAATACACAGCGTGGACCGGTACTAACTCCAAGACAGCCGCAACTTCTGGCAGTCCATGGACCATTACTTTTACTAACACAGTAACATTTGCCAGCGCAAATGCCATGCGTTATTTCTTCAATGCAGGCGGCCTAATCAAACTAGATGTAGCAAAAAGTTCTACTGGTGCCACAGGTGATCCTGAATGGAATGACTTGGCCACTACGCTATGCGGTGACATTTATTTTTCAGGTGTGGCAGCAAGTCACACCATTGCTGGCGTGGCATACACAGGTACTACCAAAATTGGCGGCACAGGTACACCAAACACTCTAAGTACTGCTACTGGTCGGTATGCATTGACTCCTGGAGCAGCCGCTACCATCATCTACAAACAGTTTGCTGATACAGCCCCGTACACTGCAAACTTTATTCAACACTCAGTAGCACTAGATGCCACACAGGCTATTTTGACATTTACTACACTTTGGTCAGCATCAGATGGTGACCCAATCACAGGCGGTACAGCAAGTTCAGGCGCAACTCCAGGCACCGCGGCTACAACAATTTGTACCTATTTCCCACCTTCAACAACCTATTTGAGCAACAGCTGGGGCACACCAACTGTGGCAGCCACAACAGCTTAACCAAAAAGGGGCAATGCCCCTTTACTTTTCCCCGTAAACCCTGTACAATACAGTTATGGATACTAATGACTTGATTGCTCACGCACGAGCACGGTTTGATCACGTTGCCGCAAAACGTGTGCTAAAAGAAAAATACGAAGCTCGTATGTTGTTTGCCTTAGCTGGAGGCATGTGGCGAGCAGGCCCCGAACTGTTGACATTACTAGCTGTATGCCCAGATGAAACCGCAGTGATTTTAGATTTGTATGAGAATCCTGTGCAAGTCAACATAGCAGAACTCGAACTGGCAGCACAACAACGTTGGCAAGAGCAAATGAACGGCTGGCTTGCTGAATACACAGACTTGAGTAAACAACGATGACACAAGGCGTGCTAATATTTGCCTTTAACAACGAAGAAACAGACTACCTAGCCATGGCCGAGTGGTCAGCTCACAATGTGCGTCGCCATTTGAACTTGCCCACAAGTGTTGTTACCAATGCCAGATACACAGGCACAGCATTTGATCATGTGATACATGCTGATGCTGAGTCAGGTGGCACACGATACTTTGAAGACTACAACAGCACAGTGACCTGGCACAATGCCGGACGTGTTGACGCATACCGCCTGACACCCTATGATCAAACCATTGTGCTGGATGCAGACTATGTTGTGGCCAGTAACAACTTAAAACGTCTGATGAATGCAGACCAAGACTTCTTGTGTCATAGAATAGCATTTGATCTAGCAGGACAAACAGACATGCGTGGTCTGAACACATTTGGCCAGTATGACATGCCCATGTGGTGGGCCACAGTGATGATGTTTCGTCGATCAAACACAGCACAATACATATTTGACTCAATGCAAATGGTACGTGACAACTGGCAACACTACCGAGATTTATACAACATTGATCGTGCAACATATCGCAATGACTTTGCACTGAGTATTGCACTGGGTATTGTGAGTGGACACACCATGAAGGTGGACGAAATACCTTGGGCACTGCCCAGTGTCATGCCCAACACCAAGCTATCAAGAAATCTGGATGCAGATTCCTACATGATAGAATACACAGACATCGAGCAAAAGCTCAAGCGCATGGGATTTGAAGGCTTGGACTTTCATGCCATGGGCAAAAAACATCTAGGAGACATCGTTGAAACCGATCGCCGAACAAGGTTATCTAATAGTAGCCATTAACACACCTGATATCAACTATGTAGGTTGTGCAGAAACGCTGGCCAAGACCATCAAGTACTGGCATCCTGATGCTGAAATTTGTTTGTTGACCAATGCTACAGACGCCAGTAATCCGCCATTGTTTGACTATGTGCGAGAGTTTCCGTATCCGTTAGATATGACAAATCCCTGGGCCAACGACTGGCAAGTATTTAGAGCAACACCTTTCCGTGAAACAATCAAGTTGGAAGCAGACATGATGATCACCAGTGCAATTGATCACTGGTGGACCTTGTTACGCAACCGTGATGTTGTTGTGTCAACAGGCTGTAGAGACTGGCGAGATCAACGTGCTGTGAGTAGACACTATAGAAAAGTATTTGATGCTAATGGGTTGCCTGATGTGTACAATGCTATCACGTACTGGCGTCTTAGCGAAACAGCCAAGGAGTTCTTTGACACCGTTCGAAACATATTTGAAAACTGGCCTGAGTATCGCAAACTCATAAAGTTTCCCGAAGATGTGCCCTCAACTGATCTAGTGTATGCCATGGCAGCCAACATTGTTGGTGCTGATCGGTGTACCATGCCATTTGCTAGTTATCCGCAGATCGTACACATGAAACGGCACCATGCAGGCAGTCAAACTGAAGCATGGTTAAACGAGTTTGTGCTTGAGTACAAAAACTACATGGCTAGAATAAACACCATTGCACAGTGGGGTGCATTACACTACAGAGTCAAGGAGTGGACACATGACTGATGAAGAATTTTGGCAAGCTCTAAGAGACATGCCCGAGCCCAAACCTGTTGATTATAGAATCTACTACAACGAACAAGGTGAGTTGTTATTCTACAGCATGGAAGATGTGCCAGGTACATACTTGACTATTGATGCAGAGACCTTTTCCCGTAGTGCAACCAATGTAATTGTGCAAGATGGCCAGCTGTTTGAGATCATCAACGCAACTACAGCAAAACTAGAACACTCAGACACAGGTACACCTTGTGACCCCGATGATGTGTGCATTGTAGTACCTGAAACACAACAACACCAAAGATGGAGCAAACAAAGACATGGCCTTAAACCAAATTGATGTAGCAGACTTAGACTGCATTTACTTGACATATGATGAACCTGAGAAAGAAGAATTCTGGGTAAAAATACGCAACATGGTGCCTTGGGCCAAACGTGTGGACGGAGTCAAAGGCAGTGATGCCGCACACAAGGCAGCCGCTGCCGCTAGCGACACAGAACGTTTTATTCTTATTGACGGCGACAACATGCCGGATCCTGAGTTCTTCAATCAGACATTGACATTTCCCACAGCAGAATATGAACAAGCAGTATTTAGATGGAGAGCTCGTAATCACATCAACGGACTCATGTACGGCAATGGCGGCTTGAGCTCATGGACTAGAACGTTTGTGAACCGCATGCGCACACACGAAGCCACTGATGGACGCACAGAAACTGAAGTAGAGTTTTGTTTCGATCCGCTATACTGGCCCATGTATGACTGCTACTCCACAACCTATCCCAATGGGTCGGCGTTTCATGCATGGCGTGCCGGTTTCCGAGAAGGTGTAAAGATGTGCCTAAACAAAGGTGCCCGGCCCACAGTAGAAGACTTCAAAGAACAAGCGCACCGGAAGAATCTAGAGAACTTGACCATCTGGCACAACGTGGGCACAGATGTTGAATACGGAGAGTGGGCCATAATGGGCGCACGCCAGGGCACATACATGACCATGCTCACAGGATGGGATCATCGAGACGTACAGAGTTTTGATGCACTAGCAGAGCTGTGGGAAACTGTAAAAAACAGTCAGCCCAGAATGATCAGCAATCAACTGGGACCTGAACTGGGCACACAACTGGATTTGCCCATGGCCATACTAGAAAGTGAACAAAGTGTTTTTTTCAAACGTCACTATCGTAGCAACTGGCACAATCAAGGCATAATGACACGCGAAATTGATGTTATCCGTCGACAGGAAGGATGGTAATGCTAACTGTTTTTGAAAATACAGTAACCTCTGCTGAAATAGCAAATATGCAACAGCAGTTCAGTCACTTACATACCACTGTTAAATTTACTGATACGTATCATATTACATCTCGTGAAGAAATACATGAACTTTATAACTCAAACGCAGAATCATTGATTCAACAACAACGTATTGACATACATACGCATCCGATTGCAGATGTTGTTAGGAATATAGTTAATAGGATTTTACCGTCGCCGTTGAATTTGTCAGTTCCTATACTTTTTTCAAGATCAGTTTATCCTATTGGAATTCATATTGATTCAAACAAGAAAGAGCATAATGGACACACTCTAATGATTCCGTTGACGTTTGACACACGTATCAAGACACTAGTATGGAAAGAAACTGCTATTGATCCAATTGCACTGAATGAGATATTTTATCGTTTTCAACACAATATTAAATCGTTTACATTACAGCCAAAAATTTCTAACAGATTTGATTTAAGAAACTGTTGGCTAGGAACACCATCCATTGTGGATTTTTTAGAACTAGATGGAATAGCCGAATGGCAAGAAGGATCTATATTTAAATTTAATCGTCAACAATTGCATGCCAGTAATAACTTCAAGGCATCTGTAGAGTTTAAAGATTACGTCTTGATACATAATAATGAATAACAAGAGTAATTTTATGAGCTCAGCAGAGCAAATGAAAGAGGATTTAGGTTCTGCACTATGCCTTGCCAAATGGAAACAGGTCAGTTTGCACTTGCCCACAGGGCTCAACAACTCTTGTTACCATCCGCCGCTGCATCAGATCACTGCAGATGACTTGACACGTACAGGCGGCCTGCATAATACAGCACACAAGAAGGCACAACGTGTGATGATGATACAGGGCGAAAAACCTGCTGAATGTCAGTACTGCTGGAACATGGAAAGCCTGGATAAACTAAGCGATAGACATTATCGTTCTGGTGAGCCCTGGGCTGCTGTGGATCTGGATCGCATTAAAAACTCTACAGGCATGGAAGATGATGTTGTTCCCAGTTACGTAGAAGTCAACTTCAACCATGCTTGCAATCTAAAGTGTAGCTATTGCTCGCCGCAGTTTAGTAGCAGTTGGCAGGACGAAATAGAACGACTGGGTGCGTACCCTACATCAAAGCCGCACAATGCACCAGAGCACTTTATGGGCAACCGCAGACCCATACCTGCACGTGAAGCCAATCCTTATGTGGATGCGTTTTGGGAATGGTGGCCCACACTATATCCACAGCTGGAACACTTTCGTATGACCGGAGGCGAACCGCTAATGGATCGGAATACCTATAGAGTGTTTGATTATGTGCTAGAGCACCCTAGTCCCAAGCTACACCTGAATGTCACAAGTAACTTTTCAGTAGAAGATGTGTTGTTTGAAAAGTACATGGGCTACGCTAAAAATCTATGTACACCCAACATAGAGCACTTCATGCAGTATGTTAGCCTGGACTCGGGCATTGCCACACAAGCAGAATACCTACGCCACGGCCTGGACTATGCTCGCATGAGTCGCAATGTTGAACGTTTCTTAACTGAAGTTCCTACTCGTAACAGCCTAACGTTTATTATCACAATGAACAATTTGAGTGTTACAGGCATGCAACCCATGCTGGAATGGATCTTAAACCTACGCAAGACGCACAGCAGTACATACCAACGTGTGTGGTTTGATACTCCTGTACTGCGTGAACCTGCGTGGCAGAGTCTACAAATCTTGCCCGAAAGCTACGTGGCGCAACTGGAACGTGCCAAAGACTATATGCTGGCTAACTTGATCACAGATGCCAATCCCTTACACGGATTTAAAGATTATGAAGTACAACGGCTAGAACGTGACATTGCCTGGATGCGCGAAGGACAATCACAAGATAATAACACAGCAAAGGCAGACTTCTATCGTTTCTTTGCGGAACACGACCGTCGTAGAGGCACGGACTTTTTGCGATCCTTTCCTGAAATGCGCTCCTGGTGGGCAGAATGCGAGTATCATGCTAGGACAGCATAAGCTCATAATTGATGAGTGGGCAGAAGTAGTAGACTTGTTGGACCCATATGCCGACGGGGAATTCTGGACCTGGGCAGATGTTGACTTTGATCCCGCTTGTGTATACATTGTGGGCAGGGTTGTGCTTAAAGATAATTGGCAAGTGATAATAGACTTGGCCACACAATATCCTGGACGCATTGTGTTCTGTAATCCTGCTGAAGGGTCAGAAACCATCTTGTTACAACTCCGACGCCTGCGTATAGAACCACATGTGCGTGACGGCCGTATCTTGCTGTTGACATCCGGTGATCTAGAACCCGGGTGGAATCAGATGAGTACAGACTGTTACTTTACCAACATAGTGGACTACACAGAAAACCAGTCAGCACAGTCACAGGCAGCACTAGACTATAAACAACACAGACCCTACGAGTTTCTATTCTTAAATGGACGACTGCGTCCACATCGCAAAGCTCTAATAGACGGCCTGCGAGATCAACGGCTATTAGCAAACGCATTGTGGACCAATTTGGGCAGTCATGTAGAAATGGCATTTACTTCCCAACTAGAAACTCTTGCCACAGAACCCATACGTTTGCTGCCGCCTGAATATGAAATAGAACGTGCTCGTGATAAACTAGCACCCGAGCTATATGCCCGTGGTGGATTTATCAAACATGAACTGTTTAGCAACACCTGGGGCGATGCTATAGTTAACCCATGTTGCTACACAGACACCTGGTACAGTCTAGTAACAGAAACCATATTTGATTACCCACATTCATTTAGAACAGAAAAAATCTACAAGCCCATTTTGATGGCACATCCATTTGTGGTCGCTGCCAACTCTGGCTACTTACGAGACTTGCGTAACGCAGGATTTCAGACGTTTGATAGCATAATAGATGAACGCTACGACCAAATTGATTGCCCGCACACACGAATACAGCGTATAATAGAAACAGTGCGGTCGATCAGTTGTGGCGGCGCTGAACATTTCTGGGAGGCCTCACGTGACATCTGTAAATACAATCAACAACATCTTGTGGAGTACAATCGCAAACAGCGTACCCTGCTCCCACAACAATTAGAGCAATTTTTAAATGAACGATCTAGAATTCCGTCAACAACATCTTGACACCAAGTCAGCTAGTTTTTGCGCAGCCAAATGGTACAATGCCACAATATGGCTGGGATCGGGACAGACCACAAGTTGCCATCACCCGCCAGCACATCATGTGACTGAAAAAGAAGTAATTATTAATCCTGCTGCCTTGCACAACACCAAGCAAAAACGTGATGATCGTGCAAAAATGCTGTCAGGTGAACGTCCAGCAGGTTGTGAATACTGCTGGAAGATTGAAGACATGGGCCGTGATGCTATTAGCGACCGTGTGTATAAATCACGAATATATCCTATAGAATCATTAAATGAAGCATTTGCTACTCCTGTACATGAAGATGTCAACCTACGCACCTTGGAAATTGCTTTTGATCGCACTTGCCAGCTTGCTTGCAGTTATTGTAACCCTGCATTTTCAAGCACTTGGGTCAATGATATCAAACGACACGGACCTTATATTAAGCTGGAGTCAGATGGTCGCAACCACTTTACTCATGAGCATAATAGTGCTCAACTTTATAAATTCGGTGAGGATAATCCTTACGTCAACGCCTTCTTTGAATGGTGGGAAACAGACCTCCATCGAACCTTACAAGAACTAAGAATCACAGGCGGCGAGCCCTTGATGTCAGGTTATACTTGGAAGCTGATAGACTGGTTCAAATTGAACCAAGGCAAGTCCAATACAAAACTAGCTATTAACTCAAATTTGAGTTTTGAAACTGAAAAGCTCACTGAGTTCATTGACGCCATCCGTCCACTTCCGCATGTGGAACTGTACACCTCAATGGAAGCAGTAGGACGCCAGGCCGAATACATACGTGATGGTCTAGACTATGCACAATGGCTGACCAACATGCACACGCTGTTAAGCAGTAACACAGTAAAAGCAGTTCATGTGATGTGTACAATCAATGCACTATGCTTGACCACCCTGCCTGAACTACTGGATCAGTTGTTGGAAATGAAGCGCACATACGGGCGCGAGCGTGTGAACTTTACATTAAATATATTACGATTCCCTAGCTTTCAATCAGCACTAGTATTACCCAATGAACTACGCAATCAATTCCGGGACAACTTACAAGCCTGGGCAAACGCCAACAAAAATGATCCTGTGTTGCACGAGCACGAAATCAATCATACACAACGTCTAATAGACTATTTGGATGTGGTCAAAACACCGCATTCAGACACATTTGAAATGCCCAAGTTGCATAATGATTTCCGTGAATTTTACACACAGTACGATTCTCGTAGAAATCACAACTTTGCAACGACATTTCCTGAATTAAAGAAATTGCTATGACACAATACAAATACAACAGCAGTGATCTAGTTCGCGGCAATATGTCAGAATTAACTGAACGTGAGCATTTTCTTTTAACAGAATCTAAAACATTCTGCATTTATCCTTGGATTCATTTACATGCTTATCCCACAGGCGAAGCATATCCTTGCTGTCATGCTGAAATGGGTGTGGGACAAATTGGTAATTGCCGTACAAACACATTAAAAGAAATATGGAATAGTCCTGCACAAAAGAAACTACGCACAGACATGCTGTCAGAAACACCCAATGCTGCCTGTGGACGTTGTTACGAACAGGAAAAGTCTGGCTTCTTTACAGGGCGCCAGAGTGCAAACAAACATCATGGGCATCATGTGGACCGTGTGCATTCTACAGATAGCACAGGGCAAGTTGATCAATTTGAAATGACCTATTGGGATATCCGTTTCTCAAACCTATGCAATTTAAAGTGCCGTAGTTGTGGGCATATCTTTAGTTCACAGTGGTATCAAGATCAAGCAAAATTAGCCGGCGGCGACTGGAAAGATCGCAACACAGTACTAAACTACGCAGGCCGTACAGAAACCGACATGTGGGAACAACTAGAGCCCCATTTAGACTATGTAGAACAGATCTACTTTGCTGGTGGCGAACCCTTGTTGATGGAAGAACACTATCATATTCTTGATGAATTGGTCAAGCGCGGCCGCTTTGATGTGCGACTGATATACAACACCAACTTCACGCACACAGACCTTAAAGGGCGCAGTGTGTTTGAATACTGGAAACAATTTAAATCAGTTGCTGTAGGTGCCAGTCTGGATGCACACGGAGCACCAGCAGAGTACATACGCAAAGGCACAGTATGGCGAGACGTAATAAAGAACCGTCATGACATGTTGCGCATTTGTCCCCAAGTGGACTTTTACATTTCGCCCACACTCAGCATATTAAATGCACGACACTTGCCTGGATTCCATCGTGAATGGGTTGCTGCCGGACTGCTACGCCCACAGGATCTAAACGTAAACATCCTACAAGACCCTGCGTATTTGCGCATAGACATTGCGCCGCCTGAATACAAAGCAGAACTAATCCAACTGTATCAACAGCATATTTTGTGGTTGCAAGGCCAAGACCCCTTGGGCCGTGCTACACAAGGATTTGAATCAGCTATCAACTATCTGCAGGCCACTGATAACTCGCATCTAATACCTAAATTCTGGGCCAAAACCCATGAACTAGATGCAATTAGAAAAGAAAACATCCTGGAGGTTATTCCTGAATTGGCAGCATTAAAATGAGCACCTGGCAGGAATTTTATTCAGCAGTACGAGCCCCGCAGTGGCCCGACTGTGATCACGAAGAAAATTTCACACAGCTTCCTGAGTTAATTCAATTGGAATGCATCAATCAATTTGGCTATGTGCCAAATAGTTTTCAAAATAAATCCAAGTTGGTTAACAAACGTTTTCCAATTGTGAGCAACACAGCTTGCCAGCTCAAATGGACCTGGAGCACTATATATCTAACCACCGAAAACACAGCCAGTTGTCACAGGACCAATCATCATCAGTTTGGGGATGACTTTGATTTTCATAACACAGCCAGTAAAATAGATGATCGTAAGAGAATGCTTGATGGCAAATGGCCCACAAAAGGATGTACCTACTGTCAAGATATTGAAACAGCCGGTGGACAAAGTGATCGAATCACAAACTTGAATTTTCCAGGAATTCATGCGCCTCCTGAACTGGATCAGAATCCTGTGGCAGTGCATGTTACTCCTAGAATACTGGAAGTGTACTTTGACAACACTTGCAATTTAAAATGTCTTTATTGCGGTCCGCACTTTAGCAGTTTATGGGACGCTGAGAATGTGCGGCATGGTGTGCCCGCATTTGCCAAGAGCAAAAATATTGAAAGCAACAAACAAAAACTATTTGAATGGTTAAAACTTCACGGGCACACGCTCACAGTGTTTAACATCCTAGGTGGCGAACCCTTATATCAGCCCGAATTAGAACAAGTGCTTGCACTGTTTGAACAGCATCCGGCACCCGAGCTTAAACTACAAATGTTCACAAATTTAAATGCTCGATTGCCATACTTGCAAAAAATAATTCAACGAGTTCGAAAGCTAATTGACCGTGGTTGCATTAGAGAATTTGAAATAACTGCCAGTCTAGACTGTTGGGGTGCGCCGCAAGAGTATGTGCGATATCCCCTAAACTTGCAAGAGTGGGAACGGAATTTTGAATACCTGCTGGATCAATCCTGGATCAATTTGATCATAAACTCAACTGTGACTCCATTGACTGTGAAAACACTGCCAGACTTATTGGAAAAAATAAATCATTGGAATCATAAACGAAAAGTCTATCACTATCAAAACTCTGTGAACGATCCTGACCATATGTTCATTGATCTGTTTGGAGGTATATTTCAACAAGACTTTGATCGTGCCATTGAATTAAAACCTGCACAAACGCCAGAAGAAATTGCCAGCAAGAATTATCTAATAGGTATAGCAAAACAAAGCCGCCACGGTGGACCCAAACCAAAACAAATACGTCAACTGTTTAATTTTTTAAATACAATGGATCAAAGACGCAACACACATTGGCCCACTGTATTTCCTTGGTTGGTTGATGAATTTAAAAAATATAACTTAACACTATGAATGGACTAGCACTAGGTTGTAGCCACACAGCAGGAGTTGGGGTTGATCCCTCAGAATGCTATGTGTCATTGTTGGCTAAACACTATAACATTAACATTATCAATACTGGAGTTCCTGGCGGCAATGCAAATCACAGTATTGAAACTCTAGTAGCCCACATGCGCAACACTCCGCCTAAGTTTGTTATAGCACAATGGCCCAATCCCATTAGACGCACTATTTGGCATGGTCATCGTGCCAACAATGAAAATGTAAGTACTGCTGGTGTTGCGTTTCGTTCTTTATTGGCCGCTGGTGAAAAAAACTTTATTCTACCCTGGTTACAAAATATTATAACAGCTGACACATTGTGTAAACTGGCAGATGTGCCGATTGTTCACATTCTATTGGAAAATTTAGATTTAAAATATGTTGATATATTGAACAATCAAGGCATAGAGTTACACATGGATTTAAAATTAGAAGGCCGGACTTGGTTGTTTGATTCGCAAGGGTCGGACAATTTGCACCATTCAGCTCGATGTCATGCCCAATGGGCCGAAAGATTAATTGGATTATTAGATGAAATTACCACACGATAAATTTTGCGTGTTACCTTGGGTCAGCCTAGAAGCCAGCCCCATTGGTACAGTACGTCCTTGTTGCTTAGCCGACGATGAGTTGGTTGATGACACAGGCGAGAAGTTCAGCTTGCTCACTGCTGACTTTGCTGACATACAAAACTCAGCCAGCATGCGTGGCCTACGTGAGCAGTTTCTAGCAGGAGAAAAGCCACAAACATGTCGCAAATGCTGGATGGAAGAACGTGCAGGACGCACATCAAAACGCATGCACACTCTGGACCGAATGAAGCACATGGGCATTAGTTCAGACTGGACAGCAGATGCCAAACCCTTGATGTTCTTAGATCTAAAGCTGGGCAACATTTGCAACTTGAAATGCCGTATTTGTGGATCCTGGAGTTCAAGTCAATTTGCCACAGAAGAAATCAATCAATTGCCCCGTGAAGAACAAAAACAATCATTTCCCTATCAGATGCTACGAGCCGGAGCATGGCCTAGAGAAAATGAAACTTTCTGGAACGAAATTGATCAGTGCTTAAATGACATACGTTATATTGAATTCACAGGCGGCGAGCCATTCATGATTGATCAACACTTTGTGATGTTGCAGGGCATTGTGGATCGCGGTATTGCACATCAAGTGGAAATACATTACAATACAAATGGCACACACTATCCCGAGCAGGCCGAGCACATTTGGAAGCATTTTAAAACAGTGGAAATAGCATTCTCTATTGATGACGTGGGTGAGCGTTTTGAATATCAGCGTAGCAATGCTGTGTGGACAGAAGTATGTGCCAATCTAGATCGTTTCCGTGATTTGAAAGAAATCCATTCCAATATTGTGCTACAAGTATGCACCACTGTGAATGTGTTTAATGTGCGCTACCTAGGCGAAGTTGCTGAGTGGATAGAAAAGAATCGTGACACATTTAATTTTGTGTACTGGAACATGATGCACGATGCTTGGTATTTTTCCATTGCCACATTACCTGATGTGGCCAAAGCAGCCATTACAGAATATTTAGACTCAGTGGATACCATTTATAGAGATGAATTTGATCGCATAAGAGACTTTATGAACCGTGGTGCTTCGACAGATGGCAACATCCTGCGTATGCGTGTGCGTGATCTAGACCGTAAACGTGCGCAGAATCTTGCCACGGTAGAACCAGAATTTGCAGAATTAATTGATTATGACTACAACAAAACCTGACACCTTGTGCATGGCGCCATGGACGCACACATATCTGAGCCCGCAAACTGAGCGTAGAATGTGTTGTGCCAGTCGCGAGCCTGCACAAAACTTTGAACAATATATAGACACAGCCGCAGGCACAGGTGTATACACGCCGATGTCGTTGGATGAACACTGGAATTCAGATCACATGAAGTCAGTGCGTCGTAGAATGATGTCAGGAGAAACTTTGCCCGAATGCGATGTATGCAATTCAAAGCTGTTGAACACTGATGTGTATCGCAATTACTTTTGGTATTTGTTCAAACACAAATACAGTGAAATAGCTACCACAACAGATGAAACAGGCCATACCACCATGCAGCCTGTAAGCTGGGATTATCGATTCTCTAATCTTTGCAATTTTAAATGTAGAACATGTGGCGACATGCTGAGTTCAAGCTGGGAAACAGAGCAAAAGAAACACAACACCATTCACTGGGCCGACTCCAAAAACAACTGGATGTTGCCGGCTGTGCGTGATCAAATTTCAGCATTTCAAGACAGTCAAATTGAAGCAGAATTTGCTGAGGCCGTGGAACAACATCGTATAGAAGAAATATACTGGGTAGGTGGTGAGCCGTTAATGTATGAACAGCACTGGCGCTACATGAAACGCATAGTAGAGCTGGGCGATGGACCTAGAGTATATGCACGTTACAACACCAATCTGTCTAGAGTAGAATATAAAGGTATCAATCTTTACACAGACATTCTTGCGCACATACGTGATTGGCAAATTTGTGCCAGCTTAGACGGCACAGGTGCTGTGGGCGAATACATACGCACTGGATTAAACTACGCAGAGTTTTTGGAAAACTTCAAGCAAGGCCAACATCATGCTCGCAAAACATTTAGAACGTTTAATGCCAAACAAATGCGCTTGGACTTTACATTGACTCTGCCGGGCATGTTTGAAATTGCCAACATGGAAAAGTTGGCACGTGAACTAGATGTGGATTTGCTGACCAAGGTAATCTTTAGCTTTGGCCCAGAAATTGTAATGAGTCCATTATGCTTGCCCCGTTCTTTATTGGAACCTTGGATAGATGAGTCACTGGCACAATGTCAAACCAGGGTCATGCGCGAAATGCTGGAGCAACTAAAGAAAAGACCCACGTTTGAAGAACAATGGCCAGATGAATACGCTGAAGGCATTCGACAAGGCAAAGCTCGTGTGTTACAGCTAGAAAGCATACGCACAGCGCCTACAGACATGGCTTCTATCCTGGCCCAGCGCCCAGAAATTAAACAATGGTGGGATCAAATTGCCGCCGTTCGTCGCTATGAAACAGATTAAAATAACTCTACGTGACTTTGCAACAGGCGATTTGTTGCCTGTGTACATAGATGTTGCAGACAACAGTCTAAGCCGCCGTTGGTTAACAGCACTAAATGAATTATTGCAAAACAATTATCATTTGGAAAAGAACTACTGCTGGTTTGGCTGGCCCAACGGTCCACGCACAGCAGAATATATCTGTGATCAAATAAATCAATCAATTGCTGCCATTAATTTAGCCGATATGGGCTATCAAATTACAGATCATTTTGATACCTTGAATACCATTACAGCAGGTGCTGTGGGAGAAGGCCTGCCAGGCGGCAAACTCATACACGATAAACTAAACTGGTTGCATCGTTATTTTGAAGATTTACAAGGCGTTTCAGGTTCAATGAGTCCATTTTACACTCGTGCTGATGCTGCCACACGCTGGCATATCCGACAGTTAAATCTCTTGTGTCACGAATACGAAAGTCTAGTGCTGAGCATGCGCAAGGCACAACACGCACCTGAATGGGTGCGCCCTAGCCAACTCATGTGTTGGCTAAATGCTCCACGTTTTGAACTAGAACCCGAAGACTACGAACTGTTTGGTATAGAAACAATCAATCGCAGCCTGGGCGGTGTGTATGCGGGAGTTAACAAAGCAGTAGGTAAGCATCACTGGGAAGTGTTCCATGACGAAGGGCGTGACAGTCGTATTGACGAATTAACTACCACAAGTCTAAGAGCACAAACAGAAGCCGCAGGAGATTTTGATATAGAGTGGGCAAGAGATCCTGGCAAGTTCCATTGGCAACAACAGCAGTTGAATGAGTTTCGAGACTGGCTAGTAGCCAATGGATTTGATCCCGACAACAAAGCACTCACAATAGGACATCCCAAAGTGGCGCAAGTTGATTTACTCAAGAGCTTTGGTACAGAAGATCACACAGAAATATGGTGTCAATTGAATGATCATTTAGACGTGTATAAAATAGAGACTGATCAGTGCGAAGCTACATACAACTATCACTGGAGCGACGCAGACTTTAAACAACGACAAATCCAGTGCATACAAGGAGCATAATAATGAACTGGATTAAAAACTTATACCATAGAATTCGATTAGAAATTCGTTATCGTCGCAAGCTAAAAGAACTGCGCAAAAGAGACCCATTTATCTACAAATGAAAATACTGGGAATTTCAGCAGGTTTTCACGACGCTGCCGCTACTGTGCTCCAGGATGGCAATATTCTTTTTGCTGGACATTCAGAACGATACTCAAAGCAAAAGAATGATGCCAACATACATGCAGATCTACTAAAGGATGCACTGACACACAGAATAGATCATGTGGCCTATTACGAACGTCCGTGGCTGAAACAACTGCGTCAGTGGTATGCAGGACAGGGTATTGAGTGGGATAAAATAACACTAAAACAGGTGCTGGAAAAACAGGTGCCTGAAGCCATGCAGTACATGCCTGCCACAAGCACACACAATCATCATGCTTGCCATGCGGCAGCAGGATTCCAAACAAGCCCATACGATCGTGCCACTGTGGTGGTAATAGATGCAGTAGGCGAGTTTGACACAATAACAATCTGGGCGGCTGAATATGATTCAAAAGGCATGGCAAAGTATCGAAAACTTTGGGCACAACATTATCCACATTCAATTGGACTGTTCTACTCTGCGGCTACTAGCAGTGTTGGCCTACGCCCATTAGACGAAGAGTACATCTTGATGGGTATGGCCGCTTATGGCAATGCTATACAAGCGGTTAGCATGCAAAAACTAGTTGAAGATTCAGATCAAATAAGATTCCGTGATAATCTACACACAGGAATAGACAGTCGATATCTGCAGGATCTTGAAGAATTTGATATTGCCTCTGGCGCACAAGCCATTGCAGAACAACTAATCAACAGCGTCATGCGCAGAGCACGTGACTTCAAATTCAGCACTAATTTAGTTTACATGGGCGGCGTTGCTCTTAACTGTAGTGCTAACCGTAATTTAGGAAAGTATTTTGATAACATATGGATTATGCCTTGTCCTAGCGACGCTGGCAGTAGCCTGGGTGCGGCAGCACTGGCATACAGGAAACAGATACATTGGACCAATGCCTACTTGGGTCGCAATATCCCTGGTGATTATCCTGTGGACGATATTATCACTGGCCTGCTACATGATAAAATTGTGGGTGTGGCCAGTGGTCGTGCCGAATTTGGGCCCAGGGCTCTGGGCAATAGATCACTATTGGCAGACCCCCGTGGCGCAGACATAAAAGATCGTGTGAATGACATCAAGCGCAGACAGCAATTCAGACCGTTTGCGCCAGTCATTTTGGAGGAGCATGTTGATATGTATTTTGATATGCCTCATGGCTTCCATAACAGTAGGTATATGCAAGTCATTGCTCGCTGTAGGCATCCTCACATATTTCCTGCTATCGTTCATAAGGACGGCACTAGTAGGGTACAGACTGTTCCCCAAGACGGATCGGGTATAAGGCAGCTACTAGAAGCATGGTACCGGGCAACAGGTTGTCCTATGTTGCTTAACACAAGTCTTAACATACGTGGAGAACCCATGGTAAATGATCGCGCAGACGCTGATAGATTTGAACAATTATACAGAGTAAAAGTCTGCTCATGAGCGATAAAGTATTTCCAATAAAGAGTGACACAGCCTGTTTGTTAAAATGGGCGTGGTCAACAGTGTATCTAGGGCAGGGCACAAGCTCTAGTTGTCATAGAACAGATCAAGCACCTATTCCTGTAGACAACTTTGCGAGTTTTCACAATCTACCCAATAAAGTACGTGCTAGAGAAATGATGCGTCGTGGAGAATGGCCACAAGAAGGCTGTCAGTACTGTGAAAAGATTGAGGCAGCAGGCGGACTCAGTGATAGACAATATCAATTAAAAGCTGGACACGAACGAGACCGCACTCCTGAAGAATTAATTGTTGATCCAGAAACAAATGAAGTAGTGCCCACTATCTTAGAAGTGTACTTCAGCAACGTGTGTAACATGGCTTGCTTGTACTGCGGAAGTCACTTTAGTACAAAATGGGAAGAAGAAAACAAAAGATTTGGCATATTTGAACAAGGGCGTGTGAAGTTTGGATTTAATCAGCCCTCAAACCCCAATTACGAAAAACAACTGGCAGACTTTTGGCAGTATCTAGAAGATAAAGATCGCTATAAACACATACGCTACTATCAGATCTTGGGCGGGGAACCGTTCTTTCAAAAGGAATTTGATACCAGCTTGGACTTCTGGGAAGCACACCCTAACCCTGAACTAACGTTCAATATCATTACCAACTTGAAAGTGCCCACAAAGAAGTTCCGAGCATATATTGATCGCTTTGGGGCAATGGTTGAATCAGGTGCGTTGAAAAGATTACAAATTACAGGCAGCTTAGACGCATGGGGACCGCAAGAAGAATATGTACGCTGGGGACTAGACTTGGCTGAATGGCAAGAGAACTGGGAATATCTCTTGGATAAAGACTGGGTTGTGATGTGTATGAATACAGCTATTAGTGCATTGACAATCAAAACACTTCCTGATCTAGTGGAACGCATTAATGGCTGGAACGCTAGACGCAATCCCTGGAATCCCATCAGCTTCAGTTTTATGAGTGTAATGACACCGCCCGAAATGGTTCCGGACATATTTGGTGCAGGTGTATTTGATCAGGATTTTGAGCGTGTGTTAGCAGCCATGCCCACAGACAAGCCAGGATCCCAAGATGCACGTGAACACATGGCAGGCATCATGCGACAGATATCTGCAGGCCCACGTGATGTTTCACGTATAGAAGATCTAAAGGTTTATTTGACTGAAATAGATCGACGCAGAGGAACCCGTTGGCAAGACTTGTTCCCTTGGCTGGATCAGCCTTTTATTGTGGTATGATTGTCTGTGGGATTGACTTGTTGATCAACGCCCAGGAACTGCTGTAATCCAGAAGAAAAGAATATGTGAAACGAGTACTTTTCGTAGGTTTCACGTAAAAATTCAGCAGCCGCTATATGCTCAGGATTGTCGGGGTCGAGCACATCATGCTCGCTGAAGTCGTGCCATGTGCCCCAATCTTCTAGCTTGGTAATGCTGCCAATAAATCCAAAATACAAACACAGTTCACAAAAGTTCTTCATGTCTCTGTAGTTGTTTTTTTGCATGACCATTGTGAGTGCTACATTATGACTGGAACCGTCGGGTTTACTGGTGTTTTCTTTGAGGAATATAAAGTTATCCATGAGCTGTTCCCAGCGTCCGCCCAGTCTAACTTGTTCATACACATCTGCTGAACCTGCATCTATGCTAATCAAATATTCGTCAATGTGCGCTGTAACAGGATTGTCTGTGAGTTGTTTGCGCAATAACAAGCCATTAGTAAACAGTTTGATCCACTGCTTTTCGCGTGGTTTGTATCTGTGTAGCAACGGACGCATGATACTGCTGGCAAGTGGATCGCCATTGCCACTCATGATAATTCTGCAAGGTTGTTCAAACTGCTCTAGCATGTCCACTAGATGATTGACCCATGCTAGCTTTTCTTCGTATTTGTCACCACTGGTAATCATTACAGCATCTTTTCTACAGCTGGGACAATGTAAATTACAGCTTTCATCTATGTTGATACTGATAGTGTATTCAGTTTCAACCATGTCATAGTGCATGACACCACAACGTGTGACAGCACAGTTATCAAATGTTCGGTTGTCAATGCTTTGTTGTAGAGCCTGTGCTGTAGGGCTGGCCCACACATCTTCCAGTCGTACAAAGTCTGTGATTTTGCCCACACTGATAGGCAACCACAGTTCACAACCACACACAAAACAATCGCCTTTCCAATCTACTAGCAGTTTCCTACTGGGTGCGTTACAGTGATGATCTACCTGTAACTTCAAGTCCTTGTTACGTGGAACAGTGTTCCAGTGAAACTGATTTTCAATTGGAATAACAAACTTCATAGATATGTCTCTAAACCGCCACGACGTGTCAAGTCCTGTGTACAGCATGAGATACCACCATCCCAGAAGTAGCTGTGACGCAGTTCACTGATAATAGGATTGATTCTGTGCTTTTTGCAGTAGTCAAACACTTCTTTGTTGTAGGCACTGAAGATGACGTTTTCTTCGTCTAGTGCCAAGCAGTTGACGTCAAACACAGTTTCGGCAACAAAGCCAGTCCACTTATTTAGATATTTGTCCACAAATTGTGTAAATTCGGGTGTGGGTGTTTGTCCTTGCACATACCATGCACCGGGGCTTTGTTCGTACTTGAACTTGCCTATTTCCATGGCAGCCCAGATCGAGCTGTCCCAGATTTTACAAACGTCCCATCCTGGGAAGTCTTTGGCCAGATCCAAGTTGACATCGTGTTTGCTGCTCAGTAGTACGCCAGGCTTGAGAATGGCAAACACAGCATCACCGTGTCCGTCAGTAATTGCTTCGTGTATTCTGTACTCAGGACCCAGAACATTGTCCACGATCCATCGTGTTTGATCTGGACGTAAAAAGTCTGAATTGTCAAAAAACACATCGCGACCCACACGCACAATACAACTAGCACTGGCCCCGTTGAGGATACAGTTTTCGTCCCAGCGCCCTTGATGCGGGTTAACCACTTGATCCTTGTAGTCAGCACAAATTTCATCTAGTTCTTCCATGTTTAGCACACGTAGCAGTTTGTCGCCCAGGGTGATTTGCCAATCGCGTGGGGTCAGTGGCGGCAGCGGAGCACCTCCTCCTTCAGTTTGATGCCAAATAAATTGATCTTTACTGGGCAGATTGGGCCTGCGTACTCGTGCACCATATTTCTCAATTGTGCGTTGTAGGCCGTTGAGATCTTCTTCAGTTTCGTAGAGAATCTGTTGCAGTTGATTACGCACTTGTGGATTGTCGATAAAGTCAAAGTAATCAGGTGAGTAGGCGCGACCCACAATGACCTCTTCAAGAGGCTGCCAACTGGTGTAAGAATTAATCATAGGATTGTAGTTTAGTGAATAAAGTATTTAAACGATGGCTCTTGTTGGCCAAAAATAACTGCTGGTTGTGTTGTATATCGTCCCAACAGCGTAGAAAATGCCCATGCGGGTCTTGTTGTATTTGCTTGAGTGTGTGTTTTACTTTTAACCAACGTTGTGTGTTGTTGGTTTCCGTGTCGTATGTGTTATCTAGTACTGAATCAAATGTTTTATAACCCAAATCACGCAAGCATTGTAAGCTGCCTGCGGGTGCTACTAGCACAAATGGCTGGCCATTCTTTATGGGCTTGAAAGTCTTTTCGGTTAGGAATGTGCCGCCAGAGCCGTCGGCATCAAAATGAGTTTCTAACACTAGATTAAAGTATGCATTGGCATAGTGCTCATTAACCGTTAAACTGTGATCATTATGTTGTTCAGTAGTTAAATTGTCACAGGTATAAGGTCCTGCTCGCATAAAGGCAGGAATGTCTATGCCAGGCAACTGCTCTATGGGATTGTCGCTGGGCGCATCACCTAGTACTAAATTAGTATTGTAACTCCACAGGCTGTGCCCCAACATGCCAGATTGTTGCAAGTCAGACATGACACTAGCCCGCCACCATTTGTGTGTTCTACTGAGCGCAACAAATTCGTACGTTCTAGCACAACGATGCAACTCAGCAGGTGCAACTGCTCGATTCCTTCGCCAATACAGTAGTTCATGATCAGGAAAGTACACAAAGCCTGGTACGGAATCTGCTGTGGTGTTACCTGAAACAAATCTATAACAGGCAACGGACAAGTTGTGTTGCACACACAACGCATCTAGTCTAGCTTTGATGTTGTGGGGATTATCGCCTTCGTGATAGTAAAACAACACAGTGATCGTGCCTTGGCAAACGCCCTGCATGATGCTGGGCTGTATTAGTGCAAAGTAGTCTATCGAGAAATCAAAGAAGCCCAAGCCTATGGTGTAGTATTGTCCACCATCAGTGTTTAGTGAGTATTCAACGCCATGATCGTCCATGTGAGCAAACAGTTCTGCAGGTGTGGTATGTGGCCAGTGTTGCCCAAACTCACGCCAGGCCTGTGTATAAGGTCTAGCTTGATGCTGTGCCAATGCAGGATATGGCTGACCTTTAATAATCGAATCAGCTACGAAGTTCATTTAGCATGTTAATCAGTTCAGGCCACAGGATGTTTTCCAGCCCAGTGCCATAAAAGTGTTCAAAGTTGTGTTCTACAATAGGCAGACAAGCACGATGTATTTGTTGCCGTTCAGTCTCACTTAGTGAATCTAGATCTTTTAACAGTTGGGTAACTTTTTCAATTCGCTTGACGTCATCTTCTTCTAGGTCATAGCTTTCATCAAATATGCCGTCAAATGTTCGAAATCCATAACTGCGCATGTACTCTAGGCTGTGTGCAGGCGCTACCAACGCAAAAGGCATTTCCAGTGCAATAGCCTTGAATGTTTTTTCAGTAATATGTAATCTCTTGCCAAAGTAAACAGTTTCGGTAGGAACATACACAAGACTGTCTTGCGCCTCTGCATAATTGCTTAACCAACAGCTGGTCATGACTTGAGTTTCTTCACCTACAAATAATCTTGGCAACTCTGCTGCCAAGAACACTTGCTCTATGTCAGGATATATGTTATTATACTTGAGTGCTATTTGTGAGATGTCCACGTGTTCGTAAGGACATATCCTAGGAGCCGAAATATAATTCTTTTCTAACCCTTGCTTGAATATATTATACAAAAACAAAACTCTATGATCGCGTTTGCCAGCAACAATTCTATTGGGGCTCATAAAAGTGCGAGTAGGTGTTCTATCAACGGCTCTGGGAATCAAAAAAGTTTTATCGTACCCGCGAAACCAGTCTTTACAGGCCCATCCGTGATAAAAATAATAATGACTTTTCCAACCATATATATTACGAAGTTTTTCAACATATTCCCCTTGCTCACTAACAATTACATGTCCACCTTCAAAAGGATCGTTGTTATCTACTCTTATTTGCTGAGTATACTCTTTAACTTTTTGAAACAATGGTCTGTGAATATCTAAATGTACAGGTTCTTGATCGTGAAAAAATACAAAATTATTTTCTGGGATATCATCTCTCCCATAGTTGAACAATGCGTCGGGGTCAGTGCATCCAGGAGGATCGCAAAAATATGCTTGGGTACCAGGAATATGTTTGTTAATCCAGGGCCAAAAAGTGTTGTTGTAAATTTCGTCTATTCTAATCATGTTTGATATTTTTTATTCAGGTAAGAAGCCAGGGTTGTTTGCGCATGAGCGTGCGGCAGATAGTATTGAGCATGCACAAAGTTTGAGTCGCACAAGGTTCTTTTGGTGGGTGTCATACTTATGTGACTACTCTAGCTGGGATTGGTTTTACGAACCGCCACCTTGGCAAGCTCAACAGAACCATGTGTGGCCGTCAAAGTGGCATCAGTACTCGGGCACATGCCTCATACCCAAGGCACCTACAGACCAATGGAACTTTCATAAAGATGATGTAGCAACACGGCCTGTGGAACAAAACTGGAAGGTGTTGCATGCTATTGATCATGCACAGTTTGATTTCTCCTGGCATCCACACCCATTAGACCCACCATACATTTACGTGTGGGGCAATCAGCACTGGCCTGGGGAAAAGATGCCCACAGTGGAATATCATGTGGAAGGCGCAACAGAACGCAAGTACATGGACTGGTCGGCCTCACTACGCCCAAGAACTACAAATTGGACAACACCTACCTTGATTGATCCTAATAGTGTAGATTATTCTTGGCAACCAGACCCACAAGACCCTCCCTACATCTACGAGTTTGCTACACAATGGCAGCCCAATGGAGGTGCTGTGTACACAGTACCAGGCGCAACTGAACGAAAGTATGTGCAAATTCAACATCGTAGATTGCCCAACAAGGCAGCGTTTACCAAGCTAGAGGTTGTGCAGGACTTTGACTATTCATGGCACCCAGACAACACTGAGCTGCCTTACACGTATGTGTTTGGTAATCAGCATTGGGCAGGTACCGAAATGCCCACAATGGTGTATAAGATGACCGGCGCCACACAAGAGAAGTTTGTGGACAATGTTGTTGCTCGCCTGGCCAGTAACATGGGCAATTGGGAGTTTGGTGAAGACATTGACCAGGAAGCATGGGACTGGACCTGGGTGCCTAATCCCAAAGAGCCGCCTTACACGTATGTGTTTGGTAATCAGTGGAATCCCCCAGAGTTCAAAGCCAGTATAAAATATCATGTGCCTGGAGCGACCAACGTCAAGTACATGGAACGCCGCACCACAAGATTACCACAGCCCGCACAGTTTAGATACAATGTTGCTGTGAGCAAGTTTGATTACTCGTGGGAGCCCAATCCTTTTGATCCGCCTATGACCTATGTGTTTGGCAATCAATGGAACTCGGCTGTGCTAGAACCCACTGTGGTCTACAGCACCGGCGGCACAGAAATCAAGTATGTGGATGATATCATTGCCACAGTAGCACAAGATGTTGGTGCTTGGGAATTGTTGGATAACATTGAATCGTTTGATTACTCCTGGAGACCCAATCCCACAGACCCTCCTTATATCTATGTGTTTGGTAATCAGTGGCTCACACCAGAACAACGCCCTGCACTACAGTATCGAGTTGAAGGTGCCACACAAATCAAATACATGGATCATCCACGGGCACAACGTCGTGGCGATCACACACGATTTGTACAGCACTATCCTGCAGATTTTGATTGGTCCTGGGAACCAGAGCCAGGATCTCCGCCTTACATGTATGTGTTTGGCAATCAATACTATTCAGCAGAAGTCATGCCCACTGTAGAATATCGCATGCCTGGCGCAACTGAATACAAGTACATGGATCTAGCCGCACAATTGATGCCAAATCACAGCAATCATTGGCATACACTTGTTGATTGTGAATGGGATTATGCCTGGCGCCCGGAGCCTGGATCTCCCGCCTATATCTATGTGTTTGGCAATCAATGGTGGTCAGCTGAGAAAATGCCCACAGTGGAATATCACATGCCTGGCGCTACAGAACGCAAGTACATGTCAGGACCTGTAGCACAGTTACTAATAGACATGAGCAAGTGGACTATTCCTGAACATGTGAACACTACTGACATGGACTTTTCATGGTGTCCGGATCCAGGCGAACCTCCTTACATTTATCAGTTTGCCACACAGCACCAAAAGACAGGTGGCCCACAGTATCGCATGCCAGGGGCCACTGAGTTCAAGTATGTGGACATGATGCGAGCCGAAGTCAAGCGAGAAGCCGCTCCCATATTTGAAATAGATCACTTAGATGGTGCCGCAGGCCAGATTCCTGATGTAGTCAAGAAAGTGCGTTACTTTGACAACTACAGAGATACACTAATACGCCTAGCTAAAAGTTTAGCAGGTGAATACGAACATGTATGGGTGTGTAGCAGTATATGTGATTACACAGACTTTGATTTTTCGTGGCATCCCGAAACATGGCAGTCAACAATGTTGCATGTGTTTGCATCGGATAAAGAAAAATTTGGCGACACATTCTATATGCATGTGCCTACCTTTGCTGAACGTGCTGAAAAGAAAGCCTTATTAGAATGGTATAGCGTAAACTATGTGCCACGCCGGAGTGTACCACGTAGACCCATGCCTGTGATTCAACACACAGCAGACAGTCATGTGGATGCAGTTAAAAACATAGCATGGGCAGGACCACTTGCTACATTTACCACAACAGATTATGTTCCGGGTAACATGATTACTGTTCCGCTATGGCGCAAAGAAACCAAAACTATTGTTCCATTAAGTGCAGGTGCATCAAGTGTGATTGTGCCAAGAGTAGCAGTAGGAGATGTTCGTACACAGCTATATGATTATGCTTACATAGACAAAACACATCGTATGTTAAAAGATCATCCCTTGGATATTGTGTTTATTTCAAATGGCGAACCCTATGCTGAGTTTAACTATGAACACTTGAAGTGGGCTGTGCAAATGGAAGGGTTAGATTGTAATCACATACATCACTCAAAGGGCGTGAACGGACGTGTGGCAGCATATCAGGCAGCTGCCAGAATGAGCACGACACCTTGGTTCTTTGCAGTGTTTGCCAAGCTAGAAGTTGATCATAGATTTGACTGGACTTGGCAACCAGATCGCATGCAACAGCCCAAGCACTATATCTTCCATGCACACAATCCTGTGAATGGTCTAGTGTACGGTCATCAGGCCATGATTGCCTACAACAAAAAAATGGTGCTAGAGAACACAGGTAACGGCTTGGACTTTACCATGGACCAACCGCACGAAGTTGTGCCTATCATATCAGGCACAGCCAACTACACAGAGTCACCTTGGATGGCCTGGCGTACAGCATTCCGCGAAGTACTTAAACTCAAGCACAGTTTACCTGATGTGGAAAATGAGTACAGACTCAACATGTGGCTTAGCGATGCAGGAGAAGTCAAGAATGCAGAGTGGAGCCGCTTTGGAGCAGAGGATGCTGTAGAATACTACGATCAAGTTGCTGGAGATTTTGCAGCTCTTAAGAAGAGCTATGAATGGACCTGGCTGGCAAGTTATGCGTTTATGCGACGCAGTCTAACACCTGATCGCTGATGTACTCAACTTCTAGATCTGTTAGTTCAGGGTAGATAGGTAAGCTGAGTACACGCCGAGCAAGACTAGAACTTGCTGCCAACATATCAGGACCTGGATATGCACGATACAAACTCATTTCATGCAAGGGATTTGCATAGTGAACTCGTGTGTCAATTTTACGCAGAGAGAGATTGGCCTTTAGCGTATCTCGACCATCAACATCTATTACAAACTTATGCACAGCATGATTGTGTGCATTAGAGTCGTTGATCAAACAGCGTATGTTTGCATTTTTAAATCTTTCACCCCAGTGATCAGCAATACTTTGTCTACGTGTCTGCCATTGATCAATGTGTTTTGCTTTGACCAACATATGAGCACAATCTAGTTCACTCATGCGGCTATTGGTACCAGGATTACGATGTGTAGGTTTGCCATTGTCTCTCCAGGCTCTTGCATATTCTGCTAGATCCAAATTGTCTGTAACAACAGCACCACCGTTGCCATAACAAGCAAGGTTTTTCATGGGATCAAAGCTAATTGCGCCACCGCCTCGCCCGGTTCTTTGACCATCCGCTGCCAGCCAATGCTGTGCGGCATCTTCAATTATAACAGTATCGTGTCGTAGCCATTCATTCCACGCACGAAGATTACCGTGATGAGTCATGGACGCACCATACAAGCCAACTAGCACTACAGCTTGATAACTCAAGTCATGTGGAATTTTATTAACATCTATTAAGCCGTGTATGTCTGTGTCAATGATGTGTATATCCCACCCTGCACGTATAAATGCGTTGGCTGTGGCCACATAAGTCATCGAGGGTATTAACACAGTGGGAGGATGTGGTATGGGTGACTCCATAGCCCAGTAACTGGCCAGGATCTCAAGTGCGTGGGTACCTGAGTGGCAAGTTACTGCATAGCGCACACGATTTTTTTTAGCAAGCCAAGATTCAAACTCAACGGTGTTGTTGCCGTTCATGAGTTGACCACTGCGAAGTACTTCGTCAGTGGCGTCTAAAATCTCTGTGCGGAGATTGTTATACTGCTTTCGGAGACCAGTAAACGGAATTGTTAAGCCAGTTGAAGTAATTTTGAAATCCTTCTTGTACATCTACTTTGGGATCATATCCTAGAATGGTTCTAGCACGATCAATATTTAATGCGCCACGTGACGGGAAGTCTGCGTCTTTGTCTTTGCACTCAATAGTACCCTTGCCAACAATTTTAACAATCATTTCTGCGGCTTCTAACAAGCTCACACTATGTGATTTAGTAATGTTATAGGTGCTGTTACGACTCATAATACGAGTAGCAGCCGCCACAATGCCATCTGCGGCATCATCTACATAGGTAAAGTCTAGCGTCTCCCCTGCCCCATTAACTTTGAGAACGCCTCCTCGCATGGCGCCGAGCATAAATTTTGCCACAACTCGGTCTTCCACATCCAAGGGGCCGTATACAGCACTAGGCCTAATAACAGCGTAATCGAAAGCGCCGCGGCGATGGTAGTCTTTGACAATGTCTTCTCCAGTTAATTTTAAGATGCCATATTGGCCAATGGGTTTACAGTCGTAGTCTTCTTCTACTTGATCTTCAAAGTCGCCATACACCATTGAACTGGAAATGTACACCACCCGTTCCACACCGTGCTTTTTGGCACTCTCACAAACGTTGATCAAACCTTCCATCATAACACGGCTACCCCAGGCAGGGTTGGCATTGACAACTTTCTGTCGGGGAAAACTTGCCATGTGAATAATCACTTCAGGCTTGTGTTTGTTTACTAACCAATCAAAGTTGTCAGCATCGGTAATATCAATATGATAGATATTTTTGCCTGATATCTTCTTTAACCGTTCCGACATCAAGTAGTCAAGTTCCGCTTGTGGAATGATTCCGTAGTTAGTACGTGTGTCTGTTATGATCACTTCGTGTTCTAGAGATTCTAATCGTTGTACCACGTTGTGGCCAATGAGCCCTAGGCCGCCTGTTACTAATATTTTCATTTGTTGCCCCACTTCAATGTCCAAAAGGTTTGATCCTGTTCACTTAATCTTGCCATGATACGATACAAGTGTCCGTAACTAGAAATATCTGCTTGACGAGTCCAGTAAGGTTTTTCCACAGCATGTTCCATGATGAACTTACCAGCATCTGATTCTTGCCACTCGTATATGGGTTGTGCCACATACAAATCAGGATCTTCTACATCGCCCATGCGGATCTGGTGTACACACACGTCACGAAACTTTACAGCTTTGTCTCCAATGATTTCAACCCGTTCAGGTTGCCATTGCTTGTATTCGTCTGGATAAGTGCTTGTTATTGCCATATGCTAGTATAGCATACGGATTAGTCTTTAGCAACCAAGTCGGCTGCCATTGGGAAGATTGCTGTGATGGCCTGAGCACAAGCTCGTGCAATCTCTTGATGTTCTTTTTGTGTGCCGTTGGCACTGCGTAATTCGATAAAGTGAATCCAGGAACGCAAGGTTCCATTCATGTACAACCGACTTTCAATCAGGCCTTCGGGTAACACAGCCCGGGCTTGTTCTTTAGCAATGCCATTTTTGATTGCCCATTCATATTCACGTTTGGCAGCATAGATAACTCGTTGTTGAGCTCTGTACCATTCGTTCTGTAACAGCACATCATCTGTCTCTACGCTGTTTTGTCTATTTGATGTGTCTTGAAGTCGGGCATCTCGGGTAACAAAGTTAAGATCCTTTGTTGGGTCAGCGTAACGCTGGCTAAACTCTTGGAAACTAAAACTTCTGTGACGTAACATCTGCCTTGCAATATCTCTTGTTGTCGTAATCTCCATGCAAGCTGATACCATTTCGAGAGGGCTCCAGTGCTGGTGCTTAACGAGGTACCTAATGAGCTTGTCTGAAGTGCTGGTGTTGAGTTGGTTACTTGGATTGGAGACTCTTGCACAGTAGGCAATGAGTTCTTGTGCGTCTGCAATTCCCTGGCTCGCGAAATCTGCAGTGGGTTGGCTGTAACTGAGTAGTCTGACATCCATAATATTTATAGTCCGTTGAGGAGTTTGTCGGTTTCAGGTTGTAGAATTTTGGCTACTTCACTAACGTCAACAACAAAGTCAATATCCTTGACTTCGTCGCCTAGTTCAGTAAGTGTGCGGGTCAAGACAATTTCTAATTCGTCCATGTCAAGACCCTGTTTTTTAAGTGTAGCTAGATTGATAGTACGTTGTTTTTTACCATGCAATCTAATTACAACTTTTTTAATGCATTCAAGTGGGATCTCAGTCTTGTTGACTTCTTCAATGATGTGTTCCCACTTGTCAAGGAACTCATTACTGAACTGCATCTGCTGACACTACCTTGGCCTTGGGAGGACGACCACGGCGAGGTGCTGTGGCAGTAGGTTGTGCCTGCTCTTGGGCTGGCTCAGAATAGTGATTCAAGTTCACGGCCGGATACATGCGTTGAGCATCTTTCTTCATTCTAGCAGCCTCGGAGATCATGCCTTTGGCTTCCGATTCCATGCGTTTGGCCTGCGCCAACATGTTCATGGCCAGTGACTTGTCATCAAGTGCACCATCAGTTGATGCAAGTAATGGTTCCGGCTGTTGTGTTTTGCGCTCCTGGACACGTTTGAATTCTGCTTCGGCTTTGCGCTTCACAGCAGGATCAACTAGGCCAGTGCTTTTGTCAATTTCACGCAGGCGATTAATTGCTGCCTCACCTGTTTCCATCTCTTTGATAATACGATTGAGTTCGTCTAGCTTGACATTGCTTTGAGCATTGGGTGTGACAATAACTTGATTGCTAGGAATCTTCTTGATCATGCCTTCTCGATGCAAGGCTTCTAGTTGCGGACGACCATCTGGCAGTACTCCGCGGTGTAAGGCATCTGCCAAGTTGGTAGCTTGTTGGCCCACAGGGCTTTCTAACGTTTTCATGATTGAGTCATGAATATGTGTAGGAAGTGTCTCGGGATAGATGACCAAACACATGTGGTCCTCGCCGGGTACTTCTCTAAATAAGATAGCAACCTTGCGGTCACCGTGTCTTCCGATGTGTTTAAGCATTTTCTTCTCCTTGTGGGGTTTGTGCTTGGGCTTGCTGAGCAGCCAATTGGGCTTGAGTAGCTTCAATAAAGTTGGTGATCTTTTCGTATAGTTCGCCAACACTTTTCATCTCATGAGCTTTGAATGCTCCGCGAGTACACGAAGCATCAATCAAGTTCTTGATTGAAACGATGTCTGTGATTGTTAGTTGTGCGTTTTCCATGTAAATATTTAACGAGAATATATCTAGTGGAGATTTTTATTCAATCCCAAAATGTTTCAACACATAAGATCCTGCTGAATCATGTTGAAATTGATTTATTGTGGCAATATCCGCACATTCTCTCACAATCAAATTGGCCAGTTGATCAATTTTATCAACTGCAATCCACTTACCGCTTACGTCGGTTCCTATTTGATTTACTAATTCCTGTAGTTTGGGTTCCATACTTCTTTTCCATAACTGGTTTGATGTTGATATCGTATATCTGTTCCATCACACGCCACAATCCTCGGCGTTCAAGTGCGGTCATGCCACGTACCCAAGGTGGGTCAGTGGCTAATTTTGGCACTTCATAATCTTCTCTGTACATCACACACATTGAGTGAATGATCTCTTCTCGAGTTTTCACTTGTATTCCTTGATGTCCTTGTGCGTGACCACAATGATGTAATGCACTTGGCCATTGTATTTGATAGGCAAATCCAAATGCACAGTAATGCGTGGACCCTCAATGTGATTGATCACTGTATCGTTACCTACTGTACCTACAAAGGGAATCTTGTTCCAATGTCCGAACACACGATCCCCTAAGTACCATATAGGGTAGTAACCGATACGTTCAAAGTAATCGGTTTGATTACCCATTACAATTTCATCTTATGTTTATTGAGAAAGTAGTTAACGGCAGCAATGGCAAAATTAAATGCGGCACTAACATAGTTTCCAACCGCTAGCGAACTCAATCCTGCCATAACACAGATACCAATGATGAACCAAGTAATAGCATCTTGGTGTGTAATATACCACGTTCTAAAAGCACTCATGTTAGTTTCCTTTCGTGTACAAGAGTTTCAAACTGTTCAAACAGTTCTTCAAACTTATGATGATAAACAGCAGACAATGCCTCAAAATCGGCACTCTCTGCATTCCGCTTGGCCAACAACTTAACGTCATCAACCATGCCCCAGCAACTCATAATCTGTTGCTCAAAATCAAAACGGTCTGTCATTGCTTCCATTCCTGTCTGGCCTTAAGGGCCTCTGTAAAAATCTTCTTAGCTATTTCCCAAATTGGATGCCAACAGTATCCTACTGCGGCACCCGCTACAAACCAATTTAATGCATTAAGAAAGTCTTGCATTAGTGAGACTTCTCCTCGTCATAGTAAGCATATTGACCCCATGGTGGCTCAATAGTTGTGGTACCGTGCAAGATCCAAACTGTATCTGCATAGTTCTCATCACCCCAGCTACCGAATGGGTATCCGTCTGTAAACACTACAAGACGCTTGGGCTCAATCTCGTTCTCTTTTAAGTAACTGTAGATGGCGTCAAAGTCTGTGCCGCCGCCACCTTTGACCTCGTAGTCGCAAATGTCATCTAAGTTGTCACTGTCGTATTGTGCAGGGTTATATGCTTCTGTGTCAAAAGTAAACACATGGATCTTGTACGCAGGGAACGAGTCCATGATACCTTGAATCTCACCCAAGAAGTCTTTTAGCATGGTCTCGCTAATTGAACCAGAAGCGTCCAGTGCCACAGCAATGTCAATCATGGGATCCACCTTCATGCCGGGCATGACAGCATCCATGTGCCAGCCTTTGCGGCTTGCTCTCATCCATGTGTAGTCACTTTTAATTGTAGATTCCAATTGCATACGGAGCAGTTCACGCCAGTTCATCTGGGGCTCTGTGAGCTCTTGTATAAGACGCTTGACACCTGCGGGCAAGTTACCTGCGCCATCCACTGTAGCGGCAGCCGCCAACATGGCTTCTTTAATCTCATCCTTAATTTGCTGACGCTCTTCTGCTGTGAGCTTGGGACGACCCTTGCCTTCTTTCTCGTTGCCATCGCCATCTTGTTCCTCATCGCCTTCGCCATCTAAGTGCTCGTCGATCATCTGGTCCAGCAATTTGCCAATGTCAAGTTTTTCTGCTTTCTCGTACAAGATATCGTAGATCTCTTCCGAGCTCATGCCGTCATACTTGGGATTGTGCAAACACGGCACTGTGGTGATCTTCTCGCCCACACGGTGCTTAATTAAATCTGCGTTGACACAATAGTCATTGGCAATGTTAAACAACTGGTGGTCCCGCTCACCTCGGCGCCCAAAGTGGTCATATACACAATGCAGGACCTCGTGCCCAAACAAGAATTCGATTTCTTTGGGACGCAACATTTTAATGAAGCGGCTATTGTAATAGAAGTTTCTGCCATCTGTTGCGGCAGTAGAGCACCACTCGTCTGCGTTTACTAGTTTCAACCGTGTTGCCAAGTTACCAAAGAAACTGGCCTTGAGCAACAGGCCCACACGAGCAGTGATCAGCATCTCGCGTACTTCTCTGTCAAGTTTGGGATCTGTTTTGCCCAGAAGGTTGGCAAACTTTTTCTTGTCGTCTTTTGTTGCAGTAGTGGATGTCATATATGCCTTTCTAATTTGTATAACGTATTATAGCAAAGAGCAATTTACTGGTCAAGTTAAAGAGGAGGGCAGTGCGACACAGCCCTGTGTTTTTGAACACCACCCTCCTAATTAATTAAGCGGATGCCTGCAAAATGTACTTACCAAAGCGTTGATGGAACTCATCAAAGTTCTTGAGCTTGGTGGGCAAGAACGGCAAGTCGTATGTGGTCAATGCAATACGAGCACCCATAACTGTCAACTCTGTCTCAAAGTTCTTCATCATGTAGCCCAGGAAGTTGTCTGCCATGTCGTGGAACTCTTTGTCTGCTGTCTTGTTCTCCACAGCGGCCTTGAGCTCGTAGCACATGGAGATCACCAAGCTGTACATGGCACTGACCTCTTTGACGTTCAAGTCCTTGACCTTGCCCTTAAGGATGTCTAACGGGTTGGGCATCTTGCTGGCAACCTTGCGGTGAGCCATAAACTTAACAGCAAGACCTTCACCTACTGTACCAGCAATTAAGTTGGTAAGAGTATCGTTGTCGCACTCGTCGTCTAAGAGCTCACTTACAAAACTCCATGAACGAGGAGTAGCAAAGGCACGACTGGCACTCTTGGCATCGAAGTCGTATAAGTCTTGCTTGGCAAAACTCAAATAACCTACCACGTCTTTGTGGATCTTGTTTAGAACAGCCCACTCTTGCCAAGACGCAAAATCCACTTTCATCTCTTGGTGAATGAAACGATTGGCAAGCGGAGTAGGCATACGATAGGTAACGCCTTTGTCGCTTTCTCGGTTGCCTGCGGCTACCATAACAACATTGTCGGGCAATTTGTATTTGCCAATACGACGATTCAAAATAAGTTGATAAGCGGCACTCTGAACACTGGGTGCGGCACTGTTCAACTCGTCTAGGAACAGGACCACAACAGGATACTGGCTGGCCAGTTCGTCATCGGGCAGTTCTACTGGGGGAGCCCAATCCATCTTGCCAGAGTCCTTGTTATAGAACGGGATACCACGAATGTCTGTGGGCTCCATCTGACCCAACCGTAGGTCGATCATGTAGCCACCGAGATCCTTAGTAATGTTCTCAACAAGCTCGGATTTACCGATGCCTGGAGGACCCCACAAGAACAAAGGACGTTGAACTTTAAATGCTTTGAGTAGGGATTTACGAGCCTGTACGGCTGTGACTGTGCGGGTATCTGACATGGGCTGTGCCTTTCTAGGGTTGAAAAATTAACTAACTAAGCTTCTATTGTAGCAAAACACGATTTTCGTGTCAACTGTTGACTGTTGCAAAAGGGCTACAGTCTTCATGTTCCTGGTTGACAGGATTTTCTGAAGGATCTGCAACTTCGTACACCCAGTTGATGGGCACATCAAGAAGTCGGGCAATAGTAACAGGCAAATAGCCCTCAACTAACATGCCGTCAATTTCCACGGCGAGATTGCTCATAGCACTCATAACTAACTCCTTTTTAACTACAATACACGTATTATAGCAAAAAGCAATTTAATGGTCAACCTGGGCAACCGCCACAATCTATGCGGGTGCTGTGGGGGTAAAGTCTTTGATATAGATGGCCGAACTCATACACGTATTAAATCCTGTAATAGGGTTCCAAATCTCAGCATGATTGTTGTTTAGGTATTGTAACCCTTGCACCCAGTGGTTATAAATTTTTGAGTTGGTTTTTTCTGCTAGGTCTTTGAGTACTGCACTGTCGTAATTGGTTGTACTGCTGATACCGTTTTCTGATTTGGTGTCATAGTAATATTTGTTAAAACCTGAGGCTGCAACAGCATCAAACACGTTGCTACGCCCAAAACTTTTGTTCCAATCAGCATACAGATCACCTCGTTCGCGCAAACTGCGATTGGTTGATTTTCCCTGAACCTCGTGAACAAAATCATGACTGCACTCTGGATGACTTTCCATCCAGGCAATACTCATCCATACTTGTTTTATATAAAGTCTAGTAGCGTCCGGGCACAGATAAAACAAATGCCTAGGACCACCAAGATGATGGTACAATGCAGAATCTGGCATCTGTGCGTACCACTTTCCGTCACGTAAGTTAACTCTGGGTTTCTCTACGCCAGTGATGTCACATCTACCTACAATTTGATCTAGTCCAACAAGATCTTTGTGATACCTTGCTGTATTGTATCTAGAAGTTTTAGTAAAATTATGAAAATTTCCTGGCCCGTGATAGATCCAATCAGCACCGTATTCCTGATAGAATTTAAATGTGGTATCTTGATCGTACTCAACTTGCCTAATTTTTAACCAAGGTTGGAGATGAGTCTTGATATGATATGCTTGCTTGAGTGCAATCAAGTGTTCAAAATTGTCCGACGTATTGATATAAGGTCGACTGTATATCAGTATTTCGTCTAGTCTTGTGTTAGTGCGTAAAATACTATCTAGAATAGTATGGCTATCATATCCTGCACTGTACCACAACGCCAAATACTGATGTTGCTCTCTTAGATCTCTAACACGTTGATCTATGAGTGCGTGTATTGATTCTTCTGGTTCAAGGGTCCAGTTATGCTGGCGGTGCTCATCATCTGCAAAATAAAAATGCACACGATTCATGTCACCGCCAGCAGCCTCTACTGCCAACAGTTTGTTGATGGTTTTATAATCGCCTACTTGATAGTAAAGGTACTGATCAGAATTCATAGATCAATGTTTTGTATGCTTGTTTTAAGTTGGTTGATAAATTGTAGGTACGATTGGGAACCATGCCCAATGCTGAACTGATTTCGCTTGGCAAGGCTTTCTTGTACTACAGGGTCTTTTATAGCGTTGAGTATGTCCTGATGCAGTTGTCTAGCCTCGGTTGAATCCATCTTTGGACTTGACGCAATTAGTACTCCTCCTGTGACCTGTGCAACCCCTAACTGTTTACTAACTGACGGCACAGACTGTCCAGCAATTTGCAAAGACTGCTCAGTAGTATTACCTAAGATACGAAGTTTACCAGCTTTGACATGTTCTTCCACAACAGGAGTATAAGACACAATGGATACTTCTATATCGTTGGCCAATAACGCTGTAAGAATTTCCGCTGTGCCTTTGTACTTGATTGGTTCAACACTTTTTGGTCTCCACTTGAAGTGTTGGGCCAGTATATGTAAATTGGCAACCTCAACTGGGTTGGCATACCCTACAAAGTTTTTAGAATTGGTTGGTAATGTTTTGACCAAATCGCCCATGGTTTTATACGGGCTGTCGGCTCTTACTACCCAGGTAATTGGACTTAGAGCAATTGGACTGATCGGAACAAAATCATCTTCGCTATAGGGCAAGTCTTTCATAGACTTGGGATTGAATGCCAACAGGCTGGTAGTGGTCAAAATCAGCCCAGGTTTTGCCATATTTTTAAAACGTACTGCTCCTGGAATCTGATTGCCACCACCAACACTTTCAATAATCAGTGTGTTACCAGTTTGTCTAGTGTACGCTTCGGCAATTGCCCTTGCAGTAACTTCGCTTGAAGACCCAGGTGCATTGGGATTGATCAACACATACTCTTTGGCCGTGGCCACGTTAATAAACATTGCAAAAAGCAATGAAACAATAAATTTCATAATTTCCTCGATAAGTTTAAAAAGTACTAGTAGATGAATTCTACGTACGGAAGGCGTTCTGTAGTATATTCTACAGTAAAGACATCTCTATGTCAAGCGTCAAATTGATCCGACGTCGGCCCTTGCCGGCGCTGTATAATTATTTAGTATTCATGTCATGCACTGACGTTTTAATATGCTTTAGGTCTTCGTACCCTAAACTAACTTGAAGAACTATTCGCGGAGATTGCAAATTTTCCACACTATGCATGATTCGAGTATTCAGCAAATACCATGTGCGCGGCCGGAATCTTACCTTGGCATATTCTTTTAGATTGTTATAGGTGTCCAACCACTTGCCTCGAGATTCACTGACCAAGGGCTCATTGAGCACTTCCCAAAACACAGTATCCACATCTGGCCCGCCGGTGTCATATATCCACATAATGGTAACATCTCTAGACCCGTCAACATGAGGACCATGTGTGTCAGTAACATTCCCGGGGTCAGATACTGATATGGCAGCATGAATAAATTCAGAACAAATATTAGTTTGCACCCACTCTTCTAATTCCTTGCTAATTTTTAATCTACTGTAATTTATATTTGATACACTAGTCCCATCAGGCTTGGTGATTGTACGAGTAGATTCAGCCCATTTTAGAAACAGAGGTTGGGTCAGATATTCGTTGAATTGCTGCTCGAATTGTGGCGGCAACGATGGCAGTTCGTGCAATTCTTCCCAGCACCACGGAGTTACAGTAGTATCAGTCATTTTATAAAACAATCATTGATAATTTTTTTATTTACACGTAGCCCCAATGCATATCGAGTCTGGGTACTGGCATTGATCACGCTATGTGTAAATGTATCATTGTTAATAACCAATGTTTCCTCGTCCATTGGCAATATTCCAGCCCCGGCGATTTTAATAAAATTTCCCGCAGGCCATACCAATGGAACATAAAGTTGTGTACATCCTTGATAATTTTGATACTCGGGATTTGACTTACTTTGGTTATCCACATGAGGATATATAAAATCTCCCGGGGATAATTTTCCTATAAACACAGACCAACAGTCAAGGTCTAGTAGATCTATTATTTTTTGAACATGCGGGTAATCATCGGCACAGGGCAATCTTTTACCATACTTGTACAACCAGGTAACGTCCCAGTTTGAATTGAACTTGTCTCTAAATTCTTTCTGATTTTCCGCTAGATGAGCAGAAGAGTTGGTTGTCTCGCCGATGTTTTTTATTGCTTCCTGGCCAGCAAGTTCTACTAGTGAATGTGGAATACTTTTTTTATACCACATATAAGGTATTTGCTCTGCAGTTGTTGTTTCTTTTGGAACTACTGTATAGTTAAAATTATGCAGGAAAAAATCTCTAATAATATTAGGAAACTTCTCTGAATCAACAGTCATGCTATCAGGATAGTAAATCCAGTATTTTTCATATAGATTTGTTCCCAGCTCTCCAGGAGAAAATTTATTTTCAGCAAGCTCAAGCCAATAGCTGACAGGATAACCAAAAGGTAAATGCCAGGTTTGTCCTGCTTCCCACAACACTGTTCCTGGTTGAAATTTTTGATGATCTGAATTTTTAATCCAGCTCATGTACAATAGTTTTCTTAGGCTAGACCCGTTTACAAATACTTGTAAAATTTCCAATCTGATAGGGTTGACACTGGTCAACGTCAATTTGTGTAGACCAAAGGTGCAATCTGTATGGATAGAAATGCCAGCTTCGCTTGTTGTAAAGTCAACAGCTTGGCCGTTTATCTCAATACATATATCACTTTGGCTTATTTGTCCGGTTGTTTCAATAAAAATAAATGGTAACATCTTGCTATTACTATTTACATAGCAGGTCCGTTACCATTTTTAAACCCTACTGAACCGCCTTCTGCTTCAATACGTTTGATAACGTCTTCAAACAAGATAGGTGCGAAGTCAGTTTGTTCCACACATACGCAATGGTAGCGAGGATCAATTACGGGGATACCATACTTACCCACGGGTTCCATCTTTACACGACTGGCATGCAAATGACCATGAATGTTAACGCCAAACCGTCCCAATGATTCGGGATGTATCGGAATATGACTCAAGATCATTCCGTTCATCACATGGTATGCTCTCAACTCACGAAAGTACTCGCGGTATTCAACATCGGGAAAGATATCGTGGTTGCCACGGATCAACACTTTGTCGCCGTTCAATCGATGCAATGTTTTCAAAGCCTTGCGGTTGATAACAACATCGCCCAAATGGTACACCTTGTCGCTAGGACGCACACGGTCGTTCCAACGTCGAATCATTTCTTCGTCCATCTCATCGGCATTGTCCCAAGGACGCAATTTAACGTCAGGGTCATCCGGGTGCGTGAAGCGACAGACACCGGCGTGTCCAAAGTGTGTGTCACTGACCAAAAATACTGCTGGCATCATGTGCTCCTTTCTTTAATAAAGTATTATAGCACAGATGCCTTTTGAGGTCAACGGCTATAAGTTTGTTGTTGTTTCTGACGATGTCGGTCTTCTGCTGTTTCTTTTAACAAATAGTTGTTGCCTACAAGACCTTCTTCAATCTCTAAAATGGCAGTAACCATGGGTCCGTATTTGGTAGCAATCTTGGGAGCATGACCTCGACGGAGTTCTCTCACTCGCTGACTTGCAACCAACACCAAGTCATATCTATTGCCCAGGGCTTCAACTGCATGCTCACTTGTAAGGCCAGCAGTTCTACCACGTACATCATGTTTAATTTTCATCTTCATCTTTCGTTGTTAAACCATTTGAATGTTTGTCTGTGACTTGTTCTAAGTCCTGGAACAAACGCTTTTCTTGAGCTGTGAGTCGATCCTTGTGAGTCTTGCGTGGATTACCACACAAGTAACAGCCTGGGTTTCCACAATCCATCACATGGTGTTTGGCAGTACGATGAGGTTGTTTTATTACCTGATCATGAAACCCTAACCCATGTGCTTTGGCAATTTTTACTTGCCTAGCAATCTTGACATCGGTTTTGTGCCGACGTCTTGAATTCATAAATTTGGCTAATTCGTTACTCACAATGTCTCCGTTTCAATGTATTATACAACAACCCAACATTATTGTCAACTTGCTATTGCCCGATCTGTGCGGGTCATGTCTGCACACGTATAAGTTTGGTAACTCTGCTTTAGGTGTTCGGGCATGGGTATTTCATCTATAGGTACACCAAATTGTTCTGCAACTTCATAAAAACTTTGGGTCCGGCCTGTACCTACATTGAACACGCCTGACTGTTTGATGTGTAAGAAGGCCAAGTGGGTATCAACGATTTGACTTACAGGCACAAAATCTCTGCGGTACTCTCTACTGCCCTCAAACACACGTATGCGTCCTGTTTCTCTAGCTTGTTTTTCAAACTGATGATACGGGCTGGCTTGCCCGCCTTTGTGAGCTTCACCAGAGCCATACACATTAAAATACCGAAATCCTTGTATGCGATCGCCAACCTGGTCAGCAAACTCTTGACGCTTGAGTGCATAGCGTTCAAACATGTATTTTGACCAAGCATAAGGTGTGCGTGGATCTACAGGTGAGTCTTCACGGAATTCTTGATTCAAACCATACACGCTGGCACTACTGGAATACTGAAAATGTGTGCCAGTGTTCATGCAACGATCCAACAAGCGACAACTGAAGTCATAGTTTTGACGCATGACTTTGTCTACATCACGTTCGGTGGTGCTGGATATGCCACCAATGTGAATACACACATCTCGATCTCTAGTATCTAGCTTGTCTTCGTCTTCGCCCCAGTCGTATGTTCTAACATCATGTCCTGACAGCGCCTTTAGCATGTTTGATCCAATAAAGCCTCGGTGGCCTGTGAGTAAAATTTTCATTGTTGACTGTCTCCTTTGCCCACACGATAGTTGTCTTCTACAGAGTCTGGTGTAGATACTTCGCAAATCATGCCTGGCTCTATGCAAATCAACTGATGTGGCGACAGTGGAGGATTGTGCCATACATCGCCGGGCACTAGCTCACGTTCTTCAACTTCTGCAGTGGCAGTATCGATCACACGCACAACAAAGCGGCCCATGATCACATACCAAGTTTCATCCTTTTCGGCGTGAAAATGCATTGAAAACTTTGCACCTGCTTTGAAGTTCAACATCTTGCCACAGTACTTGTCGGTGCTGGCCCAGATGTTTTCAGAGCCCCATCCTTTTTCTACAAAGCCATTTAATCTCATGTGATTTCCTCTAATGTAGGAGCATACACTCCTATGTGTTGTACGGTAACTGCGCTGGCTCGAATTGCAAACTCTATAGCCTGATCCATGTGTTGTGATTTTAAATATTCATAACACAAGGCAGCAAGAAATGTGTCACCTGCACCACACACATCTGTCACTGCTATTTCCACAGCAGGATATGTTTGGTCTTTGTAACGAGCACCTTGACGACCTTGTGTGACAATGAGATCTTCGCACACGGTCTTGGCATCGTTGTATTCTTTGTTGTTGATTTTTACAATACATCCTGCAAGTCTTGCCAGGTCAGTTTTCTTTGTGTCTACAAAGATAGGGCCTGTGTATGCTCGACGCAGATTCTCAATAAGTTCGTAGGTAACATTGCCTTTGTTGTAATCACTAACAACTACAGCATCGCATACACTGAGATTAACCCCACTGAGTTGATACGGCTGATTGATATAGTCGTTGTCTATGCGAACAATCTGTTGTCGGCTACGTTCGTCAATAAGTCGAGTTTTTGATCCAGGTTGTCCACTAGCTACTACAACTTCACAACCTAGTGCCACAAGATTAGCTGCCACATTAGCAGCCATGCCATTGCGACTTTCTTCTCTTGTGGGGACAAACACAGGAACAGGTGCCTCGGGGCTGATACGATCAACTATACCATACTGGTAGTTGTCCACGCACACATCACCTACTACTAATATCCTGAATGGCTCGGGTGGTTGAGTATGGTTCAATTCTGTCATAAAACACTATTTCTTTACAGTACTGTTGGCCTATAATGTGCCGATCCTGATAGTCTGATCCTTTGACCATGACAGGATTGTACAATCTACAGATATCCTCGAGCTCTTGGTCACTGTTAAAAATCCAAACGCTGTCTACACTGCGTAGGCTTTCTAACATGAGCTTGCGGTCATCTTCAGAGTTTATAGGACGGCTGGCGCCTTTGAGTTCTCGAACACGTTGATCGCTGTCAATTGCGACAATTAAAGAATCACCCAGGCTCCGTGCATAATTTAGCAATTGTACATGGCCTGGGTGTAAGATGTCAAATGTTCCGTTGACGAATATGGTTTTCATTAACTGTTTAGGACTCTGGCTACACTAGTAATTACCGCCGCAATGCGACCAATGTCACGTAATTGCTCTACTGTGTATCCTTCCTTTTTCAGTGTCTCATAATGTGCTTTGACGCAGAAGTGGCACTTGCCCACAATGCTGGCTGCCAAACTATAGGCTTCAAATCTAGCTTTAGTTGTGCCACCATGGCTGGCAATAGCATTCATGCGTAACTGCGCTGGTAACCCTTTTAGATTCTCGTCATCGGCCATTTCAACATAAGGATACCAGATGTTGTTTTGTGCCATGATTGATCCGGCAGTCAGTGCGGCATCACGCTCAGTAGTGTTTGCAATATTACTCGAAATAAACGTAATCAGCTTACCATTTCCTGTAGCAAAAGCTGCCGCTAGTGCAACAGCTTCTGCTTGTTCTGGGTCAATGGCACTACGCTTGATCACAGCATCCAAGTTCAGTTTAGTGTCTTTGGCATACTCTGGCAAGCCTTCTTTGAGTTGATCAACCCAGGCGGTCATTATAGAGTCTCTCCGCCAACTGTACGATTGCAAGCACACAGTTCGCCTGTTTGCAATGCATCCAACACACGAAGTGTTTCTTCCGGGCTACGACCAACATTCAAGTTGTTCACAGTAACGTGTTGAATTTCGTTGTTAGGGTCAACAATGAATGTTGCACGAAGTGCGGCACCAGCTGGCACATAAAACACACCCAACTGCTCAATCAAGCTGAGATTAGTGATGCTGTTGGTCACAGGATCATACTTAGCACGTTGTGTGTCAGCAAATTGTGTGTGAGTGATCTTCTTCAAATCGGCATGTGCATTTTGCCAAGCTACTTTGCAGAACTCATTGTCTGTTGAACCTGTGAGCAACACTGCATCGCGGTCAGCAAAGTCCTGTGCCAACTTGTCGTATGCCACAATCTCTGTTGGGCAAACGAATGTAAAGTCCTTGGGGTAGTACACAATGACTTTCCACTTGCCTTCGAAACTTTTCTCTGTGATGTCAAAGAATGCATCTTCGGGTTGTCCTGGACGCACACCTGTTACCACAAATGGTTGTATTTTATCGCCTACTGTTTTCATATTTTCTCCTAGTAAAAATTAGTACATCAGTGTTTGTACTGAGTGTTTATTGTACTAGTATATAGTCTCGAAGTCAAGCAAAATTTGTGATTTTTGCCAAAAATGTTTCTATGACTGTAATAGGAAAAATCAATAGTTAACTGGGAATCATTTTGGGAAGATACGGCACTGCTCTGGGTCCGTAACGTTGTTGCAGAAGAAATCGGGCCGCTTGTGCTGTATCTGCGCCCACACGGTCTTTGAATTCGCGACCGTCGGGTGTGCGTATGGTTGCTTCAAAAAGTTTCATATGGTATTTATATGGCCGGTCCGGAGAGATTCGAACTCCCGACAGCTGGTTTCGAAGACCAGAACTCTTCCACTGAGCTACGGACCGTTAAATAGTTTATGCTTAAATCTAAAACTTCTTGTGTGATGCCTTACATGGGTCTAGCAATTCAAAATGACGGAGACTTTTGTGCTTGTAATAGAAACAATTGGAGTTATACCAATCGACAACAAGAAGTTTTGTTTGCCAATAAAAACACACTAGAAGAAGCATGGGCAAGCCCCACTAGAAAAATGTTGGCTGCTGGATTGGATTATGGAAAATCAATACCAAGTTGCAGTCCATGCACTAACTTAGAAGCCAGTGGCAAAATCAGTGCAAGACAAACGTTCAATAACCAATTTGGTCATCTTGCTCCGTTGCCTACTCAACCACGTGTGTTGATCATGAAACCAGGCAATGTTTGTAATCTGTCCTGTAGGATGTGCAATCCAGCAACCAGCACCACATGGTATCAGGATGGGTATAAATTAGCAAAGGCACATGACAATTTTGTTGGCACTCAAAAAGAATACACTGCACAATTTGAAACTATACGTTCGGCATTCAATCAAGAAAATCCCATATGGGATACCATGGAACAGTGGCTGCCCAGTTTGGAATTTTTTGACATCTACGGAGGAGAACCATTCCTAGCTCCTGGTTTGTTTAAAGCCCTAACAGCAGTGGCCAAAGCAGACAAAAGTTCAACAGTGAGCTTGCAATTGCATACCAATGGTACGATATGGAATCCTGATTACTTGAATACATTGTCCAAGTACAAACACGTAAGAATAGGCATCAGCATTGACAGTGATGTAACCAGTCAGCTTGAGTACATTCGTTATCCACTGGAAGCTGACGTTGTTTGGCAAAATCTCAGCAGGTACAAAGACTGGGCAAGCAATCATTCCAACATAGAACTTTATATTTGTGTTACCCTTACGCCTCTTAATATATTTTACTTTGATTCAATTGACAAAAATTTAAGCAGGCATTCATTACCAGTTGGCCACAATATTGTTTATAGCCCAACCGAATACGATGTGCGACACATACCAGTATCAGTGAGAAAAATTATTGCTGAGAAATTAAAACATTATCCCACCCTGGCAAACTTTTTAATGCAGACCATACCAGGATGCGATGTTGCTTGGCCTAAGTTTTGGAAAATTACAAAAGAATTAGACAACATACGCAATCAATCATTTGAATCAACGTTTCCTGAGTTTTATGAATTGATCAAGATGTATGTATGATTGGTGCTACCAATGAGAGTCGAACTCATGACCTCATCCTTACCAAGGATGCGCTCTACCGCTAGAGCTATGGCAGCAATTTGGAGCAGGATATCGGGTTCGAACCGATGACATTTTCGTTGGCAACGAAACATTCTACCACTGAATTAATCCTGCAATCCGTTACTATTAGGCAGCTCGAAGACTTTTAAATCTATCTGCCGCGTATGATGCCGCAAATGCTTCAGGCTTCACAAATGGTACTACATTGCATACACCTTTGATGTAGCCAATAGCCTGGCTAATAACACAGCTTGAGCCGTACATTTCGTCAGGGTTGATGTCCAAATGAACTTCAACATTGCGTCCTTCAAGTACTTCTGCTAATTTTAAATACAGCTCAGCTACTTTGTAGACTTCGGTCATCAGACGCATGGCAGGCTTGGATTCTTTTTGGTCGTACACACGTTCACGGTGCACCTCGCCAAATAGTTTACAGCCGTTGTTGCCATTGATGTGTACTACAACCGCTAACACATAGTCCGCATGCCACACACCGTCAATTCTGATTCTTTCACTGTCACACCCGAGATAAATTTTGGTCTCTGGAGTCTGATCCTTGATAAATTTTGATACCTCTGCCAGATTTAGTTTTTTCATGATACTATTTTTGTTTAGTGGATTGATACACCTGATTGATTTCTTCTAAACTAAGTGATTGCCAATTGAGATGTAAAATATCTGTGTTAGCAGGACTTGATACATTCAATTGGTATCCGTGCTGATGAATAATTTCATCTTGTATATCCTTGGGTAATGTATAAAAATTGTTTTCATCAGATATCATGGGCCATGATGGATCTTTGATTTTGGTATAAAACTCTGTCCAATTCGACTGTTGAACGTGTATATTACTATTCTTAAAGATTCTTGTCAGAACATGTGCTTCTATCCCACAATGACTGGTAAGGTAAGAATCTAACACTCCAGTGGCCTCCCACTTGTTTATAGATTCAAACCACTGGAGATTGGATTGCGAGTTGATATAATTATCTTGATAATTTGTTACATGGTCGCAGTTGTATGCATCACTTACCCCGCTGTTATTCATAAAATTTTCTAGCCACTGTGGAAAATAATTGGATGCAATGTCGGCACATGAAATATCAAAAACTCTATTGTCTAACGCAAAATTGGTAACATAAGTTGACTCATTTACTTCGTGTGGCTGTAGTCTATTTCTTGTTTGATACCAGTTCACTCCTCTTTGAATCTCGTTTTTCAATTCGTTGTAATCAGGTTTCTCCATGTGTTCAAAGAAGGCAGAATGATGTTTAACAATAAAATTTCTGTAGGCTTTACTTGATTCATGGAAACTAAAATCTTCTTCCCGTGGATCTGTGGGCAATAGTTGAAGTTTTGCATCACCGTATGAAGGCCACTTAGTAACACAATTAATAGTGCCATAGGCGTCAACGTCAACGTCAGAATTGTTATGAACAATAACAAATACTCCAGTTGGATCCGATTGCATTATGATCCTAACTGATTGATACACGGTCGGAGTACCTTCATTGATAATGTATATTTTTTTATCTGTTGGTCGGTTGTAGATAACCCATGACAAGTGCCACAAAATACCCTGATGCGTAGGAACTCTCACATGCTTGTGTGAGGTGCCAGCACCTCCGAATTGAGCACTAGTTGATGTATTAATTGGTGACTTTACAGTGGTGTTGTAAAGATCGTTGTCACTGATGTGAATAGCCCAATTGAGATAACTTCCGCTGTATCCAGCTGGATACAGTATGTATATGTTTTTTGTAAGCATTAATTAATGATGCAATGATGTTGCACCACTCAAAAATAATTATTCAGGCGGTGCGTCTGTTATTGAGGTTGATACAATGTTACAATTATAAATTTCTGCCTGTGCCGTGACGAAGGAAATAAACTCTTCGGCGGCAGCTAAATCTCTCCAGTATCTTTTGGTAGTAACTTCGTCAACCGCTTCCCAGCGACCATTAGTTTTTCCATCAGTTTGCATCTCTTCAAGTTTTGGTGCGCGAACTTCGGTCAGTCGTGTTTCATTCTGGTGGTCTGCAGATCCCCAGATAATTGTAGTAATTTTAGTCATTGACATAATAGCGTTTCCTTTGTGCTTATTTATAGGCAAGCAGTAACATCTCCAAGAGATTATCTAACATACAATATGAATTTGCAAACAAACCGGTTTCGCTAGGGCGGGAATTTGTACACCAATCGTTAATAGATTAGCTCTACACCGGCAACAATCAAGGACCTCTCATCCTGACAACTGGTCCGACAGATACGCATCACTGCGCAGAGCCATCGGGGTTTACCCCTAAACGTTTTTTTTGTTTGCAAAACTTGGTGCCCTAGGTCGGACTCGAACCGACACATATTTCTACGCCAGAACCTAAATCTGGTGCGTCTACCAATTTCGCCACCAGGGCTTATACTTCTACAACTTCTTGTAAACTGTCTTTGCGCATGAGAACTTTTCTTTCTTCTCCTACGCGGCGAACACTTAGGTACTCAATCCCATCTAGTCGACGTACCATTCGTATGTTGTCACAGATGTAACGTTCAAGTGTGATTTTGTTTTCAAAAGTTTTAGTTTTTGTCATAGTGGTCTCCTATTAGATGTTGTACTTATCTGGCGGAAGACGGAGGAGTCGAACCCCATCCCATTTCTGAGAACCTGGTTTTCAAGGCCAGTCGCGGCACCAACGCCACTGCATCATCTTCCAAAAAGGTGGTCGGAATAGTAGGATTCGAACCTACGACCTCCTGGTCCCAAACCAGGCGCACTACCAGGCTGTGCTACACTCCGAATGTGTGGTACCTGGACACGGTTTCGAACCGCGGACCCTCTCCGTGTAAAGGAGACGCTCTACCCCTGAGCTATCCAGGCAAATTGTGTGGAGCGGAGTAGGGGAATCGAACCCCTCGCTTTAGCTTGGAAGGCTAAGGTATTACCACTATACGAACTCCGCGTGTTGATACTTATAATAGTGTAACATGTACACTATAAATAGTCAATCTATGAACTTCCCAACCAACTACTGTGCATTGCCGTTTAGAGGCATGCAACTCGAATGTGATGGTGAGATTAAATCTTGCTGTCTGTACAAACCACATCTTGATCAATCAATTACTCAATATCATATGACCAATTATGATCACTGGTGGAACAAATCTCTTGACCGAATACAAAATCATGTGATCAACAACACCGTTGATCCTGGCTGCTCTTATTGTCTAGAGCCAACTATTCTTCCGCATCCTATGCGAACAGGCGCCAATGACTTTTTCAAACATGATCCACAATACACACCAGGTGACTCGCCTGAGTGGTTGGACATACGATTTGGCAACTTCTGCAATCTCAAATGTATGATGTGTACTCCTCTAAATAGTAGTCAAATTGAACTGGAATACAAAAACAATACCGCAGCCTACAATGCACAAGGAATTGCACACAGCAGTGGATGGAAACGATTCAGCATCGAAGACCAAGCGGCCAGCAAAGAAAACTGGTGGGACAATTCTGAAACGTTTGCCAAGGTAGTCCAAATAGTAAATCGTGCTAGATATGTGAACTTCTCAGGAGGTGAACCTCTAATGATGCCACAATTGTATGATCTCATGGATGCTATGAATCCCAACTGCATCATTACATTCAATACCAACTTGACCAGACTCACTGATCGCACTATGCAAGCATTGAAAAAATTTAAAGATGTTAACTTGCAAGTCAGTTTAGACGGTGTTGGCGCACATCAAGAGTGGATACGTTGGAACAGCAACTGGCCTGAACTTGATCGCAACATTCAAACAGTTTGTAACACACCTAACATTAGAGTTACATTTAGTTATTTGTTACAACACACCACAATCTACACATGGCCAGCACTTTGGAAATATCTTGAACCATTGAACTGTCAAATACTTGCAATGCCAGTGTACGCAGACACTATTGGCAAAGGTGTGTTAACACAACATTCGGCTGTGTCTACGGATGTTGAACGGTTTGTAGATTGGATCAAAGCCAACCCCAGTTCATGCAATCAAGAAATTGAACACTGGATTAGCAGTTATCAATTTGATCCTGTACTACACAAACAGTTTAGGGACTATGTTGGTATGCTTGACAACATACGTGGTGGCAATTTCCGTGCCACGTTTGATCCTGCTTGGGACTAATCCCAATACATTTCATTGTGGCACTGGTAGTAATACTCACGCTCTAAGGCAATCATGTCCTCATAGTCAACTCTGTAGTTGAACATGGGATTGCCCCCAATGGAAATTCTAACATAACTTGCCGGCGCCCACTCGGGACCTGGCGTTTGTTTTTTGTACTGGATGAACCAGGCATTGTTGTTGTGCTGGAACGAATGGCCTCGTTGGTTACGCCAGTTTGCCACAATGTCCGCAAACACTGCCTGAGGCAAACTCCATGTGTGTGCATGTGCATCACTCACACGTATGCTCAAGTCTATTGACTCGCGATCCTTGAACACATATAATTTTAATGGTTTGGTAAATTCTAACATACACTACTTATTGGTGGCAGGAGATATAGGATTCGAACCTATGCGTGTCGGAATCAAAATCCGATGCCTTGACCAACTTGGCGAATCTCCAGTAAAACTACATGGTGGATGAGAGTAGAGTCGAACTACTACTTGACTCCGTATGAAGGAGGCGCACTACCATTATGCTACTCATCCTGGGGTGCATGATGGGGGTCGAACCCACGCATATCGGAATCACAATCCGAGGTCTTAACCACTTGACGACACGCACCATATAGGAGCACTCTCAACAGCAGGCCTAGAAGGCAATCTGGTTGCTGAAACTTTTGCATCTGCAGATACTAGGTTTCTTCTTCCGCTTTGACTTACGCCAAGAATGCTTTTATATGGTAGGGGTGTTCGGGAACGATCCGAATTTTACTGGTTAAAAGCCAGTTACTTCACCTTAAAGTTTCACCCCCGTAGGTTTGGGTATCTTATCACTGTCCATCGGGACTCTCCTTTAAAAATCTGGTAGCCTGTAGAGGTTACGATCCTCTGTCGCTCGATTATCAGTCGAGTGCTCTTCCATTGAGCTAACGGGCTGTATTGGTACCGCCATATGGAATCGAACCACAATTTCCAGGTTCGTAGCCTGGAGTATTATCCATTATACTATAGCGATGTTGTTGGTGCCGACTATCGGATTCGAACTGATGACCTATCGCTTACAAGGCGATTGCACTACCACTGTGCTAAGTCGGCTAATTGGCTCCCCAACGTGGGCTCGAACCACGGACCAACAGATTAACAGTCTGCTACTCTACCGACTGAGCTATTGGGGAATGATTGATATGGCCGAGAGCCTGGGAGTCGAACCCAGTGACCGTATTACTACGGTCTACGGATTAGCAATCCGCTGCATTACCGTCCTGCCCGCTCTCGACAATCTACTTAGTAGGCACTCAAGCCTTCTACAAAAATCTGGTGGACCGTCCCGGGATCGAACCGGGGACTGAAGCTTGCAAAGCTACTGTGTTCCCATCTATACCAACAGCCCATGTGTGGCGTACCTCCAAGGACTCGAACCTTGACTGACGGTTTTGGAGACCGCGGTGCTGCCATTACACCAGAGATACCTAACACACTCTTTGGAATGTGTGTATTAAAGCACTCTAAAATACTTAGGCTGCCTGTTCTTAAAGAATGCTTTAATACGCTGTAATTTTTTGTTCTACAAGAAGAACTCTATCCTACAGGCCGCCCATTTGCAGTTTTGAGTGATGCAGGCTCTCGTTGCCATTGCACTAAAAGAAAAACCCTAGAGTGTTTAGTTCCAGGGTCCTTTGGGTAGAATACTAATGTACTTTACACGGACCCCGGGTCTCCTGGAATGCTATTCACGCGACCGTTCGCATGCGTCCAGGCCGATGGCTGGATAAACATGGATGTCTTTGACAGTGAATAGAATTTTGTTTTCATCATGTACCTATTATAGTTTATTTATGGTTGACAGTCAACCTGTTTTTGAACTTTTATTTATCAAGTTCACCAAATTGGTTGCGGGAGGAGGAATCGAACCTTCCATCTGTGAGCTTATGAGACTCACGTGCGACCACTACACTTTCCCGCGGTAATACTTATACAAAAATTGGAACACAGGGTGAGATTTGAACTCACGACTTTACGGATTTGCAATCCGTTGCATTTGACCGCTCTGCCACCTGTGCATATTTTTATAGTCAAGCACCGAGAGATGCCGATTTGTCAACAAAGTAGCTAGCTCTGACAAGCGAATGGCAGTTATGTCAGGACCTGTTCCTCGCACAGTTAGGCCCGAATAGTGACAGCGTCCCGTCACGATACCTTTATCGATGCTTGACTATAAAAACATATTGAAACACACTAACTACCTTGGTATGTACTCAAGTTCATTGAACCGCTACGACCCTATCTTTAATGTGCTTCAATATGCTCTGCATCCCCCGGCGGTAATTGTAGTACAGAAAGATACGACGCTATCGTACCCATCACACGTACCTTCCACCCGCTTCCCGACAGGGACCGTTCTCGCATTGCTAGCGGCCTTTAGGTTCGAAGACTACCACCCGTAGTTGTCACACTACTTCTCATCCTGTGGGTCACAGTATCCAGAGACTAATCTGGAACGTTCTGGTGGAGATGATAGGGATCGAACCTATCGTGACCGAAGTCGGAGGAGTTACAGTCCCCTGCCACACCATTGCGGCGGCATCTCCATGTGTGGTACTCGATAGCGGAGTCGAACCGCTCTTGCCTGGATGAAAACCAGATGTCCTAACCGATAGACGAATCGAGCAAATAAGGGAGAGCCACGGTTGCAGGACCTAGTGCTTCGTTACCGAAGGAAGTGTCCAGGCGATGTGACTCTCAAAACTTGGCGGTCTGTGGGGGAATCGAACCCCCGTAAGTGGATAGACAATCCACAGTAATAACCTCTATACGAACAGACCAAAATCTACTATATTAAAAAATACTAAAGGAACCATTGTGCATCTATGTCTACCTATAGGACCGTCTCCTATAGACCTGCACGGTCATTACTGCCTACATGCTCCGCCGCTTTTCTGGACATTTCTGCCCGGTTTCATAGACCTAGCTTGAGCGTGGGCGGCCCCACTGTCCTCGCCTTAGATCCCTAACGGTGTAGGTAACCTTTAATACATTTTAATATAGCAACCCTTGCGGGCTACTACAAGCAAACTTAACTTTTTAAAGAACATCTAGTTAATTTCTAACTAGTCTCTAGTATAACACAATAGCTATATCTAGTCAACTTGTTTTTGCAAGTCCCTTCATTTTGGAAGGATTCTGCTAAGAACACTTGTTTCTTAACTTGTTTCTATTGTAGCAAATTGCAAATATTGCGTCAACCACCAATAAAAAACCCGCTTAGTGCGGGTTTTTATAAATGTAATACTTTTGTTTACATTTTATGCAACGAACGGAGTATACTCAATTCCTGTTGTTGCTAACCCTACTAATCCAATTGTGGTTTCAAACGCTGCCAACTCACTTGCGGCTACTAACACATCTGCTTGGCTCAAATTGCTACTGGTCATCCAAGCTGTGTAGTCAGTGACTTGTGTCAATGTAGCATCTGTACCAAATACGTTTTTGTAAACGTGCTTGATGAATGTTTCATTGCTGACACCACCTGCATCAGTTTTGTAAGCATCGGTGGCCAACAATGCTGTGGCTAGTTCTTTGTTTGTCCACCCTGCATCGGCAAGATAGATACCAATGCCTTTGTATGCGTTGGTTACGTCTGTGGTACCCAATGCGGCTGCCAACAATGCGTAAACATCACCAGCACGACCTGCGGCATCATAGGCAATGGCCTTGTCTGTGAATACCACACGCTCGTGGTCAGCAAGATTGAATTCCATGTTGCTGACCAATGTGCTGGCTAAGGTAACTTTAGCGGCAGTTTTGGTTGTGGTGAATTCTGTGCTGGCACCACCCATGGTGTAGGTGTCAACGCCTGTGGTGCCTGTAACATCCACAACGACATCAACTGTGCCATCACCTGCACGACCTGTGCCCACTACACCAAAGGTGGCAACTTTACCTAGTGTGCCAACAGTAGCCACTGTAACGATCAAGTTGTTGGCTACTGTACCACCCAATGCTGTTCCAGCAAGAGTGATAGTGTCTCCTGCCACATAGCCGCGACCTGCACTTGCGGCAAGACTATCTAATACAACGGAATAAACACCGTTGGTCTTTGTAACATCAAATGCGGCTTCAACACCTGCACCGCCCGTTAACCCTGTAACGTTTTGGTATGTGGCATTGACTGCTTTGTCTTTGATTGTGATTGTTGTTGTCATAATTTTCCTTTAAAATAAAAATGATCTATAAACTTAATTAGTGGTTTATACTAGTAGTATACATGAATTTTCTAACAAAACTTGTGCGTGTGCGCACATGATTGGTACGAAAGTTTGAAATTATTGCCAAAAGAAAACCCGCCGGAGCGGGTTTTGGTGGTTTCTGTTACGAGGTATTTCCTACCCTAGGCTGCGTTTAGGCTGCCAAAGCGAACTGTTCGTCGTTTGCATTTACGGTTTTTGTGTCTTCGACCAGGTTACCCCAATCCTAACGGCTTCTACCTTGCCGGACTGTCCATGTTGTTACTCTTGACCCAATCGATCCTGTGTCAGGCCCATCATAACGATTTTCGTCCCCAATTAATAATGTTCCATACTCTTTCATGAATATAATACAATATTGTATTCACTATTAATTGTGTTATAGCAATAGGTCCTGCAATTGATAAGTTACCTGAAATTAACAAGACTATGAGGAATGTTGCACCCGATCCTGTTAATCTCCAACTTATAGTTTTTACAATGCTTCTCAAATTGCTATCGTTCATAAATCCTTATGGTGGACCTGGCGGGCACTGCCCCCGCGTCTTGAATCCTTTTCTCTCTACTTCATACAGTCTTAAACTTGCTCCACTATCTGAATATCCAGTCTTAACGGCTGATCCCAGTTGACCCAGGGTATGGTGCCGGCTTCTCTGGCACTCTCAATATCATCCAATATTTCGGTGACATTGTAGCCAGGCCCAGGAATGTCTCGTTCCTGCCATAGTTGATTTTGCATTGAGATAGTGATTTTCATAACGATATTTATTAGTCAACATCAATATCATCGTCTAGCACAACCCATCCCAATCGAAACAAATCTTCACGAATTTCATCAGTGATCACGCTTTCAGGCACATAATTTTTTTTAGCTAGAATCTCTGCCTCTATTTCTGGACTAGATTCACTACCTCCGCCAATTACACCGCCAATGCCTGAACAATACCAATCCATGTAATCACCTTGTACTCGCATGTCTGCAATGATACCGCCAGCATACCGCCAGCTACAACTCCAGGTTTGATTCTTAAGAGTGGCCCAGACTTCGTTTTTTTGAAAGGTACGATTGCACATGGCCGCATAGAGATTCTGCGAATAGGACTTGCTAGAACGAACTTTGGCCAACATGAAATCAGAGGTACGAAGATCGTACTCCATGTTGTTTTGTTGCCATTCGGTATCTTGTTCTTTGGCCATCTTGTTAATATTTGCTTGTTCAAACATTTTGATGTAGGCTTTATTGAGTTTTTTGCCGTTTTCTGCACATCGTTTGATGTAGTTTTCTTTTTGGAAAGTATTACGACTAGGACTACAACTGATCATTGTTACTCCAAAATGGTACGAGTAGCCGGAGTCGAACCGGCACGCATTAAGCGGCGGATTTTAAGTCCGCTGGGTCTACCGATTCCCCCATACTCGTATGTTGTTTATCCGCCTCGGCCAGTGACCTTTTTAACAGGTTTACCCACTGGTGCAGGTGCTGTTGTTTTTTTAACTGACTTGGAACCTTTGGTAGGTTTTGCATCAGGATGTTGCGCGGCATGTTTTTTCTCTAATGCCGATTTTACTGCTGTGATAAATGAAGCCATAGTGTTCTCCTAGTACTTGTTATTTAACGCGGCCCAGGTCATCCAGGCACGAAAAGCATTATATACTGTGAGGGCTTCGTTTTCGTCTACAGGAACTTTGACACCACGAACATAAAATCCATCTGCAGTGACTCGCAACATTTCATCATCGCTACCTGCATGAAGTATGATTTTGGGTTTGCTATCTGATTGATGTAGCGTGTATGTCATAATATTCCTTGGTCCGGCCACTAGGAATCGAACCTAGATTGATAGCTTAGAAGGCTACTGTATTATCCATTATACTATGGCCAGAGAGTTTGGTGCGCCCACAAGGACTTGAACCTTGGACCAAAGGATTATGAGTCCTCTGCTCTGACCAACTGAGCTATAGGCGCATTGTTTTATTGTACAAGGAAAACTATTTATAGTCAACCCATCTGGCGGATCTCTACCACCTGATACCGGCTGTATGGGTAGCGTTCCTGTAGCCACTCCAGCAGGCCTTCTTCCCAAGGTAGTACCACAGTCTCGGCTGAATTTACAATCACTCTCATAGTAGGGACTTGATGTAGGCAATCACAGCCTGGGCTTCTGTGAAGTCTGTGATTTCGGGTGCAAGTGCCTCATATCTATAAGATGTCCACCCTAGTTGGCTAAAGTCTGCTCGTTTCATGCTGTCATCCATTTTACTTCTCCTTTTATTTCGATACTTTCAGCACCGTCGTATTCGTTGATTTGAAATTCAGTGCCCACAGGAAGCCAGGCTATGGCCAAGTCTTTCATGCCACCTGTGTAGAGTCCTGGATACTTGAGTGCGACATAAGTTTCCATTTCTGCCCACTGGTCAGTTTCCACGAACTTTACAATGGCCGGATCAAACACAAGTTCTGGCACTTCCTTGTTCCAGGTCGACCAACCTGCACCGAACCCTGGCGAGTATAGCACAGCCACTTTGCCGTTGTCAATCAACTTGTTCATTACCATTCTTTCTTGTCGCCATTGGCTTCGTTGTCACGATAGCCGGCTGTGTAGGCCGCAAGCTCGGCTGGGGTCATCTGATCCATGTCAATGCGAGGACTTTTGTGAGTGTCTCTCACAAAGTAATGGGGCCAGTAGTCACGACCGTAGTAGCTGTCACAGACGCCACGATCGTAAGGACCACCATGTCGTTGGTCGTGATAACCAGATTGTGTTTGTTCTTTAATCATATTGTTTCCTTTGGTGCCATCATTTTGCGTCCTGCCGCTATAAACATACGATAGGCCACTCGCTCTTCTTTCTCAAGATCGTCGTAGCATTCTTCCATGCTCTTAAGACCTTCTAAAACGTTGCCTTCGCAGTAGAGTTCTGCGTATTCCTGCACAATACGGCAAGCATCGCCGAGTTCCATGTATAGTGGTGTTCCCATTGTGTTCTCCTTAAGCCGCTTTGCGGAAGTATTGATAGGGCAAGCCCAGGGTCCAAGCAAGGTAATCATTGTCGCCTTGGGTGCCTTCGGCTTCGTGGATCCAACGCATGGCCATGTCCTGATCCTTGGCACCAATGCTGATTAACTCAGCAACACGGCGCTCAAACTTTTCTAGGTTGATAGCCTCTGCGGCCTTACGAGCGATTTCTTCACGCTCGATAATTTCTTCCAACTGCTTGAACTCAGCAACATAGTCTGCCTCTGTCCAAGCAGAAGTGTCAATGCCACGTGGGCGGATACCAAACGCATCTTTGTACATATCCCAATAGGTGCAGGCATACTGCTCAAGAGTTGTCATCTGTTCCCAAGTTGTAAATTCTGTAGTCATCTGTGGCTCCTTATTTCTTACTATGTTCATATTATAGCAAATTGGTAATTATTGGTCAACCAAAATGCAGTGTTGTAATTAAACAACACCACGCACATCTGTGTTTAAATTGGGTTTGTGCTCACGGATCAATTCACGCTCTAATTTATGAGCGTCAGTTTTGCCGCGCACAACGTCCACAACCACCAAGTTAAATGTGTCAACACCACGCTCACGCATGCACTCATATAGTGCCCAGGATTTGTCTTCTGAACGTGAGCGATATACGTGTTTGTTAAAACGCACTTGAGCACTCTTGTTAACAGTGCTTTCAGTCTTGGCTGTGACACCAATGTAGAAGTCAGCACCACTTTGCAACATATAGATGATATGTGTACGATCGGTGCGCTTTTTACGTGATTGCTTTTTAAGTTCCATACAAGTATTATAGCAAATCGGGCATTTCTGGTCAACCAAAATAATGTGGCAAAAAAGCCACAAAAATACGGTAATACTTGAGTATTACCCGGATAATCCAATAATATTATCGATAATCCCTGATAATATTATAGTGGATTATAGTGAATTATAGTCAATCTAATAGATTGGGATTATTTGGTCAACTGTTTTGTGTTTATAAGTATTTCCATGAACTTTGATCCTTACACACAAGAGCCCATCCATCGCAAAGGAATTTGGAACAGTGGGTGCTTGTCACAAGAGCAAGCTACTTTAGATTATTTTGAAACCACGCTAACTAATCTTGGCTGGCAAAGAGATGATCAGCAACGACGCAATTGGCATCGTGGAGATAAAAAAGTTGTGCTATGTCTAGTTGACGACATACGTGATTGTGCCGACAACTATCATGTGGATGTACCTTACATGTTTGATCGCAACACCACAGTTATCACCGACAACTATATTGGATGCCCAACACAATATCGAGTTTGGCAGTTGCCTCCTAGCTTTTACGGAATCTACAGTCACAATGAACTCATGCCAGAATGGCAACCAGATCGACAGTTTTGTTTCAGTGTGAACAGGATTGACCCTCGACGACTCAAACTCGTGTTAGAGTTGGCCAAACGTGTACATCTACACAAAGGTTATGTAAACTTCAACTGTCAAGATCAATTTGATGGTGACACATTTGGTGGCACTGATCGTTTGCCTGCAGTATTTGAAAAATACTGGAACAATGAGTTGTCTGATGACGACAAGGCACTATGGCAAGCCAGTTATAAACTATTAGCACCACAAATGCCACTGAAAAATTATGACATTGCACATCATGAAATATACACTCGCAGTTGGTTAACTATTGAATGTGAAACCTACAGTAGCGATAACACAGTAGCACTCAGTGAAAAAATCTTTAGACTGCTTACGTTACCTGTGCCATGGACAGTATACATGGGACGTTATGGAGTGGCGTACTTAGAAAGTCTTGGGTTTGATTGTATGAGTGATATGATTGATCACAATCATTATGACAAACTCAAAGTTGTAGAAAACAGAATAGGTATTTTTGTGTGGAAAAGCATTAGTGATACATCAAAAGTGCTAATGAATGGAAATCAAGATCAAATACGTGCCCGATGTTTAAAAGCAGCCACTTACAACAGAGAACTACTCAAGCTCTACAAAAACAACTGGGACGCAGAATTTGAGCAATGGAAACAGGCCTATTTGTCTCACCTGGCATAGATGTCCCAATTAATATGGTTTCTAGCCCAGTCAACTGAAAACTCAAAGGTATCTTCCTGTGTGTCAACATAGCGTTGCATCATAGCAATACGTTGATCAACATCATGCAAATGATGTGCAGTGGTATGGTCACCAATTTCTAACCATTCAATCCTACCAGCATCGTTGACTCGTAATGCAATATCAGCGCCGCGTCCAAATCCTGTAACCCGCATAAGATCTCGATTGGTATGTATTTGACGCCAATCAGAATACTCCCCAGCTTGGGAAATTGGCACAACAACCATCACACTTACTGTACCCGGGTCCGGCAACAAATTCAAGCTCATTAGCCTAGTGTCACCACAATCTACTACCAGCTGTTCGTTGTGTTTGTGTACCAGCACCGGCTTGCGTATGGGTTCAGCACCTAGTCGTTGATACATCCAGTTGACCCATAGCAGCCTGGCTATTTCATCTTGATGCGCATACTTCCATTGACTTAGATCACGCACACTTTGCAGTTGTTGATTTACTGTGCGCACACTTTGTTCTAGTGTGCAAACTGGCTGTAGATCTTCCACAGGCCATTGTGAGTGATAAAACATAGCCCATTGATCGCCCAGTGCTTGTTCAATTGTTAGTTCCATGCAGTATTTACAGGTTAAATAGATCACTATGAATTTTGGACAATTTTTTAATAAAACACTAGGCCCAATGGGGTTTGACATAACTCCAAATCGGTACCATGCTTACCGGGGAGAGTTTGATGCTGAGAATGGCTGGGACTTGTGGCTAGACAACATTGAGTTCACTCCTAAAACATTGGCAGTGGTACACTTTCCTGATTTTGTAAAAATGAATGGTAGTCGTGTGTTAGAACTAGAAAAAGTTGAACAGTTTTATGGCGCCAACTCAAATCAAGTTCTTGTCACATACTGGACCAGTGACATGGATCAGTACTACACAGGTCCCTTGAACTTGATCAAATTTAGCAATCACAACTATGACATGTGTAATGCACTGGCACAAGGGTTTGATCAATGGAAAGATATTCTAGGCAAACCACGTACACATGCCTGGCAATGTTTGAATGGCAGAATTACTCCTCACAGATGTCAAGTTGCTTATATGTTAAAAAACTGGCACAATGGTTGGGTGAGTCTCGGACAAGAAATACCTTTGCCAGAGTGGGACTACAGCAGATATTTTGGTTGCGATAACTTTCCTAACTTTCTAGCACTGAAATATGTGTACGGATCAGCGGCTGTTAATGTTGTGACAGAAACACAATACACAGAAGCCACAGGTATTGTTACAGAAAAAACACTGCTGGCCATGGCAGCAGAACAGATACCCATTGTGATTGGTCATCGAGGCATTGTGGATCAGTGTCGTCGTATGGGGTTTGACATGTTCGACGACCTAGTAGATAACAGTTACGACACCATGCCAAATGAATCTCGAGCAGAGATGGCACTGCGTCTAAATCAAGATGTTATCTGTGGCAAGATTAATCTTGAACCTTATCGTGACAGACTTGAACGTCAACGTGAGTATGTGTTGTGGGGCTTGCCTGATCGCATGGAGCGTGAATTTGTAATACAGGCTCGGGCACTAGCCGACAGATTACTGCCGGCTTATGCCCCTTAGGAACTTTTCAAGATCTCCGTACAAGGAATACATTGTGGCTTCCTTGCTGCCAAATAATAATAGTTTGGGTTTCTTGCCAAGAAAGATGTAGTAAGGACATGTGAGCTTGCGATCAAGTGTTAGTAATTGCCCAGGCTTTGCTGGCATACTTGCAGGAACGTCAAACTCGTAATGTGCAATTTCCAATTGACTAAAAACAAAAAAGCCCTCGGCAGTTAAGCGTAGGCCTGCATGTTCGTCGGGGTTTTTCCACCACTCTTGTAGTGCTTGATCTAGCGTGGGTTTGATCTCCCACTTGAGTTGATCTAATATCTGTTGAGTTAGAAAGATCTTATTGGGCATTGGGGAACACTTGCGCCCCTTGCGTTAACAGTACCACACTAAATTTGTCTGTTTTAAACTGCGTGTTGAGTTTGCGAGCCAAGTTGATTGCGTGGCCAGGATTTGAAAAACTGACCTTTTTGTACTTGGGTCCAGGATACTGTGTCAGCATGTTGCTGGTCTTTAGGTTGATAGGTTTTGAGTCATAGAACACAGCCCACACTCCTTCCGACGCTAGCACTTGCTCGGTCTTGTAAGTTTGTTTGTTTGTGTGCTCTATTAACACACTGGGTTTAGGTCTGCTCATTGATAAACTCCTAGCATTATTTATGCTAAAAACTGGGTACTTTAAAAAGTACCTCCGGTCAATTCAACCTTTACTACCTCATCAACTTTGCTCTGATCTTCACGAAGTTTCTCAAGTGTTAGCAATAACTTGGTAATATCTGCGTGTAGATCCTTGGCGTCTTTGAGCGGTAATGTAACATCTCTGCCGCCGCGGCTTTCTTGTGCTTTAATTAAATCAATAAAGCGATTTATATGTAAACTCATTTGTTTTCCTGTTCAAGTTCGGCCATTTTGGCATGGTACCGATCCCAGTAACTGTGATACACAGCATGATTCTCTTGGCTAATGGTGTTCATCCACTTCACGTGAACTTCCTGATTGCGCCATTTGATCTGCACATTATACTGATCAGTTCGATCATGAAAGCAATCACCAGCGGCAATGGCAGCGTGTACCGCTTCCTCGTGTATGCGATCCTGCTCCAGCCATTCGGCATTTTCTTCAGGAGTGAGGTATTTTTCTCCCCACTCATTGATAGTAATCTTGCCATGCTTGACTGTGATTACTTTGTCGTAATCAGGATCGTCGCCAAATGTGGTATCAACTTTTGTGGTCACTAGCTTCTTCTTTAGAGTGGAAAGGTCCTTGATACTTGTAGCGTTCAAGTACAATTAGTTTGGGGTTTTGTACCGGTTTCCAGTTGCGATGTTGTTTGATCATGTACCATCCAGCGGCGTACCATGATTTACTTTTGGTGTCTTTGGTAAACAATGGTAATTTGTGCTTGACGTCCCAGATAGGATTGTGTGCTCTGCATCCAGTGGGATATCCATGAACCACATCCATGGCCGGCTTGGTTGTTTTCTCTGCTGGCTCGAATTCCACATTCTCACGTTTGCGCAACATGGGAATGGTTTTGTACAATCCTGTTTTGTTCTCAATGGTTATTTGATAACCATCATTGACTGCTTGAATATTGCCAACTTTTTGGTCGTCTTTTTTCAAGATCCAATATTCGTTATCAACTACTGGTTTGGCGTGTATCATTTAATACTCCTTTGTATGTTTCATTGAGCCATCGACTGATTGTATCAGCTTGGTCACTGAGCTTGGTCAGCTCGTACTTGCCACAAAACTTCATGAAATGTGCGCCTACCATGCCCACATCTTTGTGACTAAGTTGTTCACGGATTGCGGCATCTACAGTTGCCTTGACCGCATCCGGTTGTGCGTTGAGATCGATCAATGTACAGTTACGTTCATAATCGTCCAACACTCTGTGCTCTTCGCCGTTGTGGTCGGTCCAGCGTTGAAGCATCATGTTGTTCCACGAGTATCCTCGCTTGTCTCTGTCGGCAAAGGCCTCACGGAGACCAACTTTATTCTTTGTCCCTTTTTCACGTACTCCCGGATAAGCAGAGAAGACATTGTCGGAGGTGTCGCCACGCATGCACTTCTCAAATAATAGCCAGGACGGATCCGGGATGGTTTTTGGTTGTTTAGTTTTTTTATCTGTAACAGGCTTACCCTTGGCATCAAATATGCCCTCCAGTGTGATCAATTCATCTGTGATGCCATTGTATTGTGTGACGTTAGGTGCCACCAACTGTACAAAGTCTGTATCTGAACTAACTACTACGTGATCGTCTTGGGGGTGTAATGATATCCAACGTGCAATGATGTCATCTGCTTCGGCTGTTGCGCAACGGATCACACTGCAATTGGTTCGGTCTGACAAGTATTTAGTCAGATTGTCATAGGTTTCCCAAAACAGTTTATCTTCGTCTGCTTCGTCCTCGGTCATTTTACCACGTGCTACAGCGCGATTCTTTTTGTAGGGTTCGTAGTAGTCCTTGCGCCACGAGCGACCTTCTAGTGCGAAAATCACGTGATCTGCTTGAAAACGCTTGGCTACTTTGTTGGCAGCCATCATTGTAACGTGTAGCGCAAAGCCCAGTTTAGTCCAAGTGTCACTGGCTCTGTGGGCACCGTGACGTGCTCGGAAAAACATGTTGGCTGTATCAATAAGTAGGTATTTCATTTGGACTCAATAGTTGGTTGCGTTTAATGTATTGTAACACATATTCCGCCCAATAGCAATGGGCATCTGGCCCAAAATGCCAACTATTTGGATTAACCGTTTTGAATCCTTGCCGCTTTAGTACCGAATTGTAAGTCATTTCGTCATCATATGGATGCATGTAGCTAGCACCCCAGGCTCTTTGGTCAGTAATACCACCAAAATGGCTATTGCCATTAAACATAACATGGCGTATGCCCAAATCATCTAGCTCTCGGTGGAATGCCCAAATCTCTCGGTGGGCACGTTGCCTGCACTCTTCCCAATTTACATCAATGACAAATTGTTTGTAGCGTTGGTGTAGTTCGTCAGGAACGTCGTCAATGCCACTGGCATTAACTTGAAAGTCATGCCCTTCGTGCCACCACTCTTCTCGTTCCCACGTAGTCCATTGGATGACCATGAAGCAATCTTTGACTGCATCAGGATTGGCCTTGATCCATTCTCTTGTGGTACGCATGATACGTGTGTTTGAACAACCGGCTTGTGCATCCAGATACAAGATAGCACGTAGCCAATTGGCTAATTCACAACCAAAACTCACACGTTCATTGTCAGGATGTGGTTGTCGACCCAGTCCATAAAACAATCCATCATCCTGTGCCCAGGCATGTGGATTTACTGCTTCAGCAGCGGCAGCATGACTATCACCGTTTACATATAGAATCATAGACTTGTCGTTGGTTCATGTAATCAACTAAGGTCTGTGCCCAGGCGGCATGCGCATCTTCATTGTAGTGTTGCCAGCCAGGTGTGATTTCTTCAAACTCATGTTCCACACAGTAGTTGATATAGCAAAGATTTTGCTGGTAAGGATGGAAAAAGCATTCGTCCCAGTCCAGTTGTTCGGCTGTGTTAGCAACCTGGAACGCATTGAACGCATTGAAAAACAAGTGCGGAATGCCACGCTCTTTGAGAATCAAGTGCAGGTTATAGATCTTGTTGTGCCAGTAGTAGCCCATCACACGATGCCACTCGCCTTCTTTCTGAATGTGATTTTTCCAGAACTGATATCGTCGGCGAAACTCTTCAGGAATACGCTGACCAACATCCAACTGATTGATCTCGTGGAAAGCACCTTCAAAATACCATTGCTCACGACCATGCTCAGTCCACCCAATCACCACAAGGTCCGGCTTGTTATCTTTAAGATACTCAAGTGTGGAATTGTAGATCAAGTCGTTGCTAGCACCACTCACTGATAGGTTAGTGCCTGTTCCGCCAAGATGTCTTGATATCTCACCAATCATGCTACGGCTGCGGTCTTGCAACTCCTCGCCATTCATGTTGGAGTCACCGTTAAACAGTATGTTCATTTTTAAGTACCTTTAGAGTTTCAGCATGTGCCACACGCTTACGCAGGCTTGAGCTAGAGAAAGAGTGATCTCGACCATTGAATACTAGTTCAATTCCACGCTCACTACCTTCCCATCTTCCAGTAAACTCTTTGTCAGCATATTCTACTCCTAGAATTCGAACGTCCAATGGTAGAATTAGCAAGAGGTCAATAAGGTCTTGTTCAGTTTGGTACACCACAACTTCGTCCACATAGCGACAGGCTGCAAGTTGAATCTGTCGTTCTACAATACTTTGTATAGGTTTGTTCTTGGTATCAGGTCTATCAATTGTGGGATCAGTTTGTAGTCCACAGATCAAGTAATCGCAGTGATTTTTAGCTTCGCTTAACATGGCAACATGGCCAGCATGCAACATGTCAAAGGTTGAGAATGTGATGCCGATCTTTTTGCCTTGTGCTTTTAGTTCTTTGATGTGATTGAAAATCATGACACTTCACTCCTGCCGTTGCCAATGTCTTTACTCTGCACCCAGATACCCGAGTTCTTGATCGCTTGCTCTTGTTCCCAAGTTTCCATAACAACGTGCCTGCACACATTCTGAAACCACTGGTCCACAATGTCTGCATCTACTTTGCCTTGGTAGCCGGCCTTGATCAATCTAGCAACAAAGATATCATTCCAGTCTAGTTCAAACGCACCTTGATGTAGATTATTAAGATCCACATCCATGCCCAGCACAGCCACATACGGCTCGCCAGCTTCAGTAGCCAATTGCTTGGCTGTTTTTTCAGGAGCCTTGACTTTGGGAGTAGATGGCGTCTTGGCTTCTACAGGCTTTGCTTCCTTCTTGGGCTTTAAGAATCTATCAAACAAGCCCATTATTTGCCCCAGCCATTGCCCCAAAGATCAACGTGTAATCTTGGGCTATACCAGTAACCACGCTTGAGTGCTTCGTCTGCAACATTAATACGATTGCCATCGTACACACTGACAACACCACCTACGGGCATTACAAACACAGGACCTGCAAACTGTGCGAGTCTATATTCATCCACTGCACGATCCAGCTCGTCAAAGTCTTGAACTTTCTCAACCACAAACTTGAGATAAGTTATGCCATATGTTTCGAGATCAAAAATAATCTCTGGCTTGATTGCCTCTTCCCACTTCTCGCCCGACACACTTAGCTTGGGACTTACTGAGAATGTGATCTCACCGTGCCAGTTGCTCAGGTACAGTTTGAAGTCTCTTGATAGTTCTTGAGTACCATTGGTCTCAAATGTAATGTGACGCAGGCCACGTTCATGCAGTTTGTCCAGCAATGCAGGATACGCACGTTGCCACCCCAACAAAGGCTCACCGCCTGTGATAACCAAGTGTACAGGATTGCCATTGGGTTGTTGCCAGTTACCGTTGGGCAATAGTGCTGCCATCTTTTCCACTAGTTCATCTTCTGTGTAGGTAGGGCTGAGTTCTTTAAATGCAGGATGCCATGACGCATAGCTGTCACAGCCTGTGCTAACAAGAGGCAGCTCTTCAAATGTCTTGTAGAGATGCACACTCTTGGCAACTTCATCTGCTTCCAACGATGCCTCGCCTGGCTTGCAACCAAACCCCGAGCAGGTAAAGTTGCAACCAAACATGCGAAGGAACACGCTGGGAACACCAACGTAACGACCTTCGCCTTGTGCTGAATAGAATAGTTCTGATACTTTAAATTTCATAATCTTGTTACCTTTGTCATTCCTGTACGGTTAGGATCTTTATTTAGATTGATACTCTGCTCGTGCATTATAACACGAGTGTTTTGTTTTGTCACCCATCCCGGCAACACAACATCTAAATAGGCTAAATGCTCTGCAGGCGTAGGATGCGGATCTTGTCGATCAGGCCACCCTTCGGGATGCAATACCTTTTGGTAGCTGGGCAGAACACTATCAATTACATCTTGATACAAATCAATCACGTCTGAGTCACCGTCAAAGTTTGCCATGCTCATGAATTTCCATCTGATGTTGCGATGTTCTAGCAATGTTTTTATTGATTTAATATATGCTAGGTCTCTTATAAGGTACCCACGAGAGTCAACATGTGTTGTAAGATACTCTTTATCATAGATAGGACAAGTAAACATGTTGCCTAGCGTGTGCCATCTACCTTGTGCATATCGATCATCTCTGTGTACTGTAGTCCAACAAACAACTACAGTATCATTTGGACCAAATTGTGTTCGCTGATCGGCCTCTATAATACTGTTAAAGATGTAGCTGTTGCCAGCACCACTTTGTCCCCAATTTTCAACTGTGTCAAACTCAGGTTCTAAACAGTCAACCCAGGTACTCCAACGATAGTTAGTAAAACTACATCCAAATGCAAACAGTCTACTCAAATTTTTCTTGCTTTAACTAACAAATGCCAGCCCAGATATTCTCTCACAGCCTGTCGATGTGACTCTGTCATGGCTTCAAACCAAGGTTCTAACTCGTAACGGCCTTCTTTGTACGCATCTACATTATACATAAAGCAATGATCCTGACGGAGGCGTTCGATGTACCAGCCGTTGTCGCTGTTCATCAATTGGTGGATTTCATCTTTGCTGAATGCCTGTGCGTATGGACACCCTGCTTGTGCTTCAAATTGGTCAAGACCCTTTTGAATCATGGCATACTTCCAGGAGTTCTTGGCGTATACCATGTATCGGAATTCGCCACCATGCTTGACCACCTCATGTACATTGTCAATGATTTTGTCAATGCCTGGAAAGTGATGGATTACACCATAACTGTACACAAGATCAAACTCACCTAGTTTGGCAAGTGCTACTCCATCAGTTGCATCTACATTGTAGAACTCGCCTTCAAGGCCTAGTGTTTCGAATCGTTGCTTGCTTAGTGCAATACTTTGATCGCTGAGATCAATGCCCACATACTCAGCACCGTGTTTGGCAAACTCTTCGGCATCCGAACCAATCCCGCAGCCAATTTCCAACACACGTTTACCAGCCCACAAGTGAAACCCCGCAAACTCAGCAATGTGCGGCTCTACACGATAACGACGTTCGCTTACTTCTCGAAAGAACTCGGGTGTGCCTATGTCGCTTTGACCGTGCTTGATGTTGCACGGCTGTGTGTTCCAGTAGCGTTTAATACGCTCTTCAAGACTTAGTTGTTGCATTTTGTTTTTCTGCTTCCTGTTGACGTGCCTTTTCAGCAAAGTGGCTGTGAGGATTTTTAAACTGCACCATTTGTTTGTTGACATCATTCAATGCCAACTTTTCCCAAGGATCTTGTGTGCCACGGAAGATGTTGGCAAAGAAACTCATATCTTGACCAAGTTCTGTTTCAAGATACTGTGCTATTTTTGCACAGTCTGTGTGACGAACATCCATTTGCTGTACACTGTGAAAGTCTCGGGGATCTCGGGGATTGCCTTCTAACATGGGACGATTTTGGAATGTTTCGTCTCCATTGTTGCCTGTAAGGTCATGGCGGTCATGCAATACATTAACTGGAATACGTTCCCAGATGTCCAGCATGTAAGCCTGTTGACTTAACCATGCATCAGAGATTTGATGCGGGCTCAAGTATCCCAACAAGTCCAACCACTTGCGAGGCACAATAGGGAAGATACTATAAGGATGATCATTGTGTGTATGAAAGGCCAACAGCTTGAACTCACCTTCGTGAATCATGATCTCTTGATCCCAGGCACCTGTTTCCATCACAGCATCATCGTTCCAGAATACCAACCAACGGGCATCACTTTTGCGAGCTAGTTCATTCACATATTCATTGAGACGAATGTATCCTAGTGGATTGAACGTCATAGCAGTGTAGTTTACCTTGTGTTCGTCCAACCAAGGCTGTAGCTCATCAACGAAACATTGTGTGCCCACATCATCGTCGTTGTCAAACCCAAACATGATTTGAATACGACTTGGGTCAGCCGCTAGTTCAATCACGCTTTTTACACTGCGTTCCAGTGAGTCTGATCGCCCACGAGTGGGCAACAAGATTGCAATATCAAATTCAGGTGTTGTCATTCAAATAAATCCTCATTCCATTCTCTGTGGCCTTCTCTAAACGCCATGTTTGCTTGTGTTTCACGTACTTCCACTCGGTAGCACCACAGGCGTTGTGCTTCGCCCTCGCCCCAAAAGTCTGGAATGTAAACACCGTTCACATACTTGTACAGCATGTCAGCAAGTGATTCACATCCTACTCTGGGCAAGATTGTAAGTTTGGCCAGTTTGCGACGTTCCATCTCTTTGTAAAATTCAAGTTCAGGATCATCGGCGCTGACCAGGGTTGTGTGATCAAATTGATCTTCTAAAATTTTCTTGAGTTCTTTCAAGCCGCCATAGTCAGCGGCCCAGTTGCGAACATCAAGGTCGTTTGTACCAAAGTAAAACTTCATTGAGAAACTGTAACCATGATTCAAGTTACAATGACTGTCGGCCCTCCATTGACGATAAGCACAAGGAAATGCGTCAATGTACTCTTTGGTACTGGTAAACTTGTATTGAACAGGTCCGCGATATGGAAGGTTTTGCTCCATGTGTTTAATTAGATCCTGAGTTGATGATAGTGCCATTATTATTCTCCTATGTTAAATGTTAGCATAGGCTTGCAGAATTTATATAGCGGGATGAATGCTCTAAAGGCCGCTGAGATCATTACTTATGCTGGCTTTGTGTAACCACTAGCTTTATAGTTGGCCTGTCCGTGGATCACGCCTCGAACACCGCCAATGGGATTGGCACAATCTCCTACCCGTCGTGGAATCAAGTGTATGTGTGGATACATCACAGTTTGACCTGCTGCCTCGCCGCAGTTGATACCCACGTTGTAGGCTTCCCACTCGCCGGTTACCACTTTGTGATGACCAAAACGGAAAGCATACTTCAAGGCTTCTTCGATAATTTCATTCTTGTTCCACCGTGGCACAAACAACAAATGTCCCTTGGCCACTGGGTAAGCATCACGGAACACAGCCACATGATAGTCTGAATGCTCTGTGGCCTCATCTGACCATGGTGCGGCACCTGCTGCCGCTGCCTCTTCTAGTGTTTCATATCTCATCTTGGGGCAAACTCCTGTTGTAATTTAATGTTGTCAAAAAACTCTTTCTTCACAGACGGATCAGTCTTAAAAGCACCTTTGAGCACTGTGGTCTGTGTGAGACTAGAGTGTGCCATAATGCCGCGATTCTCACAACATCCATGTGTGGCCTGAATGTACACTGCTACGTTTTCGGAGTCAGTAGCTTTACTAATCTCACGGGCAATGTCGTTACAAAGTTCCTCCTGGAGAGTTCCTCGTCTAGCGCACCATTGAGCGATTCGGGTATACTTACTAAGACCAATAAGTGTATTGGCAGCAATAATGCCAATATAAGCAACGCCAGCCACAGGTTGGTGATGATGGCTACACATACTGCGCAACTCACTACGTACAACCAACATACCCTCATAACGATCCGCCGAATCATTTGGAAACGCTGTGGCGTCAGGTCCTGGTTCATATCTACCCTCCATAATTTCATTGAAGTACATTTTAGCAAGTCGTCTTGCTGTGCCATGCGAGTTTGGATCTGTTTCTCGATCAATTAGCAAGCGGTCAAGCACCAGTTCAAACGCTTCAGTTGCTTCATCTATAAGGGTATGTTTCATCTCTTCCGAAACATAATCACTAATGTTGTCGCCTGCCCAAAAACGTTTGTTATCACGTTTCATCTTGGTACGAATGGCATCTGCTAGATACCCTTCTTTGTAGCCCTTGTCGCTCATGTCCTTGCCGGCTTTTTCAATTGCGCTTTGATGGGCATGGGGGATAAATGTGTTTTTTGAATCCGTATGTATAACAGGATCTGGAATAAAGTCTTTTGTCAATTTAGTTCTCCGAGTTAATGACGTGGATGTCTTTGTGCTATTGTATTGTATTTAGATCGCTGTGTCAACTGTTTAGAAAATTTTACTAACAAAATTTTTTTCTAGTAGACAAGGAATTAAAATTTCTTGGGTCCATTGACAATGACATTCAGGGGTAGGATGACTGTCATTTGGTATCCATTGGTTTGTTGTTCTCATAAAGTTGCCTAATGTAAGTTCATCTTCAATGTCAAAGTATTGAGTAACTTTTTTAGTCAGTGGTGTTTGTATTAGATCAAATTCCCAGTTTGGGTAGTAAAAATTTGTAAACACATACGAGAAGTTTTTTTCAATAAGATATGATCGAAGTGCTAGTATTTTAAGAATGCTCTCGTATACCTGTGCTGTAGGTGATACCACTCGTTTATAAATTTTACATAAATCTTCTTGTAACTTTCCACGCCGTGATTCCAATGGCTGGTTGAAAATACTTAATGTTGAAAAAGTGTTATCAAAATTATAGTTTGATGACCAATGATAATCTTTGGTCATGTCTGTGGTGGCAATAACGTCAGTTCTTTGCAGCGAGCTCCACATGATAACCACCAGCGTCGATTCACTGTTGATGTTTTCGTTGAGTTCAATCTCATTGATAATGCTGTTAAAAATATGATTTGTTCCGGCACCTGATTGAGACGTATCGTATACTTCTTCAAACCCGCAAAGATCTCTAAGATAGTATGGCCAGGTCTGTTGTTCATTATTGTCGGGATTAAAAGTAAAACTGCAACCGCCAACAAGTACATTTTTAAATCTCGATAGGTGAGTAGCCGGCAGATGTCTACTAATATTTCTGGTATGACTCATATGATAGTTATTTTTCTGCAATCTGGATAATCAACATGTATTGGCTTTGGCCGATTTACCTTCACCCCTTCTAGCAAGGCAAGTCCTTGAATGGCTTCTTCGATGGTGGGTTTGTAGTGGTAACCAACTCGGAACACCTGTTGTGATTCCCATGGCTTGATGGTTAAATCTCTGCCGTCGTAGCGTTGAGCCAACATGGTATCGTATGCTTCGACATCATCTAACAAGATGGCACCACCACGCCCGATATGTAATGGCTTGCCATGGCCAAAACTCAAACAGGTCAATGTATCTGGACGATACATATCTTGTTCGAGTCTGCGAGCACTATCCCAAATGCGAGTTTCAAGTATGGGATATTCGCCAACCCAACGTTGCCAGGCATGATCAAGATATTCATACTCAATGCCCAACTTGTGCATGGTCATTGGTATACTTAAATACGTGTAAGGTTGCATCTTGCAGTGTTTGACCTGATCATATCGCAAACACAGCTCAATGGCATGAGTACAGCAATCAGTCATGATTGCATATGGTGCACCGGTAAACTCTGCTAGAGCTCGTTCAAACTGCAGGATTTTATCGAACATACCATTTCCAGGCATGAGTGATCATGTCGTCTAGCGTGTACTTTTGCCAGTCTTTGTATACTTGTCCAAACTTGTCTGCGCTAGCAGTTAACACAGCCGGATCGCCAACACGCTTGTTGCCAACTACTACTTTTAACTGACGTCCTGTAATGCGTGTGGCTGCCTTGATAATCTCTGCATTGCTAGTGCCTTGGTTGGTTCCAAGATTGTACACACCGGGCGCAAGATTATCGTACAACGCACTCACGTGCGCATCGGCAATGTCTTGTACGTGAACATAATCACGTACACAGGTACCATCTTCGGTGGCATAGTCAGTGCCATACAATGTAAATGGGGTGTTGTCTCGCAAACTTTCTAGTACTCGAGCAATAATATGTGTAGCACCTGGCTCTTGTCCATGTCGAGCTTGCATGTCTGCACCACACGCATTAAAGTATCGGAATGCCACGTAGTCTAAGTTGTATGCTTTATGATAACTTTCCAACATCATCTCAACCATGAGCTTGCTTTCTCCGTAAGGACTAACAGGCTCAGTGGGATCAACTTCGTGACAAGGAGGCATAATTGGTTCACCATACACAGCCGCTGAGGAACTGAAAATAAATCTAACTTTAGGCAAGGCCTGCACAATAAAGTTCAGCAAGTTCATGGTCTTGGCCACGTTGTTACCGTAGTATTCTGATGGCTTCTTGATGCTAGGACCAACCAAGCTAGTACCTGCACAATGCACAATGGCGTTGGGCTGGGTGTCTAACAATTTCTTGTAGGCAATATCGCTGTCAAAGTCGGCTTGAAGAAAGTTATCAAGTTGTCCTACTTGATGCTTTTGCAAAGGTCTACGGTCAATACCTATAACAGTATGTCCTGCGCCTTTTAACTGCAAGGCAATTTGTCCGCCAATGTAGCCGGCGACGCCTGTGACTATTACATTCATTCTTCAATCTTTACAACTTGATATTTCTCATGCGCAACATGATCACGATAGCGATTGCCTGCACGATTCCACTGCTCGCCTTGACCAGTCATGATATCGATCACACGATCAATAGTGCCGTTGTTCCAGTCTGAGATAAGTCCCATGTTGTGATGTGGCTTGTGCAACATGTTTTGCATTTTGTGATAGGCATCATCAATTGACCAAGGCACATACAAGCGTTCTGGATCATTGGCAAAAGTCTCTGGGAAACTTCTGTAAGCAGGGAACACCACGTTTGCACCAAGTGTATCTGCTTCGCTTACAGTATTGCTTACCCAGTCTTGTAGCGCACAGTTGAACAACACACGGGTGTCATTGAGCAGAGCATAATAATCGTTCTTGCTGAGGTTTTCGTAGATCTTGAGCTTGCCTTCTCGTTCCAGTTGTCTAGCACGAGTAATGAACTCTGGATTGTTGCTACGCAACGGGCCGCCTTGGAAAATAGCAAATTCACATGGTTGGTTAGTCAATTGCCCATACATCTCAATCAAGTCCATGAAGAAACCTGGCTGCTTTTCTTGATCAAACCGTGCGGCAAATCCCACACGACGTGGACGTTGATCAAATGGCTTTATGTTCTCCGCACCGCCAATGCGTTCTAACACTTCTTCCTTGCCAAATGCTAAGCCACTAATATTATATATAGGAGCACGCCATCCAGCAATGCGCATATGAGCAACCATCTCTTCGTTTGTGGCAAGAACTCCATCCACGAACTCATTAACCATTTGTTCGTAGAGTCCCATCCATTTTGCCATACCCCATACGTGTACGAAGTCATCAGGATCAATGGACTGAGCAAGACAGCGCACATACACGCAAGGACGTTGATCAGCAGGAACCTGATTAAGGATATAGGGTAAACTCTCAATACCGGGTTGAAACATGTCTTCAAAGTAGATAACATCCGCACTTGTGATCTCTCCGTTCTTCATCATCTGAACTAGATTCATCATCTGGCTCATGCTAAAATAACTGCGTCCATGTGCGTCCAGCACCTGTCCTACTGAAATAGCTTGGCTATTGTCAATAGTGGTTCCGGGAACATACACAACGTCAAGACCTCTACGGTCAAACACACGCCGATTCCACTCAGTGAGCTGTAGTGTGTAACGGGCTTCATAGCTCTCTAAGCCCATGTAAAACAGCTTTCTCATGCTGGGCGATATCCTGCGAAGCGTCGAGCATCTTCCCACCACATGTTCTTGGCATTCTTGCCCAGCATCCATTTGTTGAACTGCTGGAATGCATAACTTTTAAAGTTATACAAGTCCGCTTCATTATAGCGGTAACCAAAGTCTTGGCAGAACTCCAAGTACTTTTCGAGGTCCTCGTAGATCTCAGTCACACGTGGATTGGATTTAATTGTAGGCTTGGCCATACTTTTCCTTTTAATTTACAATTGATAAACTTGGACGAGAAATTTCATATTTAATCAAAGCGCCGTTCTCGCCATCCTCGGCCACTTCAATCCAGACCGCACGGTCAGGATACCTTTGAGCAATCTGTAGATACAGATCGTCAGAGATCATTTCACAACTTTTGAAGTTGAGTTCTAGTGTTCCACCAGCATAGAGTTTTTCTAACCAGCGTTTGAACTGAATAAATTCAATGTCTCGATCATTATGAAACACGTCAATCCACACACGGAAATGAAAGATGTGTCTATGCGGCACACCAAGAAAACTCACGTCATACTCATCGCCTGTTGCTAGTGCAGGATCAGTTGCGGCAGCAGGGTATTTGTGTATGCCTTCTTTGCGGAATGTAACCCAGATTTTTCTATCTGCATATTGTTTAATTCTGTTAATTTTTTCTCGTTGCTCTTGATTCATGTGTTACCTTTGGTTAGAACATAGTGTATAATACTACAAATAATCATGTTTGTCTATGGGTGTATATGTCCGAAAACACTGTGCGACTATCCAGATGCCTGCGTTGGTCAAGTTCTGCCAGTCGATTAAACAGACTGTGATACCCGTTGTCTACTACAGGCACATCCAAACAGTCTAGAACAAACTGTAGTTCTTGATCAAATCTAGTACCTGTGGGTTTTCTGGCAGCAATAATCTCTTTGACTTCTGCAATGTACGAAGCTGGCAGTGCCCTGGCATCACACCAGATAAACTGATGCCCGTTGTTGATATAGGCAAGATTTAGATGATCGTAATCACGTGCATGGCCGTTGTCTAGCAAGAAATCAACATAGTTCCAAATGGTCTTGGCATTGAGTGCAGAGAACACCATGTTGAATTTGACCTTGTGTGTTACAGGGATTGTGGACTTGAGTATGTCTAAGTTTTCAGCAAATACTGACCAATCGCCTGGATAGCGAATATAATTGTATCTGTCGCCCATGTCTTCGGCACTAACCAACCAATCTACATTGGGAAACTTGGTCAGTAGCTCAAAGATTCTATTGCCGCGAATCATGCTGAGATTGGTGTTTACAATAAGATGACAATGTGGATTAATCTCAAGTAACTTTTCTAATATCACTTGATTTTCTTTGATCAACAGTGGCTCACCTCCGGCCATGTAGATCTTGCGCAGATCGGCTGCATTGTCCACAAAGTACTGCGTGACATCTGCAATAGCACTTTCGTCAATTTTGACAAACTGCTTTAGTTCGCTGGCCCAGGTTGAACTTAGATCAGGACCGCAATAAACACAGCCATAGTTACAAGTATTTCTAAATCTCAAGTCAGCATACTGTAGTTTAAAGTTTTTGGGTTGATCAAAAAATGCTTTGTCTGGTTGCCATGTATCAAACTCAACCAATTGATTGTCTCTATGATACTTACGACCTTCGTCAACGTTGTCTCCGGGTGCATAACAAACCTTACAGCCTTGAGCTCGTTGGCCAGACAGCATCTCTTGTTTGATCTGAATATTCTTGTTGCCGCCTACAATATTTTGTAGTTTGGTCTCGTGCAAATTACCAAGATTGTTATGAGCAATACAACAACTGTCTACCCTGCCGTCAGTTTCTACATAGATACTGCCCCAAGGTAGTGGGCAAAATGCATCATTGTTCCAGTATTGCTCTTGGTTCAAAGTGTTTGGTCCTTGGTGTATTTAGACCAATCAGTAAACACTGAACGTTTTTGTAATGTGTGTAGACTATGGCACCACACACCGGGATTGGTTGCCGCAAAGTCTTTGTCATCTATTTTAATAGTGGCATTGTACCCTAGTTGTCGTATGTAAGGTATTTTGACAGAAATCATGGGAATAAAATTATTGTGTTCACACAGCCCAGATTCTAACAGTCCTTCCACTTGAGAAACATCAATGTCAAAGGTACACCAATAGCCTGCATCCAACCATTGTTGAATCATTTGTTCCCAAGGTGTCCAGAACACACTATCGTTGGTGCGTATACTTGACGGAAAGCTCATGTTGGCACCAAAGTAAATGTGCTCACAATCGGCTAGTTGATTTTTTATGTCTGTTGCGGATTGTAATCCTACTACAAATAACGTTTTTATACCAAATGCCGGAGTATGTTCTACTTCTGTTCCGGTAAAGAACTTGACGTTGTTATGGCCTTCTCTATTCATAGCTGTTCCTGTTCCAGTTGATCTAATGCTGTGGTGTCTAATTGTACACTATCATCGGATTCAGTGTCAACTTCTGGCTCATCAAAACTGAACAATGCTTTGAACTGTGTACGAGCATTCTTGGCTTTTTTGCCTTTGAAGCCACGAGTGCCCACAATCTCCATCCAGTATGAATCATACTGTTCAATTATGGCTTCAGCAGTGTCTCGATCTGGTGCCGCAAAGATTGCTTCCACAATGTCCTCAAACTTGGCATAGTCTCCACCTTGACGTTGCATCATGGCAGGACGAGATCCTGCATCAAAGCGTCGATTGGCTTCTTGTACCGCAGTCAAGTGCATCCAAACATTGTGACCCATAAGCAAAGCATATGAGAATGAATCCCAAGATGTTTTGCCTTCTTTGCCAATTTTATTAAGGTCACCTGGTTTGTAGATGCAGATGTCTTTCATCTTGAACAAGTTGCTTAGTGGACTGTCTTCCCAGCGTGGATACACCCCGTCGGCTATTACTCCGTCACTCCACTTGCGTGTGTCTGTGGCGTATTTTTTGTCGTCGGCTGAAGGAGCCATGCGATACGACCACTTGGAGTCGTGTTCGTAGACATTTTCAAAATACACTTGTCCGTTGGCGGTTGCAAGGAACGGACTGGCGCAGTCAAACGAGATAGTGAATTGCGGGTTGACATATTTTCTTACGGCTCTCTGGATTACAGTTAATAAAACGGCCCACTCCAACTTGGAGGTGCCCAAGAAGTGCATCCAATCATGGCGGCCCTCTTGTAGTAGATTGTCGTAGCGCAAGGCTACCAGGCGCCGGAGCACCAAGTGTACATCGCACATGTTTTGTCCGCCCATGCCCCAGCCATCAAAGTGACGATCTGGGTACACAGCAGGGTCGCAGAAGTGTTTCATTTGCTGATACCATTCTTCTGCTGACGTATGGTTATCACCTTGTAGCACATTTAAGAAACGTGCGCCACCTTGATCTTTGCCCTTGCGGTGCTTGATAAAGTATTCATTGTTGAACTTGGTGGCTGCCACTGCTTCGTCTAGTGTTTTGATCTGACAAGCATCCGATGCTTTCTTGTCATGGATAACCCATGTGGGAATATCCAGGCCCATGCCATAGTTAGAAATAGTGTCCAACCAAGTCAACACAGATTCACGTTTCTTTTGTGCTTTGGCGCAACCTGAGTTGGCTTTCCAGTCACCTTCCCACAAGCCCTTGGCAATCTGGAATCCACCAGAGTCACCAAGCATGATAGTGTTGGGATCACGATTACGAACCATGTCCTCTGACCAGTCCGGCTTGGTCAAGTCCAAGTTAGCATGACCACCAGAATACAGTGACCATTTGTATGGGAACAATGCTTTCTGACTGTTGAGCCAGTTCATTTGTTCCATGTCTGTAAGACCTTGCGGCAATCTAGCAGGATCTACATATGGTCCATTTACAGGATCACGTTGCTTGCCCACAAACGTGGCGTAGAAGCCAGAGATAGCCGGAAGGAACACAGCATAGTCGTTCTGCTTGGCAGTTAAGTTGTCTTGAACTACAGTCTCGGTCATTACTTGCTTTGTGCTGGTAAGAGATAGTTGTAAACAGCAACCCCTGAGTCTACTGTGATTTGTGCAACGCCATCATCGCTAATGCGAATTGTTTTGTCACCAACCAAGTCCATGATGCTGGCAAATTGTTTGGCTGGATAACTCCACGCACGTTTTAATTGACCTGTAATGTCTGATTGAAACACAAAGTTGCCAGCGTGTGTAGAGTGATCACCAAAGTAAAACTTCAAGTCTGTGCCATCAGTTTTGACTTGAAAGTTTGGCTCTTCTGCGTTGGCACTCATTTGCATTTTCAGTCTCATGATGCTGGCAACTGCAGGCTCGAACTCAATGTGCCATGGCACAGATTTCATTCTAGCAGTTTTTAATTTCTCGCTAACAACACCCGATGTCATAAATCGATAGTTGTTTTTAAAGTCGCCTGTTTTGTTCACAAAGTCAATGCCATCTGGCTCTGTGGGTGTTTTGCGTGTGATAGTAAGTTTGGCATCTTCTTTATACTCTTGCAAGTTAAGCAAGGTTTTGAGTTTGCTCAAGTTGGGCATACCAAATGTACCAACAAAGTCGGGCACTGGATTTTTGTATTCGCCTTTGACGATCACGCTCAAATCTTCTGCCAGGCCCTCAATTTGTGTAGTGTTCTCATCGCCTACAATCTTGATCAGGTCAATGCAACCAAGATCATATGTGTGTTGTACCAAGTCTAATAGACAGTCTCTCATAAGTTTCTCCTAAGTGTTTAAGTATACAGGGTTTATTTAGATCGCGCAACTATTTTGGCTAAAGTTTGTCCGCCTCTTAACGAACTAATTTGACCAGGACGTTGCAGTTCCAACCATGACAAATCACCAAGACCTGTGTGTTGATATACAATATCAAACCCTGCTGATTCGGCTGCCTGGACAATTGCTCGACCAGGTGTATAGCACATGAATTTTTGTTCAGCTAACTCTACGTTGTGCGCACGATCACAATCGTTGATGGTCATGATAACCATGCCACCTGGCCGCATTTTTTTGTACATCTCTACGAGATAGCGTGTGATCAATTCCATAGGACGGAAATTGAAATAGTTGTAGGCAAAGATCAATCCAAACTGGTCATTGGGCAACGCAGCCAGTATATGTTCGTCTGTTTCGTTGATCACATAAGGTCTTAGTCTTGCTCGATATGTGTCATTGAATTCGCTTAGTGCAGGATCTATTAGATCCTGATGTTGATCCACAATATACAAAGGATCCAATGGCACAAGTTCTTGAATGAATGTTTCACGGCTAGGTCTGATAATCATACCAGGCACACGCCAATCAGTATAACTGCGAAGACGATTTCGCAGGATCAAGTTGCTCTCATCGTCAATTGCCAACTTTCTATTCAGCAGGTACTCGTTACTTTCCCAACACATTTCATCTTGATAGAATCGTGTGCTTTCTTTATAGTAGGCAACTTCTTGCTTTTTGATCTGTAGGTCAAGATCGCTTTTGAGGCCAGAGAATACTTTGTCAAACTGGTCAAACGAATCCTTTACAGCAGAGAACCGTTTTTCAATACGATGTTTGTAAAATCCAATATCTGACTCGTTGTTAGCAACCACATGATTTATAGCAGACAACTCGTGTTCAGCCTGTCCACGTATGGCGTCAAGACTCATACTTTCAAGTTGATTACGATAGGCAATAATGCTACTGAGTTTCATTCAAATGCAAATAAACTTGTAAATGTGTTTTCTGTGTTGGTTGCTGACGCTAAGTTCCATTCCAACACACCTAGCAAGTTGTCAACCTTTTGGTCCACAACAGTTGCTTCCATCAGTCCGTCATCAAACGGCAATTCCTTAAACCATTCTGGTAGGCGTTGTTCATCAGTGGGATAGCCGATGCTGGTCCAGCCAAGTGCATTTGACTTGAGCTTGCACACAATAGTTTTCATACCATCCACAATCTGCATTGAGTAGTTGTCACCATTCATCCTACGCATTTGATTCCAGTTCATTGCGGCCCTGACGTGCCCTGGCATGTTGGCTTTGCCAAGGCGGGCCTCTTCTGCCGCATACTTGGTCAAGTTATTCACACGCTTGGGCGAACCTTTTTCCCACCCTGGCCGTTCCATAAACTCATACTTGAATTCACGAATACGTTCGATGATTGCTTCACGTGTGGCACCATGCAATGTACTATTTAGAATTTCCAACAAGAAGTCTTGAATTACCTTGGGCGTATCACTACGCTTCAAGTCTAGGCCCATGGCTTTGGTTTTGCCTTTCTTGCCGTCCACATCTAGTCTCTTGCCCTCAAGGTCAATGATGTTTACAGCATAACGTTTCTTTGTGATAAACAATCCGCGATCTGCTACCAGTTCTCGACCTGCCGCAATCAGCGCACCCATCTCTCTTGGGCAGTGAAATGCCTGTTCCATAAAGCCCGGAAAACTCTCATTCACTTGTTCAGCAATGGAGTCATACAGTTGGATGCAAGTTTCCTTGTTCCACTCCATGCGACCTTCTGCTACTTCCTTCTTTAACACTGGCCAAGCAGTAAAGTAACAGGAGTCTGTGTCACCATAAATGATAGCTTCGCCTGTGTGATCATATATGCCAGTGATACACTCATTAATATGTGCATCCATGTGCCGAGCAATGGCACGACCAGTCAAGGTAGTTGACTGACCAATTCTGTGATCAAAGAATCTGCAACCTGAATTCAAAATAGCACCATATAACGAGTTCAAGTTAATCTTCTTGACCAACTGCCTCTTGTCCCAGAATGCTTCTTCTTTTTTGTCCTTGGCTGTTTTCTTTTTGGCCTGCAGTTCTTTACGTTCCGAATACCAGCGTTCCAACAAACCCGGGATGATACCCTTCTTCTCATATGTAAGGATAGTTCCGTTAGCACTCATGATCCAAGGCTGGTTGCTGTCAAACATAATGGTCCAGATCTCTGCGGCACTGTGTGTGCTTTCTGTGCCATCCTGCCAGTCAATGGTGATCTCTGTACCACGTTGCTGTTCCATCACCGCAGTGTATTCTAAACTGCCAAACAAGCCCTCCCAGGCCGCCGCAAAACTTGCACCCTTGGCAATCTTTTCTTTGATATACTGGTCAGTCATGATAGGACGCAGTTGTCCCACCACAGTCTCTGGACCCATGTTCATGGCACGAATAGCCGAAGGATACAGACTGTTAATGTCAACAGATCCAATCCAATCATGCAAGCCCTTCTTTGGATAAGCAACATACGCACCTGCGGCTTGTGTGTCATCATCTGTTAGGCGTTGCTTGCGATTGGGTACAACCATGCCACGTTCATGTGCTTCATTGATAATGGCCTGCTCGGTCACTGCCACAGCACCCATTGTAGTTTGTAGCAACACAGTATTGGCATGTGCCAATTCGCTTGCTAGAGCCAAAAATTGTAGTTTACGATCCAATTTGTGCAACAACAATGTATCTTGTCTGTTGTATTCAATAAACTTTTTGAAGTGTTGATTGTACAACTGATCCAAAGTGCCTTCGAACTGTGTCTTGCGCTCATTGAGTTCGTATTCGCCAATGGCATCTAAACTGTAACTATGACGTTCTTCATACGTGTACTTGCGATACAATTGCATATAGTCCATATGCACACGACCAATCAAGTCATATGTTTGATTCTCGCTGCCAAAGCGTTCAAACATACGCATCTTGGGCAATTGTCCCCACAAGCAGAACTTGCGTGTGTCGTCTTTGCTTAACACACGAGTGCAACGATTCACAGTGTATGGAATATCGTAACCCTCTGAGTTCCAGCCTGACAGCACATCTGCATCTTCAATCAAGTCTAGGAATGTTTTGATCATATCCTCTTCTCGTTCAAACAGCATGGTGTTTTCAAAGTCCTTTACAAGGTCTTGCGCAGTCTCCCAACTTAACCCACGAGGCGGAACTGCTAGTGTGACCAATTGATCTAACCAGTTTAGGTAGACTGAGATTGCAGTGATGGGATTGAATGGATCACTCACTGGCGAGAAACCTCGCTCTTTGTCAAAGTCTACCTCAATGTCAAAAAATGCAACATTGAGTTCTGGGGCGTCTTGGTCTTTGTAGTTTTCTTCTAAACAACGAAAGATTGGGTTGATATCACTCTCGTACAATTGCTTGCTGGAGTGCATTTTGACTTCCTTGCGGAACTCTTTGTTGTTGCGGGTTGAGAAACGACTAACAGGTGTGCCGTAGATGCTTTGGAACTTGCCTCGGGCATCGTCATAGTAAAAGATGTAGTTGGCAGGATACTCTTGGTATTTCCTCACGCCGTCTCGGCGTTCTACAACATGAATGCGATCGTGTTCACGATCAAAAAGTGCGTCAATATAACTCATAGTCTCCGTTTGTGGCCGGTAAGCCGTGATTCATGCTCGTAACGTGAGCGACTCGCTGTTGAGACAGATATTTATAGAGTTTTGCCAACGGTTTCTAAAATTGTTTCTAGTGTTTCGTGGTCTTGTTTCTCTTGACCAAAGCTGGCTTTGTGTGCTAACTTGACTGCTTTTTTAAGAATAGCAGGTTTAACTTCAAGTTCTTCCGCAACAGCTTTGATGGTGTCATTGAGACCACCTTGTAATGTATCAATTTCATGCATGACTTGCATGCCCTCGTTGATAATTTGCACGAGTTTGATCTTTTGATCGCCATTGAAAGTTTTGGGTTGTGACATAAAATACTCCTTGTTTTCTATTGTATACTTGTTCTAGAGCAAAGTCAAATAATGTTTGGCTCAATATAGCCAAATAAATATTTGTATGCCAAAATTCCACGTTGAGATAAACAATGAGGTTGATTTCTACATCAATCTCTATAACACAGAACTTGCTGAACGATTCTATCAAGCCCATGCCAATGTAAAACGAGAACATCCTGACTGGGCGCAGGCCCGCCTTCAAGACTACAATCGATTCAACATCACATACTTTAAAGAACTGATTGCACAGGCGCAGGCACAAAACATTGTGAATTGGGCACATTATGAAATATTGCCAGGAGCAGAAAACTACGCTGCCAATCAAGTGGTGTTTAACCACATGCATCGAGACGTTGAAGTCTGCGCTGGAATCAACCAGTATGCAGGTCTTGAAGATGATCAACGTCTGTTAGTTGATGAACTACACTGGTGCCTCCACAGCCTTGAGTCACCAGATGCTCCTAAAGATTACAAATTTGTGCCAAGAGATATAGTACAGTTTACCTATCGTGGAGAACTATTACGTCCCAACATGTCCAAGGATACTGTGTTTAAAAAACAGTTGTTGCCTGGCGAAATCATGCTGGACTATCCTTATGTGGGCAAAGAACCACTTTACTGTATCATTCACGAAGACAACGACATGCTAGAACAAGCCTGTAAAATTATTGAACATATCAGTTATAGTTGGAAACTGCATTTATCCCCAACAATAGCAACACAATGGGCTGGCGGCCCATGTTGGCCCAAGGATGTTGATGCCGCTCTTACTGCGTGGTATTATGCACACCAACCAACCCTTGATCGCATGGGCTACGGGCTTGATCTTATTTTAGCTAGATCTGGATTTTGTCCTGTTGGTATCATTGATGATGTTGCCAAACTTGATTACGTAAGAAACACACCAGTAATCAAACTTACCAACTACGAATTATTAGCATGAAAAAAGACTTCCCAGAAATTGCCGTTGTCATGTACAACAATCTTCCTGAACGTTGTAAAGAAATCAGCGAAAACCTATGTGACCTAACTAGATTCAAGTTCAACGGACAATATCAATTTTCAATATACGAAACTGATAGCATTACAGCTACTCTAAAAACCCTTATTGGTCAGCACAAATGGGCTGTGGTAGTATCTGCTGGCAATACCTTGCAAACACAGATGTTGATAGTGGACATTGTCGACCACGCACGCCGCGAAAAATCTCCTTTGAGTTGTCATATTTTAGATCGTGGAGGATATTATCACTTGCATTCGCAGTGCTTTGCTGTAGACCTTGATGTGTACCAAGAGATTGACTGTCCCGCATTTGAAGAAACGCCAGGGCCTGTACAACTTACAACATTGCATACTACTCGCAGTGAGGACAGCGTACACGACGATTATACCCCTTGGTGGTTGCATGCTGGCACAGATTCACAGGAATACACTAGCAACCAAGGATATTTTGGTATACAAGTAATTGCTGGCATGATACGTGCAGGATATAACATTACCAATATACCTATAGAAATACGCCAACGCAAAAACTATTGTTATCCCGAATACAACCTAGATGAAATAAAGCGTATTATTGCTGACCCTAAATACTTGCCTGTTAACGATGGCGGACCTGTGTGGTGGTTCTCGCATGAAATGCGCGATATGGTACAAGGACTCAGTAGAGGTTACTATGTGTTGAATACAGAGCGATTGTATTTTGACACACGATTGGTCAGTCGTAAGTTTGATTGCTTTGTTGGTGTGGCCAGCGGAGTCAAGCCTGCTTGTTTAATCGGGCAATTGGACTTTGCTGATAACTCTCAAGTAATACTAGCAGATATCAGTCCTGCAGCACTAAAATGGCAGAGATATTTGTTTAATTCGTGGGATGGTGATTTTAACAAGTTAGAATCGTTGTTGACCACATTCAAACACCAAAATCCTAATCTTAGTCCTATCTATTACCGGCGACAGACATTTGAAGAATTAATCTCTTGGTTCTTTTCACACGTGAACATGGAACCTGCTGAGTTTCAACAATGCTGGAAAAAATACACCAGCATGAACGTACAATTTGTTGAGCTAAACTTTTTAGAACCTAGAGGGGTAGATTTTGTGGTTGATGTTATTAATCAGCACAGTCAAGGCGCTTATGTATGGACCAGCAACTTGTTCCACATGGACTACTTGAGTTTTTATAAAACAAATCGTTGGGCTGAGCAACGCCTCACAGAATTTAAGCAGGCATTACACACACGCTGTCAACTGCCAGTTACACTAGAAAATGGTTGGTCGTTTGATTTTTTTAGATAACTGTTGACCAGCAACGGAGCCAGTCGTTCCATGTCTGCTTCGCCGTGTACAATAATGTGAAATCGATCAGTATTGCTGTCATTGTACACACAATGTGGATAGTGATTGTTAAAATAAAACATACTGCCTGAATCTTTAAATGGTAATGTGCCGTGTGTGTTAACTAGTTTACATCCATCTGGTTGATTAAGGCTAATGTTTACGGCCCCACCAAGGAATGACGTGTGATGATCTTGGTGTGGCATAATAAATCCACCTGGTTCCAACAACATAAATCTCACTCTTGCATATCGACGATAAGGAAATTGTTCCTTAAAAAACTTCACAGTCACAGGACAATAATCCTGTATCTCAGTCCAGTCATACTTTGCAGTTTTAGAATCTAATCCATAGGTTTCGGCCACATTGGTTTTGGTGGCACTGATACCATGGATGGCCAAGCTACTCCATCCTTGATGCCCTCCTTCGTCGCTACGATGACCTACAAACATTGATTTTAATGCCTGTGCTTCCGTCAACATCTCTTTGTAAGGTGCATCAATGCCTAGTATTTCCAACCAAGGTGCATGACTTTGATTGAATATCCAACCAGCTTGCCATCGAGGATGCCCTGCTGGCAATGCGGTTAGTGGTGCAAGGTCAATATTACTGTGTTGATTGATAAAGTTGGTTAGTTCAGGGTTCATAGTTGTATATGCTAATAAGCAACATGAGATATAGCTCACTTTTGGGTTCACGGTAGCGAATCGTTACATCAAGGCAGCAGCCGCCTCACACTATCGGTAACAAGTTACCGGTCCTAAGGTGTGTTCAGGTTATGTAGATGCTGTGTGCCTTACATTTGCATACTCTTCCCATTCAGCAAACATAGCATTGGCTTCATCATTGGCGTTTGATGAATGTGCTGATGGATTGGCTTCTTGCCAGATTTTGTGCTTTGCAGCCGCTTCCCACCATGCCGCCTGGCGCTCTGTGTTGTCATTAATCCAGTCGTCAAATCCAAGTTTGTCGTCATCATATGTGCATTCGTGTCCACTGGCGCTTCGGTATATTGCCATAATATGTTCCTTATCTAGCTAATTGTTGGCTGTGTGTTCTTCTGCGCAATGCACCAATTCTAGTGACTTCGTTGAGCAAGCGACTGCGCTGTGCATCAGCAGATTCACTGAGTTGTCCAGAAAACTGACGATTGATGTATTTTTTAATAAACGCAACGTCATCTCGTGTCTGCACAGTTTCTAACATTTTCTTTACCTGCTTGATTGTTTCGGCAACTGGTTGTGCTTTGGCAGCGGCTGCAAGACGTTGTTGATACTTGGCCATCTCATCTGGGGTTGCACCACCTGATGTGACTTTGGGTGTCTTAGGTGTAGCGGGAGCCGCAGGAGCGCCAGGCGCTTTCAACCCTGGAATACCAGTCATGGGCTTGACGCTCATGGTCGTTTTGCCATAGCCGCCCTGTTGACCAAAGTTAGCAGTCTTTGCTGCCGGAGCAGTCTTGGCATACTTTTCCATGCCAGGCATTTGCATCACGTTGGTAGCATTAAACGACGTTGTGTTATTTGGTTGTGTAATCTTACCTGGGGCAGGAGTAGTACCAGTTGCTGGCGGCAATCCAGCAGTTGGGCCACCAGTAAGTGCAGGTTGTTGTGCTCCGTCCGCTGCCGAGATTTGTGAGGGTGTTGCTCCTGAGCCATACATTCGTGCCAGTTTTTCTTTTTCGTAAGGCTTGCCAGTTTCGGGATCAATAGCATAAATGTCACCAGTTTGAATGCCAGCGCCACGTTGCGGTGCAGGTGTACCATCGGGAACTGTTGCTGGTGCTGTGTAAGGAATACCCATCTTGCCGTATACATCAGTGATAACACCTTGTGGTACACCTTGCTTGGCCAAGAAATCCGCAAGATAATCTGAATCAGTTTGGTGCCCTTGTTGTTCCCACTCTGTTTTGAGTTTGGCAGCAGTGACCTTGCGTGTGAAGTTTTGTGCTTGCTTGCTGAGATAACCGCCGACTTTGCCAGCAGCTTTGTCCAGCCAGTTAAGACCCTTGCCAATCATTCCAGGCTTTACTGCTCCGGCTTGTGGTGCATCGGGCATGTCTTGACGAGGCACAGCAGGTATATTTGTACGATTAGGACCCATTGCGTCAAGTTCTTTTAACAACGAACGACGATGACGATCAACGTTTTCGATCACGGTCAACACACCTTTGTGTGTCAAGTGTATGTTACGAGCAGGTGCACGGCCTGTACTTTCGTTTAGAGCCCAGGCCATCACAGTGAGCTTCTGATCAATCAACTGGTCGGCTGGCAAATGACGCAATTTTATTGCTGGTACCCAGCTTTCTTGCACTGGATTTGAAAATTCTGCAGGGTTAAAATTCTTAATGTAGGCTTTGTCGCCTCTGATATAAGCAGTTACGTCTTGGCCAGCATAGTTTACTTGAACTGTTTCGCCGCCTGGGCCAAGTCTTGGCTGAACACCGCCTTGTGGGAAAGCATAGGCCTGTACTTCTCTTCCATCTGGCAGTGTCAATGTACCACTGTTACCACCGTCGGGGAAAGACAATGAAGGTCCTGAAGGTGCTGTGGGCACTGCGGCGTCTACAGCGGCACCACCGCCTAACGGTTCTGGACTGGCTGCTGAGCCGCCTGCACCTGGCACTTTGTCCCCATACATGCCGCCCTTGTAATCTGCCCACAAGCTGCCTTGCCCTGGAGTACCTGCCGCAGGTAAATTAATTTCTTGGCCCTGCTGTAATGCCTTGGAGAAATCAATATCTGGATTTGCCGCACGAATCAATTCAGGTGTGGTACCTTGAGCCTGGGCAATAAAGCCCAGTTGGTCACCTTTCATTATAGTATAGGTGCCACCACCTCCACCAGGTACAGGTGGGGGATTGCTAGGATCATTGTAAAAATCTGGATCTCCTGCAGGTAGCGGAGTGTCGTTGTAAAAATCTGGATCACCTTGTGGTAAAGGAGTGTCATTGTAAAAATCTGGATCGCCTATTGGACCACTTGGAGCAGACAATGCGGCAGCTACTTCTTGTGCACCAAGACCCATAAGTCCGGCGCCTACACCTTTTCCAATAATACTAGATAACTTCTCGCCTTTAATGGCAGCATCAATGGCAGCAGTAAGACCGGCAATAGCAACTGCACCAGCACCGCCGGTGGCCAGGCCAGCTAATCCAATCAGTGCTGTTTTAACAAACAACTGTGTTTTGGGATATTCTTTGGCCAACAATCGATACTTCTTGATTGCGTTCATAATCTTGCTGTCATTGCCAATTGCATCGCGTAGTGCGCCAGTGGCATCATTATAGGCAGCATCAACTCCGGCAACAGGAGTAGACTTAGTGATAGAACTTAAAACACTGTTTATAGCATCCTTGGCAGACGTGTATGCTCCTGACACCGCATCTTTACCGCGACCCAATGCAGTACGATTTTGTCCTGTGGCATTGGCACCTGCTTCAATGGCCGCAAACAAGTCAAGAATTTCTTTCTCACTCATTCGACGTTCAACAATCATGCGACTTAGATTATGAAACTTGCGATAAGTTACATCTTCCTTCAACATTTTGTTGTGACGGCTCTCACTAAAAAACTGTCGGGTGTTACCAACTACAGTGTAGGTTGTGAATAATTGATCTACTATCATTTCAACGTTCTTCCAAATAATCTTGATTGCCTTGTGGCCGGCGGTTACGCTTCTGGAATATCTTTACTGCCATGTCGGCATCATTGACATTGCGGAAACGTGTGGGCAACTTACGCTCGCCTTGGCGAATTTCAAACCCTCTTTCTTCATCCCCGTAACACTCTAACATACTGCCATCTTCCATAGGGTAAGTTTTTACAGGTGCTTCGGCCATTACAGGTTCTTGTACCGGTGCTTGAGCAGGCACAATATCTAAATCTTGTTGTGTGGGATCTTCTTCAATCTCTTCATTTTCAGGATCTGGATCATTGGCGATGTCCAACTCGTCCTTGGCCTTGCGAACCAGGTGGCCATCAATTTTATTGTCGTCTTCCAGTCGCTCAAGATAATCCACAAAGGTACGTTTGACTTTGCTGAGCATGTCTTCTTCGACTTCTTGCATGGCTTCTTCTAACGGGCTCTTGGTAGGCTCAACTGAGTCACCAACCAGTTTGCCATCCATAGGATGCTTTTGGTAAGGCTTTTTGGTTAGTGTCGGTGAAATGTCCTTGGGCTTGAACAGCGCAGGCAACTGATCCACAGACTTCTGTTGTTTGTTTAGTCCGTGCTTGACATTGACAGGAGTAAGTTTACCTTCCTCTACTGTGGCCAAGCGATCCAGTATTGATCTAATGTCTGCTGATGAACTCATGCTCGTTGCTCTTTCAAATAACTTCTCAACATCCAACCATGTTTCTGGTGGGCATCAATTCGTTCTGCAATGAAGTTAGCAATGCCTTGCTGGTTTTCATTGGTTGCTACTTGGAAAGTTTCGTTGAGAAGATCCAGCATCTGACCATTGTTGGCCAAGAGTTCTTCTAGCATGAGTCTAGCACGTGGGATCTTTGTTTGTCCCTGAATCTTTGTCAGTTCTATAAAGCGTTCAAATGAGCCAGGGGCATAGTCGCCCAGGGCACGAATGTATTCAGCAGTAGGGTCAGTAGCACCATACACATCATCGTGGATCGCGTCAAAGAAAGCATGTAGTTGACCAAAGTCTGGTCCTTCTACGTTCCAGTGAAACTGTTTGGCTTTTAGAGCAAAAGCCTCTTCAGTTGCCAGGAGAATTTTTAAAGCGTCCGCTAACATTCTTGTTCCTTTTGTATTCTTTAGGTGTGTTCGGCGTAGGATCAGCACCTGTTACATATTTACCTGCTAACAAAGATCCGCCATTTCTTGACACAACACCCAGACTGCTTTGAACAGGGGCAATTGATCCTGCGCTTGTACCGCCTACGCTGGCGTTTTCCATGATTTCTTTAAATCGCATTGTGGATCCTTAGGGTGTTGTGAGATATGAATTCTGCTGATCCGTGATTGACTCTGGGGTTGCTCACAACAAGATTGCCCTGGCCGATCAACTGATATTCTATCGCATAATCACCAGGTGGTGCAGAGATAGGAATAACTTCTTCAAGACTTTGATCTTGCCAGATATAGGTACGTTCAGTAAACAATTCGTTGTTTACATACAAACGATAGCTAGGCGGAGAGTTGTGCCACTCACAGCTTACATCGTATTCAATTTGAACGTCTTTTACAGGCATAGTGTATTTAGCTATGGTTTTATCTGTGTTGATCCAAGTAAATAAACAATGACTGAACTAATTTACACTCTAGTGGTCACACATATTACTATAATCTGTGTCACACTATTCTTACACCGTGGCCAAGCACATCGCGGTATCGTCTTTACTCCTGCACTAGAACATTTCATGCGAGCCTGGCTATGGCTTACCACAGGCATGGTCACTCGGCAATGGGTGGCCATACATCGCAAACATCATAGATTCACAGAAGAACCTGAAGATCCGCACAGCCCGGTACACTACGGCATATGGCGTGTGTTATTTACAGGAGCGGGATTGTATCACTCGGCCAGCAAAGATGCCGGGATGGTTGCACAATATGGCGTGGGCACACCCGACGACTGGGTTGAACGCAACATCTACACCAAGCACAGTCGCGTGGGTATTGCACTAATGTTGTTGATTGATATTGTGTTGTTTGGCGCCTGGGGTGTGTTGATATGGGGCATCCAAATGATATGGATTCCATTCTGGGCCGCAGGAGTTATCAACGGCATAGGACACTGGTGGGGATATCGTAATGGCCAAACTAAAGATCAAAGCAGGAACATTATGCCTTGGGGCATTATTATTGGCGGTGAATGTCTGCACAATAATCATCATATTGAACCCGGCAATCCTCGTCTCAGTCGCCGCTGGTTTGAATTTGATATAGGCTGGATGTGGCTGAGCGTGTTTAGACTTGTGGGTCTTGCCAAGCTACGCTAGTGTTATGATATTTTTACCACGCCGCTGACCACAGAGTCTTTACCATATTGTCCTTGCAACAGCAGTTTGGCCATGGCTGGACTTTTGGCAAACACAGCCACATCAATGCTGGTACTGTAGTCGGGATTTTTTACCTTGACTCGAGCCTGATATACTTGAAATCCCGGTGCTATGGATTCATTGAGATTGTACTGTGATCCTGTGACATTGGTTGCATACTGTTTCATTTTTTACGTCCACTCTTCATGTTGGCACACCAGTGATACATCCGGGCCTTTTCGCCTGACGCATTTTTAGCACGTTGACGCAGATCAGTTACTGATCCTGAACAACTGGCACCTGCACGTTTCACACGTCCAGGACGGCTCTTGCCTTTGACCTTGCCGTCAGCAAAGTTTTCTGCCATAGTGGATTCCGCCGCAGTACCGATCAAATGCTTTGCATCGCCTGCCTTGTTCCAGGCCGCCCACATTGCTTGGCCTTGACTTGTTTGATTGTAACTGGGTCGAATATCATTGCCTAACATTTTGGCATACGCATACATTGTAGATGCCACACCTTTGTTTCTATATGCTGGATCAACCTCAGTGCCGCCGCTTTCTAAGTAATCCGCGGATGGATCTCTCTTCCCTCCTGGAGATCTTACAATTATTTCAAACAGAATATGACCTATTTCTCTATCGCCGTCATAGGCCTTGATCGACAATATCGGCTCACCCATAAACATTTCAACTGATGCTTTGTAAGTATAATCGCCAATCACTTGTTTGTGTCGGAATCTCTTGTTGAGAATACCTGTGTTTATTGTTTCTGTTATAAACTCTTGTGCTCTCATAATTCATCCTTAAACAAGTACACTTGTATAGGAGTACCAGATTTGTGTGCATCAGCAGATCTATGATGTCCGTCAAGTATGTACAGTTTGTTGTTTTTTTGTAGCACAACAGGATGTTGTTTCATTGTGGCAAATGGTGGCTTGCCTCCACCTTGTGTGCTCAGCCAATCTTGTGTGGCCAACAAGTGTCGTGGATTAACTTGTAGCAATGTGGGTTTGGTCCCTGCATCTAGTAAACTGTGTACACGATCTTTTAAATCGCCTGAGAACTTGAACTTGCTATCATACGGCTCATTGGTAGCAGGATGTGTTTTGCCACGATACTCGCTCATGCGCAATGGCATGGCGAAAAACTCTATGCCTTCCGCCACACCTTGCTTCTTATAGTAGAAACTATGAACATCTGTTTCTGGATCATACTTGACAACTAAATCACCAACAGTAAATTCGTCACCGTGTTCTTCAACCATGTTAGCAAAGTTATTAACATCACCAAAAATATGTTCAATAACATCATCTTCTGTGCAATTACCTTGATATGATAGATTGGAATCGGAGCCTTCTGCCACATCTTGATTGATACCTTCCGCCATGCCTTCAGCACCGTATTGTTGAATCTTTCCAGTCTTGTGCATGGATTGAACTTGGTTGAATACTTTGTTTAAGTTATGTGTGACACGCACAATCCATCCTTGGCTAGCAATGTATTGGAACGGGTCACTGATTTCAGTTTGTTTCAGTGGTGTCCCGGGGTTCTCACTAAAGTATTCCCCGGTTGGTAATTTTCTAAAGTTTGCGGCATCAAACACAGTAAGATAAGTTTTGCGGCCACGCATCTTGGGTAAATCTTTTTGATCAAAATACACAACAGGTTGTCCGTTTCGTGTAAATTCTACATAGCGTGTTTCATGAGCATTGCCAGTGGCATACAATGCTGTTCTATGTGGATCACCTGCAAACAATCCTTTAGTGGCATTGGTTTTAAGATTTTTCTTCTGCCAATAGGAGTCATCGCCAGTGTCGATGCCACTTTGTGACCAATCATCTGTATGCTTGTAGTTCTTGAGATTAGAGCCAAAGTCTTTGATTTTTTGAGAATCTATTCGTGTGACTGTTTGTGGGCTGTTAGAGATGCCTTCGGCAATGCCTCGCTTGTGTAGATTTTGAGATGCGTTAGATGATTCCTTTTCGGCAGCATTCCACTTGTCGGCATAGTACTTGGCATCGCGTCTCAGGTCAGTAACGTCCACCACAAAGTCACCGTCCATAATGTGCCATACAGATTTTTCTACACCAGCCTTGGACATGGTGTAAGATTTTTTAATCGTGTATTTTTTATCTGCGCCTTCTGCAATGCTCTCACTCATGATTGGAACAACTTCAATCTCTGTGCCGTAGGCGTAGCCGTTGTTTTGAACCCATTGTGTGGCCACACGGTTAGCATCGCGTTGATCGTTACCTATACCAGAGAATCTATGCATCTCGTTGCCATCATTGTCTATGATCTTCCACGCACCTGTAAATGTGCCGGGTGTGGCTCGTTGCCGTGCTAGATCATTTGTGGATCCCGCAATATCGATCAGGCCACCTTGCTGTTGATCCGGTGTTGGTGCTGGTGCAGTGTCTTCCGCAGGTTCAACTTGGTAGTTGCCATCAAAGTTGTTTTCTCTTGCCCACAAAGAGGCCAATTCATTGGCTTTTGCTCTAGTGTTCTCTGCAGGGCGGAAACGATATAATTCACGATTTAATCCGTCAACTATTTTCCACTGTCCAGTTGGGCTTGTGGCAGCACGGCCTTGAGCCATTGGAATGTCTATGTCAACAAGTTCAAGGCCATCGGCAGTGCGCACACTATAAAAATCATCAGGATGATTGCGACGATACTGTTCAAGTCTGGCCAAAGCAGCTTCGTCATTGGGTGCTAGGAAGGCTACCGCTGTATGTTGGCTACTTGGATCAAATATTTGATATTCTCTACCAGAGCTGGTGGCACGGCCTGCTGGTTCTTGCCTGCGCACAGGCCTAATGCTAAACATACGTGCGGCTTGAGTGGGTTGTAATCCGTGCGGCCCATGTTGGAAATAATCTTCAAGATGAGCAATTGCTTCTGCTTCATTGGTAACTCTGTCAGGTGCATTTTCTACTGAGTTACCAGTTTGTCTGTTGTAAATTTCATATTTGGTAGTTTGTTCAGTAGGTACGTCGCCAACACGTTCTGCTGACCAACCATTGGTGCTGAAAAATTCTTCCTCAGTGCGCCCACCTACGTTTAGATTCCATTTTTGTCTGGCTTTTTGCATTGCTTCGAATTCATCGGTAGCAACAACTTCTACACCCAGTCTTTGATAGGGAGAACTATTACTACCATAAACTTTCCAAATGGAGGGTTTAGATTTTTCATAATAAGGACTCAATGGTTTGGCACGTAGACTGCCACGGAACTGTATAGCCTGCGGTGTGTTGGGTTCATCTGGCGCCCAATAGCTTTCGTTAAATGCTTTGTCAATGGCTTCTTCTTTGGTTGTGGCCACAACTTCCACACGACCATTACCCCAGGACACATTCCACCAGTAGCGTTGTCCACCAGTGTCGCCCTTCTTAAGTTTGTTAGCTAGATTCTTCTGCTGGAGTTCTTGAGCAGCTACTTTTCTAAAATCTTTAATGGCCTGTTGTGTTTCTTTGCTGAGTTTGCCGCCAGCCTCTTTCCCATCGCCCTGCAACGACGTCATGTACTTGGCAAACTCTTCGATCATATCACCGTACTCGTCTTTGATGCCATCAGGGTTCAACAACTTATACAGTTTCTTCAAGTATTCTTCACGATACATTTCAGGATTTATGGCCGCACTCATGGCCACTGTAAAGCGCAACAAGGTGTTTTCAATCTTGTCAAAGTTTTCATCCAGCCAATCGCCACCAGGTGAACGGAATTCAATGTGTCCGTCTTTGACGTTGATACTAGTGTACTTTGTGGTCACACCTGAGTGGATGGCCTTGCTGGCTGCTGTATCCAAGTGTGTTTTCATTTTTTCTAATGCTTGTTCTACTGCTTCAGGACGACTGCGAATGTTATCACGAATCATGCCCATGGCACTTTTGGCGTAGAAAGCACCAAGTCGACCAAAGCTGTCAGACACATACTCGTCACCCATTAAGATAGCCAACTTAACAAAGTCCAAGTTTTCTCTGCTGTAGTCAGGCACTGAAACATTGATGTGCAATCCTGTTGAATCATTGGTGTAACACCCATATGATTTGGCCCATCGCTTGACCTTGTTTAGATCATTAAGAATCACATCAATGGGCAGGGGCGGGCTCACAAACTCCAGGCCTCTGTCTCCGTAGTCGTCGCCTTCTAAACTGCCATCAGGTTCAACCACATAGTGATGCGAACTTGTACTGGGTCTATCCACACTTCCTGCGTGATAATTGGTGCTGGCTTGAACATCTGTTCCTATAGCATCTTGGAAATCGTTAGCCACATCTTCTATGCTTCTATCACCACCACCCTGTGAATACCAGTGAGGCCAATTAATATCATAATTGCTTTCAACGTCCTGCATGGTATTGATATTATTATCTTCCAGCCATTCTGATTCTAAATCTGCATTTTGATTAAAATCTTCTTGAGCGGATTCACGTGCCGCATCATACCAGTAGTTGCCGTAGCTTGCTTCTATGACTTTTTCTGTAGCATCGCGATATGTTTGTTGATCAACGGTGTCTGGATAATTGTCTGCGTCAAGTTCAATGCCCAATATTTCTGCAATTTCTTCTGTGCTGGCGTTTTCTTTAAGGTAGTTGTAGACAAATTCTGATTCGTCGCTGTCCCAACTGCTGTCAAACTGTTCGCTTAGCCATTCGTAGTAATCATTTTGCATCCGTTCACGCAGTCTAGTGACATCGCCACGGCTGTTGTAATCGCCATCGTAGAAGAAGTCATAAGCCTCCTGTATGCTACTAACACCTTCATCGTAACTGTAATCTGCTTCCATTTGACCGTCGTCGTCGTCGCCGCCTTCAACATTGGGCACAATCATTTCAAATTCCATACCAGCAATGGCGCCTGTCTTGGCAGCTTCGGCTCGTAGGTTCTTGCCGGTCATTTTGATTTCAAACAGTGCAACGCCTTCGTCAAACTGCGCAAATTCTTCGTGCAGTTGGTTGGCAAATTCTTTCATCAACAGAGCAGGACGACCTTGTGCATCTGTTTGCAGACCCATCTTGTTGGCTTCTTTGCCTGTTTGCCCGGGATGCACATCCACTGTGAGTGCTGTGCTAAAACGTTTGTCCTTGGCCTGTGCCCGAGTGGGAATGTATCCTGAGCTTTCCTCTAGCGATACATCTTTAAACATTTCGGGATGTTCATCAGACCAATGGCGCATGATTCTACCAGCCATGGCATTAGCTTCGTCTTCCCACCAACTGCCAGTTTCGCCTGCATTATCTGGCAATCGATCTTTTTCATTCTGTTTGCAATGGGTAAGCTCATGCGCCATTGTTCTTAGGATGTCTAACACATGACGTCCACTTGTGGCAAGATGCAACACGTTGTTATCTGGATTAAATTGGCCAAAACTACCTGTGGACTCGCTCCAGTCTGTGTTGTGATGCAACACCATTTCGGGAGCATTTTCAATTTCTAAAAAGTCTATGCAATTATCAAAAAATCTTGCTAGAACACTATCAATATCAGCTTCATTCAAGAACATCTGTGTTGTTGGACTCACACCGTAAGGAGATATTGTAGCATCTTCTCTCATGCTCTCGCCGCCACCCCCGTCACCTCCACCTTCGCCGGCTTCTCCACCAAACGAGAATCCTGGTGTGTAGTATCCACCAAACCCGTATCTCACACGAGATTTTTTCTTTTTCTTGCGTTCTTGCAAACTCAACTGTTGATCTTTGGCAGCAGTGCGAGCAGTGTATAACTTTTCAATCAGACCCTGTGTGCGTAACATTTTGTAGGCTAGATTTTCAGGACCTAGTTCACCGTTCTTGTCCAAACCTGCTTGACGCATCTGTTTGATACGTGCGGCTGTTCGAGTAAGGCGATTGATATCATTGCTGTCAATGGCAGAGTCAATACGATGCTTCATCAGTTCGTACTTGCTTTTTACAGCACCGTCATTCACTGTGCTTTCTCTCTTGCGAGGAATAGCAGTCCAGTCGTTGTTTACTACTGAATAGATGCCTTGTGAGTGATGTGTTTGATTGGCGGGCTGAACATACAACTCCACAGGATAGCCGCCAATTGATAAGTTGTGCTCATCATTATATTGGTACTTTTTGGCATTGAACAACTCACGATAAACTTCGTCGGTTTCATTTCGTGGAACGTCTACCACAAGGTGTAGGTCAATGTCCGAGTGTGGAGTATATGTATAACCAGCGTTGCTTCCGCTGAGTGTGATGTCTTTGACTTCCAGGTCAGACAGTCCTAGACTTTGTTTGAAATCTTTGGCAATGGCCAACAGTTTTCTGCGCACTTCTGGGCGCATGCGAGAACCTTGCCAAATGCGTGGGTTAAGTTCGTCATTAAACTTAACAGCATCGGCAAGGTTATAGGAATCTAGTTCGTTGATGTTCATACGAACTATATTTACCGTCAGTCTGCGTTAGCTACTTTCTTGCTAGACGCCAACACAGTGGCTTCTACAGGCGGTGCAGGTTCAGCAGCCAGTTGATGTGGTGTTGCTGGCACAGGGTTTACAGGCACAGGCATGGACTTGGGCAAGCCGCCTGCCAAGTGCATTTCATGCAGATCTTGATAGAGTTTTTCGTGTGTGCCAAAGTCAAACACATAGGTACCTGTGTGCTTGAGCAACACACGTTTGTCCACAAAAATCTGTCCACCTAGATCACGCCAGTTTTCACAGAATGTCCAGTCTTCTGAATAGTAGCGGCCTTCACGCACAGCAGTATCAAAGTAGGTTTTCATGTGTACGTTGAGTGCAGGATCAAGTCCAATGTCATTGGTAAATGGCTTCACAGCAGGGTGTGCAGTGAGTTTGTCAAACACATGACGCTTCATGAGCAAGAAACCTGTGCCTGTTTTGGTAACTTCTACTAGACCACTTGGATCGTTTTCTTCTGCACCAGGAATGCCGTTCACACACCACTTGACCGGCAGGCTTTTCATTGGATACAAACCACCAATAACGTCTTTGTCAGCATTGAGCAAGGCCAACAGGTGCCATGGCTCCCAGCCAATGTCTGCGTCAATAAACATCAGGTGTGTGCTACCTTCTGTGCAAAGGAACTTGGCAGTAAGGGTATTACGTGCTCGGCTGATCAGTGATTCATTGGTCATTGTTTCCACAGTCCAATCAATGCCCAATTGGCGGCATGTATTGGCCCATTTAATAAAGCTCATGAATGTGGACTCAGTGAGTTGTCCGCCATAACAGGGCATGCAGATATGCACTCGTGTAGTCTTTAGATAATCAAGATTAACTTGAATTTGCTGTTCAGCCATTGGGTTCTCCATAAAATTGTGTAATATTTACATTGTAGCACAGCACTGGCAAAATTTCAAGCTCTTGTGATAAAATTGTAGAATTCTGGGTGAGTGTGTTGATAACTCTGATTGGTAATAGCATCGTAGTCTTGAATGTACTGTAAGAATGGACCATAAGGATCGTCTACCACTGTGATATAACTACTGATATGCGCCAATTCAGGCACACAGGCAATGCGAGTTAACACAGCATCACGCACATCTGCAGTCATTGCAGTGGCCGAGCAATGTGCCCGTAATCCTGGGAACCAAGTGAACGCATTGTAATTTTTCTTTAACCAAGGAAATGTTCTATTCAGAAAGGCATCTAATTCAGCAAGATAAAAAATGTTCAACATGCTGTAGGTAGTTTGTGCAAAGTAGTCAAAGTCTGGGCATTGTTTGCGGAACCAGTGCATGTTGTCCACAACACGAGCCCAGTCAGCACCATGGCGTTGATATTCAAATCGTTGGTCCATGTCATCAATGCTGAAGTACATGGTCACATGTTCACACTTGTTTAGAATATCCAAAAACTTTTTGTTTGGTCGTTGGGTGCCATTGGTCACAACAACAACTTCTAAATCATTGTAGTCTCGATACTTGCCCATGTTGGCAAAGAACTCTAGGTAGTTGGATTCCATAAACGGCTCGCCGCCCTGCATCTGCACAGTTTTTAGTGAGAGAAACAATTCAGGATCATCAATCACAGGTTGATTTCTAGCTTGGTATCTAGTGGCAGGATCAAAGTAATTCCATTCTGGCGGTGCAATAGCCTGCCACTTTGAACTACTCCACGGACCGCATATGGCACAGGCAAGGTTGCACAAGTTTCCCAGATTCAAATCAATCTTGCCATTGCGAGAGCCACGTGGACGAAGGTTAGCAGTTTGCCTTGAACTTTGCAAGCCCATGCTTTCTGTGTGATAGCAAGTGTTGCATCCTGCTACAGGACGTCCTGCCTCAGTCTCATCTCTAAGATGCTGTATCCAAGGCGCAGAGTTATGGCCATGATAGATTTGATCAAACCCTGTATTCAACACAGCAGTTTCTGCGCTTTGATAAAGGCAGCATGGTTTATGTGTTAACTGATCGTTGGTTTGGCTGAGATACATGCGGTCCTTAAGTTCCGCACAACGGGTATCTTGATTCATTGTTTATTGTTTTTTGGCTTCGTCAATATAGTCGGCATTTTCTTTAAATGCTAACTTGTTGGTTCTCAAACGGTTGATGGCAATTTCCAGAGCACGATCCAGTTTTAGATTCAGTGCTTGATAGTTGTCAGCGGCCGCGCCACGCACCAGCAAGCGAGTGTCAAAGTCCTGTTGCATTGCTGGCGTTAACAGTCCTTTGTATTCTAGTTTTTGTGACAGAGCATCCAACTGCTGTTGCTTTTTGATAGCCTGATCCAACTGTGCAATTCTGTTTTTTAGTACAGAATGTTTTTCGCCAGGCTGTGCCACAGGCACAGCCGGTGGATTGAATCGTTGCTTGGGTTGTTGTCCTGCTAGTTTTGTACTGTTAGCACGGAAATCCTGTTCCCATTGGTCAACTTCTTGTTGACGTTGTTGTTCAATGTTTTGCTTGGCTTGCTGTAATGCGTTGAATGCATCAGGCTTGAGTCCTTCATACGTAGCAGCCCAGCCTTGATTTTCACTAACCTTGTCCGAAGATTCAAATGAGAAATCACTTGGTTTAAACTGTGGATACTTGGCAATAACTTTGGCAATGTACCGGTCCAGGATTTCATAGGGTATATCTGTAGCAACCAATTTAGGGATCTTGCCTGATCTCACATAGATGCTGACCTTGCCTGGATGCATGATTCTTTGAACAAATGGCCCTTCTGCTACTGGCTGGTTCTCGCGACGTTGGTAACCAGCAGTCATTCCGCCTACAAAGTTTTGTGCATCCACTTCGTCCAACCCACGTTGTTTTCTTTGTTTGTGTATGCTCTTGAATTGATTACGTTTGTTCGGGCGTGGAAGGTTATCCAACGCACTCTCATCTACTACACCCATTGCTGTGTCCAACAGTTTGACCACAGTGGCAGCTAGTTTAGGATTGGTTTGTGTCTTGGGGTACAAGCTCATTACCAGAGCTGTTTTGCGTTTTTCGTTTAGCCGGGGCCATGCACCGCGAATCTCTGTTGCTGATGTCATGCCAGGACCAAACTCCACAGTAGGCAAGTAGGTCATGTAAGCACGTTGGCTTAAAGGCTGATCGCTAGCGTCATTGTATGGTTGTAGATAACTGGGTGTGCCATCTTTCTTAGTGCCTCCAGGACGAGGCTGTGATCCTGCGTCTTTTTCACTGCGCACAAAGATCAACTGTGTGTTGTTGGGATCGTACTTGTGTACAATTTCTTCAGCACGAAAAGGTGATTTAACCTGTGTAAATCTACCTTTTGGGACACCTGCTAGTTGTGCAAGTTTTTCTTTGACCGGGAATGGAAACGGTCGTGTGCTGGTATCATTGGTAGCAGCCACATATACATCAGCACCAGGAAATGCTTCTACGGCAGATTGATAAAGTGCGGCGTGCCCCGCATGAAAAGGGTGAAATCCCCCGGGCATGATTACTAACTGTTTCATAGCTAGTATTTAGCGTTACATGTTTTCCAGCAACCAAAGATATAAAGGTGTAGTGAATTTCAAGCTAACCGTGCCGTTACAGCCCATGCTTCCAAAAAATTTATCTTCTACACTGGATTGACTGCCGTTAAAATCGTGTGTGTAAACTGTTTTGTTAAAAAACAATTGCCCCAGATCAATTTCGTCAAATGTTATGTCACTGATAGTCAATATTACATCACGAACAATATTACCTGTGTCATCAAGTTCCGTATGTTCTGGAATCTTGTGTTTCATTACAATACGTAATTCATGATTGCCATCGTCGTCATCGAGTGTATGAGAAAAATGCACAATACGATCCACATGTTCGACGTTAACCACGCAGATATTGTCAATCCAAACTTCGGTGCCGATGGGTATTTTTTTATCACTGGAGTCAACGAATCCAGAAATTGTAGTGGTATTTGTCATTAATAAGATATGTTAACAGAATTTATTGTACCGCCACTGAATGCTTCTACCCGCACACGCATCCAGGTAAAATTGCCGGTAATTGTGAATACTTGGTAGGATGTAAGTGGTGATGTTGAACCGTCGCCATACGTTTGGGTAGTAAACCAAGTGGCAGTTTGTGCATCTGCATCCAGTGTTGCTTCCAAAATTATGTCGCCTTCAAACGCACTTGTACTAACCGCCAAGGTTTGTATGTTGCCCTGTCCGCGATAGTAATTGGCAGCTTTGACTCCATCACTTGCCCAGTCTTGACTGCTGCCGTCATAGTTGCCCGAAGGCACACCATAAACAACATTAGTTAGAATAGCCTGTGTAGAGATGGTCATTGATTAAGTTCAACTTCCACAATAACTGAGTCGCCAACAAGTTCTTCAGTTACTGATGTTAGTGCTTGAACCACATCAGGAGTAGCAATGTCGCCAATCCCAATAACTTCAGTTTCTTTGATCAACTTGTACAGTTTAATAACAATGATTTCTTCGTGTATTTTTGCCATAGTGTTGTATTTAGTTACGAGCCTGTATAGGCAGGGTCTTTCGAACCAGTTGTGGGCATGCTAGATTTATAAACAGCGCATCTTTTTCGTTGTCATGATCCACAAAGTAATTTGAAGGGATCCACATTCGTTGGCCGTTTAGTAACATTTTAAATCCTGGGCTGGGACGAAATTGATCTGCTCGTGTGAAAAAGTATTTCTTTATGAGTTCTCTTTGCGACTCATCTAGATAGCGTTCACGAAAATAGGTTCTAAACTTGTGTTGGGGATTGTTTAGCACAACACAATCTGCGGGCAAACACACATCAGCTTGCTTGTGCTCAACTAACTTTGTGCCCGGATGTGCTACAACCGCCGCAAAATCTTCTGGAGTGTTGGTGTAGAACCACATGGTGTTGTTGCACACCACTTTCTTAAAGGGATTCTTGATGGCCAGCAAGAGATCACATACTTCGTGCAATCGTTCTTGATCACGATCTGATATAACTGTTCTAGTGCCACTGCTACGCCAATTCTGCAGATAGGTGTTACGCCAATAGATAGTGTTGTCAATACTTTTGTGGCTTAACTGGCGCATCATATTGCCTTCGGGAATCCACCATATCAAGCAGTGATAATACTGCTTGTAATATGGTTCGCTACGTTGCTCAATGTTTACGTCAATATCAAACATCTGGGAATCGGATAATACCGTCATCGTCCACCACAGGAATGATCTGTGCCACAGATTCAAAATGTACTGCGTCGTCTTGCATTGTGACAAACACATCACAGTCACTCAGTCGATCAAACAAGATCTTTTTAGATAGTGGTACCTTGATCAGCTCGTCAATCTTACGTGCCAAGGGTCTAGCACCCATCTTGGGATCGTAGCCCTTGTCGGCCAACATGTCTATGACCTCTTCGCTGAGTACAAGTTTGATGTGTTTTTCATCCAAACTGGCCTTGAGCTGATCTGCAAACTTGATCACAATCTTCTTGATGGCCAATCGGTCCAGCTTGTTGAATCTGCAGATTTGATCAATACGATTACGCAGTTCTGGCTTGAAGAACTCTTTCATAGCTTTGTCTTCGTTACCAGTTTTTTCCTGACTTCCAAAACCAATAGCATTGCTTTCGTTGTCTCTAGCACCCAAGTTTGAAGTCAGGATAATAATGGTGTTCTTAACATCCACACGCTTGCCTGCTGAACTAGTGATGTGCCCTTCGTCCAGCATCTGTAGCAAGATGTTGCTGACATCAGGGTGTGCTTTTTCAATTTCATCAAACAAGATGATTGAAAAAGGGTTCTTGGTAAGATCACTGATCAGCTTGCCGCCGCCAACGTTGCCATCTTCAAAGCCCACATAGCCTGGGGGTGCACCAATCAAACTTGATACTGTGTGTTTTTCCTGGTACTCACTCATGTCGTACTTCAACAGTTTCATGTCTAGGTTATCACTCAGCAGTTTGGCCAGTTCTGTTTTGCCTGTGCCTGTTGGACCCAAGAACAAGAAACTCGCCATAGGGCGAGTTGTTGCACCAATGCCTGCAAAGTTGATGTACACACGTTCCAGCACAGCATCCACTGCTTGATCCTGTCCGTAGAGCTTTTGCTTGATGTTGCTTTCAAGATCTATAATATTTGCTGAGCGTTCGTTCTGCAGTCGGTCCATTGGAATGCCTGCTACCTTGCTGACCTGTGCCATGATCATGTCTCGAGTGACAGTTACCAGGCCAGCATCCTTCACACGCTGTCGGGCACAAGCACCATCCAACAAGTCAATACTCTTGTCAGGATTCTTCTTGTCATGAATATAACGTCCACTCAGTTCCACAGCCGCGGCCATTGCTTCTGTGTCGATCATCACATTGTGAAACTTCTCCAGTCGCGGACTCAGGCCAATAAGGATCTGTTCTGTGGTTGACGCATTGGGCTCGTCAATGCTCAAGCGATGGAATCTGCGCATCAACGCACGATCTTTTTCAAATGACTCGTAGTATTCTTCCCATGTTGTGCTTGCAATAACTTTGAGGTTGCCCTTGGTGATTGCAGGTTTGAGCATGTTGGCAAAGTCCAGATTGCTTGACCCCGATGATCCTGCACCCTTCATGGTGTGTGCTTCGTCCACAAACAAGATACAGTTCTTCTTGGCTTCTAGTGCGGCAATAACTTGCTTGAACTTTTCTTCAAACTCACCGCGATACTTAGATCCTGCCAGTAATGAACCAATCTCCAGTCCCCACACTTCGTGACCTTTCAAGAACTCGGGCACGTTGTTAGCATGTATTTCTTGTGCAAGTCCGTCAATGATGGCAGTTTTGCCCACGCCTGGATCACCTACCATGAGCACATTGGCCTTGAATCGACGTGCCAACACAGTGATCATGTCTTCTAGTTCTGCATTACGACCAATCAAGGGCTCCAGTTGATTCTTTGCGGCCATTGCTGAGATGTTGGTGCAATGCTCTTCCAAGATGTCTGTGGCCTGTTGTACATTCATTTTCACACTCTCGGGCTGGTGATTGCTTTGATAGAACTCAATAAACTCGGCCTTGCGGATACCATACTTGAGCAAGAAGTAGTGTGCATGACTGTTGTTTTCGGCCATGATGCTCAAGTACACATCAATCAGGCTCATGCTTCTGCGACCTGTAAACATGACCTGTACATTGGCACGATTAAATATGCGTTCCAGAGCTTGTGTTTTACGAGGTTGTAAATTTTCTGAAGCACTGATCAAATTGATCTGGCTGTCCAAGTAAGCATTGAGCTCTGTGTCCAGCAGATCTGCATCTGCACCAAATTTGTCTACCACACGTCTGAACGGCAAGTGGCGTAGCATGCCCAACAACAAGTGTTCTGTGACCACATATTCGTGACACTTTTCTCTGGCCAATTTAACGGCTGCTTCGACCACTTGTTCAATTTCGGGATTGTTCTGCATGGGGTTCCTTTGTAAAACTATTATTGTGTTATTATACTTGATGTTTTGATCACAAGCAACCAATACGAAATATTTATTCGCGGTATTTTTCGATTGCTTCTACCAATTCAGGTGCTAGTGTGGCAGGAATTCGAGCATTTAATTTCACAAACATGTCACCTTGTGCGCCTCTACGATCTCTGAGTCCTTGACTGCGTAGTCTCAGCACAGCATTGGCTTGACAACGCGGTGGAACCTTGACTGTGAGACTGTGCCCCAAAATGTTGTTCACTGTGATGTCTGTACCCAAAATCAAATCCCACACTGAGATGCTGTGGTCCACAGTTAGGTTAAGCCCATCACGATGCCAAGCAGGATCTGGACGTATTCTAAATGTGATCACAAGATCCTGACCTCCTGGTGCAAGTCCGCCGTATTGGATATTGTCCCCGTCATTGAGCCCTAGAGGCACATCCAGTTCTACTGTGCTTTGTCCCTGTGATGTGGCCACTGCTACTGCTTTCTTTCCACCTTGGGCCACGTCTAGTAGGGAGATGTACAAGGTCATGCGCACATGATTCCTGCGTGGGTGCTGTTGCCCAAACCCGCCGCCGCCAAACATTTGGCTAAAAATATCATTGAACTGTGGTCCACCACCAAATCCTCCAAAGCCCCCAAACTGGGGTTGTGGGTTGTCGTACTCGGCACGTTTTTGTTCGTCACCTAGCACAGCATAGGCAGCTTGGATGGCCTGGAACTTGGCAGTATCACCACCCTTGTCCGGATGATGCTGACTGGCCAGTTTTCTAAAGGCCTGTTTGATTTCAGCGGCTGTGGCAGTTCGTGGGACGCCTAGTGCGGCGTAGTGATCGGTCATAAAAAAATCCTGTACACATAATTATACAGGATTTTTGGGGTGGTGTCAATTACTTCTTCACAGGCACATCTGTACCTTCTAGTTTTTTGTGTTGTTTGACTTCTTTGCAGTTCTGCTTGACTTTTTTGGTTTTGGGGTCTATGACTTCTCGGCCTTCTTTGTCTTTGACATCAACACAGATTCGTTTGGTTTCTTTTGGTGGCTCTGTGGCCACTACTGGCTGTGCCAGTGTCAAACATAGTCCTGCTACAAATATAATGTTTTTCATAGTTATCTTTCTGGATAGAAGTCAGGCAAAGGCGGCGCCAGTTTGCCCCCAAAGCCTGCGGTTACTTGGCCTGTGGAGCCAAAGTTGTTGCCCATTGGCGGTGTAGCACCATATCCGGGTTGATATCCGCCAGCGGCTGAAACAGGGGAGGTGCCCCAACTGGGTGCTGGTGTATAACCGGTACCGGGCTGGTTGAGGTTTGGCGAAGGTTGGCCAAATGTTGTAGTGACGCTTTGTGATACGGGTTGTAGTCCTGTGTTGGCATTGCTTGCTCCATTGAGTTTCTCTTGTGTGCGCCCATACGCACTAACACCTAGAACAGCACCCATGGCCACATGGAACAGGCCACCGCCTTGTAGTGTAATAGGTACCCATTGACGGAATGCGTCATTGGCTGCTTGTGTTTCCCAGAACTGTACCACTGTAAACATGATGGGGAATATAAAGAAGTCGGCTAGACAACAGAACATGTACATGATGGCCATCATGGGGCGCCATTTTCTAGTCATCCAATCATCGTCGGGCTTTTTCTTTTCTACTTTTGCTTCTTTTGTTTTTGTAATCATTACAGGCTCCTTGTTATTTTATAGTGGTGCCCAGAGCCAAATGGCCTGACTCATCAGCACGACAGCAAATCCGCCCACTCCCAAGCTAGTGGTAAACAAGCTGTTTTTAACAGCAAGAATGCTAGCTGTCAATAACACAATAGCGATCTGTAACAAACTGCCTGCGTATGTGTACCAGGGTGATCGTTGCTTGGCCACAGCACGTTCTGCTTCCAGTGCTCGGGCCTTGGCCAGCAGTTCTTTCTTGCCTTCGCCTGTGGCAGGTTCGCTTTCGTAACGTGCAATTTTCTTTTCTAGTGCTTCAATTTTCTTGGTATCTTTTTTGGCCACAGCATCATCCAAGGCCATTTCTGCTAGTGTGCCTTTGATGCTCTTGGCTTGATAAAAGGCATAGGTATTGTTGGCTTCAATGGTGTTGTTTAGTACTTTGCCAGAGTTGCCACTGGCCATGTATGTGTTGATGGCCAACAAGGCAGCAAACACAACAATGACCAGGCCAGCCTTGTCTTTGATTTGTGCTTCACGCTCTGACCGTGATAGGGGTTTTGTTTCTTGTTTTTGTTCTGTCATAATTGACTCCTTTTAATTTCTAGAACGGATTTAGTGCTGAACTGACTACACTGCCTGTGTTTACAATTGTAAGATTATTAGTTGAACTATCTTTTAAGAAATTCTCGTCGTTGGGAGTATTCAACAACAACTGTGTATTTGTAATAGCGGTGAGGTTAGTAGTAGGCGGAGTAAAGTATGTAGTACCCACAGATGTACCAAAAGCGTAAACTAATGATCCTTTTACAATTCTTATATTAGAGATATTACCATTAAATCTGTTGCTGCCGCTGTCTGAGCCAATGGTCCAAGGTAATGCACTTGACCCCATTTGTGCAGTTCCTACACCTGCACCTGTGGTGCTGGCCCTGCACACTCCATTAATAAACAAACTATAGCTAGTACCACTTCTCATAGTACAAATATGTTGCCAAGAATTTTGTGCCAGTGTTCCAGCAACTGACGTAATGCTGTTGAAAGGACTGCCTGTAGTAGGAGTATCGTTCCAGTTGGCTCGCACACGCCCGTCAGTGTTAGCTTGTCCTACAATCATGTAAGCGTTACCGTTTTGCATTACTAGCATATCGCTGGTACCACTAGCTAAGTTAGTTGGATACGCCCATAATTCTAGTGTAAAATCATTGGTGCCAAAGTTAAATCCAACGTCAGCAGGTGCTGTTAGATATTTTGCCGACGCACTACTGAATACTGCACTTCCAACTGGCACGAAGCTTTGTATTGTAATTCCTGCGCCTACTGAGATTCCTGGTCCTACTATGATTGCCATATTTTAATATCCAAATCTTGATTTATATTGTGTGTACAAGCCTTGTACATCTGACAAGGTCAATACACCGTTGTAAACTTTGACAAATCCTATGTCACCAGTTTGCGCTTCTGAACCCGATGATCTGCTGAACAATCTCAAGTTGTTGAAGCCACCGCCACTGGCATTGGTCACAGCAAATGATGTGCCCACTGGCTGTGAGCTTGTTGCTGTGTACAGTTGTCCCAGACTGGTTGAAGTGTTCCAAGTAGCCCAGCCAAAGTGCCAGGCAAGGTCCGCACCCGATGCTGGCAAGTTAACTGCGTAGTTGGGAAAGAATGTATCTGGGTTGCCGTTGTAAAGTCCCATGAGCCAGTCTTTTTGTGCTTCAACCTGTGTGTTCAGCAATCTGCCTGAGGCCGCAGTTGAACGCTTGTAGGCCATAAACACTGTGTAACTTTGCCCTGTGGTCCAGTTAGGCCCACCATAGATGTAGTCTGCACTTGTGGCACCTGAACCAGTCATTCTAAAAACGCCACCATTGTCTGAGGCCCAGGCTATCCTACTGGTAGTATTGGCCACTGACAGTGTGTAGGTGCCAGTGGCATCCTTTGTGCCGTTTACAGGCACAGCAGAGTAGTTGGCAGCGTCTAAGTCATATACCAACGTTGCTGATGGTGAGAATCCTTGAGTGATAGTTATACCACCACCTACCTGGACTCCTGCTCCGATTACTATTGGCATTTAAACTCCCATTACATGCAGTGCATGTTCATAATGATGAATACGATCTTCTAGGCCAATGTATCCACCGTTGATGGCTCGAGTGAGTCCACGAATATCGCCTGCGTCAGCAAAGCGATTTAAATTGTTTTGTTCCCAGAACCAGCAGGCACTTTGTGCGGCGCCTTCAAATGTAGCAAGATACTCAGCGGCTTCTTCTTCTGAAATGCCTAGACTGCCTGCAAAGAATGTGTAGTTGTCTTTGCCTGTTAACTGTATCAAGCCACGACCGCAGTAGCGCCAGCCATCTCCGGACTCTTCTGGACCGTTGCCCATGCGACTGGCATACACTCTGTTGGCAATCTTTTCTGGCTTGTTGGCATACTGTGCAGCCAAGGCATCTGTGGGGAAATACTTGGGAAATACCTTTCGCAAACTAGCGGCTTTGTAGTTCAAGTTCTCTTTGATGAACACAAAGTTGCCTGACTCATGTGCGCACTGTGCAATAAAAGCTGCCACCCGCTGTGGTGTGTTGATTTCGTAGTCATCCAACAATTGTTCTAGTGCATCATACCAGTGATCAATGTGTGGATTTTTAACCATTTGTTTTAGTTGTTCTCGTGTGAGTATCGTGCTCATTTAACGGCTCCTTGTTTGTATTTAATCTTTTGTTATCTACCCATTACCCAGGGATCATTGATAACTGGGGTACCATCTGCCCTGCGCATGAAATTACCACCATGCATATCCCAACGATATCCACGAGCTTTGCCAATTTTCATCAAGTCATCCAGAGTGGCAACCATCTGTACCACTCCTTTGGCACCCAGTGCTTTCTCCAGTAGTGCATAATCCCCTTGTCTAAAATTTTTCAAGTATCTCACAAACGCACTCACGCTGATACCCTTGTGTTCAATATAACTCCTAGACATCCAGCCTAGATCATCCAAGGCACGTCTCATTGGGCCTTGAGTTTTTTTTAAAGGTTCAGTACGAATCATTAGATAGCGATTGTCATTCCACATAAAACTGTCATGACCATAAAACCTTGGCAACAAAGGATTGTCACTGTGCTTGCTACAATAATCGTACCAGGCAAAAAACATTTTTTGATCAGCACTGAAGTTTTGACGATTGCCTTGAGTGCCAAATACCTTTAGCACCAGGCCAGTACTAGGCTCCAAGTACGCAGTTTGATCCACTCCTTTACCCAGGAATTGATAACCCTTGGCTTCTAGCTCAGATCTGATGCCTTTGTCTGTGGTTGAAAATTCTTCTAGATTTTGCTCGTCAATGAACTCCTGTGCTCTCATTTGGCAACACTTTCAAATATTTGTTTTTGTGCTCGATACCATTCCTGCCAGGCTTTTAGTTTTTCTGCGTTTTCGTGGCAGGCGCCGTAGTTGTCGACGACTGTTTCAAGGAGTTGACTGGCTTTAATGTCGCTGGGGGTTCCATCAACTGACTCGGCACCTCGGGCCACTTCATTACGACTGGCACTGTCGTGGAGCACGATGCTAGACTTAGGCAAAGAGCACTGGCTATCAAGCTGTGCGCCAGCAACTTCTCTAATGATTTCTCGGTTTGCATATACAGTTTCCTTTACAACTTTGATCTTGGTAACAAATTTGGTTTCAATTACGGTGTTGACTTCACGACTTCGAGCTTCGGCAATCTGAACTTTTTCTTCTAGTTCTTTGATTTTGGCCAGCCATTTTTCTTCATTGCCGCGCCAGCCAAAAAAGTAAGCACCCACGCACAGCAGTAACACACCCACTAGTTCAGCAGGCATGCGGTACTGCATCATTATAGGAATCCAACGCACCAGCTTAGAAGCAATGTACAACAGCAAGCCTGCCGCAAATATCGCATAGGTCAACATGACAAAAATGCTGTCAGGCAACAAGCTAAACATCCACACCAACTGGTCCATATCAGTCCTTTATATAGATGTATTTATTGGATCTGTAGGTTTGATGTAGCAGTTAAAAGTCCATGTTACATTGAGCTACAAGCTGCCAGTTTTTTAAATATCTGTACGCATCTGACAATCGATTGTGTTCCAGCTGATCCCGCATGAACACACTGAATTCATCAGGATCCAAATCAATGTTGATCAGTTGATCAGCGTACCAGTCAACCCCGGTAGTAAAGTAATATTGCCAATGAAAATGCATTACCTTAATAAACACTGTGTTAAGTCCAAGATTTTCAATATCTTGCTGATGGTGCTGTACGCCGTCCACATTCCAATAACGTGCTAATGCGTCCACTAGATTGCTTTTTATCTTGATGATTTTGCGGTTGGGATATGTTTTTCTTATCAAATCTGAATTCACAGCGTGAGTATAAGCAATGGGAATACTGTCGTTGATCTCACCGTGATCACTCAGTGTTGGATACCGATATTGATTGGCCGGATTGTGATGTATCAAATGATCATGGCCAATCAATGGAACATTGTGATAATTGCCCTGAAGATTCAGATCAAAAGATTTGCCCAGCAAATGATGTATAAATCTAAAGCCGCCTGCTCCAGGAAAGTAACTTACAACAACAGGATCCATTAGTATACAAATAAATTCTGGTCACCCCGCTCGGGAAATAAATCAACTCTACTGTCATTGCGACGTATGTCCAAGGTTAGACAGTGCAGTCCACCGTCCCAGAATGTTCTTGTTCTAAATGGCATGGGGTGTGCGGTAATGCCATGCTGTTCTAGCGCACGAAATACACCTTCATTTTCCCCTACCATTAGCACGTTCTTTTCATCAATCACAAGACAGTTTAGTTCAAAGTAGGTTTCTGTGTAGTCGCCTACCCAGTCTTGTGCGTGTTTTATCACATGATCGTTAAATTTTGCCGAATTTGATACTCCGGGCAGCCACCATTTGCCGTTGTGCCATGGCCCTGTTCTACTGGATTTTTTTTTGTGGCGTAGAAATTCTGGTTGGTTTATGTTTATTTTTTCCCAGCCAGGGAATGTACGATCGTAATCGTCAAAGTACTCGCTGGTCAGTAATAATCCAGGCTTGAGCACAGCAAAACATCCATCCACATGTCCGCCATTGTTTAACATATGCAACCGATAATCTTTAAAAGTTTTTTGTATATATTCAACGTCTACATGCTCGTTGTGCCAATAACTGTCTAGGTAAAAGTCGCGACCCACACGTACAGTATTGGCACCGTTGATATGCCCGGCTCCAGGAATGTTTGGTCGATCAACTATGCGGCTGCCAAGGTCCTTGACATAGTCAGCAACAGCATCAGCCCAGGCTCTGTGATCCCAGGTTGCTCCAAACAATGTGTTGCCAAACACCAGGAAATGATCACGTGGTGTAATCATGGGCTTGCATAGTTGCCCTGCACTAGTGGGATGACCTTGCGGCATCAAAAAATCTTCAATACGATCGTAACGGGGTCTGCGAACTTGCACACCGTGTTCTTCTAGTTTGCGTTGTATTACTGCAAGATCCTCTTGAGTCTTTTGAGTAATTTCATAAAAGATATCCTGTACTTCTGACTCTAGATGATCATAAAAATGTGCTGGATAACAGTTGCCCAACCATACTTCTTCAAGTCGGCCCCAGTTGGTGAAACTGTTTATCTTTGGCAGCGTCATTCTAATCCCAGTTCTTTTCTAATAGCAGTGGCCGAAATTGAATGAGTTGCAGAATCAAATGATTCTTGTTCTATCTTGTAGCCCACGTCTCGACCGTAGGTGATATTTACTATGTTGGGCACAACTTGTATTTCGTATTGACCTTGATATAACATGTCTAGATCTCTACGTATATAATTCCTCACCTGTTCTATAGCAAAGGGATTTGATCCTTGCCAGCCTTGACAATCTCTAATTTGAATTACCACTTGACCTGTTTTTGCAATGGCACGTTCAAACAACTTGCGATGTCCTGCATGCCATGGTTGCCAACGACCTAGCATTTGCACAGTTTCTTTCTGCCAATCGAATACAGGGCGTCTGCGATTATCTAAGATATGTGCGGCCACAAACTCGCCCCACTTCTCACCATGCTGTTCAGTGATGCGGAAATCATATTGCTCAGGCGGAACGAATGCTTTATTAGTATCTTCGTAGCGGCCCTGATCAATGGTGTCAACCCATATGGTCCAGTCTGCTTTGAAATTGTTGCGCATGTCAACCAAGGGAGCCACAAAGTCACAGATCACATAGTCTACATCTGTCATTGCATCTGCCAGTTCGCGCATACGTAAACTCTGACGTATACGGCCTGCTTCACTGAAATCCCAGTCGTTGTATTTTTTACGTACATCGTCGGCATTTAACCAACCCACACGTTTCTTTTCTGCTTGCAAGTGGTCTACAATGTGTTGTGCCAGGTATGTTTTGCCGGCCCCTGGCAGGCCCATGATTAAAATACGTTGTGTCATGCTATTATTTACTAAGTAATTTTATGAATGTATTAATTTTAACTCCGGACCGCGTTGGCAGCACTTTATTACAACGTGTGATCACTGTGTACATGCAATCGCACACTTACAATCGCCCTGTGATTAACTTACACGAACTCACAAACGGATTAATGAAATACTACAGTCCTGTGTTCAATCAAGAAGTGCTGGGCAAACCAACTGACCGTCCTTGGGGATATTACCAGTCACTCGACGAAATACTGGAGCATTTAAACAGCACAGATCACTACAAGACCGCACGATTGGCACATTATCATATTTTAAATCGTCAAGATCCATTGGCTAATCAGGTGCCTTTTTATCAATACCTAAATGATAACTTTTTTATAATCAGCGCCCAAAGGAAAAATCTACTAGAACATGCACTAAGTTGGTGTATTCAAGGACATTCAAAAAAGTTAAATGTTTACACACATCAAGAAAAGATTGATACATTTGCTGACATATATCAAAATAGAATCACAGTTGATGTGAATGTAATGATAACGTATCTCAACAAGTATGTGAACTACTTGAACTGGGTTGACAATCATTTTACAGTGAATTCATACTTTGAATATGAAACACACATGCCTAAAATTGAAGAATATATACTGGGTTTGGATATATTTGGTGGACAACAAAAAAAATCATGGCATGACACGTTTGGCATTGAGTTTCAAGACTGGAATCGATATCATTATCTTGCCAGTGACATGAGCGGCATAAGCAAACAGTTACCAAGTCCAGACAACTTAAAAATCACGTTTGATTCTCAAGACCAGTTGGACAGTGTAGATCTAGTACCTGTGTTTAATAAAAATGCAATTCATAATAGTCTAAGCATTGGCGACAAACAGTTTTTAAAACAACATACTAGCAAATACATCAGCAGTTACAAAGCAATTGATGAGTTGGTTCAGCATAAGATAATGGTCACAGGCATTCCCATTAAACTGCAAACCATGATGGAAAAAAGCCGACTGATACGCAATTTTGATCAATGCGCAGAAGCATACAATGACTGGGTCAAGCAACGTGGAATAGGCGATCCTTATACCAATACTGATATCAAGAAAATTGCACTAGATGAAATTAGCACCTGGCATTCGATGCCAAGGCTGGAATAATTTCGCATACTAACGCATTGCTAGTAAGAATATCATAATGAAATCCATCACGAGCATAATCCAATTGCTCTGTCTGGATCACATTATCAAAATCTAGATTGTCCCCAGCTGGTGCCCAGGACGGAATAGCTGAATGTACAATATTTCCCTGTAGTTGTTGCATGCACAATCGAGTATTAATAATGTCCTCGTCAGTGGTAGAATTAATGTGTTCTAACCTTAGTTCTTCACTAGATGGGTCGATGCTTGACCAATCATGCAACTGCTTTATTTCTGTCTTTATCCAGGCCGGCAAATTATCAAAATCCTGAATACTTTTACAATCCGGCCAACTTACATCTTGTACAGATTTATAAAAATTTAAAAATCTTTCATTTAAAATGATGCTTGTGTCAAACTCTCGACGATGCATATAACTCCATTGGACTACTATATTAGCCTGAGGAAACTGCGTTAAAATTGCAACTGCAATCCTGGCAATCCAGTTATTACTTGCTCCATCCATGCTGACATTTATTACACGACGCCTTAGGCGTTGCTGTAGCATATAAGGCCAGGTATGTTCAAGTGGGCTGCCTAGTCCCACAGTAAAACTATCTCCAACGCACCATATCACATCAGACAAATCATCAGGCCACTCTGCATCTCTAAATCCGCGACTGTTATAATGATATTCAACCTTGTGCGGGTACGACAAAAAATGTTCACGATTCAAGCACAACTCAAGACTATCCATGCCTGACTCTAGCCAATGCTGGTTGACTCTTGACGGCAAATATAATTCAGGTAATAGACTTGGTTTTGTTATCGCCATTTTTATAATGTGCTTAAAAATAGTTTTGTCTTGTCAGTAATAATTCCAGTGATCTGCAGAGTGGCTCGGGGCACATGTCCTGCATTGGCGGTGGCGTGCGGTACGTTGATCCAGTCAAAAGTGCTGACATCCCCGGCCTGCCACCCTGTCCATGCATAGTTGCCATAACTCCAGAAATGTCCCTGCTGCCAGTCTGTGAGCTGTACAAAATAACGCACAACCTGAGAAGGGTCAGTAGGCATCCATTTTTCCAGCTTGTCTAAGTGTAGATTCCATACTTGCCCAGGATGTTGCACATGTATTCTAGCCATGCTTTTTTCCAGGCCAAATTGATCAGCAATGTGTTGAAACACAGGATCAAGATTGTAGTTCAAGTTAGTGACCACATAGTCACGTCCGTAACCTTGTTGCTCTAGATCGTAGTCTTCTTGATCGTATTCTTCTGTGGCACGTTTTAATGGGTCCGAGTCGCGACCACGAGTGCGCCAGGTCACAGGTGCAGATGCAGTTATAGCCGCAGATAATTCTTCTGCCCATGTAGGTTGAATGTGTCCTAGGTGTTGTACTGTGTCCCATCGTGGATCTATTACGCTATTATCAAAATGATATTGACTTCTTTGTTGAGTTATTGCCCAAGCTGATTTCATATTACTGTTACCTTTATGTCTGACGCTGTGTAGTCTTGATAGTATTCTGTTGCTGGAACTTGAATACCAACAGTTCTGGCCAGTTGTCTGTTGGTTTCCACAACTGTGGCAGGCCATTCACGGGCCGCACGACGATTGCCCTCATTTTCTCTGCGTATGCATTCGGCCATTTGACGCAGGTCTCGGTAATAGTCCCGGTACAATGGATATGTTATTTTAAACTCCCCACATTTGACCCACCATCCTAGGCAAGCATCATCTGTGCGATCAATCAGCACAATAGGACAATCAGGCCAGGTTTTTTTGATATAATCGATATGATATCCAAACACATGGCTTTTGATAATACGTACACCTGTGCCACTAAATGGTGCATCAAACTCTGCTTCGTTCTGTTCTCGAGTGTATTGATCCAGGTGTTCAAAATGATCACCAAATTCCATGGCTGGTCCCCAGTACACTCCCATGTGTAACAATTCCATTGTGCCCGAAGCGTCATGACGATATGTTCTGGCTTCTGAGTAATCAGTTGAGTCTACGTCGGCGCTGTAGTAAATGTTTTTTACTACGGAACTCCATTTAGAGCCCGGGGCTCCACTTACAAAAATATATTTCATTCTGGTCGGATCCTTCTGGCAATGGGTTGCCACGTTTGTTGTAGTCGGGCCATGCTAGCACGTACACCTGCTGGCGAGTGTTCTTCAGTGGTGATGTACATCATGTTTTCTCGAAACCTTGCTCCTGCTGCTGTTGAGCGTATGGCAGGTACAAACTGTTCAGCATACCATTTCTGTATGTCTTGTGGAGTACCTGGTGGTAGTACCATGTTCCAGCAGCCGTGTATGCTGAGTCCTGGTGCTGCCTTGCTCATTAACGGCGCAGATTCTAATCCTGGCAAGGGTCGTGTGTCAGCGATACCAATCAACTTGAGCTTGCCTGCAATCACATGCGGATATCCCACTGCCACAGGAGTAACGCCAAATTCCACATGCCCGCCCATGACATCTAATAGTGCCTGAGCAGGACCTTTGTACATGGCTGTTTCAACTCGATCACCGCCAGCAACATTTAGCTTGTCTTTAAGATATTCCACTGCTAATTTATGACCCCCTCCGCCAATGGCTATAGTAATGGGCCTTTCTTTCTTTCTAATGGCTGCCACCAGTTCTTCGGGCGTGTTGATACGACTGCTGGGGTGTGCCCAGAATGCTAGTGGACTACGTGCAATATTAGCAATGGGTTCTAGATCCATGGGATTATATTTAATTACCTTAGGATACCATACTTCAGGAGTGACCCAATTTGACTGACACGCAGGCACCGCAATAGTGTGTCCGTCTGCAGGTGTAGTCACAAAGTGATTGATAGCAATGTTGCCATCAGCACCCGGTCTGTGTTCAGACACAAATTTGGCACCGGTTGACTTTTCTACAATATCTGCTACAATACGAAATGATATTTCATTTCCGGCACCTGGTCCATTGGGGAATATAACAGTGACAGGTTTGGTGGGTTGCCAGGCCCAGGCTGATGAGGCAAACAAGGCCACGGCAAGAAATTTTAGTGTACGCATAAGACTCCTTTAAATACATTATAAATTCTAAGTTATATATCAAAATTTACTATGAACACAAAAATTTTCAACCTTTTACAAAAAAATCTACAACTTGCGTTTAATTTACCCAAGTACGCCGCAATCACAATTGACGCAGATACCAATGTACACAGCCTGCCCTGGACTCCTGCTCGCTACAGCAAGTTCAAAGACGCTGTGGAAGCAGAACTCAGTCTGCCTTGTGAGTATCGTGGCACCTTGCGAGAGATTGCGGATGACCTTAGTGAACGCTACACACATAGATTCTTTGCGGAAATATGGAAGCCAAGAACAGGCGACTATGAACACACAGGCTGGGAACTAGCTGAAGAAATCAACAAACTGAACCCGGAACGTGTGCTTGATGTGGGCTGTGGCTATCATCCTTTTAAAGGGCGCATTCACAATCTTGTAGGAATTGATCCTTACAATAACTGCGCAGATTATGAAGTAGACATCTTAGACTACAAGGTAAAACCACAATCGCACGATGTGATCATTGCCCTGGGATCAATTAACTTTAATTCACGAGACGAAATCGAATCACGTTTTGCACACTGTGTTTCATTACTAAAGCCTGGCGGTAAATTCTTTTTGCGAGCCAATCCTGGCATTACCCACAAGACAGGACCTTATGTGGAGATCTTTTCGTGGACTTTTGAAGTTGTGAATGAATTTGCAGAAACATACAATTTAAATCTAGACACCTTTAAGAAAGATGCCAATGACCGATTGTATTTTGTGTATACTAAACGCTAGGAACCCAAGGTTCAGAATCACAGCGTAGCAGTGCTTGTTGTATCACGGGCTGTGCATCCACTGTGCTCAAGGCAATGAATTCATCAATGGGCATTTTGAGATAGCGTTCGGCCATGGACACATTGCGGTCATGATACTGTTGCATCATACTCACAAGATGCTGGGACGAGTCATAATCAATACCAAAGTGCTGGCACACACGAGCATGCTCTGATTCGCTGTCTCCAAACATCAATTCAGACAGATCAATGTTGAATAGTGATTGGTAGTCCAGTGGCAAAAACCAGTGCTGATACTCGTTCTGTATCCTGTTGATTACCGGGATATTTTCCTTGTGGTCACGCCAGGAGTCAACCTCAAATTGATAAAACCATTCTCGTCCGTTGATGTAGTGTTTAAAATTTTCCACGGTGTCATGGTCTTGATCAAATTGACTTGACAAGTGCTGTGCCCATCCTGATTCTGGGGCAGATGGCAAGTATCTTTCCACGGTAAATCTAAAAAGACGCATTTTGAGCCACATCAGTACAAAAAAGAATTTCTTATGTTCGTCAGCACAGGTTATAAAGGCTTTTTGTGCTGGGTCGGCAAACACAATGCCCGAAAATGATCTATTGTCAGACTGTAAATTGCGTTGGCAGTAAGGGTGAGTGATCAGAAACAACTTGCGGTCTGTGCCCTTGGGAGAAAATTCAAATGTGTTGTTTAGTATATGAACGTATCTGTTGTTCTTTAGTTGTTTCACAGTAGAAGGTATGCAGCCAGGATGTTGACTCAGCCAGTAGGCCATGAACTCTCCGCCAAACCCTCCAGGATAAATCAACAAATATGCCGATTCAGGACGCACCAGTTGCGTGGTCAATTTCTGATCTAACATGTATCATTTGCCAGCGGCCCGTAAATTAGCGCCGTTGTTGAAGCTGGGGCTGTAAGGACTGTTGCCCTGTATGTTGCCTTTACGTGCTGACCATTCATAGCCTGCACGATGCCCTGAACAGTCCTTGGTACAGGGCGAGCCCAGGAAGCTGAGTTCATCCAGCTGTTCTTCCTGTAGCTTGGGACGTATTTCTACTATGGTGGCATTGTGATAGTCAGCCCAGGCACGTGCGGCTGTTTCACTAGGAAACGTTCTACGCCACTGTTCACGCTGATCTCTGCGGTTGTACGCATACCCCCAGGCTTCTACAGGCGTGCCGGCAATTTCTTCAAACAGCATCAGCAGTTCCATTTGCGCAGAGCCAGAGCCTTGCGTGTGGGTTTGCCATTGGGCTTTTTCATTGGACCTTTAACACCGCCCATTCTTGCGCAGAAACTCTTGCGACGCTTGGCAGCTTTGGATCCAGGCTTGAGTTTTGAAGGCTTGGTTGTGACTGCTGTTTGTAGTTTAGAACCAGGATTCTCTCTACGATAGCTGGCCACACCCTTGGCGTTGAGTCCGCCCTTGGCGCTCTTGCCTTCTTTACGACGCCAGGCTGCTGTTTCGTACAGCATGTGGTCATCCATGGCTTCAAATGTTTCCCACACAAGATCAACACTTACGCCTTTCTTTCGAGCCATTTCCTCGGCTAACTGATCCATGGCTTCAAACATCTCATCCACTTCAGGATCTACTTCGTCTGATGCTTCCTCTGAGTACATGTAATCCCACACACTAACCAACATTGACTTGGCCACTGCAATCTTTTCTTGACACCATTCAGGCAAGTTATCACCTGAGTTGATTAGATCATCCAAGCCGTCAACTGCGCGATCAAGAGTTTCTAGGTTGTTTTCTACCATGCCTGCTTCGTCATCGTACTCGGGATTGTAGTCTTCTGCCATGCCTTGTTGACCCGACATATCCATCAGTTGTCGAACATAGAAATTGTAATAACCACGACGGCTGTTGTATTCTCTATCGCCTAGCACAGTCTTTAATGCAGCCACAGCATCACTTGCTTCTGAACCCTGCATTATTTTTAATGCGTCAGTCACAAGTGAATCAACTCTTTGTGAACTTTCTGTCACACCTTTGTTGTGTGCTTTCCAGGCTGTGGCATAGGCAATTGATTTTTCTTTATCAGACAACTTGCCATCTTTGGCATAGCCTTTTTTGATATGCTTGACCATGCGTTCTGCTTTGGCACCTGGAGGTGCGGCTTCGTCTACACCGGCCTTTTTCTTTTTGGCAATGGCAATAGCAGCCTGTTGTGCAGGATTTGCGGCTTCCGCTACACTTTGCTTGGATTTAATAATATTTCTAATGTCTGTAGCATTTACCCAACGTTTGACTTCACTGCGTGGGTAATATGTCTTTGATCCATTGTTAGACGTAACACCTTCTAACTTTTTGGGGAAATTACCTATATGCAACACAAGTGTTCGTAATTCATTTGAAGTAATACCTAGTTTTTCTGCAATCTCTTGAAAGCTCCAGGTAGGCTCTCTCCAGTCTGGGTGTTTCATATTTCCTGGAATATGGATTCCTCTGAGCTCGGGGGTAGAATTAGTACTAGATGTAGATGGGGAATATGTACTATCAAAACCTTCTTCTACTGACTCAGCAGGCACACAGTTGTTCACACGCACACCACCCTTGACCTTGGTTTTAGGGTTGCCAATCTTTTTGCCTGTCCAACATTTGGGATCCAAGCGGACTTTTTCTTCAGAAACAATAAAGTCATTAAATTTCATTATCTTGCCTTTTTGGGTTGTTGTGCAGGTTGCACAGCATGCGGTACATTTTTGTACACACGTCGAGCAGGATCGTACACAGTCCGTAACGGACCGGCTCCTGCTAGTTTTTTCATACGTGACAAGGCAGCATCAAATGCATCAGCATCCATGTTGCCTACTTTTTCCTTGGACTCGTCAAACCAGTCGTCAGATTCATCGTCAGTCATGTCATCTGCTGGGTCTGAATCCGTCATGTCATCGGCATCGCGATCATTGTAGTAGTCCCAGTCACTGTCGTAGTTTTGTGGATCGGGTGCAATGGGTGGTCGAGCGTCTTCTGGCATCATGCCGTGAGTTTTAACATGTGTATCTAGGTCATCACGCTGTTTAGACAGTTGTTGAATCAGTTGTTTGTTGCCAGTTTGTATTGCTTGTCTAAGTTTTTCTTGAATAGCATCTGCTTGATCATGATAGTCATTCATTCGCATTGGCCCAGGAACTTTGACATCTTCGTCTATAATGTGATTGATTTTCATTGTGGTAGTCCTGCTAGTTCACGCATGCGGCGTAGTTGTTGTGATTCATATGTACCAGTTCTAATTGCATCACCTTTTTGTTGAGCAGTGGCCTGACGCAGTTGATCTCTAGTGCGTCGAGCTTGGTCCAAGTCACTTACATTGGCAGGTAACGGAGGTTCTTCTTCAGCATCCACTGCACTCAGCTTGGTTGGTATGGGACTATCTGTCTTGGGCGGTGCAGGCTCACCAAACAAGTCTGCCTGACTTTGATCCACATCAGGTTCAACAGGTTCCCCAAACTTGGCAGGCAATTCCGTGTCCTGTTGTGACACAGGCGGATTTGTAAGTGGTTGTGCCACAGGCGGATTTGTGAGTTGCTGTGTCATTTGACTCATGGCAGCACTTGTGCTAGGTTTGTCAAGTATGTCTATCGTGGGCATGGGTGCTGGTGCAGGTTTGACCATGGGTACGGTGGCGCCTAATGGTTTAAATGTACTGGAACCTGACTTGAGCTTTGCTGGCTCAGGGGCAGGTTTGCGCTGTTCAGCATCTGCGGCACGTTGTTGAGTCTTTTCTGCACGACCAGTTGATCCAACAGTTCCACTGCCATAACTTCTGGTATCTGTATCTGTGTCAGATTTTTTACTGCTGTCTGAGTCTTTCTTACGCTCAGGCTCTGCGCCTGTTTGACGATGCATGGCATCAAGCTCTCGACTGAGCTTGTCTAGTTCATCACTTAGGGCGTCGTTTTCGTCATCCAAGCTGCCTATCTTTTTGCTCTGCTGACGGTTAACATCACGCATTTGCACATCAATGTCGTCTTGGCGTTGATTGATTTTTGCTTGTGCTTGTAGTTCTTGCCCTGTGTTTTTTTGCACATCCATGTCGTACATGAGCAAGGCCTCCATGTCGCTCTGTGCCTGTGGGTACTTGGCATAGGCCTGACGTAGTGCTGTGCTCAATGCGGCACTGCGCACCGATCCACGGTCTAGATCAGAGTTTTTTTTAGAATCGCGTTCTAACAAGTTGGGCTGTTGTGCTGTGCCTGTTCTGCGACCTAGTTTTTGTAGCAATGAGTTAAACTTGTCCCCACGACTCATGACATCGTACACAAATGCATAACGATCCTGGTCTGCAGGCAAGGTATCATAGTAGTTGGCCACTGCTTCAATATCAGCATCATCTAGTTCAATCACTTGATTGTTGCCAAAGTCCAACTGTAGGTTTCTGCTGAGTCTTGGGCGTTTGTTTACATAGGCTCTGTGTAGCAGGGCAAAGTTGCCTGTGCCCATGGCTCTACTGCCTGGTGGCCCAAACCCAAATTCCATCAGAGTGACAACGTCTGTTATTTTCATGATATGTTATTTATTTGCTTTTAATTCCAGCCAGTTGACTTAGTCTTGCAAGCTCTTGATCAGTTAAGGGTTTGTCTAGCTTGGGAACTTTTGGCTTGACATTGGTGGGATAGTATGCTGACTTTGCACGATTTTTTGTGCCTAGAATCTGCTGTGCTGGCACTCGAACGCCTTCGTCTAGATTCAATTCACTGTGCGGGAAAGCAATATAACTGTTGCCATTTTCGTCACCTGTGCGTATTACAAACACACCTGCATCGTCGTCACCAGACTCGTCTTGACCTATTTCCCAGCCCATTGCGGCCAGGGTTTGTTGTGCTCGGGCCATTTGTTGTTCTGTGCCATTCCACCATTGTGCAGCCAACTGCCGTAGAATGTGTTCTTCGTCAGGCTCACGATCGTCGCCACCAGGTGGGGCAAATTCTTTTAAAATTTGGTCAATATTCATTATCGTATCCCCGCTGCCGACTGCAGAGCCAAAGTTTCGGGTGTGGGCTTGTGAACTTTCTTAGGCTCAATGCCTGCGGCTGTGCGTACTGAATTTAGATCATCTTCGTGAGTGGCACGATAATCAGCTGGGGTTAACGGCACAGTTTCGGTCATGGCTTCCACTGACCAAGGCTGTGTCTTGCCGTCATAACGCATGGTCCAGTCTTTGGCATCAAACTCTGTGAGTGTGCCTAGGTCTTCAATCAGTGTGCCTACCTGCTTGGCCACATTGGGTCTGCGACGCAGTTCTGCGTACACTAGATATCGACTGGGTTTGATTTCGCCCGGGCTACGGTCCGCGTCCAGCACAAAATCATAGCCCTTTTCAAACCATGAAACTAGATCTTTTGCTGCCTGTAGATCACGCACAAAAAAGCTCACTACCACAATGTCATCATCGTCGCCCATTTTTGATGCAAATTCATCAATATGAACGGTGCTTTTCATTATGCCTTCTAGGTCTTTGTACTGTAGGCCTTCTAACAAGTGTCTAAACATTATACTACTCCTGGTGCTGGTGCTTGTGGCTGGCCGGGCACAGCAGCCAAGTCTTGTTGTGCGTTTTCTGCCTTGGCATCGCTTTGCGTTTCTTGTTTGTCAAGATCCTGCTCATAGGCATTGTCCAATTCTTCTAGATCAATGTCTTGATCTTCCATTTCGATTGATCCTGTTTTGATGTCGCTCATTAGGCTTTTGGGCATAACAATCTCCACCAGCCACACAGGCTTTTTCACAATCTTGGCCTTGTGTGTGCCAGGAATATAATCCGACGGATCTGTAATCTTTATTGGGATTTTCATTTCTACTCTGCGATAATTAACTTCGCAATCAAATGGCAATAATCTTTTTCCGCCTCTGGGATCAGGCATGAGTTTTTCGGGCCACATAAATGTACAGCCCACACGATATTTTGTTATTTCTGGACCGGCAACCAATTCACCAATCTCCCAGTTTTTAAATGCGTAGATGTCTACTTCGTCCAGCACACGCTCAAAGTCCAACAGCGTGGTGATTGAACCATCGCTCATGTAGATATCGCGGATGTTGTCGGCTACTTGCCAGTAGTCTGAGTGGTCTTTAAAGAGTTCTTTGTCCATGGTTGTATATTTAGCACAACGGGACTCAAGGTGTATTTTGCTTTCACGTTCAACAAAGCCTAATACTTATACCAATAATCCACGGAAATCTGTCCACATATCTTGAAATTTCTACACCCGTAAATAACAGGTCCGAGAGGACTAACCCCATAGGAGAATTACACTTGAGTAGAAATCGCGCTGCGAAAGCACAAAACAAACGTATGATACAATCTGTAGAAAACACCATCAGCTTTACCCAACAAGCACCTAGAGTGGCTAATCGCCGCATAGACCTGATCCCTCGCACACGAAATCAGGAGAAGTTGGTGTTGGCTCTACAAGATGAAAGTCAGCACATTGTGGTCACAGTAGGACCTGCAGGTACTGGTAAGACTTATCTTGCTATGCAGGCCGCTGTCAAAGCCTTGAAAGAGGGGCAATGCGATAGGATAGTAATGACACGTCCGGCCGTGGGCGTAGAAGGAGAACAACACGGATTTTTACCAGGTAACTTAGTGGCCAAAATGGAGCCATGGACTCGTCCCTTGTTGGATGTCATGCGAGAATATTATCGCCCTCAGGACATCGTAACCATGATAGAAGATCAGGTAGTGGAGATTGCGCCTCTGGCATTCATGCGCGGCCGCACCTTTAAAAACAGTTGGATTATAGCCGATGAAATGCAAAACGCAACTCCGGCCCAGGCCAAGATGTTAATGACCCGCATAGGAACGAACAGTAAGATAGTGATCACAGGAGACGTTGAACAAGCAGACCGTTCAAACGGCGACAACGGCCTGTTGGATCTATGTGAACGATTGGCAGCTACTTCAGTAGCAGGGATTGCTGTTTGTGCTCTAGAAGCACGTGATGTACAGCGTCATAAGATAATTGGATCAGTGTTGAAATTGTACGCAGATTAGGAGGTGATTATCGCGTAAATTTCCCGCCAATTTTTTACAACCGGAATTTGCTTGTTGGCATGCGACATATTATGCCCATGCTCCATAAGGATGCTACGTAGACCCAATGCGTGACCAACTTCAGCATTTTCCGGCTTGTCTTCTACCCACCAGCAACCTGAGTCACGATACTCAGCCAGTGCTTCATGCTTGTCTGCTCCGGTGTCCAAACAAACAACCCGCTCAAACGCAGTAGGACCAAACAACTTGTTCAGGTTCATTTCGCGCAGTTTGCCTGCTGATGGGTCTAGACTCAGACTAGTGACGCAGTGGAACACATAGCCGTGTTCTTCGTGCAGGCGTTTGACCCAGTACATGGCATCACGCAAGGGAGGTAAGAACCCAATTGCAGCCGACTCATTAAAGATCTTGATCAGTTTGCGACCTTGAGGGTGGTCTATGTTGTAGCGACGTCCAATGTCGTATTCAAACTCGCTACCGGCTTGTTTTACAAATCCGTGTGTTTCCATCCAGATACTAAATGCATACTCCCAGTTAAGCAGTACGCCATCAGCATCAACTAGGATCACTTGCTGACTCAACAGCGGGTTTGGGTTCTTCAGGTTTGACAATTTCGTATCCGTTTTCGTTGAACAAGCGTTCTATGGTACTTGCGTAGTGTTGATGATAATAACCGACTACTCGATCCCAGTCACGGGGAACAACAGTACCATTCATTGTGCATTTTACTACAGAAAGCTTCTTGAAGTCAAGTATAACGTTACAGGTTTGGAGGTCTGAATTTTTAATTTTCTTGGCCACAGCCATTACTTCATCAATCTTGCCGCCCGGACGTGTAACATAGGTAAGTATAAGGTATCTCATAGGAATATTTACACATGTCGTTGCCTCTGCCATTTTTTTCTCAATATGAATGCCGAAATGAAACACTAGAAGTTTTTGCATCGGACCGTCGAGGAATAGTAGAATACAAGATAAACAATCTTGGATATCGCAACAATATTGATTATTTAGAATCTGACACTGAAGTAGGAGCATATTTTGGATCAAGTATTACAACTGCAATTGGTGTGCCCTTGAATCATGGATTTCCTCACATTAGTGCAACCAATTTGAATTCAAAGTGTTATCAATTTGGGCAAGGTTGTATGATGGTAGACAATCAAGAAAGTCTGCGGCTTCTGAAAGAAGTGTTGTCTAGTAGCTTGAATCCTCGATATTTTGTAATACAATTTATAAATCTTGGTCGCAGATACAATTACGAAAACGGTAGAGCAACCATGGAAGACAATGCTGACGACAATATTAAATTATTTCATCAAACATTTAAAGAAATTGAAGAACTATTGAAAAATCAACCCTGGTGTTTTATAGGCACAGACAATGCAGGAGTTGATGTTGGCGACTATATAACAAAACACGCACACTGCGTGAAGTGGAATCTAAAATTTGTTGATCTTGCTGGGGTCGGAGAACACCCAGGATTCAAATGGCATCAAATGATTGCCGCTGGTATTGTAAATAATTTACAAAAACAATTGTCTTAATCGATCATTCTTGCTGATCCATAGGTCGTAACCTGCTGCCAGTTTCTCATAATCTTTAACTTTACACTGACACACAGTTTCAACTATGTTGTAAAAAATTGATCGGTCAAACAGATCTTGTAGGTATAGTGGTTCTAGCAGAGTATTATTCCTCCAAGACCTTATATTTTTTGTCCAGTTTATTTCACAAGCATCAACTATGTTACTTGCATTTAACTTAGATTGTATAGGTTCTGTGTACGATGATTTCATAAAGTCTGCCATTCGCACCCGATCATTGGCAAATCTTTTAAACAAAAAAATATCCACGATGTCACGTGACATCGCATCTGGATAATCTATATAATATAGTTTATGTGCAATCTTTGGGTAATAATCTAAATAATAATGCGTATTTTCAACCGGCAAGGTGTTAGATGAATCAACTGAGGCATTGCTGTTAAAGTAGTCTGCCTTGGTAATATGTTTAAATGTACTTGATAACTCTACCACTCCGTTGTTGCGTATTGTATAAGCAGACGACCCTGATAGTTGGTCCGAGCAAATGCCTGCTAAAAAATCGCCGGCACTTCCGCCATTGAAACAAATTATTGCTTGAATAGTTTGCATAACAACTTGTATGTAATTAGATGTGTACTAATACCCATGTGTGTGTTGCTAACGTCGGTATCAACATTAGGAACACCCGAAAAACAATTTTTATAAGACATTTTGTCTCCGCAAAATGCCTGTATAAATCCCAACTTGCTTAGTTGTCTGCTATAAAGATCTAGAGATTCGGTATTTCTGTTAACCCAGTATACAAATTTTTTTGTTGCCTTGTTAAAAGCAGAAGAGTGCAGATAATTGTCAACGATTAAAAACACATCATCGTTATTGTAAATCCCAGCTAACCCATAATTGTGGGACAAAGGAAACATGGACGGAAATATATAATTGTGTGCTACTCCAATGCCAAATACTGAACTACACCCAAAAAACGCATGATCGGGCACAAAGTCAAAATCCACCAACGAGCGAAACCCTTGTTGGTTAAATTGATAATCAATTATTCCAGTCTGATCCAAACCAAATTGATTAACAGTTTGGCCTTGACAGCGAATCATTCCCGGAACATGGTTGGTTACCCAAGTTGACATAGTTCAATCAAGGTAGCACTCAAGTTGATTTCTGTATCTGCTACAGAGTTGTTGTTTACTAGCCCATTGCGAATAATCACAATAGCTTGGTCTTGGCGTTCAGGAGTGTCTCCCCACAATTCCAAATTGTCATACATCCAGCGAAACACATCTTCTGCTTCTTCAGGATTGGAGTTCTGACACAGCACCGTTCGGGCTTCACGTACCTTGCCACGCTTGAACAAATCCACACATTCCAGTCGCCAGTCTCTAGCACTCTTGTCTGCGGCACTGGGTTGTTTGAGCTCACCTGTCTGACTGTTCAACTGCACAAGATTCAAACACTTGCGAAGGTCAGGGTATGTGGCCTTGATGTAACTGTCTAGAACATCTGCAGAAAATGTAACTTTTTCATTGTCAAGTACATGGACCACCCTACCAAAAAAATCTATATGATCTGTCTTTACAATGTGGAATCCTTGGCATCTGCTGTGGATTGGGGCAATGATTTTGTGTGGGTAGTTACAAGTAAGAATAAAGCGCACAGTCTGCGAATAGTCTTCCATCAAGTTACGCAAGGCAGGCTGCACTGAATCTTTGTTCATGTAGTCTGCTTCATCAATCAGCACGACCTTGAACTTGCCAAACGGCATGGTCTGACAAAAGCCAATCAGCTTGTCTACCCATTCAATCTTGCGAGCTTCTTTAGAACCATTGGCCCACATAACGTCATATTCATCCACGCCTAGCTCGTTGATCAACAGCTTGGCCAATGTGGTCTTGCCTGTGCCTGCTGAGCCACTCAACATCAAATGCGGAATTGATCCGTCTTTGATCCACTGTTGTACTTGCTCACGCTGTGATTGGTCTACAAACACATAACCGTCCACTGTGTTGGGACGGTACTTCTCTACCCATAACTCTTTCATGTTCTTCCTTGTGGAATGTTTTTGCCTAGGTGTCGTTCAAAAGAGCTCTCAATGTTTTGCATGTCCTCCGGAAGTGGTGGCGGAACATAACGAGGCTTGGGCTCTTTCTTGCCAAAGATCTCACTATGTCTAGCTGCCAATTCTTCTTGACTAACAATTGATGGACGTGGTCTTGAACCTTTACTCATTTTACACTAACTCCTCAACAATTCCAAGTATTTCGGCAAGAATCAAAAATGTTCCTGCCATCCATAAATTTCCTAGCACTAAATTGCCGCCGGCAACGATGCGTAATGCGCTTTTGGCCAGGCTCACATAAAAGTGACCCCGACTGGTATCTTTTGGTTGTATTTCTATCATAGGTGGGTGGTGCGGGCAACGGCCCTGTTTATAGTCACAGTCAGGAGTGTATTCCTTCCTGCAGATGTTACACTTTGTCATTGAGCGTTCTCCAGACTTGTGCTTTGTCACGCTCTAGTTGCTGTTCCTCTAGCCACTGATCTTCAGGAGCATAAGTTGGGCAATTCTTTAACATGCGTTCTAGTGCAAATTGTACACGATACAAGTCTTGTTTGCAAGCCCAAGTGGTGTAACCGTCCATCCTGGGATCTGTTGTGGCAAAGTAAATTTTTTGTAATTCGCTGATGATTTCACCAGCATTCCAATTGCGTATCAATTGTGTTGCATCCAGTCGGGTTTGGCCTCCACATGGATAGCATCCGAGAATGTGGTATCCTGCGGTTCGTCATCTGATTCCATCATGATGTCTTTGGGATCAACTCTGCGTAGAGTTTGTTTTCCACTTTCATCTTCGATATCAATACCACGAGTCCAGCGTCCGTGTTCAACACAGATCCATGTGCCCACTTTGATATCTTTCTGATCAGGCCCCACAGCATACACCCGCCCCCACCGAGGACGAATGCCTGAACTTTTGCCGTTGTCGGTGGGCAGGATAAGACCCCCACGACTGATACGTTCTTTAAAATTCATATCGCTCACAATCACAGCGTCCCGTAAGGGCTTTAGTTGTTCGCGATCAATGCGGTGGGGTTCAAATGCTGCTTTTGCCGTCATAGATTACTTTCTGGGTGCGGTTTGTTTGTTGTATTGTTTGTTGACTTGATCGTTTTTGCTACTGATCACACGATTCATATCGTCAACCATGTCGCCACGTGCATTGACTTTCATGTTGCCTACTGCACGAACTTTTTCGTGTTGTAACATAAGTTTGCCCATGTCAACTGGTTTGCCCAGTGCGGTTTTGTAAATTTTTCCTGCCATGATATTCTCCTAAACTAATATTTAACGTAAAAATTCTTCCACGTCTAAATCATAGAACATTGAGTCAATTCTATGTATACCCAGTTTATACAGCACATAACTGCTGACACTTGATCCTCGACCCACACCCCATATCACATGATTCTCACGCATGACATCCACTAGATATGTCAGGAATCGCAACAGATCAAACAAGCCACGTTCTTGATACAGCATGAGTTCATGCCCACAGCGTTGTAGTTCTGCGTCTGTGGTACACAGCGTCAACACATGTTCTGCAATGTCCAATTGTTTGTACTGGTCGGGCATGTGCCATTGCTGTTGCTGTATGGCATCAAATGATTCCTGATTTAATGGTTCCGTCCAATAGGTAAACGCTGGTACATATTCCAACCAAAAGGCTGCCGCTTCTAGATCCACAGAGCCATCAACAATCATGGTTTCGCTGATGCTTTCAAGATCGCGATCACACATGATCATACTGATCAAGTCGTTTTCGTCTAGTACAATTTGTCCTACTGTGTCAGTTTTCATTTTTTAGGAAAGTTTCCAAATACCACTGTGTTGCCTGTTTCGGTTGCTTCGCCAGGCCAGGCCAGGCCATATTCTGTCCAGGCGTCGGGTACAACTTTGACTATGTTGGCGTCAACATTGTTGACGTCCACAGTATTGTGCTTTACGCCCGAATCATGCCACCATCCATCTTGTGCAAAAGGTCCTGCTGAATCTTCGTCATCATGTTGATACCACACTGAGTCTCCGAGACTAGAACTGATATCCAAACTGCGAACAATCATACGACCTTCCATGATAGAATTTAGCTTGTAGTATAGCATCATACCTATGATCTGGTCAACAGGTTCTTCGGGCAAGGTGGTAACATTTATGCCCATTAGGTGCATGAGTTCAGCACGTTCTCTTTGTGCAACATTTATAAACACTGAATGTTCTAGCTCACCAAACACAAATGCCTTTATTCGATCCATAGCAATGTTGGTATCTGTGGGGTCGGCTGTGCCAGTGACCAAATTCAAACTCACGGAATAGTGATTCATTTGCATTTGCTCTTCAAAATAAATGCCGCCTAAAAACTCTAGGTCGTATTGTAGTCTAACGTTCATTGGATGTCAATCTTATCTTCAAAGGTGGATCCGCTGCCTTTGCGGGCGTCAGTGAGTTTTTGTTGGTATTTGCTTTGAAAACTTTCCAGAGCCATGCGTATCTGATTGCACATGTGTCCGTTGCCAGAGCGGATGGCCATGTTTAGTTTTCGGTTGAGTTCGTTGATTTTCTCACTGAGTTGGTCCTCAGTGAGATGATCGATGTTGCCTATTAGTGGGTGCTCCATACTGTAATTATAATACAGTTAATCAGCAAAGTCAAACGGTTTGGTTAATTCCAATTTCCAACTGAAGTTACTGCGCTGGTGCCAACCGGTGTAAATTTGATATAACTGTTGGTCAACACAGTTGAAACGCCGCCAGGTGCCGCGGCGTTGTATTGAATAAGTGGAGCAACATTACCAGCAGAATTGGTTCGTATAGTTCCTCTTAGTGCCACAGAAATATACTCATTGGCAGTAGTTGTGCCTGTGGGAGTAATCTGTGTGGCAGTAACTGATGAAGATGCTGATCTTGAAAGTGTAGTTGCTCCAGCATTGGGAGCACCTGAGGATGTGGTAACATCAGCCACATAGGCAATATTGGTCACAGGATTTTCAGGAGTAAACAATATGCTCACGCTGTGTGCTGTTGATGGCGATGCTGTGTTGTTGATCAAGTATAAGCCTTCAAAAAAGTATGTGGTACTGGCGCTGAGTCTTATCTGGCCATTGGCTACCACATTGTCAAACACTGGTTGTGCAGATGTGCTTTGTGTGAGTGTGTTAGTAGAGCCAGTGACTATGAACTGTGTTGCCGGAACAACACCGCGTTGGTTGGCCAAAGGAGTAAAATACAACGATGTTGTGTCAAACTCGACTGTACCAGCTGTGGCAGTGGTCAGTAAATCACCTGCTACAAATTGTAATCCTGGTAACGAACTTGTGCCAATGGTGGGACGTATTCTGGAATTGACATATTGACTGTTAACGCTGTCGTTGCTGATTACGTTGCCCACAGCACTCAATACAGTGGCACTGAGTACCGCGCCAGATGCGCTTACAGTTCCAGTGGTTCGTAGATTGCCGCCTGACACATTTCCTGTGGCAATCACTTGTTGTCCAGCAACCACATTGCCTGTGGCTTGAACATAGCCAGTTCCGCCAAATCCTGCAATTAAATTACCTGTGGCAGTTACGTCGTCAACTTCTAGATCGGCTGCAGTGAAGTTTGTGAGCGCACGATTCAAGTCAAATATGGTGATTGTGGTGCCACCATCATAGGTGCCAAACGCAAACTCAAATGTTCCTGTGGCACCAAACGTGATTGTGCCTGCATTGTAGCCTTGCAAGCCACTGGTTCCCAGGGTAACACTTGCTGGCAGTGTAACTGTGTGTGCAATATTGGTGATGTTAAGTTGCAGTTTGATATAACCGTATGTGGTAGATGTAGGAAAGTTGGTAAAACTCAGTGTAATACTAGCAGTGGTGCTGAGACTCTGATAATGCCCGTTGGCGTAGTTAACAGAAACTGCTCCGCCGACACTGCCAATGGTGACCTTGGACGCACTGAAATCTCTAATTAATGCGGCATACAACAAGGTATCATTCATGTTGTTGTTGGGCGTACCATCAACCCCGGGCAAGGCGCCTTTTAAAATCACCTGGTCTTGTAGGTCTGTAATCTCTTGCTCGGCATATTGAAAGTTAACTTTAGTGTTGGTGAAGTTGTCACGAAAACCTTGTGAGTTATTGTCTTGTCCGGCAACTGGATAGCCGCCATCGATATTGTTAGGGTTAATTAAACTGGTCATTTGTTGTCCTTGTGATTATGCAAACACGCAACCGTTGTTGCCAATGCAGAACCATTTTGAGTTGATGTATTTCAATGTGCAGGCATCACCAATGGTATCAAACGTAATAGAACCTGTGCCAGAGGATTTCCAACCTGCATTTGTGACTGTGATAACCATATCGCCCCCGTCTGCTAACATAGCCAAAACTTTCACTTGTCCGTTGACTCCTGCTGGTAATGTAGCAGTTTCTGCGGTACTTGTGCTGAAGTAGCTGTCGCTTACTCCCAGATTAACTACTGCAACATTGGCTACATCTTCAGACGATGCATTAAACGGCTGAGTGTTTGTGCTCAATGGAGTAACTGTAAAAGTACCGCCTTGATCTGATGTTATTAATTGATAGGTATGAACGCCTGCAATATTGCTATTGGTTCTTGGAAAGCTAAATGTGTTTCCAGACAATCCTATTATGCCTGTGTTGGTATTACCTGCGTTGACATTTGCAATACTTACTGAATATGGTGTTGCAGTTGTGTTGGCAGCAGTGGCGTTGATACTTAGTGTAAGTACCGCAGTATTATTAGCAATTGGTAGTCCTACCAAATTAATAGCAGTGTTGGCTGTAGGATTTAATGTTTGATATGTTGCCACTGTGTAATTAACGTTTGCAGTATTAGCAACATTACCTAGTGGAATATGTGAATATGATTGGTTTTGTAACTTGGCTTCATAGAGCACAGCACCATTAAGGTCGTTAAACACGTTTCCGCCTGCCTGCACAGTATTTGTTTGCAGGGCAGTGATTTCGTCTTTGGCATATTGTAAATTTTGCTGGATAGATGCAAAGTTTTGGCGGAAGCCAATGGTGTTGTTGTCCTGTCCTGCTACAGGATACTCGGCATCATAGTTGTTTGATTCTGGATTGATCTGGCTTGTCATTTTTGTCCTTGTTACACCAAAATGTTGGTCTTGGGAAATACCAGATATTTATCGTTAGAATCGCCCGGGTTGTACATATCAACTGGTTCAATGAACTCAACACTGCCGCCATCAAACAAAGTTTCAATAGAATTAGCTGTACCGTTGCCTGTACCTGCACCTGTGGCTGTGAAAATTACACCAACCACATTTGCACTGGCTCCAATTGCTACCCAGTTTGTTGTCCCCACTGTAACAATTTGATATCTAGTTCCGATAGTATAAGGAGGAGTGGCTCCAGTTGTGATTAATGGCAACCAGCTTATTCTAGTTAATCCTTCGCCAGCAATTGTTGGTCGATATAACTGCGCACTTCTATATTGAGTGCCGCGACTTATTTGCACATATTCATTGCTGGCAGTTTGATCAACCAAGGTCAGCGCAACAAGCTCTGTTACAGGGTCCACATTGATTTGATATATTGCCATGCGTTCATTATAGGTGGTTGCAGTCATGGAACCTGAAGATACAGTAGTTAGATCTATGGTGGTACCGTACATGAGACACGATCCTGAACCTGTGGTCAACGTTTGTGTTACCCCACTAGGAGCAAGTGATACTGTGATCTGAGCTGTGGTACCCGATATTATGGACACGGTCAAGATGTAGTAAGTGGTGCCTTCAACCAAGCTGCCAAATGTGGTTTGATAGAACTGTACCGCATCTCCTACATTAAATCCAGTGATGTTAGTCACCGTGATCAAGTTAGTGCTGGCTTCTGTAGCAGTCATCGGTGTGGCCTTGGCCACAGTGAATGTGGTATTATTTGGCGCAGTAAGAGCCACATACAATCCTGCGGTTATACCGCCAAACACTGATCCGCTGAATGTTACTGGCAATCCAGGGTATATCTTGGGCGATCCTGATGTATTTGTATAGGTTATTGTGTTGGTAACGCCATCAGATGCAGTACACGTTAATATGTCGCCACCAGATATTGTGAAACTTTCGTCAAATGCTGCGCCATCTGCAGAATAAGGACTTTCTCCGTAGAGCACTTCATAGTCCTGAAAGGCAGCATCAGCAGTAGGATAGTTGCTGCCTGGCGGGCCGTTGAATTCTTCTTGCTTGACAAATATCAGAGTATTGCCATCAATATTCAAAATTTGCCCATCTAGTCCGCCCAGCTCGCTAATGTAAGTTAGAGTTTTTTGGTTCACATCACTGTAGGCCAAGTTGGTGGCAATACTAACGTTGCCAATGAATGTATTAACTCCAGTGTCAAATCGATCAAATGTGGTGAGATTAGGTTGCGGTGTCCAGTCCTGTGTGGTTGTGTCCCAGTTTATAGTTAAACTACGATCTAGGATGTAACGATCAACCTTGAAGTCAACTTTGTTCAGTTGCTCGCCAAACTGATTGTTGAGATAGTAGGCAACTTGTGCACCACGCCCAGGGTTCACATATGAAATTACCCAAGCAGGGGTGAATCCCAACACACGACCATTGGCTTGTTTGGACGTCATCCACAAGGGTAATCCAGTTGATATCTGACCCACTGTGTCAATAACTTGATCACGCATGTTGTCCAAGCTGTTGGGATACACTTGAGTTACTACTGTGCTGCCGTCAGCAGGATCAATGATTTCATAAGGTAAATTTACAATTTTGCTCACACTCTCGCCTGCGTTGTTAACCAGGTTGTCAACAATACGGCTGTATACCACTTCGTAAATGATGTTGTCGTTGGCATCACGAGCCACGGCAGTTTCTACCTGCCCTAACACTAGATTTTTCCAGTAGTGATTGAGATACAAACTTTCTACATAAACATCCAGGGCATCAGGGGCTAATCCAAATGCATGCTGATATACCACCTGTGTGCTCTTGCCAAAATTGGGATCTGTGGGACGGAAAATGTATTCAGGTACAAAGATGTTGTCGTTGCTGAGCAAGCTGTCAATCAGCTCGCGGTCGTTCTGTGGCGGCATGGCCTGCACATATAAATTCTGATACGGTGCATTGTACTCGCGGACCACACGCACAGTAAATGTCTTGAACACGCTGACCACGTCTCGTGTGCCAGTGGCTTCCATTACAACCTCAAATACAGCATCTGTGGTTGGGGAAGGGCCGGAGACCTTAACCAGTGTAGGAGCATTGGCTGATCCAGTATCACCAGTATATCCTGCACCTCGGTTGGCCACAGCAACGTTTGTAATTGCACCGCCAACAATAGTTATTGCACCCACCGTGGCCTGTACTGCACTGGCGCCAATGGGAACCGGTAAGAATTGTAACACTGGCGGATTGCCGCTGTCATATCCACTTCCGCCATTGATAATGTTTATTTCGCTAACATTGTACAAGATTTGGCGTGTATCTGGGGCAAAGGCGTTGGCAGTAAAGGTAAACTCGCTGTCCCAAGTGGTGGTGTTATCATCAATAGTAGTAGCACCAAGGTCAATAGCAAAAGTGTTAAAAGTCACACGTCCTGCAATGTCACCTGATAGCAATAATTCAAGTCCTTGCGGCAAACTGTTGTACTCACCAGATGCCAGTTGATACTGTAGTTCTCTGCCGCCTCGATTCACAGCTTCAACTCTTAGCAAACTGGTTTCACCATTGATCAAGGTGCCAAGGTCGGCGTCCGTAAGCCAGGTAATTTCTGTGTCCACAGCACCCACAATGGTCATGGTAAACGGATACGGTTCGCTGGCCACTATAATTGTACCAGTCATTGATCCTGCACTGGTGGTCAACTCTACCGCAGCGGTTGTGGTAGGATTGGCTGCCACTGTAAATTGTGTGCCGTTGATTACCGCCAGAACATAATACAAAGTATTGGCATCAGTACTGAGTCCACCTAGCCCTGTGCCAGAAAATTTGATTGGTTGACCAACTCCTAGTTCAGATGTGCTAGCACAGGTAATTATGTTTGTGGTTGTGGTAGTTGCTGTGCATGTCACAGGAGTACCAATGCCTATGGTCTGGTACACACTGATGTTGAAGCTGTACTCTACTTCTGTGGTGCCTTGATCTGGAATATTGCCATAGAACCAGCCTGTGGTTGCATCTAACACCAATCCAGGAGGTAATCCATTACCTTCATTTACAGAGATAGCATAGGATATATTTGTAGTGTCATAATCGTTGCCCAGAAATTCATAGGCAAAATAATTGCTACTGCGAATTCTACCAAGATCGCTGGGACTAGCATTGGTCAAGAATGGTGCGCGGTTGTTGGTTTCGTCTGCTGTTACTTGAGTGTTGTCTGTTGTGATCTGTGTGGTGTCTGCAGTCATTTCATTTCGTGCATACACAAACATAGTAAATGTTCTTAGGTCGTTGCTCTTGCCATCTGTAACTTCCAAGGTAAACTGATAAGTTCTGCTTTGGTATTGAGTCACAAAGTCGTATGGCTCGGCACTGACGGCTGTTTCGTCATACCCAGGAGTTTGATCAATGGGATTGGCTGGCTCAATATAACCTGTTATAAGACCAGTAGCACTGAGTGTAAGCCCGCCAGGTAATGCGCCTGCGGCCAGCGATACTACTGTTACATCAGTTGGGTCCGCATCACTGTATTGTATTTGTATGTTGACTTCGCCGCCATCGTAAAATGTTCCAATACTGCCAGCTGGAGTAATAAACTGTGGTACATCATTGCCAGTTACTGTGAGCTCAAATGTTCTGTCAGCAATGCGTCCTGTGGCTGTGGCACGAATAACAAACTTGCTGATCACGTCCTGATTTACAGAAACTGGAACACCTTGAATGCTGGCTGCTGCCTGCGGCACTCCAACAATTTGTCCTGTTGTGGTACATTGTATACCAGCAGGCAAAGTACCAGCAATCACAGCATAAGTCACAGGGCCTAGATCAGGATCCGTAGCCACAAGATTTTGCTGATAAAACACGCCTTCGGGTATGACCCCTAGACTCCCAGCCGCAGTTTGCCAAATAGGTTGTGCCATGGTTTAAAAATTAATTGAGAGCTAACCAGCTAGTACCTGTGCTAACATATACTCTGCTGTTGAATTGACTGAATACCAGTGCTCCTTGTATTGCTGACCCTGGAGTAGCTGGATTTGTTGGAATACCAGCCACCACAGGAATACTCAATATGTTGACACCAGTAATGTTTGCCCCTGTGATATTACCCGTGACATTCAATGCACTAATCACGTTGCCACTTAAACTCAGCCCAACAGCGTTAACGTTACCACTGGTGATATTACCTCCAGCACTAATCAAACCTGTGGTAGTAACATTGCCAGCTATGACATTGCCAACCGCTGTGATATTACCTCCAGCAGTCACAGTCAGAGATGCATTGAGTGCAGATATAATGTTGCCTGTTAAACTCAATATTCCTGTGTTAACATTGCCTGCAACAACATTGCCTGTGGCACTCACAATGCCTGGGGTATTGATATTGCCACCAGTTACGTTGCTTGTGACGTTGAGCAAGGACAACACATTTCCGCTTAGACTCAATCCAGCAGTGTTAACGTTGCCACTTGTGACATTCCCTGTAACACTTACTGTAGTACCTGTGTGTGTTGTGGCATTGACATTGGCACCTCCTAAGATATTACCACCTGTAATGTTGCCAGTAGCCGTGATCAATCCTGCAGTAATATAATTTGCACCTGTGATGTTGCCTGCGGCGCTGATGGTGCTTGGAGTAGTAATGCTTCCGCCAGCAATAGCACCAGTGACATTTAGGTTGCCTATCACATTACCAATCAAGCTCAAACTAGTGGTAATAATGTTGCCACCTGTGATGTTGCCCCCAGCTGACACTATGCCGGTGGTCCGTATGTTGCCACCTGCTACATTGGCAGCTGACGTAATATTGCCTGTGGCACTGATGTTTACGTTTGCAGTGAGATATTCTGATTCAATGTTGCCTAGAACAATGTTGCCTAGTAAGGTAGTAGTAACAACTTCACCTACAACACTTACTTGTGTAGCAGCCATTAGTTTTCCAACATTGGCAATATACCCAATAAATGAAGATTTTTCAAAAGAGTCAAAATACCATAATTGCTCTCCACGGGATTTGCCGTCGTTGGTAGTGAGTGGAGTGTTGTTGGGGCCACGACCAAGACCAATAATTGGATCTTCAACTTCTAGTGTGTCTACGTTGACATAACTCAAGTTGCCATTAACAGTTAAGTTACCGCCAATCACAGCATCGCCAGTTGCGTTGATTGACCCAATGCTGATGTTGCCACCAGCAATGTTGCCAGCCGCTGTGATGTTACCTGCTGATGATATTGCACCAGTAGAACTAATAATACCACCAGTGATCAAGTTACCGCCTGTGATGTTGGCAGTTACTGAAACTGTGGTACCTGTATGTGTTGTGGCATTGACATTGGCACCGCCTAGTACATTACCCCCAGAAATATTACCAGTAACGTTGACATTACCAGCAGTGTTAACATTGCCACCAACAACGTTGCCTGTGGCGCTGACTAGTCCAGCCGTGTTAATGTTTCCGCCATCAACGTTGCCTGTAGCTGATACTGCGGTACCTTGCACCAGGGACAATGATATAACATTGCCGCCTGTGATGTTGCCACTAGCACTGACCACTGCTCCAGATATGGCGCTAACAACAGCAATATTGCCACCACCAATGTTGCCTGTTCCTACACTTAAACTAGCACCAGTAACTGCACCAGCAGCACTGATAGTACCGCCTACATTGGCATAGCCCACTGTGATCAAGTTACCGCCAGTTACGTTACCCAGGGCACTGACAATGCCGCCTGTGGTCATGTTACTGGCTTCTACATTGCCATTTCCTCCAGAAGCATTGGCCACCACAAGATAGTTTAGTGTGCCAACTGTGGTCAATGAACTGTTTAATACGGTGGCAGCAAGAGTAGCACCGGTCAATGCGTTAGCAGAAGTTGTTGCAGTTACTCCAGTTAGTGCGCTGCCGTTGCCATTGAAGAATAGTGCAGAGACGTTGCCTGATGATGTGATTGAGCCAAATGCACTAACGGCTCCAGCTGTGGTTAAATTACCACCAACTACGTTGCCTGTTGCAGTTACTAACCCAACTGTGCCTAGATTCTGTGCAGTAATATTACCCGAAGCTGATAATATCCCTGGCGTAATTAAATTGCCGCCAGTGATGTTTCCTGACGCAGATAAGTTGGCCAACACACCAACTTTTGTTAAACTGCTCAAAGTCACATTGGCGCTGAGTGTATTTCCTATTAAGTCTGCGGCATTTGTAGTTCCTGGCACGTTGGTTAACAATGCACCATTTCCAATAAACAACCCGCCCGAAACAATATTACCCACAGCACTGATCACGTTGGCCACTGTGGTCCCTACTATTGTAACTCCTGTACCTGTTACAGTTACAACGTTGGCCACGTTAGCACTGCTCATGCGGATCGGGCCACTAAGTGCAATTTGAATGTTGCTGGTGCCGTTAGCAATACCCGAAACCCCAGCTTGGTTTTCAAGTAATCCAAAATTGCTGTTGATAATTTGGAAAGCTGTTCGTAAGGGATCACCGGTGCCGTCGTTAGCAGTGTTTCCTACGTTGATTTGCTCAAGTGTAATTGCCATAATCTAATCCTGTTGGAGTATTTACCAAAAACTTTGTACCTGGCTACACAGTTTGGTTTGTGCTAAATATGAACAGTTGGAGTGATCAATGTCATATATTATCAATAATAGTCGTGGAAACATCGTAGCAGTAATACCTGATGGTTCAGTAAACACCAGTACAAGTTTGACCCTGATTGGGCAAGGTGTAACCAATTACGGTACTGACCAAAATGAAAACTTGGTATATTTACTGGAAAACTTTGCTAGTCCTACTGCACCTAGCACACCTATTTTAGGGCAATTATGGTACAATTCTAGTTCAGATTCCCTGTACTCATATAGCAGTGCAAATGTCTGGGTGGTGTTGGCCAATGACACTTATGTGCAAGCTCAAAAGGTTAGTCCGGTATTTACTGGTATACCCACAGCACCCACAGCCACATCAGGCACAGCCAACACACAGATTGCTACCACAGCCTTTGTAACCAACAGCCCTGCGCTAAGTGGCGTGCCTACAGCACCCACAGCAGCCAATGGCACTAGCACCACGCAGATTGCTACCACTGCTTTTGTAAGAAATGCCACTCTTGGACTAGGCACAATGAGCCAACAAAATGCCAGTGCAGTCACAATCACTGGTGGCACCATTACCGGGCTGAGTTCTGCACTACCTGTAGCAAGCGGAGGCACTGGAGGCAATACTGCTGCCACAGCAAGAACAAATCTTGGATTAGGCGACATTGCTACACAAAACGCCAATGCAGTAGCATTCACTAGCGGGACTATTAGTGGACTGACTTCATTGGCAGTTGCTAATACCACATCTGGGCCTGTGGTTAGTACCAGCGGGGTGTTGTCTGCTATAGCGGCGCTGCCAGTAAATCAAGGTGGAACTGGTGCAACCGATGCTGCCACAGCAAGAACTAATCTAGGACTAGGGTCAGGTGCCACTGCTAATGTAGGTACTATTGCCACTCAAGACGCCAATGCAGTCACAATCACTGGTGGAACCATAACTGGACTCTCGTCAGCGTTGCCTGTAGCATCGGGCGGTACTGGGGGCAACACTGCCGCTACCGCAAGATCGGCACTGTCAGCAGCCGCTTCAGGCAACAACTCTGATATCACACAGATTTCAGGATTGACCACCGCACTGAGCCCAGTGTTTGGTGGCACAGGACAAACAACATTCACAGCAGGCGCAGTACTATTGGGTGCTGGCAATGGACCGATTGCCACAGTAGCACCAGGCACATCAGGCAACATTCTTCGCAGTAATGGATCAGCTTGGGTAAGTGAAAACGTACCCGACGGCGGAGGCACAGTGACCAGCGTGGCACTTGCAGGAGGTACAGGCATCAGTGTTAGTGGTAGTCCTATTCTAAGTTCAGGCACTATCACTGTGACCAACACAGGTATTACATCTATTACAGGCCCCACAGATGGTCCACAAACTGGCGCTATTACATTTACCGGTTCAGGCGTGACCAAAAATGGAAACGTTTATACATTCAGTAGCATAGGTGCTACTGGACCACAAGGGCCTGCCGGTCCTGCCGGTACTAACGGCACAAATGGTACCAATGGTACCAATGGTATCAACGGAGCAACAGGTCCTGCTGGCCCACAAGGCCCACAAGGTATTCAAGGCACCCCCGGGGCTGGCGGCGATGTATATCTAGCTAACAATCAGGTGTTTACTGGTACTAATGGATTCAGTGCAACCGTTACGCTATCTAATGTTGTCCGAGTAAACAACGACAACACAGGTGGTGCTGCCAATTCAGGTTTTATAAATTTTGGCAACCCTGGAGGTTGGACCGTGGGCAAGAGCGTGTATTCAGGTGTTACTGCTTTGGCCTTGCGAGCAGGTACTTCGGGCGCATTATATATTTCTGGCACTCAAACAGATTTGATCACTAACCGATTTATTTGTTCGGGATTAGGAGGATTCAGCTCGTCTACAGAATCTGCCTTGTACGGATCATGTTCTTCATTAGGTGCCGCTGGTGCCATTGGTTTATACACTCTGGCCACGCCGGGACTGGGCATTGGTGTACGTGGCGAAGGAACTTCATCAGGGTTTGGAGGAGATCTATTACAAGCTGTCACTGCAAGAAGTTCAAGCACAGCATTTGACTTTATTGAAGGTTGGGCAGCTGATGCGTCCGTTTGGAAAGTTACAGGACAAGGAAAATTTATTACTGCCTACTCTGGCGCTGACTATGCTGAATACTTTGAGAGCGCCACAGGTGTTGCGTTAGAAGTAGGTGCCACTGTGGTTTTAGATAACGGGCTAGTTCGTGTTGCTACTGATACTGATGCTGTAGGAGATATCATTGGTGTAGTTCGTCCCAAAGAAGAAGGCAGAACCACTGCCATGATTGGCAATGAATCTGAACTGCATTGGAATCAACGCTGGATCACTGATGACTTTGGTAGATTTATCAAAGATACACACGAAATCATTGAATGGCAAACAGTAGATGACACAGGGCAAACTAAGTATCACTCTTATGAAAGTCATGCTATACCTGCTGATATAGTGATACCCAATCATGCGGTACGTCAATCGCACGACACAGACGGTAATGCCTATCATCACTATCGTGAAAATCCTTCATACGATGCTGATGCGACGTATGTACCACGCAGTCAGCGTGATGAGTGGGTGATTGTTGGTATGGTAGGACAGGTTCCTGTACTAAAGGGCCAACCTGTAAATCCTTCCTGGCGCAAGATGAAAGCGATCAGTTCCGCAGTTGAACTGTGGTTTATACGCTAAAACTTGAACCACATCCGCAAGTGGTTTGAGCTTGCGGATTATTGATTACAAAACTAGATCCCATATCTGAATCGTTATATTTGATCTCTGCGTTTTGTAAGTATTGCATGCTCATGGCATCCACTAACACTGTGACATCTTCATAAACAAAATCAAAGTCGTCTTCGTTCTTTGTTTCTTCCAATGTAAATCCATATTGCATACCTGAGCAACCTCCACCTTGCACAAACACACGGAGTTTGGCATTGGGGTTGTTCTCTTCTGCTAAGATGTCTCTTAACTTGGTAACTGCGCTTGTGTCTAATTTCATTATAGTCTTTCGTTGCAAACGTCCCAGTCAATGATCTTCCAGATATTGTCTAGGTAACGTTCTTTGTCTGCTTGGTAATCCAAGGCCCAGGCGTGTTCCCACCAGTCCACTAACACACAGATGTCTGTGCGAACAGCATGGTTAGCAATGGTTTTAATGTCACCACCAGTGCTCAAATAAACCCAACCAGATCCTTGAATCTTCATTGCGGCTTGTTTGAATTCTTCTTTGAAATCTTCCCAGGTTTCAAAGTGTTCTTCTATCAGCGCAAGTACTGCACCTCGGGGCCGGTTGGCGCCTTTGGGAGGCCTAAGCTGAGGGAAAAACTTGTTGTGTAAAAAACTGCCAGCACGATTAAAATCCGCATTGCCTTCTCCTGCATTGTAGCGTTTGGCATAGCCTTTGGCCAAATGCTCAAAATGATAGTCTATAGTTTCCTTGCTCATTATGGGTTCAAGGTCTTTGATACCATAAGGTAAAGGCGTGGTTTCCAGTTTTGCCGGACGGGTGCTTGCTTCTACAAGATTGATGTGGTCGCGTAGTTCCATGTTGTATTTATTTGCGACGAGTGATACGTCCCTTGGAGAGATCGTAAGGACTAAACTCTAGTTCAACCCTGTCTCCTAGCAACACCTTGATGTTGTTCTTGCGCATACGTCCAGATAAGTGTGCTACAACCAAGTTTGGTAAATTGTCTAATTTAATGCGGAACATGGCAGCGGGTAAAACTTCTTCTACTCGACCTTCCATGTTGATAATATCTTCTTTTGCCATAAGCAATTACTTATTCGAACGTCAATTCCGCAGTGATCTTCTTTAATCGATCCATTCGGAAACTGCGCCAGGCTTGAGCTTCTAGATCAAACACCTTGATCACAGCAGGATCTGATTCCTTCCGGGGTTTTTTGGATTCGGTTACCAGCCCGTCCACACGTCCCACAATGGAAGCACTGTATGACATAACCGCCATTGGGGGGTTTTCAGGAATCAAGTCCCAGTTTAAGGTACACTTCATGTCACGTTCGGTGCCGTCTGCTTTGGTAAAGCGTATGGTGATTTCTTGTTTGTTCAACAAGCTCTTGACCCAGTCACGCATGATGGTCTTGTTGACATCATCTGCTTCTTGGTACATTGTGCCTGGAGCTCCTTTGAGAAGTCGTACAACTTCTTGTTTTTCCCACATATCGGTACTCATAATTCCATCCATAATAATTTCTCTATTGGTTAACAAACGTTTCTTAATCACGGCCAGACTGACTTAAACACCAGCATGTCTTGCTCATCCCCAAAGCAAACTTTGTATTTTTTAGATTTGGTAAGTTTCTCATTGATCAGGGTTTGAGTATCTTCGTCATGTCCTCCCCAGATCATGGTCCAACGTCCTTCGCGATTGTTGAATGGTTCCCAGGGATGGCCAAACTGTTGTTCACACCATTTGTGAACCTGCAGTCGTTTGGGCATGTCAATAAAGGTTTCATGCACCAGGCCATTAAATGATGCTGAATGAACAAGATGTTTCATTATCCTCTCCTCATTGTGGCAATGTCATGTGCCTCTTCATCCGAGAACACAGGCACAGCGTTGGATTTATGCATGGTACCAATGCCCAAGATCTTGGTGCCTGTGTACCGCGGAATATCTTTTGTGCGTACGGCACCTGCGTGTCCTGTGTCGCGACTGGGGATGTGAGCAGTCTCGCGGCCCACAGGTGTGGTCAAGTTGTAGGTCAGCGGTTCGGCACTCATGGCCCGACGACGGCGACGTTCATCTTGTTCAATGCCTTGAGTTTTCAACAGCTCTTTCCAACTGGTGTCCAGATCGCGGGCACGTTGTGCTTCTGCGGCATTACGAAATTTGACCTTGCCACGCTTTTTGCCGTTGAGGCTCAAGCTAGGGTGATGTAGGTGCATGCTCATTCAGTATCTCCAAAGTATGTGTGTATTATAACATGCCCAAATTTATTTGTCAACTACTGGCCGTTCTGGACGATTGATACAGTATTCACAAGTGGGATCATCACACTTGGATTCGGTCCACTCGTTGGTTGTTTGGTTGTAGTAGGCATCATGCTCTTCAGAGTACTTGAGGTCAACAGGGTCTTGATACGTAATCATTTTCGTAATAACTCCATGGTATATTCGGTGTCTCTCATGTAGGCCACAGGTTTTAGCCACCCTGCGGTGATCGCAGTGACCAAAATACTCTTGTATTCAGCAGGACAGTTGTTGCTAATTTCAAATGCCGCACGTGACACCAGTTGAATGCCATCGGGAGAAAACGTGAAATCTGGATCTCCGGGACGCAGAGTTTTAACAGATCGACTTGTAGTAATCTTAAACATGCTAGTATTATAGCATAACAAGATTTAGTGGTCAACTGTTACTTGAACAAGATCAAGGCCATTAGCACAGCCTGCACAATAAAGCCCATGCCAATGGTCACAATGTTTAGGATGTCTTTGAGCACCACAGCACGGAAGAACATGAGCACCAGGCCTGCCCAGGCAAACAGCACAATGTCCAAATTTGGTGTGCGATCACTCAGTCCGGTCATCAAGGCCAGCAAGGTGGGAACAGTTGCGGCATGAATCACAATGGCTGCCAACCAACCCAGGGTTTCTGCAGAGATTTTGGTAAGGGTAGTTGAAAGAAAGTTGCGTACTGCTTCGATGTTCATTTGCGTTCTCCGTAAAAAATGTGACGTCCAATTTTTTCAATTTTGGGATGATTCCATCCTGGGTTTACATAGTCTGCATGATAGTAAAGTGCTTTCTGCAAACTGGGCAATCTAAAGCCTTCCAGCAGGACCTTCTTGGCCACTTCTTCTGATTCACGCCACATGGGTTTGTGTACTGGTTTGACTTTGTGATTGTTTTCGCAGTACCATGAGAATTGGCATACTACTTTTTCGTAGAACACATTTTTCTGATGCACCACACCGCAAACTGAATTGGCAAACTTGCCCGATTGCATGCGATTCATTGTGACCTGGGCCACTGCTACTTTGCCTTCAAACGGCTCACTTGCGGCTTCCCAGTAGATGTTGCGTGTTAGACATTCCAGCTGACGTGTTTGTTCTGCGGCAGTGACATATCCCTCAGGCATGCCCAAGCGAACATTGCGTAGACTATCAAGGCGAGCATCACAAACTGCTACCACTGCTATTGCCACTGCCACAAATCCCACAGTCTTGAGAACACGCGAGATCCAAGGTACGAAGTCAATATTTTTTAAAGTTAGGTTTGTTTCCATAGGCTTTTACTTACTCAGATGGGTTGATATTCCGGAAAGACCGGGCCAAAATGAAGCATTATTACCATTAAGTAGGTAGTTATCCTACTCAATGTATTATACAACAGATGCAGTTATTTGTCAACTCTGCACACAGGAATTGGTTCCATTTTGTGCAAGTTACGGGTACGAATAGCACGATAAGTTTTGAGTTGTGCTCGTTCTTCTTTGCTCATTTGGATTGGCAATGTATTGTACACACACTCTCGATCCAGTCGATCATTGGTCATGGCACGTTCCAAATCTGGATAGCTCATGCCCAGTTGATCTTCATCTGTGCGGTCATCTGTCCATAAGCCATCGGTTGGTGCAGCGTCAATGATCTCTTGCGGCAAGCCAAATTCTCTGCCCATATCCCAGACCTCGGTTTTCAAGCAGTCGCCAACGGGGCTGATGTCCACGCCACCATCCCCGTATTTGGTAAAGAAACCCACACCAAAGTCTTCTACCTTGTTTCCTGTACCTACCACAATACCACCATGACTTTGTGCAATTTGGTACAAGGTCATCATGCGTAAACGAGCACGTGAGTTGGCAAATGCCAGTTGCTCTTGGGCATCGGGTTCTTGCTCTGTGGAGCAGAATGGTCCAACTTTCTTTTCAAACGCTGTGAAAACTGGAGTCAAATCCATGCTCATATGGGTAACATTATCCTTATATCGTTCCAACAACCACCCTGCCTGCATACTACTGCGATTGTCCAGTTTTTTGTTCTGGCGGATTGGCATTTGAACCACAATGGTTTTCAGTCCAGTTTCGGCACACAAGGCACTCACAACCGAGCTGTCAATCCCGCCTGATATGCCCACCACAAGAGTTGAGATCTTGTGTTTGGTGGCATATGATCGAATCCATTTGGTGATGTGTTTGATTCTTTGTTTAGATGTCATAAGTTTATGTTTGGTTTGGGCATGGACTTGAGTTTGTTCCACATTTCTGCTTTTTCTTTGCACTTGGCTTCTAGCTTGCGATAGCGATTGCCTAATCGGCGCAAGTCGTCCCATTCTTTTTCAAGTTCAGGATTTGGTACCAGCATGTTGAGTCGTTCTTCTAGTGCTTCAAGAGTTTTCATCAAGCTCTTGCCATTGATGTCAATGTCAGCGTTGGTACCTTGTAAACTGAGTTTACCAGATTGATTTAGATCCATAGCACTTGTGCCATTGAAACCTGATGTGCCTGTGGTCCACATGGTGTTGGCGTATGTCCCACTAGAACCACCAGCACCGCCACCACCAATTGTTATTGTTGGTGCACTTATTGTCGGTGCACTTGATATAGTAAACACTGGACTGGCCATTGTGATACTACTACTAAGATCTATTGTACTGAGATCTACTGTTTGAAAATCGTAGTCTTGTGAGGAAATTGTGTCTTCTAGGTTTGAGAAGGAGATATCTTTCGAATCAGCCATGAGCCGTCCTTGTTGTCTTGCCAGTCAAGTGTGTCGCCTTCTTGCCAGCCAAGCTCGGCGCACAACTCGATACCCAGATCCAGCATTAACTCGCCGGTGTCTGGGTCTTCAACTACGTTCACAATCTTTGTGGTCATTGGTTTTTAAATGCTGGTACCAGGCAGCAAGTCTTGCAACCTTTTCTTTAAGCAGTTGCTCTCTCTGTTCTGGTGTAAGCACAATGGGCCAGTCAGTTTGATGTAGTTGACTATCTTTTACAATCATTTTGCGGCTGTGGCCAATGCTTCTTTTTCTGCTGTGATTTCCTTGCGGCGTTCCTTGATGCCCTTGCTCATTTCTTGCAATGCCTTACGAGCACGAGCTGCCGCTGCCTTCACACCCTTGGCTGTGAATTTTTCATTTTCCGCGATATATGATTCGTATGCGGCCACGATTTGTTCATGTTGTGTCATGTTGTTTCCTTTGTTAATAACAATAGTAATTATACACGCCTGTAGAGGCGATGTCAATAAAAAGCCTGGATTTTAGCACTCCAGGTTAGTCTAAATATATGTGTCTACGATTCCAAGTGTCCCAGATTGTGATGCTGTCCACATCATGTTTCCAGGTAACTCTAAACTGCTCAAATCCACGTTGATCGTGCAACATCATTCGGTTACCAGTTATGTTGGCATGCTCAACACGATTGCTTTTGACCCAGGCCTTGAGCAGGGTTTCAGCTTGATTGTTGTTTCGTATGGTAACAATGTACAGTGGTTCTACTGCACGATATGAGGTTATGGACATTAATGGAAAGTGGTGCCCGATGGGATATTAATTGGCACTGGTCTATTTAATTTGGTAATCAACTCACCAAATTTTTCATCCAACACCACACTCTCATCATCGTGTTTTGCGGCACTGTCCTCATCCACCCCCAACAACCTCATCATGGCACCCATGTGCGCTTCTTTGATACCGTGTTCATATAACACAATCATGATGTCAATCATGATCTCTTTGATGCGTTTTTGTAGTTGGTCTTCATCTGACATATTATTAGTTATCTCGGTCAAAAGAAAAGCGGCCCAAAAGAGCCGCTTTGTTGGGAGGTTGGTTTTTTATTACAGAGGTGCATCCTCTGCGGCTGCCAACAAGTCCTCAGCAGTTACCTTGGACTTGGAAACTTTGGCACCCTTGGCAGAGACCTTGACTTCGCTTTTCTTAGCGACCTTGGTCTTCTCTGCCAGTTTGTTTGCTACAGCATAACTGGCGTCACCAGTGTAGCCTTGCGTGTCTTGCAAGAACTGCAGGGCTTGCAGTTTGGTCATGGGCGAGGGAAGCTCTACCAAATTAATGGCTGTGCATCCTGCCTTGTTGAGGATCTTAATGCGAGCGACGAGGTCGTTTGCAAAGCGAGCTTTAGTGGTACCGTCTGCGTTAGTTGCGGTGCCTGCTACTGTAAAGAGTTTAGATTCTGACATTGTGTTGCCTTTCGGTGTTGCCTGTTAAGTTAAAGTTAAAATACATGTTGCTTGTCACACAACATATCAATATTATAGCAAAAGAACAGTTTATGGTCAAGTCTTTTTGCAATAATTTTGATTGGGTTTGCCCGTTTCACTGGGCCAATTCTTTGCTGTGGTTTTGGATGGTTTGGACGCCCTTGTCAAACATTCGAGCAATGCCCGAGAATCCAACCGAACTGACCACCAGACCCAAAACGAATCCGATTACTATGTTGCGCATTATTTCTTCTCCCGGAGATTGATGTTGGACTTGGGTTCGACCCATTTGCCCACGTCTTGCAAATCTTGCCCGGCACCTTTGAGGGTACCAGCCACGGTGCCACAGGCACTTAGTGTTATAGCAGTTAAAATAACCATTAATGTTTTCATGCTGTTTCCTTAAACAATTTTAACACGGTTAAGTTGAGTCTTACCATCGCGGTGTGCCTTGACGGTGCCTCGGATTGTGATCCATGATCCTGTTGTCAATTTAGATCTGTAGCTGAAGAACACAGCTTGGTTGTCTGATGTGATTGCAGTGACCCAAAAGATACCATAAGATTGACTGTAATTGGCACTGACAACTTCTACGTCCAAATCAATCTTGGCATCTGGTGCACCCACATAGCCGCCTGCGGTCTGGCGTACACGGCTGTCAACTTCTTGACGATCCAAGCTACGTTGATGGCTTGCAGGTAAACTAGCAACCACTGCCAGTTCGTATTTGTGCGTGACTGTGTCGAATTCTTCTGACACAGCAACGGTCTTGCTGATGGCAGTATCAAACTCTGTGAGCCGGCCTTTGAGACCACGCAAGGTAATGTCTTGTTCTAAGAACTTTCGGCACGCCTGACCCAGTGCAATATCTTCCACTGTGAGTACAGCAGGGTTGGCAAGGATGTCTGTCATGATGTCGCGATTGCGTTGTTTCACAACCACCGTGGTGTTGGTGTCCTCATCAAAACGATGCTGAGTTTCTTTTACGTAGGAGCCATTGATGCGTTGAGCCGCACATGCCGCACCCCAGACATTGTCCACAGAGTGCTTGACACCTGCGGGCTTGGCCCGGGGCTTCCACGTTTGGCGTGGAGTCTCATAGTCGTCATCCATTTGGCCCATGCGTTTGATTTCCTGGGCTGTCATGTTGCTTACGTCTACAAATCCTGGCATGTTGGTCTCCTAATTAATTTACAATACAAGTATTATAGCAAATCGGCAATTAAAGGTCAACCGTTTCCCATGTCTTTGCAACAGGTGCCAGGGCAGTTGCCAAGGGCACAAGAGCATCTCCTTCGCCGGGGCAACCTGTGTACCATACGCCATCCTTCATGATGTAGTAGTACTCTGCGCCACAGTTCTCAACCTGTACCATGAAGTCTGCAAAGGTCATAGCTGACTTAAACTCTGTACCTTGCTCACCACGGTCACGACCGTAGAATGTGGTCCAACCTTCTTTTTCTGCTTGCTCGTGCGTTGCCATGAGCTTGGCAAAATCTGGCGACTCATTGCTGATCTCAAACTTTGAGAAAGGATGTGCGTCACCAATCTTTACACCCAGTGAACTGATGTCGCCTAGTGCCACAAGATGGTTGGCTCGAGCCGAGTCATAGTGCTCTTGCAAGATGCGACCATTGTGGTCCAGATAGCCATCCCAGTGGCAGTAAACTGATTTGCAGACATCACCGTGCATGACACCAATTCTTGAACGTGTACCCATTTTGAGCTCCTTTTTAATTACTATACAAGTATTATAACAGTTTGGGATTTATTGGTCAATCTAAACGTGAACCTGCGTAAACGCGATCCAGGCCCAGTTTATCTTTCAGGACCTGAGCGTAGGCTTCTGCACCTGCTTCCAAGATGCTGATGCTTTGTGTAGGGAAACCACTGGGGTTCCAGATGCATAACGAGCCGGTGTAGTCTTTGCGGAAGCCTTGAGCTTGCAGGGCTTTGCCGATCTTGCTGTTGGAGCGAACACCCCAGACATTGACCCAGGCAAATCCGCAGGCATCGCGATCACCATGCTTTTCAAAAAAGTCCCTGGCTGCCGCACGGGCTTCTAGGCCAGCTTCTTGACAAGCCAATTGAACTGCTTCTGGGGTCACTACTGTTGCGATTGCTTTCATTTCGGAATCCTTTTTAATTACTATACAAGTATTATAACAAATTGGGAATTTCTGGTCAACCGTTTTCGCGGTCCATGATGTACTCAAAAAGCACAAATTTTGCACGATTTAACAGTTGACGCTGGGCTTCAATGGTTACAAAACCGGGCTGTTCGTAGGCCATCATCTCTTGTGCATCACTCATCATGCTGGCCACAATCATTGCAGGACCCGAGGTTCTGAATGTGATTGAAGATTCAACGCTGTCACGAAGATCTGCTTCGGTGCAACCGTACATGTTGATCTGACGTTGACGTTGCATGTCGTTGCCGACTGCGGTGCGGATTGATGCTGTTGCTGTCATTTCCAAGTCCTTTTTAATTACTATACAAGTATTATAGCAAATTGGGAATATTGGGTCAACCGTTTTGTTCTGCTTAAAAAACAGGCAAATTTAGTGTTGTTTTTATACAACAAGGTATTTGTACGCAAGACCCGCAAGTCCTGTGGCCAGCATAACCCCATTGGTCACAATCAAGCTGGCTTCACGCCAACGGATGCTGACAACAAGCCAAATTAACCCGCCAACGGCCAGGGTTATTGGTCCTTCGGGATAGTAGCCCAGAGAGTTGATTGCAGTTCCTGCAATAAGGATCACTGTGGCGATCCACTTCAGATACCAGTTTAGATCTTTTTTCATACCCTAATTATAGCAGTTTAGGAATATTCGGTCAACCGGCACCAGTTGCCTTGTTTTTCCCAGTTGAGTTTGAATCCGTAATGAAACCCATCCATGGTGGGGTTGCCATTGGGTCCGTTGCCTTTAAGGTCATAGTCAAAAACTGCATGCCAGTCACCTTGAGCATCAATTTTAAACTGGTGTCTAGCTCGGTATTCTGTGTACTGATCGTTGGGACACTTGTCAGGACCAAACTCGGCCATGTCCAAGTCAGGATCAAACCGCAGATCAATTTCAAATGCACCCACGGCCAAGTGCAACACTCTCAACAAAGGCCATATCTCGTTGATCAAACTGTCAGCTACAGGATTGATAGATGTTTTGATAATATCATAATCAAAATTGTCATCGTAAGGGATCATGTCTTGAATGCTGTCAGGCTGGTAGGTCAGTGTGTAGTGATTTTCTACCCCAGCTCTTTCTTGGGCATAGTAAATATGCTCAGACACACTACCATTGTATCCAGGCATATGTCGGCGAAGATGATTCAGCAGGATGTTTACTGTTTTGTATCTTACCAGGCGATGTATGATTGTGTTGGTGTAGTCTTCTGTGACCCAGTGTGCGGCATAGTGCCCATGACTCATACCAAACTTTTCACGCTCGTTGTGCAAGGGCGTATCAAGGTTTACGTTGCATACTGTAAAACTCCAGCCGTTGAGACTGGTTTTTCTTGTGCGCCACAGCAGAGTCATTGTGTGTGCCATGTCTACTGGCTGTTCACCAGGAAACCCCACAAACCAGTTGGAATGTGCCTGTATGCCCACCTTGGTCATGTCAAACAAGTTTTGCTCTATGTGTTCAATTTTGACATTTTTCTTCATGAGATCCAGCACTTTTTGTGAACCAGATTCAATGCCCAAATTTAACACATTGCACCCACCATCTTTGAGGTCTTGTAAATATTCAATGTCCATGCGTCCGTCACATCGGGCATAGCCTAGCCAGGCTATTTTGATATCACGCTCTACTAGACCCCGGGAAAATGCACGTAGTTCTTTGAGATTGCCATTGACCAAGCTGTCAATAAACCACACCGCTTCTATGCCATAGGTACGATACTGATATTCAATCTCGTCCACAATGTTGCCTGCAAGACGTCCACGATAACGCCAGAATGTGGTTTCACTGCAGAACTGGCACTTGGCCACACACCCGCGACTGATCTCAGAACTAACGCCTGTGCCCATGCTGTACAGGCTCAAGTCAAAGTCCGAATAGTCAGGCCAGGGCATACTGTCAAGATCTACTCGCACAGCCTTGTCATGGTACAACACACGTTCAGGAATCTCAATACCTGCTTCGTGCTTTTCCAGAATGTCTAAGAAGATCAACTCACCTTCACCTACCACAAGATGATTGTATAGTTCGGGCTCTTTGACTTTTTCCTGGATGGCTTGCGGGCCACCGCCAATGATTTTTACCGCGGGCAGGAGTTGTTTAATTTCACGTATGATCCAGTTGGTGCAGTCATTGTTGGTGTAGTATAGAGTAAAGCCTATGATATCTGGGGCAAATGCCACAATCTTGTCCACCCATTCGCGTAGGCAAGGCTCAATGATGTGATGCACCTGCTCGTGATAACACATGCTCCACTTCCAATCAAGATATCCATCCCACAAGGTTTTGTCTGTGGCTTGGTAGGCAGCAATGTTGATATCGAACGCTCGAGTAGCAAATCCACTGCCTTTGGCAAGAGCTGTTAATCTAGCCACATTATACGGAGCAATGTATGCACCCCACTCAGGTGCAATCACCATGGCCACTCGTGTGCGACGTGTGACTTCAGGTTGATTCAGCACCACTGCTGTGACGTTCTTTTGTGAGACAGGCCTGCTCAACTCTTTCATGACTTCAAGCATCACAAGATGCTTGTCGTCGGTTACAGATATTTCTTGTTCTGCAGGAGCAGGAGTATTGCTACTTTGTATAGCAATAATTTTTGGTATGGTCATACCAATACTTATTCACGGAACTTTTTATTCCCGAATTCTTTGTTCACATAGTACTGAATCAGTCTGCGCTGGATCATGGTCACCAAGTCACCATTGTCATCTTCTATGAGAAATCTCACAGGGCAGTTGCCCCATTTGGCACTGGCGTTGAATTCAGCAAACCAAGTGCGGTGGTCCTTGTTGGCAGGATCAAACACCACGAAGGGGCGACTGTGTAATGCTAAACGGCTCATTTATTAACTCCAAAAAATTCATAATGTTTACCCAAGGTCCACGTGTGTGGATCTGCGATTGCTTGCCCATTAAACGTTTCATACTGGGCACTAAACACTCCGGTGTAGCGATCAAAAAAGTTCCAATAACTCGGAGTCTTGTTATTGAACCCACTCTTGCTCAATTGAGCATCGTGTTCTTTGCTGATCAAACAGGTTGGGGGATTCATGGCCTGTTTGATACTGATGCGGTCTTGTATTAGTAAATCTCGTATGCGACTCTGCGGAATCATGTGCTCAAATATACAATTGGCAAGATCCACGCCAACTTCGCGATAGTGAGATCCTATGCTGCCTTCAATGGTATAACCATGTCCTCTACGTAGATACAAGTCAATGCCGTCACGAATTAGTCGAGCACGTTGATCCAGCACAGTTAAATTCTTGTACATTTCTACCAGTCTCGACACTTCGCCACGAACAAACTCTTCGGTAATGCGATAAGCATCCTGGTTGCGTTCCACCATGACCTGTCGATAATTGATTTCTTCAAAGCCTTCGACTGACTCTTTAAGTTGGTCAATCTTGTTCATGGTGCGACCTTAGGTGCCTTGTATAACTTAGAATGGTTGGGAATTAGTGTACCATCAACCCACAGCCCTTTGTCAAGCTCAAAGTCAGCACCGTCGCTGGGAATAGACAGTGCGCCGCCGTTGAGTTTGTACACTTCTCGCATGAACTTGAACATACCTTCGGGCACGTTCCAGGTGTTGCTACGACTGATCCATTTGGCATGCCGACTTGCTGATGTTTCCACGTGCTCACTGTTGGCAAAACTCTGTGACACACCCTTACAAACCTGTAGCATCCAGTCCCGGGGCATTTTCTTGCCCAAGCTGTTGACCACAGTATTCATGTGATACAGGCCAATGTAAATGCCGTTTTGAATTTTAGATTGCTTGGGCCAAGTTTTGATAATGGCTTCAAGAATCTGTCCGGCTACTTTACCAGTTTTATCTGCGCCCATGGGCTTGTAAGCATAGTCAAAGTGACTCATGTAAAAGTCTTGACGCTCGGCAGTAGGAATCATTTCTGGTTTTTCTACCAGGTCAATCTTGAGACGATTAAACTGTTCTTGTAGGTTGTAGGCCGGAATAGTTTCCTCGTCCTGTACACCCAAGGTGTACAAACGAATGTTGTTGCGGTGGAAATCTGGCTTGCCAATTTTCTTGACCACACTGTTGCTGGTGCGGAATGCGTAGCTGGGAAATTTAGGATCATCGTCCACAACCACAGTGACATAGATCTCGTCAAAGCCCAGGATGGCCAGGGTCACACAACGATGTTGGGCATCGTACACAAACAGTCGTTTGAACTTGTAAATGTGTTTGACAGTATCTACCAGTTCTACCAAATCTGGGTAGGTGTTACAAGCCGCTGGCTGGCAGATGCGATTGTCCCACTTGGCCAGTAGTGCCAAAATTGTTTTGATAATGACGTCTCGTTGTACTTCGTAGTCAATCCAGATAATTGATACGGGTACCCGGATTCCGCCTAATGGGAATCCATATCCTGAGTTAAAAACACGGCTTCGCAGTTGTGCGAGTTGTTGGTCAGTGACGCCATGTTCGTTCTTGAGCTTGTCAAGAATTTCTACAGCAACATCTGACAGAGAGCGCGAAATTCGCTTTATCATATGTGAGTTCCAAGTTGGTTAATAATGTGTAGCGTTAGGCTACATGATGAATTATACTTGAACTAGGAATTGTTGTCAAGCAGTTTCGTACTCAAATAATCTCTCAGCAGGAGGTGCGTTATCATAGTGATCCTCAATGCGACGACGACTGATATCAACATAGTGCTGGCTCATGTCAATTCCAACAAAGTTACAGCCTTCTTTTAAAGAACCAATGCCAGTGGATCCAGATCCCATAAACGGATCTAGTACTAGGCCGCCTTTTGGGGCATATACCCTGGCCAAGTATCTCATGAGGTCAATGGGTTTGGGAGTGGGATGGTCATTGTATTCGCCTCGTTCCTTGCGTGTGGCACGTGGCGCATAAAAGTATTTTTGGTGGTCAGGTTCATCAAAGTGGCCAATAATATTACTAGGGTATCTGCCGTTGGGGTTGGCATCTTCAGTTTCTTTCACAGCCTGTTCAGATGCCTTGGCTACGTCACCACCAAATGCTCTACGTTTGCTACCGCCCTTGACCCAACCTGTAGGAGGCTTGCCGTCCCACGGCACCCGTGTTGTAGTTGTATTAATTTGACCACATCCCCATTTCTCAAAGTTGGCTTTGATAGATCCTTCTAGTGGCTTTTGTGCTACAAAGATAGGTTCGTGTGCGGGTTTGAGTCGATTGGCTTTGGCCATCTTGGTAGTGACCATCCATACCACCATGTCAAGTGGTCGGAAGCCTGCATCCTCAACGTTCACTGCCATACGGTGATAGAATTCTGGAGCACAGAATGACAACACAAACGCACCCGGCTTGAGCACTCGGTAAACTTCCTGCCAAGTTTCAACTGGTGGCACGTCATGATCCCAACCTACACCAGCAATTTCCATTCCGTAAGGTGGATCCGTGATGCAGGCGTCAATAGAATTTTCTGCCATGGTTTGCATGGCTGTGATGTTGTTGGAGCAGATTAAGTTGTATGTGTTCATATGTTATTTACAGATTTTTAAGAATGTTGATTACATTTTGTTCACGGCGGGTACGATCAAGACCGTTGCAGGTCTTTCTGTACCAATCATTGTTGCCTTTGCCCCATCCAACGATACCTCGCAAACTAGGTCGGCTGGCACATTCTTGAACATCTTTGTCATACCCATCAACGGTGCGAATTTCTTTCACAAACTCGGCGTACTTTGCTAAAACTTTGTTGTAGTAATTGTAGGTTTTGTCATTCATCAGGTCTGCCATTTGAAACCAAGTGAACGGGGATTCTTTTGCTTCTTTGTGACGCGAGCACATAAGAACAAAAAATTGAGCTGGGATCGGTTTGTCGTTTAGTTTGCCTGCTAATCCGCCACCTGTTTTAATCTCCCAATACAGCATATAGCCGTTGATGATGATAAGAAAGTCTATGTGATTTTGAGGACCGTTAGGATGGCGGATAAAACAATTTGTCGGAAACACGCTATCTGTGTCTTGCCGAAGTTGAGTGTTGCTTAGTCCTCCGTAGGCATTTACGTATTCTTTAATTTCGTGGTATCTCTTTTTACGAGCACCTTTAGTAGATGCAGTTGAGAAGTAGCTGAGAAGACCTTTGTGACAGTTGTCAAGATCTCCTGTTAAGTCCTGAAATCCTGCCTTTAACAGGGTTTCTTGTACTAAGTCTTCAAGACTAGTTGATGATTTTTTGTTGGCTGTATTTTCGCTCATAATTTCAATATTATGCCGAAATTGTTCCAAAAAGTCGATAACTGTCTTAGCATGCGAATTCATGGTGTGTTCTTTCTTAACATGTGTATATTATAACAAAACGGGAATTAAAAGTCAAACAAAATCGTAAGCATATTCACCATTGATAGGGCCGTTGATTTGAACTTTCCCCACACCAAATTTACGGCTCAATGTGTGGAAAATACTGCGAGCGGTTTCTTCTGAACAAGCGGCAAACAACGTACCGGTATCACCAAAAAATCCTGCGTGTTCGTTGTCATTTAACAACGGACGCACCAAATAACTAACGTCGCTTTCAAATTCTTGTTGGTTCATTCGGGACACCTTTTAATTACTATACAAGTATTATAGCAAATCGGGATTTATTGGTCAACCAGCAAAAAACCCTAGTATTAGTAGGGTTTTGTAGTACTCAAGTATTACCAAATTTTAGTGTAAAAAACGACAGTTCCTCGTCCCCGGCCAAGTAGATGTAGCCCTCTTCTGGACTGTTGGCAGGATGCGATCCAAATCGCCATGACCAATGCGGATTAAACAATCGGTCTCTAGTGAGTCCTTTGACTGCGCCAAAAATTTCTATTTGGGTGCTGGCTCCATATGTTTTCCAACAAAAATGACAAGCGTCCACAAACTCTACAAATCGCAATCTTGGATTGGTCAACATCACATTCCCGGCCGCACTGGTTCCTACATTGTCTTTGGTAGCTGATTTTCCAATCAGCACTCGCCACTTGAACCACTCATGTCCGTTGTGTCGTTTGGTAAGTTTTTCGGGTTGAAACTTCATTCAACCTCCCACTCATCAATGTTGTAAACTTTGGCCAGGGCCTTGGCTAGTTTCCTATGATTTTCTTGTGCGGCTCGATATCCATCATCCCATCCTTCCTTGTATATGGGATGATTATCAAGTTTGTCCTGATCTTCTTTGAGACCTTCGAGCAGAGCACGTAGCTTGCCGCGGCCTCCAGGGGGTTGATTGTTGTAGTCTCTCATTTGTAATTTCCTTGTAGAAATTGCTGATCTGCCGTTGCCGATGTACAGACCGATTCTGCCATTAGCTACCATTGATATCATCGCTGGACTCCCTGTAATTTTCGCGTCCGGCATTGCACCGGGGGCCGGGGAGTTCTGAGGATCAACCTCTCAGTTAAATTTATTATACACTGGTATCAACAGGTTGTCGATACATTTGGCAAACTTGCCTATCGGATCAATACCCGATCTTCCTGTGCTCGATCACTATGCAAACAATTGCCACGTTCACGTATGGTGTCAGCGGCTGTCTGTGGCGAGTTCTCAAACATGTCTCGGATGTCATCTGCCGAGATGCCTTCTGTGGCTTCAACAGTGTAGATCTCATAGTGGCGTTGTTGGTTGTATCTAGCACGTAGAATCAAGTGGTGTAGGCTGGGCAGTTGACTCACAGGAGGTTTTCCCGTGAGTACAGACCAGGTGCGGTTTTTTTCATCTTCGGTGAGGTCAACCACACACTCAAGACCTTCGTTACACCACATGACTAAAAAATTGTGATTCATTGCAGTTGAAATTTCTTAAGATAACGAGCGGCCTTGGCTGTGTCAGTCATGGTTGGCTCCATGCTCTCTAAAATAATTAGACACTGTAAAGATTCAGCCAACAACTGGTCTTCTCGATCCAACAGCTCGTACCATGCAAAGTATTCACTCTCTGTTTCCATCTCCCACATCGTGTCCAGCATCTCGCACTGGTAGGGTGTAAGTTTTTCAATTTGAATCATGCTTTATCCTCTTTTTGAATATCGTAATGTTGCATAAGTTAACATTTTTTCCACGTTGTCTATAGACTCATCTAACCGAGTCATCAGGGTTTCGCTGTGTGCATTGAGCTTGCCTCGTCTGCGACACTCAACCAATTCCCGGCTCAATTCTGTTGCAATATCATAAGAGGCGTTGCACATTGTCAACATATCTGAACGTGCTACAGCATTGGACAAGGCCTTGCTCCTGTCCACCAGTTTATCAATACGTTCAAAATAATCTCCCATGCACTAATTATAGCAAATTAGCAATATCCGGTCAAGACCATTGTAGTGTAAAGGCAAAGAAATCTCTTTCTGTGTCAAAGTAGAAAATATAGCGCCCGGGACGGCGATCCGAACTTACGTCTACCAGTTGCCAACGCCAGTCTCCGACTATTTCGGTTTTGCACCAATCTATCACACGGTCCAATTCGCCAAAAGGTTTGGCAATTTCCCGGGCATAAAGGAAACTTTCTCGGCGTCTAGAGTCTATAACTCTTTCTTCTAGCATGTTGTAATTATTGTAAATCCAGTGAGTAGGGAATATTTTGATCCAGCACATGATTGTACATCATGTCTTTGACCACTTCAAAGCGGTGTGCTTTGTTTGGAGCACCCAATATTACAATCACATACTGCTCTTGCTTTTGAGAAACAGCAAGTCCCACACACCAACCGGCTGCCGATGTTAGCCCTGTTTTGCTCACAATAATGTTGTCAAACTCAAACAACATGGGTGCGCTAGTGTGTGCCAAACTGATAGTACGTACTCGTTTCTTTTGCTGTGTCTCTATGGCTACTTGTTTTTTGACTGAAGTTTCACGAATGAACCAGTAGCTAGAGGAGGTGGTGATCATGTTGGCAACATCATGCACTGTACTGATGTTGCCTGCACCAAGCCCGTGCGGGTCCACAAACTGTGTTCTGTTCATGTCCCACCCACGAGCCTGTGTGTTCATGCGTTGCACAAAAGCAGACACACCTCCAGGATAATCGCGGGCCAGGGTTTCTGCGGCACCATTGTCTGACTTGACCAGCATGGCTGTGAGTAGGTCTTGACGTGTGTACAGTTGTTGTGGTAAACTTGTACTCACACTGGGTCGATGCATGAGCTTTTTGCTCAGGTTTCGGTCATGGTCCAGTGCAACCATGGCAGTCATAACTTTGGTAATGCTGGCAATGCTTCGTTGTTGAGAGGCATTGCGTTCATATTCAGATCTGTTTTTTGACACGTTGAAGATCAACACAGACTCGGTGGGCAAGTTGGCTGTTTTGGTCTTGCCCCACACAGGAGTCACAACAAGGGCTACAGCGAGTAAAAAATATTTCATGTCCATTTTAATTGATAAAAAGTTGCTATGGCTGGATCAAGGAAATAAAACATTGCATAATTGCCACTGGTCTTTCCTGTAAAATTATCCCACCTAGATGGATGATATTTCCAGAAAAAATCATGATTCATCACTAGTCCTGCTTCAAGCAGTCGGCCCTTAAAGTTCACTGCTTCATCTGGCCCTATGTTTGAGATTGTAATCGAATGCATTGTGCAGAACCATTGCGTAGGGTAAACAGAGTTTGATCACGTGGATCTCTGAACCACCAGATCATTTCGTTGATGCTGATGTCTGTGATATATCGGTCACCGGGCAGGCCAAAAGTTTCTATGCCCCAAGTGGCCACTTCGTCCCATTGTGTAATAGTGTCAAGTGGTCTACCCCATTTGATCTTGGCACCGTGCGGATAGTCAAGGTCTTTCAATCCATTCTCTCCTTATGAGTGTGTCACATCGTACCCAATCTCGTTCATAGTAAATTCTATGGTCTTGAATATCAAAGTGATTGCAAAAACTTTGCCCATATCTCACGTCTTGCAGGGCGTCAAATGTATATAACTTCTGCCAGGATTCATAGTCTGCTAGTTTAATTGGTAGATTAGTTTGGCGTGGATCATGTCGAGATAATAGGTCGTGGATCATTGAGTCAAACATCGAATCAGTCATAGTTATTGATCATTGATTATAACACAATTGTTATTTGTTGTCAACTTCTATCCAGGTGTAATCACCTAGCCATTTTATCTGTGTAATGTACTCGTAGCCTTCAGGAATTCCGGTTGCCCAATCTGTGGGTCCATTGATGCTCAACCTAGTGCAATCCTTTCGTCGATCATACAGCAACCAATAGGTGTTGCCATGTGCAATTTGGAAATCATATTTGGCCAAATGTACCATGTCGGTAAGTTCTAATCTGTGTTTGATCTCATCTGCTTGCTTGCTTAGTACTGTGACCAGATCCATGATTCGGTCATACTCTTGTTGAGCATGCAAACGGGCAACATTGACCATGACATCCTTTTGTTTTTCAACAGGAATTAGGTCAAACTTGGGTCCGCTGGACTCGGTAGCGTAGGGTGTTACATTTCGATTAAAGAAATGAACCAGCGTGTTGCCTGTGGCAACATCAAAACTGGTTCTTCCTTTGGCAGAGTTTGACTCGTCTGCCATCAATCCCACAGGCCTTGGTAGTACTTGCCAAACAAGCGGAAGCCGTTTTGAATACGTGTTTCAATCACACGTATGGCATCATAATCGCACTTGTAGGTATCCTTGGGACCATGCTTCATTTGGTAATGTTTGTGCTCGCCCTTGGGCACTTCGTTGCCATCCTTGTCCACAGGAATCCACAACAGGTCGTGTTCTCCTGAACGATAAGCATCTTGCCAGGAGTCATCCACTTTGCACTCAAATGCAAAGATCATTTCGTCCATGACCCAGTCCCAACGCAGAAAGTGATTTGAGTCTGTGTCCCACTCGTTTTCTTTGGGTTCTGCGGCAGTGCTACGTAGGTGTTCGGGCACATCCTCATCATCCACAAGAGGACTACCATGCTTGGTGGCTTTGAGTTGTTTGAGCATGGGCAACACAATAATAGCCAAGGTGTGATCCATACTCCAGGTATCCCACTTGTCAATCTTCACATAGTCAATCTTGGGATGAATTCGATCCAACACCCACATGATGCCCCGGCTGATGGGTTCAAGACGATCACTCCAACGTTCGCACCAGTCGGGTCGTTCCACGTATGCAGACTTTTCTTGGCGTTCATTTTCCAGTGTTTGCAGAAGTTTCCAGCGAGCACATTTTGACCAGTCAGTCCAGAAGAACATGTAGTCCAACATGGTGTAGGGTGAGATCCAGTGATCTCGATATTTGCCAATATAAACTTTCATTACCAATCTCCGTTGTCTGTCCATGCTCGGACAGTTAAAAATAACCACGACACCATGTAGGTGTTTTCGTTGGGGCTAGGCCACTCTACTGGTTTCTCGTGCCGAGCTCTAGGTATCCAACTCCAGTGTACAGGATTCAGTGTAACAATAACACTGGCACCGCTGTACCTGACCCACTTTAAATATCCACGGTAATTAACTGCCATAAATTTGCCTGCTCTTCATGTCCGTCATATCCACGTGGATTGCATATCACACGGGTTGATCCAATCATATAATCAAACACATCATGTGTGTGACCATGTGTCCACAACTTGATCTGTGGGTGATCCAAAATAAAGTCATCCAAGCTAGAACTGTAGGCACCGTTTACCAACACATCATGTTGATATCGAGGCTTTGTACTCAACTTGCTAGGCGCATGGTGTCCCACAACCACATAACGAGCAGTGGAATCTGCTTCCACAGTTGTCTTGATCATGTGCAACATGGCCTTGTGGTCAGTCACAGATGCTTCGGGTGTCCACTTGCCCGTTTTGGTCTTGAACTTCATCTCATTGCGACTTTCAAAAGGCAGCGCAAACCACTCTTCATCTGTCATTCCCACTGGCTTGTCCTTGTTGATCCAGGCTTTGTAGTGTACTTCTGCACGACTGTCATCAATGATGCGAAAGTCATTCATGTAGCCCTTCATGTGACCCAAGGTTTGTAGATCTCCCTGATTCATGTCAGTCCACAAGGTGCCTGCCACAAAGGTTGTGTCACCGATAGTCAAGCTCTCCTTTTCCATGATATGGAGGTTTCGGAGCCGGCTCAGACAGCTCCTCATGTGAGCAAGTGTGGTGGCATAGTCACCATGATAGTGTTCGTGATTGCCCAGCACATAGATCACGTGCGGGAAGCGAGCACAGCATCGTTCAAAGAAATTCTGGTAACGAGTGCTACGATAGTGCTCGCCCATTAAACCCATAGGGTCGGGCTGGGTCAAATCCTTGGCCACACAGATATCGCCTGACAGGATCAGTACTTCTGCGCCTTCAGTATTGTCAAAATCTAAGTCTCCGAATTCAAGATGTATATCGGATACCACTGCTATTTTCATCAAGTTCTTTCAATTGGGATTTCAAAGTCCGTACTGCTGTTTCATCACCATTGTAGATGGCAGCGGACTTTTCGGGATAGCGTTGTTTGAATCTTTTTACTATCTCCACTAGGTTAACTCCCTGACACACAAAATCTTGTGTTATGCTATTATAACAGAAATACTGATTGTCCACAACCTCTACGGTAAGAGGAATCAGTCTTTCCAATTCTAAATCATTAGATACTTCTTCAAGATCCGAATCCGTACGTCGTTTGATCATCCAGGTCATCAAGTTCAGTCCAACATGGATCAGTATCATGATTACCACCCCATTCACAAGAAATTCTATAATGTCCATGATTGTATTTACATCCTCATTGATTCTAAAGTGATCATCTTGCCCAGTTCCTTGTCAAAGTCCAGGTCGTCAGATACCACATACAGTTTGTAGTTGGTACGATCTGTCTTGTGATCATAATGTCGGAATGACACAATCTTGCCGCCCACAGCTTTGCGAACTGTGATATTGAGTCCGTCCTCTGAGTCAATATCATTACCGCGTATGGTAACTCTGTTTCGAAGAGATTTGCTAAGAGTAGCAGGTTCTTCATCATACATATCCCGACCGTCTTGATACCATCGATAGATCAAACGTTTAACCCACTTCATGCTGATTTCCTTTGTTTTAAATATTGTTCCCATTGTATCCACTGATTCTTGACCAGGAATCCCCAGTCGCGTTGTTTGGGTCCGGGCATGAACAAGGTCCAGGCTGTGATGTCAGGATCAAGTTCAATGCGATGAAAACTGTTGGCCTTGCTGATTCTAAAATGTCCCGGTCCGCGCCACACCTGGTACTCACCAGTTTTTCTTCCCACAGTATCAAAGTGCGGGATCCATTCCCAGTAGCCACCTTTTAGTATGAGAGTGGCATAAGGCCAAGGATGGTCATGCACATCATCGGGATCTGATTTGAGAAACTTGTGCAAAAACACATTAAACGGGAATCGTTCACGTTCCCGGAGAAACAAATAATAGCGTTCAAGATATGGTTCATTTTGTACTCGGTCCATCACAATGCGTTTGCGTCCCAAACGGTCCAAAAGTTTTAATAGCATTGGCTACTCCTTTACAACACAATTATACAACATCACGCATTATTTGTCAATAAGTATTTGGATGGAAAATTATCATCCCGAAACCTATTGCACCTATGCGTTTGGTGGCTATGCCAGTCACGAAAAATGGATATGTTGTGCCGGAACAGGCCAGTTCAACAGCTTTGCCGAAGTTAACCAAAGTGAAGAAATCCAACAACTGCGGCAAGCACTACAGCGTGGTGAGCGTCATCCCACCTGTGCAGTGTGTTGGGACGCAGAAGCGGCCGGGAACGCCAGTGCCAGGTCTGTAGGATCTGCTGATCGAGACTGGCAAAGGATTCAAATTGAATTTGCAGAACCCAAACTGCGACATCTTTGGATTGACAGTGGCAGTGTATGCAACTTGGCTTGCAGAATCTGCGAACCCAGATACAGTAGCAGTCTCTACAAAGAGCACAAGGATCGATTTGGGCATACCACTGTGCCTATTACCAAGACCAATGTGGCGTATTTGATCACAGAAGACTTTAGCCAAATCGAAAACATCATGATACTAGGCGGTGAGCCATTTCTGAACCTGGACTATTGTGCTGTGTTAGAGGAAATTGTGCGCCAAGGTCGTGCTGGCCAATGTACCTTGGTGTTTTTCAGCAATGGTACTGTGCGCCCAAGTCAACGTGTGATAGATTTGCTGGCGCAGTTTTCACAAGTGGTATTGTATTTCAGCACTGATGCTGTGGGAGACCAATTTGGGTATGTACGTACCAATGGCATCTGGTCTCAGGTCATAGACAACATCGACTACATTGCATCGGCAAGTATTCCGCAGCTCAGGCAGAACTTTCACATAACAGTGAGCGCATTGAATGTGATGTATCTAGATGAGTTACTCTCCTGGATGGCCGAGTATTATGGTGCTGGACAAGATCCTCGTGCGGTAATTGCCCAAGCCATGAGCGAACACCGAATAACCTACATGGTAACCAATCGTCCCTCGCACTACTCGTTTGGTATTTTTACTGATGCCCAGCGTCAACAGGTATTAACACATTTGGAACATAGTGCTTTTGATCTACAAGGTATTGCAAATCAAATTACCAACTACTCCTATACACCTACACATGCTGAAAAGTTCTGGTCAGAGACTGAGTGGACCAAACAGTACCAAGGTCTAGCAGTTGAACAATACCTACCAAGGTTGGTCAACATCTTGCAGTCGTAAAAAAAGGCTGCCGTAAGCAACCTTTTTTGGTGTGACCCCTGGGATGGAGTCAGCGGGTCTATTAGACCAGGCCCATGGCCATAGCTTTGTAACCAGCGGCTACTAACTTGCGGCTTGGTTTGCCAATCACATATTCTGTAACTTTAACACCATTGCCAGCCACACGCTGGTTGGCATATACTGCAAAGCCAGCTTGGCGGATGCGGCTGACTTCGGCGCTGATGTTTTTAACACCAAAACGCTTTTCAGCTTGGCTAGCTGTAACTGTCTCGCCTTTGTGCAAAGCAGAGAACAATTTGTAAGTTTTTGTTTCAGGATTGAATCGCATATTAAATTTACCTTTCATGTAAAAATACTGTTTGCGTACAGTATGTCACTATTATACAGGCATTATAACACAAACACAACGGCATTTGGCACAGCATTTGCCAAAACAAAATATTTTGGCAACATGTACAAAACGTGTAAACGTTTGGCAGAGCTGTGGCGTTATATATGTGTAGCCAGGAAGGTCTTGGTCTACCAGTTTCTAATCAAGGAGATTACCATGAAACAACTTATTACTCTTATTGCCACCACTGTATTTGCAGTTTCTGTTTTTGCCCAGGCACCTGCTGCCAAGAAAGAAGAAAAGAAAGCTGATGCCAAGCCTGCTGTTACAGCACCAGCACCTGCCGCAACTGCGCCAGCAACGCCTGCCAAAAGTGAGCCTGCTAAGAAAGACGACAAGAAAGACGCTTCTAAGAAGTAATCCTAAGGGTCTAGACGACGGTGATTTTGAAGTTGATGATGAAGTCACTTTTGGACGTAATCGGAGGAGTTTGGAGTTTGGAAAACTAGTCCACGATGAAGATCTTTCTGATTATGTGCTAGATAGATTGTACTTGGCCAGGATGTTGGCCTTGAAAAAACATCAAGAAGTTTGGACCTAAAAGGTAAAAAAACCTGTCGCAAGGCAGGTTTTTTAATGGTTTTGTAATATTACGATGATAAATAGCTGTACATAAAGAAACGGCGTATATTATGTTACACACAATCACATGCATCACAGAAGACCTAGAAACTCTGATCAAAGACGACCCTGTTCGTCCAGAGATACCATTGACCGATCGTGTCAATATTAACAGTCGAATGTATGTGCTCAAGGATGGTGACAAGACCGAAGCTGTGACCTGTGTGAAGTTTCTGAACTCAATTCCTGAGGCTGTGGAGGACATGGCTGGAATTGTGGAGAGTGCCACAACTGCTGTTTTTTACACAATTTGGAGTTACGCCGCAGGCGCTGGCCGTACCTTGATCCAAGAAGCCCAGAAGTCAATTGAAGCAGAGTTTCCGGGCATTGATACCTATGTGACCTTGAGTCCCAAGACTGAAATGGCTCGACGTTTCCATTTGAAGAATGGTGCTGGTATCTACCGCGAAAATTCTACCACCATCAACTACATCTATAAGTAAACATGCTCGTGTAGCAATCTTGTCCTGCAAGGGGCGGGACTTGAACGACACACACATACACAGGAGAAAAACATGAGCAAAACACCTTACGAGATCCGTCTCGAACTTCTTAATCTGGCCAAAGAAATTCTTTCAACACCAGTCCATGAAAAACGCAACAAACTCAGCGACGAATATCATTCCAAACTGACTGATGCCAATCGTGATAGTTTACCGTTTCCAACCATGCCCGACTTTCCGTCAACAACGGCCATTGTTGCTGAAGCAGAAGCACTCAAGAAGTTTGTAGACCAAGCGTAAAAAACAAAAGCCCCGCAAGGGGCTTTCTTATGGTTGTATGCTTTTGACGTGTTTACAATCACCTCGGAACCTAAATCCTGAACAGGTGCAAGAAAGGTAGCCATTGGCCTCAGTTACTTTGTACACATCACCCTTTGATCCTTGAACTTCCCATACACGACCTTCGGGCTCTTCCTTTGTGACAATCTTGTACTGAGTAGAGCTCTCTACAAACTTGCGGCCACGAGTGTCAATTTTGATTGGGTTTTTGAACTGCTTGGGAGTGCCGCTACCGGGACTGACGTAGGCATACAGTTTGGTCTTGGAGTCGTTCAAGAGATAGGTGCCGTTGGGCATGCTATCTGTGTATGCGGTTGTCTCTGAGTACCACTTCATTCTACTAGGCCCACGCTTTTCTTGATCTCATAGCGAGCAATCTTCTCGTCAAAGTACATGCGGGTACCTTCCATGTAAGGACTTGCTACCACAATCTCACCAATCTCTGCGGCCACTAACTGGGCAAAGCGAGTGAGAATGCTTTGAGTGTCTTCCATCTGATCCAAGGGATCTCGGTCCAGAATTGTTTGGTAGTCGTTAATGAGTTTTTGTACGTTCTGATGAATCATTTTGTTGCCTTAAATCTTTGTAAGAATCCAAACCTTCACAGCAAAGATCACAACGACCACTGCTGTTGTTACAATAATTTCTAAGTCTGTCATCACATGCTCCAGTAGGCTTCGCTGTCAACTCGGCAAGCCCAAGGTGTGTCAGCATCAATTTCCACAGGCTTGCCTGTCATCAAATTACGAACAGTGATCTTGGGTGCCGTGTAAGTGTCACGTGCCACAATGTTCAGTTGGCTTTCGTTCCAACCTGCTTTGTTGCAGAGACGTGTACGGGTGGCTTTGGCGGCACCAAATGTTTTGTATGCACGAGTTTTGTTAGGACCGTCTGTAACGATAAGACCGGTACCTTTAGCTACGATTACATAAGACATCTTGAACTCCTTTTTAATTACTATACAAGTATTATAGCAAATTGGGATATTTTGGTCAACCTTTTTGTGTGTTGTAAAAAAACAACACTTACAGCTCAATAGCCCTGCGGAACAAGATTTCTTGTTTGGCAAATGCCTGAATCTCCCAAGGCTGGTCCAGGTACGGCACCTTGCGTCCGTAGTACTTGCCTTTCCACAGCTTGCCACGTGGGGTCAACTGCAAGGTGCCTTTGGCAAACTGTGCTACATGAGTGAGCTCGTGTGCCAGGGTTGCACCCAACAAGGTTTTGTCTTTTTGCGGTTTGATCACAACCAAGTAGGTGTCAAGGCCATTAAGCGGCACAGTGGTGCCCAGGTCCTCAAGATCACGGTCTATCATAACATGCAGGAATTTTTTGCTGGTAGTCAGTTTCAACTGCTCTAGCATGGAAGGAAGCAAGCTCTCAACAAAACGTTTGGTTTGGCCTCGGCCGTCAACATGAAATTCCATGTGTCACTCCTTTTTAATTACTATACAAGTATTATAGCAAATGGGGATTTATTGGTCAACCAAAGATTTCCATGGTGTTGTACAGTTGATCCTGGGGTACATTATGCTGACGATAGCCCTCTAGTACTGTTGCAAAATAACCACGACTTGGAGGTTCATCCAAATGTCCAGGTTGCATGTAGTAAGTTTCTGCCAACACAGTCCTGCCCTCAAACGCCACTCTAAGAGCACGGCGATTGTAGTAGTAAGGAAACCCTTCTAAGCTGTCAAGTGCTTTTAGATGGCTGTTGTTGATTTCCCACAGTACTCCGTCCACAAAAGACCCGCGACATTTTACAACATCGGCATGGGTGGCAAAACGGAACACATGGTCAATCAAGCGGGCATGCCCAAAACTTGTTGCGCCAGGGCAACGTAGAGCCATTTCGGCCTGATTTGTGTTCATTCCATAAGAAAAATATAGCATACAAGTATTATAGCAAACTGTAGATTAATGGTCAACCGGGAGTTATAGGAATATATTAGTGGAAACCACTAGTGGTAAATACGTAGAAGGAAATAAAATCATGACACAAACCATAGCACGACTACTGGAAAGGTTGGGTGAAATGTTCCCGGGATCTGACTACCAGAGCCGCTTGGACTCATATCTAAGCACCAAAGGCATTACCGATACTGCACAGTTGGAAACCTACATCCGACAATATCAATATTCTCAAAAGGAAACTTATCTATGAAAAACTTTATCAACACACTATATGACGGTCTAATTTCTTGGGCTGAAATGATTCACGAATACCGTCAAAGCCCTGCCAGCAAATACAACTACTGGAAATGATTATGGACATAGAATTAGTGGCAATTCAAATTATTCTGTTTGGTATAATAATTCTAGTGTATATGGTACAGGAGTTTGATAAATGAGCTTGATAGAAACTCTTGTGATGTTGTTGCGCTGGAAACAACAGGGATGGGAAGTGCATCCTTTAATTGCCGACGAATTTGCCGGCTGGATTTAAATAGATGTTGCAGGGTCTAACATTAAATAGATCATGCAATGTAAATTTTTAAAACATGGTCTGGCTATCAGTTACGACCACGTGGTCAAGCCCTGTTGTGAATGGCAGCAGGATTCCAATTACCCAATTCAGAATCACATCAGTCAAGTTGACCTATCAACTTGGCATCAAAAAAACAAAGTTTTTGAGCAACAATTGGCCAACAATGAATGGCCTGTAGCCTGTGGTCAATGTCAGCACAGAGAACAACAAAATCGTCAAGACAGCATAAGATTAAACGGCAAACAATCCTATGCTCATTACACCGAAGACGATATTACTTTGGAAATTCGTCCAGGCAATGTGTGTAACTTTAGCTGCCAAACTTGCTGGCCAGAAGCCAGCAGTCGTGTGAGTCAACATCATGCACAGGCAGGATTGATTAATATCAAGTCTATTGACAGTAAACAAATAGATAACTTTGACTTTTTACTACCGATTGCCTCAAGGATCAAAGATGTAGTGTTGCTGGGCGGGGAACCATTTTATGATCCTAACTGTAAAAAGTTTCTAGCCTGGTCACAACAAAATCTTCGCAGCCGCATCACAATGTTTACCAATGGTAGTGCGGTAGACTGGGATTGGGTTGATAGTTATCCTGGACGGATCACCATGGTGTTTAGCATAGATGCTGTGGGCACCGCAGCCGAGTACATTAGATTTGGAACCGACTGGTCACAAGTTCTATCTAATTTTCAACAGGCTCAAGCACACGCCAAGGTAGATCTACGGGTAAACATCACTGCATCTGTGTACAACTACTACCACCTGGACCAGGTGATTGATTTGTTACTGCCACACTGGCCTACAGTAGTGACATTTGGCAGTCCCAGAATTGAGTATTTTTTAGAATCCTGTGTGCCGCTAAGGCATCGTACTGCAATAATTGATCGATTACAATTGGCATGTGTGCGCATCATGAAAAGCACAGTACCACCAGATCAAAAAACCAATGCAATAAATGCACTAAAATCTATTATTACAAATTTAAAAGTCAAGGACTGGGACCAAGACCAGTACACCGCGTTAAAAATCTATGTGCAAAAGATGGATCAGGTCAAACATGTAACTGTGAGAGATCACTGTGAATTTTTAGCTGATGTGTTAGATTTTTCCGAATAGCACCAGTATTTTTTTGATCGCTAATCCAGGCAGTGGCCCCTGGAAGATTTTTTTCTATTAGTTTTTTTGATATAGAACTATCTAATATTTGTGCCACTGCTGCCTCTACAGGCAGTCTCAGCATTAACTTTAACACATCCAAATCACGTAACAAGGTCCAAGTTAGAGTATTACCTATGTGCCAGTGTTGCCAATCATTTACCAATACATTACATATCTCGTAAGCTAACCAACGAGGGTTTGTGGTAGTCAGTGTTGATTCAAATATTTTCTGGTGTTTGGGCAACATAAAATATTCATAGTGCAAACAATCAGGATGTGTTTTTAACAGTTCTGGAATACTGGTGCCGCGGCTGGCCAAATACATGTTGGCAGTTACCGGACTTCGCAACATAAATTCATCACCAGGTGCACCAGACGCTAGTATTGTGGGTTCTAACCAGTGATGTATTTGATTGTATGCCCAAAACTTTTTCAAGTGATGCGAATTGTATTTCCAAAAGTGATCATAATCTATGTGAAGATAATCAACTGATTCGACCTCGGCACCTGCACGTTTGAGATAACTATATACCAGCAACGAATCAACCCCGCCTGTTAAAAACGATCGTATGGGCAAGATATTGTGTTCAATAAAATTCCTAGTTCTGGCCAGTAGTATTTCATCAACTTGATCCAGCACTTGAGATTCAGTCAACAGGGCAAGATCAAGTGTGCCAATCACATTGAAGTTCCGTAAGGTAACTGCAAGATCCAAGGTAGCCGAAATCACGTTATTGGTCCAGGCAGTGTTGCTCAATGGCACAAGATTGGTGATTTCTTTTTGTTGTTCAAACCAGATAGGAAAACTGCGGTACTTGTCTGTTTTAATTTCCAACTGATCTGTGCTGATTGCAATTACACAAAAGTTCCCCAACAGCTCAGGGCATTGTTGTTGTAATATATCAGGCAGAATCTCTAGCATTGTACCTGATTCGGAATAACCTTTGTACACCACAAACTGATCTCCCACTATGGTCTGATTCCATCCAGCATCGGTATTGACAGTTATGCCATGCCAACGCCACTGGTGCGAAAAATCTAGATTATCACTGTGGGAGATCGAAAAAAACATTATGCTCGCTTTTCCACAATTTTGTCAGCAAGGCCATATGCTACTGCCTGTTCTGCACTGAGGAACGTGTCAAACTTCATGGCTTCATACAGTTCGTCATAGGTTTTGCCTGCTGTGTTGTGACGCACATACAATTCTGTAAGGCGCTGATTGATGCGTTTTGATTCTTCAAATGTTCTACGAGCATCTTCAAATTCAAGTTCTTGCACATGGATTGAGCCACGTGTGCTGGGAGTACCAGAACTCACACGGTGAATCATGGTGCGGCTTTCGGGCAACACAAAACGCTTGCCCGGAGCACCTGCTTGAGCCAAGAATGACCCCATACTGGCAGCTTGGCCAATAACAATGGTATGAACGTCGGGTTTGATAAACTGCATGGTGTCGTAGATTGCAAGTCCAGCAGTAACAAGTCCGCCTGGACTGTTTATATATAGCGAAATATCCTTGTCAGGGTCTTCACTTTCGAGGTACAACAATTGGCTTACAATCAAGCTGGCTGTATGCTCCGAAACTTCTGTGTCCAACATGATAATACGATCTTTGAGCAAGCGACTGTAAATGTCGTAACTGCGCTCACCTTTTGAGGTTTGTTCAACAACCATTGGGATCAAACTGGGCATAAATTCTCCTGTGTTATGTAATGCTCTGTGATAAGTATAACATAATTCTCTGGGAAATACAATGCGCGACCTACTCGATTTACTCAAACTCTACGAAGCACCATCTAACAACTTGCCAAATGTTGATGAAATAGAAGCCTTTAAAAAGATCATTGCTGGCAAAATCAAACAACTCCCCGACGATGACAACACTGCCAAGGCACTTCGTGAAATTGAGGACCTGCTTAAACACGTGAATGCCGGGGGAAAAATGGGCATTATCAATGGCGAACTGGCCAGTGTCGATGACCCCACTGTGAGTGCGGCACAAAAGGAATTGGCCAGATATATCATGAGCATTGACATGACTCCTGCTGATCGTGATCAATTGTTTACATTATGGCGCAACAACAAGTTGGTCAAGATTGATCAACTGTTGGGACCTGGCAAAAAGAACTTTAGCGAAATCATCACTGGCTATAAAACAAACCCTGCTATCCGTGAATTGAGCAATGAACTCATGCGTATCAGTGCTCTAGGACAGGGCAAGGGCGAGTTTGGTCTCAGTGTCATGAGCAAAAGCATCAACAAACAAGAAGGCAAGGGCGACCTGAACATCAGTGGACGACCTATTGAAGTCAAAACAACAGATGGCGGTGCAGGTCGATTCACTGACCAGGAAGTGCGCCCAGGCGCAGGGTTTGATCAGGCAGCTCGTCAACTGAACGCATTTATTAAACAATATCAACCCAACTTGGCCAAGAGTGGTGCCAACCTAGACGGACTTATTGGATTTTATGAAGTGTTAAAGACCAACCCTGATCTCAAGGAAGATGCGGCAGCATTACTTGACATGATCAGCAATGTGATTCAAAATATTTTTGAAGGCGAAGATATTTCTAAGATTATCAAGGCCATCGAGCGCAGTGATGTAAACGGCGCCAAGCAGGAGTATGCCAAGGCCAACTTCAACTACTACATGAGCAAGAAAAAAGACGAGGGTGTGTTATACATTAGTTTAGTCAAAGATCCAATCATGACAGTGTTCTTTAAAGATGCTGATGAGTTGGCCGACAGTGGATTGCGCTTGCATGCTGGCACGACATACATTACCAGCACTTCGGATGTTCGCTTGCCATATCCGCAGATAGAAATTGTGGATACTACCGGTGGTGCAGGTGCAGGTGATGGCTCAGCTAACGCAGTCAATCCAGCGGCCTTGAGCAATCAAGATCTTGATGCTGTCAGCACAGGCGGACTACGTGGCCCAGGTGCAAAAAAAGCCCGAGCTCCAGTAGAACCTGATTTTGATGAGAAAACTACAGGGCGTAGAAAACGTTAACGAGCCAGTTGGCTGATGTGATCGCAGATGCCTAGTTTCAGTGCTTCTTCGGCACTCAAATAAACATCATGTGGTGGCAACAGAGTTTTCTTGATCTCTTCTTCACTTAATCCTGTACAAGTCATATAGTGATTGACCATGCGTGTTTGTGTGAGTCCAAACTCTTTCATTGTGGCCAACAGCTCGTGATGTTTGCCATCACTGCCCCAGGCATACTGATGACTCATGATACTAGTGTTGGGTGTGAGTGTTCTGCGCCCTGGTGAACCTGCTAGGAATATCAGCAACCCTGCACTGGCAATTTGGCCCAGGCCCACAGTCTTGATGAATATGTTGGAACTCTTCATCACATCAATCAAGGCAAAAGCCGCACTCATGTCTCCACCTTCTGAGCAGATCATCAGCAGGAGTTCTTTGCGCTTTTTCTTAGACACAAAGTTTTCATGCAAGATCCACTCAATGATGGGTTTGATACTTTCATGGTCTACTTCACCCATAAAAACATACATGCCGTTGTCGGCTAGATCTTGACTGTGAGAGCTTTCGCTTGTGTTAGTTTCTGTGACCATAATTGATAAATGATTAACTAAGCAGGATTATGTGCTTAGTTAATTACTTATGCCGTGCATTGAGAGCTTTTAATAACAGATAACTCAATATGCTGTACTGCCGCTAGAGCCTGAGTATTCTGCCCCAAACTCACCACAATACGGCTGTCTCGCACAAGATCACCATTGATACTGGTTTGATTGTTACGCCATTCTGCAAACGAAATGTCAGGTGCATACGGATGTGAATTGGTCCAATTTAGATCTTGCCATCTGTAACAATCACGTTTGATCACTCGTCTTTCAGAATCTCTCATGATCAACTGCATCACAGGTGTAGACCCAATAAATGCATCATTCACAAGATGTAGCTTTTGGTAGTCGTTGAATCCCAAGGTATTCTGCCATTTGGTCCAGCGATTGGGATCTTGCGCAATCACTCTAATGTAAGTTTGATTGGCACAGTCCTGATTTTGATTCCAACAGTTTCTTGCTTGAGGATTCTGTGAGGCAGCCTGTAACACTTCGTGCAGGCTGGTTATGTAACTATAGTTCCACTTCATTGAAAACGGAATTTCAATCAACGCCTGCCGATACTCGTCCATTCTCAACACAGTGGCGCCCAAGGTGATATCGAACGCACGTCGGGGAAAATCCGCTAGCACCCGGGACACAATTTGATCACCGCTGGCTCGTTCAGCCAGCAAGGTCTCTACTCTAGCACTGGCCACTGGCCCGTTTAGTTGTCCTGCTACAGCGGATCTTCCTAGGATTCTGTTGGCAATGGCACTGTGACTGACCCATATATCCATGACCATCACCGAGTTGTTGCCACGTGTGCTCTTGCTCAATATTTTGTAGTCTGTGACGTAGCCACTGCTGTAGTTGTACACATCGTTCTTGATCAGTTGTTTTTTGTCCGACTCTCGTTCGCTGAGAATCAACGTGCCCACAGCTTGGTCTACTGCCAGTACAAATCCATTATGCCTGGCTTCGGTGTCATTGACACCTTGTGCCTCAACTTGAATATAGAACGACCGGGTTTGATTCTTCAGTAGCCACTGTCCAACAGTGATTGCAATGCTGACGTTTGAGTTAGCATGCGCCGCTCCCAGGGCCAATAGTAGCACCACTGCAATTAGTTTTTTCATGGCAGATCAACGAGTGTTACCAAATTTATTTTGCAACATATTAGCAGTGCGTTCGCTGGTCTTGTCCCAGCGAATGGTCACTGCAACTTCTTGGCCGCCAACAACTTCTTCTTTCACTGTGTAGAACCCTCTAAGGATTGCTGAACTGTTGGCTTTCACACTGGATGTCAGTCTCATGGCAGTGTCGTTGCTGTTTTCACGCACACTCACATTGGTCTGCGTGGCTTCTTTGTCGGTCATCTCCACAGGATCATGACCACCATGATTGGTGTTGAGTTTGTCTTTGGCCTTTTCCACGTTCTTGGCAATGGTACTGGTCACTCGTGAGCTGTTGATCTCTTCACGAATAAAGTGAGAAACATTGGCTCGAGCATTGTTGCCAGCATGAATCAGAGCTGTTTTACGATTCATCACAGTGTTGCCATTAGATGGTGCTGTGCCCACAGCTTCGATACTTACAATTTCACAGTCGTCTTTGAAAGGTTTGTACCAGCGGCAGTTGGTCTCAATCTTCACACGCTCACTTACAAAACTTGTGGCCAGTTTCTGATTGCGAACTTGTTCATCACTGTTGGTAACTGCGGTGGTCGAACATCCTGTTATGGCCAAAGCGGCTACTAGGGTCAGTAATTTAAAATTCATTTCAATCTCCAAAAAGTTTAAGATAGTGTATTGTAACGCAAAAAGATTTATTCGTCAACTTGATCAATACCAAAATGGCGTCTGACTGCCCGGCTGGTGTTCCAGCCAATGTTTTGGAACAGGTTTCGGTCAATCACTGTGGTACATTCTTCTACAATCAACTCGGCGAACTTTTGGTAAGCCTGTTCACATTCTTCGGCACCCATCCATTTGGGCCATGGTTCGCCTTTGACGTCCACATACATTCCTGCCTCTTGAGCAAGTTCTTGAATTCGTTTGTTCATGTTCGTTCCTCAATGGAATAAAACCAATCATCCCCGGCTGACCACTTGCGTGTGCCATCCACTGTGAATATGGTCTGTGCGGCCTTGAAGTCTGGAAACTTAACATTGCCAGAAATCAAACTTTGATCATACCACAAGCATCGATTGTTGGGCTGGCAGGCAAACTGTCCGTTTTCTAATCGAATAAAATTAAAGCTCTTGTGTTCTTCTGCAACTTCGGTAAAACCGGTGTCCACATCCATGCCGTCGGCACAAAAGTCCACAGTGAACAAATAGGTTCCGTGATGCCATTCTTTGTCTTTGCCCAGAAACTTCACACCTAGATTACGTAGACCTATTTTTTCAATGATAGTGAAACGATAACCCATACAATCCCAAAGCTGTAGGATATCTATGGGTAGATTGCCGGTGTGGTCTTGTTGCCATACATAGGCATGGATTGGCAATTTGTCGTAGAGTGCTCCGTAGTTGGGCAACAAGCTCTCAATACGAAACACTTGTCCACGTAGAGCTTTGAGACTGACCCAGATGGCGGGTTCAAGTTCTCCATGACCTTGTTCAAAGTTATAGAGAAATTCTCGTTTGACCCAACACTTGATGGGCGGTAATGATCCCACAATGTAACTCATGCTGTGTCCCGGTTGCGATGTTTGACCTTGCGATTATACACGATCTTGGATTTTTCTGCACGTGATTTGAACGGGGTGTCGCGAGCGTACAACTCCACAGCACGTCTGCGCAGTCTAGGTATTTGTAATACTAAAGTTATAGGTTTCATGTTTACTTCATAAAAAAATCCGATCCATGCGTTATTATAGCACGAACCGGATTATGTGTCAAGTACCCTTACGGAGTACAGGGCAATTACTTCTTAGAAGTAGTAGATTGGTAAGCCTTCATGATACCTTCACCAAACTTGGTGTAGTCAAACTTCATGGCTTCTTGTGAGGCCTTGACCATTTCGCTAGTTAATGTAGCAAATGTATCTGTACCAACTTTGGCAGCTTTCTTTGTGTAAGAGGCTTGCTCATCAATGAAAGTGTTCATTGCGTCTGCGATTTTTTCGTTTTGGACAAATGTCTTGACAAATTGTTTTTTACCGGTTTGTACGGCGTCGATTGTTGCGTCTAATGTAAACATAATTTTCTCCTATTAAGCGAGTTTACTACAGGGCCCGACCTATTCAGCACCCTATGTTCTATTGTAACATTATTTATGTTGCGGCGCAACATATTTTGATATTTTTTCTAGTGAATGGTCACTAATAAATAACTGTATAGGAGAACATTATGTTTACAAAAATCAAAGAATTCTTGTTTGGTAAAGACCCGGTACAATCACCTGTGGCGGCACCTTACAAGGTTGATGCACCGGCAGAAGTTGGCAAGCCAGCTGACGATCGAGTTGAAGCACCTGCACCAGTTGCGGCTGCTAAACCGGCTGTCAAGGCACCTGCCAAGAAAGCACCAGCACCAAAAGCTGAGCCTAAGCCCAAATCACCACCAAAACCGCGAGCTCCTCGAAAGCCTGCGGCCAAGTAAAAAAACCCCGAAAGGGGCTTTTTTTATCTAGTAATCATAGCAAAAGTAAACAGCACGACAGGGACAGCTATTGCCATGAAACTGGTACCTATGAGTAGTCTATCTATCATGTCGGACTGTGCTTGAATTCTAGCATTTTTTATGTCTGCCTGTAGCTTGGCACGTTCTTTGTACATACGCACACGTTCAGCCATCATTTCGTCCCATACATCCTTGTTGCCTGACCATATCAACATCTCTTTTAGTTCTTTCTCAGCATCTCGCAGTGCCTTGCTCTGCATGGCAATCTGTACAGACATTGCTCTGATCTGCCCGTCGGTGAGAATTTTTTTACTGGTTTGTGCCTCTATGCTGGCAGCGTGAATTGTGTCGCTGTTCTCAAAGAACTTGGCAAACTGTCCGTAGAGACTGTTGACATCCTTGCCCAGAGCAATGGCTTTTTTGATATAATTTACCGATTGTTGGGCGGCTGTGAACGCAATGCCAATTGTGATAGGATCAAGCATTTTTCTTGGGTTCCTTGTCTTTGGGCGGCTTTAGGGGCCTGTCCCATTGTACACATACCACCCGACGATTATAGACGTCACCCGTCCATGTCCACTTTACACACCTTGGCTCATTTGCCAGCATGCCTGCCAACATCAATGAGCCAATGGCGTTGAACATACTACTTGTTGGCCAATGGATTGTCCATGGCTTTTTGTATCTTGCTGTCGACTTCTCTCTTGAGTGTTTCTACTTCGCGGTTGATTTCTCTACGAGCTGATGTAAATTCACTGTTGATTTCCTTGCGTGTGTTTTCCATGTCTCGGCGAATTGCAGCCGCTTCAGTTCTGGCTCTCTCTAAGTCTTCACGCACTGCCTTGCGCATATCTCGCATCTCTGATTCAGTTTCACGCTGTGCTGTTTTGACACTGCGTTCCACTTGTTCTGTAACAGTTTCGTTACGACGAATATCATTCTTCAAATCAGTTTTGATATCACGAGTGTAGTCGCTGGTTTTGCTAGAGTTTTCTTCAATCACAGCTAAACGCTTGTCAAATTCACTTAGATCCGGAGCGGCGTATTCAGCAATCTTTTTCTTCATGCCCACGTAGTCTTTGTACACTTCAAATGTTCCATATAGTCCGCCCAGTATACTACTAACAATAGTGGCGGCCACCATGAGCTTGGCTGGTGTAAATTCATATCCACCAATTGAGATAACAGTATCTTTTGAGGCGTACTTTTTGGCGGCTGCTTCTAGTTCATCAACCTTGGCATTAACATTTTTTATTTCTTCTGTCATTTTTGTTTCCTTATTTGTATTGTAAGTTCACCAGTTCTTGGTGTAATCGATCACTGGCTAGTCCACGCAACAATCTCACATTGTCAACGTTGACTTGATTTCGATAAATCTCTCGTGGTGCATAAAAGCTCGCATCTGGCATGGCCACTGCGTATGCTTGATAACCTTGAGGTTGTGTTGCCATTGTTGCAATGTCTACTCGGCCTGCTAATTCATTTGGTTGAACATTCTTGTTTACTGCGTCTGTTTTTTGTTCTTGTGCATTTGCGTTTAATATCGCTGGACGTTGTTCCATTGCATCATTTAATGCTGACCGTCCACCCACTTTGATACCTTCATTCTGTGGAACTTCTACGTCTGGTTGTCTGTTATTAATGCCCGGTGGTGCTTGTAAACTGTACATATCAAATTGACTCTGCATCATACTTGAGGATAACGATGCGCTTGGGTCAGCAAATACGCTTTGTGTTGCTGGACGTAGTCCACCAACATTGACCACGCTAGTTTGTGATACACTGGCTACATTTACTGCAGGTGCCTGTGATTGAATGTTAACAGTCGCAGACAATCCTGTACTTGTATTAGATTGTGTCATACTGCTAGAGATACTTTGTGTAGTTAATGTGCCTGCGACATTTTCTGCTTGTTGTTGTGCCTGTTGTGCATCTTTGGCTGCGGCTGACTCTGCGGCTTGAACCACTGTTTTGGCTTCGTTGCCTATTCTAGCTTGATTACTACTAATCATACTCATAACACTACTTAAACTAGGACTTGATTTGCTAGTGCTGTCACCTGCTGTTTTAACTTCGCCTGCTTTGGGTTGACTGCCGCCACCTTGCGGAGGAGGTTGATTTGCTGGTGTATTATTTGTATTAGAAGCCGGCGGAGGTGGACCTTCTCGGGGAGGTGGACTACCTGGTGGCGGTTCTGAGCCTGGTGGAGGGGGAGGACTACCCGGTGGCGGTGGACTGCCAGGAGGAGGTGGAGGCTGTGTAGGATCATTCGCTGACATTCCTGTTGCAGGATCCATTGTTGAGGACTGTGTACCATCTGTAGTTGATGTGCTTGCCGGCGCAAGTTGTTTTGCTATAGCGAATGCATATCCTTTACAATTTGAACTGTATAAAGGATTAGCTATACAAGGATCAGCAGTGTAAATCATTGTTGCCCAAGCACCTTCTATAGACGAATTTGTACCTGATGCGGACCCTACAATTCTACTCGTACCCAGTAATGATTGATTCATACTTGATGGCAACAGATATTTGTCACTAACTGATCCACTAGTGCCGTCACCTGTAAAACTATAACTCTTTGAATGTATAGACTGGTTGTTACTATTAGTAAGTGAGAATGTTGCATTTGCATATGCAGGCACGTTCATATACCATGAACACGATCCGTCTTGGTTGGTAGCAGTACATCCGTACCAACTTTGTCCAACTCTCCAATTAAACCCGTAATTAAATCCATGTACTCTAGCACCAACACCTGCACTTTGTAATGCTGTATTAATAGCAAATGCTTGATTTAGACTAGAACCACCTTGAGTTGAATCTAATAAATTATTAGTGTTAAGAATGTTACCAAAGCCAGCACAAGTTGAACTATAAGCAGGATTACTAGCACAGGGATCAACTGAGTATTTTAATTTAGCGTATACATCAGTAACCACCGGCCCATACAAACCAGCCCAGCCTCCCGAGTCAACACCGGAGAATGAAATGTTTAGTTTATTAAGACCAGTGAGTGTGTATGGAGTTGCAAAGGTAACATTCTGATTTTCTTGCTGCCAGGCATATAGCCACGTGTTATAATTAAAATTCTGAGAATATACATTAGTACCTGCTGAGTTAGTTAAACTAACATTAGCACTTAATTGATCAACTATGCCATTTGAATCAGTGCAAGATTGTTCCCCACCTATTTGGTTCTTACACCAGTTAGCATACCGCCATCCATATTGTAGCCCGTTGACTACAATGCCTGTTCCATTTAAGGCTTGATTGACTGCAATTGATTGTGATACGGTGCCAGCTTGCCAACTAAATTGATAACCATAACTGCCCCCAGCGCCAAACAACCCGGGTTCACCATTTCCAGTTGCGGTCCATCCAGTAGATCCGTTGGTGAATACTGGATTGGTAATCAAATTACCAGTAATAGATATATCTTGACTGTTAGAATAGCTTGTGAGCAAGAACGCCAAGGATAGCGCCAATGCCAACTTTCTTATAAGTGTCATCTAATTTTACCTCATCCAACTTTGGAATCTTGTGTGGATTAGCTTCCCAACTTGCCTTGGCTTGTTCACCAATCTTGCCTTCGTATGGGCAAGGTGTACCGGCTGCCAACATAGCGTCAAACACACGACGGTCTTGACACATGGTAGCAACTGCGGCTACCTTCATTCCCATGTCGTATAGTGTCTTTGAGAGTTTCAATCGTTCACAATTCATATCACGTACGGTACCACCTGAACTAACACCAAATACTTGTGTCTGAACTGATCCAGAACTACCTGTACTACATAGGTCAGCGTTACCACCTGACAGCATAGCAGGTGCTACCGCAGTAGGCGGAGGTTGAATAACACGTTGCGTAATCTCAGTTTGATTAATATTCTTGTTGGTTAACTCACCTTGCTGAATATTTGTGTTAACTGAATTATTTTGATTAACATTATTGTTAACTGAAGTACTTGTAGAATTATTAATATTACGATTGGTCATATCACCAGTGTTAACGTTGTTGTTGGTAGAGGTACTGGTGCTGACATTGTTGTTGTTATTTGTAGCTGTGCTGGTACTCACATTGTTGTTGTTATATGTCATTGTACCAGTATTTTCGTTTTTGTTGATATTGGTATTGTTGCTGGTACTGGTGCTGACATTGTTGTTGTTGTATGTCATTGTTCCAGAGTTGATGTTGTTATTGGTATAAGTCATTGATCCTGAATTCACATTGTTATTGTTAACAGTGCTTGTACCGCTATTGATGTTGTTATTTGTGTTTACACTGGTACTGTTGTTATTGTTAGTATTTGCACTGGTACTATTAACTGTGGCTGCGCTGGTACTGGTACTGTTGCTGTTGGTATTGCTGTTTGAAGTAACTGTGCTGGTGCTGTTGCTGGTGCTGTTGGTATCAACCAGGGTTTTTGAGTCGTAGGTACCTTGGTTGATTAATGTACTTGTGCCAGTGGTTGTTCCACCAGCTGTACTAGATGTAGTGGTTGTTTGTGCTGTGGCAGTGACCACAAGCACAAGGCTGGCTAGGCCTATGGCAATTCTTTTTATCATCGTACTCACCTTATAATTATTATGTTAATATTTATTGCTCTAGAACAAAGAAATAGTGAGCATAAAAAAGCCCCTTTCGGGGCTAGTGCTAGTTACGAGTTCTAGCCGTACTCTATTTTTGTACGCGGTTTACTTGATCTGTGTCCAAACACGCTCACGGATCTGCTTTGTTAAACTGTCTGGCAGTGCCACATAGTCTAAGTCTGCGGCATCTTTCTTGCCATTCTTGAATGCCCAATCAAAGAATTTTAGTACTTCATCGCTGGTGGCTTTGCTCTTTGGCTCTTTGTACATGATGATGAAACTGGCTGAACTTACTGGCCAAGCATTGGGGTTCTTTTGATCCACAATGCTCAATCCCATACCAGGAACACTAAACCAATCAGCACCGTCTGCCGCGGCTGCAAATGTTAGGTCATCTGGGCTAACATATTTGCCTGACTTGTTTTGTAACTGTAGGAATACCATATTGTTTTTCTTAACATAAGCATACTCTACATAACCAATTGAACCTTTGATACGGTTCACATTGGCAGCAACACCTTCATTGCCCTTGCCCCCTACACTATTTGGTGAGGGCCATTTAACTGCGGCACCACGACCTACTTTAGCTAGCCACTCAGGACTTACTGTAGCAAGATAGTCGGTCCAGTTGAATGTGGTGCCAGAACCGTCGGCACGGTGAACCACTGTGATCAGTTCGTTAGGCAAATTTTTGCCTGGATTCAATGCCACCAACTTAGGATCATTCCATCTAGCAATAGTACCCATGAATACTTCAGCCATAACTGGGCCGGTGATACGTAGTTCTCCAGGCTTGACGCCGTCTAAGTTAACTACTGGAACAGTGCCGCCAATGATGGCAGGAAATTGAACCTGACCGTTTTTGTCTAGGTCTTCACCTTTGACTGGAGCATCAGTTGCACCAAAGTCTACGGTCTTTGCGTTGATTTGTCTAATGCCACCTGAACTACCAATGCTTTGATAGTTCAAACTGTTGCCAGTTGCTTTCTTGTATCCTTCTGCCCATTTAGAATAGATAGGCATTGGAAAAGTTGCACCAGCACCTGTAATGTCTGCGTTTGCTGAAAATGTTACTGCGGTTAATAAGATTGCTAGTAGTTTGTTCACTGAGTTCTCCTTGTTGTGACAAGATTATTTAAGGAGAATAATATTACAGTTTTATTACAAAATTATGACCAATATTTGGATGAATCTAAACTGTCCCAGTATTTCTTGTTATTTCGGTTAATAAAGTTCTTGATTAGATACTTGCCCATTCCAAGATATCCCATCTTCTTGAATCTACGACTATCCTGTCCAAAGTGATGTCGAACAATTTTAAACTTTCGAGGACTATACTTCCTTGACAAAAAGTAATCCTCAGAGGTTGCAAACTGTTCAGGAAACCCGCCAAACTCGTCAAACTTATCTTTGCGTGTTAGCATGAATGCACCAACTGCAAAAGGTGAGAAAAATTTCAGTGTGTGATTTATGGTATTAAAAAGAGTGAATCCAACTATGGCCCGCATGTCACGATCATAACATTTGATGTTTAGCCCAACCAGGTCTAGATTCTTTGATTGAATTTTGTCAACTGCATCTTGAATCACAGTATTTTTAAAGAAGCGAACGTCAGCGTCAATAAACAAGATATAAGGAGTAGTGACTAATCTTGCTCCGTTGTTCTTGGCAACACTAACAGGGCCACCATCAATGATTTCAACGTTCAATCCTGAGCTGTTATCTTGTATAACTTGTCTAGTATTGTCAGATGAACAATCAGCAATAATAATTCTAGTGTCACCAATGTTTTGTGCTCGCAATGAGTTTAACAAATGATGAATATAATTTTCTTCATTCTTGCAAGGTACTACTATAGTGATTTTGTCACTTAATTTTGTTGTCGTTTGCATTGTCCTTCAACCTTAAAATTGTTAAATTTTAACTGCCACTTCATTGACGCCAGTGTCATTTCGCAACTGATCTGGTCCTTGAATGCCAGTTCTATTCTTCCTGGCACGTCCTGAGGATTGTTCACGTGAACCGCTATTAATATCAGTAACCACATTGTCTTTCTCCCGAGTCCAAGTAATGATTTCCCAATGGCCATCCCAGTGTTCTACAAGTGCTGTACATGATTCAACCCAGTCGCCATCATTCATGTATGTTACACCGTTGATTTCTTTTATTTCTGCATGGTGTATGTGTCCACAGATCACGCCATCAAATCCACGCTTCTTGCAATAGTCTGCTAGATTTTCTTCAAACTTGAATATAAAGTCTACTGCTTTTTTAACTTTGTGCTTAAGAAACTTGCTAAGGCTAAAGTACCCAAAACCCAAGCGACGACGAATCCAATTAAATTTATTGTTGAGGCCAAGAACAAAGTCATAGGCTTTATCTCCTAAGAATGCTATCCAAGGTGCCAGTCTAGTAATACCATCAAACAAGTCACCGTGGACAACTAAGTAGTGCTTACCATCAGCACCTATATGTTCTATTTGATTGTGTATTTCTATTAGACCAAAACTGAAACCATAGGGTATCATGGGTCTTAGGAATTCATCGTGATTGCCTGCAATGAATACAACTCTAGTGCCACGCTTGGCATGACCTAGCACACGACGAACAACATTGGTGTGGCTCTGTTTCCAACGCCATTTGTTTTGTTGTATACGCCAGGCGTCGATGATATCCCCTACCAGGTAGAGTGTATCACATGAGTTGTGTTTGAGAAAGTTATTGAGGCGATCGGCTTGACAATCTTTGGTTCCAAGATGGACATCACTGACAAAGATTGAGCGATATGTCTTCATCTATTATTTAAGATGATGACTATTACAATTTTATTACAGAAACTAGACTACTCAGGTACTCTGGTCCAGGCTATGAGTGCTCGTTTGCCCGGGATACCATTTGCTAGAAAGTTGTCACTGGTGTGAAACTTGAATCTAGCGGCAGCAAACATACTGCCTTTCTTCCACTTGAAGATATCTTCTATGGTAAACCAGTCAAACAAATCACCGGGAATGTGACTGAAATACTGTTGTCTTGTGGCAGCATCTATTGTGGGATTTTCATACGGCGGCACATCTTTTGTGTACTCATGTGGTTCTTTGATGATGCTGCCTTCCTTGAACACTATGGTATGGCTGTCATAGGTGTCCAAGGGAATGATCAAGGTCCAAGCGGGCACAGTGGGTTCGGGACTTTTTTTCCAGCCACTGGCCACATCGCTGTGAACTCGATAAGGATCAACACAGTCAAAAATGTGTATTTGTTCAAAGAACAGGTCCTGACCAAATGCCTCTTGAAACTTGGGTGCCAGTATTTCAACTACCTTGGCAAAGTGTGAGTCATAGTAATCAAACACATAATAGTCACCGGACTTGACAATTTCTCCTGACGGCGTGGGGTTGAAATTTTCATGCGGCTTCACTGCCATGACCATGGATTCAATAGTGTCTATTTCAGCATCAGACAAAAAGTTGTCAATAATTTTTGAGTCAAAGTTCATGTGCATATTTACATCAACATACGAATCAGACCCACACTGTCAATAGTGGTCAACAGTATATAGTTAGCCAGCATGCCAAAAGATTTCCTAGTCCAACTAGCCCAAGCATACAAACCACAGCCAAGGATCCACACAGGGTAAAGAGCAAGAAGCGGAGGCGTGGGTACGGTAAGTGCCATGACAATTGAACAACCAATACTAATACCCCAAGCAAGCAACTCAATAACAAAGCGAGTTCGGTTGGACTTAAAATCATCTCGTATCCAGTCAAATGTGTTAAGCAATATATCGTTCATAAACTTGTTCGCTGGCTAAATTCTTGCCTTTGGCTTCGCATTGAATATCAAAGTTGTTAGCAAAGGTCAGAGCCCAATCAGTCACAGCGTCATTCCAATAGAAGTCGCTGTGGGCTCGTAGTTTCTGTTTCTTATAACCTCTAGCAAGAAGTTCAGCAAGATCGGGTCTAGTTCCTCGGTCATGGTCAACCAAAACGTCCTCGCGACTAACACTATAATGAAGTGCAGGACGAGTGCCGCGCCAAGAGTCAATAACCCGCTTGACGCGATCGTCCTGCGCGGTGATGTACTCTCCCGAGTTAATCCAGTGGTGGTGTAGGTCCAATACAAGAGCCACATGCTGAGCCACAGCCAAAGTAGTGTCAAGTCCATTTGTCATCTCATCATTCTCGATGGTAATTAAGTTTCTTGCTTCGGGGCTGAGTCTACCCAAAGTACGCAAGAATTTAGCGGGACCACCTTTACCGCTCAAGTGTACGTTGATCTTAAAGCCGTTATCGTGCCAGGTATTACCATAACCCATCCAACGTGCCATATCAGCGTGGTATTCAAATTCTAGTATGCTACGTTCTACAATCTCATCTGCTTCGCTTGCTAGTACACAAAACTGGCCAGGATGAAAGCTCAAACGCACACCGTATTTACGTGCGGCTTCGCCAATTGGGGCAAAAATCTTTGCACAGTGATCCTGAATTTCTTGGCGTTGCCACCATGCAATCCAGTTGGGCTCAGTGTAGCCCTGTAGCATTTCGCTACCAAGACGTACCATTCTACGTTCAACGGGCAATGTGGCCACACGTTCAATCATCCGCACAGCCGCTGACGCATTGTGATTCATGATGTCCCATTGTCTCTGGTCTGCTTCGTTGGCATGTTCGCGAAGCCACCTCATGGTAGTTGATCTGCCGTTTAGGTCACGGTCCACTGCGTTGACTTTCATGCCACCACATTCAGTAGGGTCATTAAGCCATTTGCAACAAAAGCCAATTCGTGTGTTCATATGAGTATTATATACTCAATTGTACAAAAAGTCAACTTCTTGCTTGCCGAACTAGATCTAATGTGACGCAATGGAATCCACCACCCAATGTTCGACTGTGACGTAGTTCCAACGGAATTACCGTAAATCGATAACTTTCCAGTGTTTTGATCAATTCGGTTTGGTGCCGGTCCACAATCACAGTTTCTGGATCCACTGTAAGCATGTTCATTGCTATCCATTTTGAAGCATACGGATAGCCGTAAAAACTCTGTGGTACTACATTGTTAATCCAAATCTTTTGCCAACCTTCAAACACCCGTGGCACATTATCAAAATTCACACGACTGGCATTGAGCATGACCAGGCCTTCACGCAGGGCCACAATAGTTGAATCAATGTGAACTCCGGCATAAAAATTGCACATCTCTATTGTGACATTGGGAAATTGATCGCATAACCAATTGTAAGCTGATTTGCTGCCTGATGCACTTTCCAAGAACAGCATCTTGTTTGGGCCCAAACGCAACACATTGGCAGCATCTAATACCATGTCACCGCCACGTGGCATGTGTCGGATTTCGCCAGCATAGGTCAATATGTCGTGATAGCACTGATATTCCATGTCTCTACAGGGATACATCATAGCAGGGTCAATCACTACATCACCGTGTACAATAAACCGATCTCTAGGACAATAGTTGTACAAGCCATCGTGGGCCTGAAAATTCATGTTCTCTGGGCGTAGTACTTCTACACCCAAGTTACCCAGTGTGTTGGCCAAGGTATCTAGATCTTCATTGGCTTCGTCTATGATCCAGTCTGGCACAGGTCCTGACGGCACAGGTGATTCTGTCCATGTGGTCTTTTGGCTCTCCAAGCTAAACACAGGATCGTGAACGGGCCAATTGGCGTGATCTGCACGACCAACCACAATCTTTTTCAGTGGATCCCACTCATTAAATGTGCTTATCATACGTGTCCTGTAATTTGCAATGTATATCGATCTTCCAGCCCAATATTGGCAGCCATGTGTGGTGCATCGTACACCCATTCTACAGTTGTACCTGCTGTCCATTTTACATAAGGCTGACCAATAACTTCTAGGTAGTGCCCTGATTGCCAGTCCTCTAACAACACTAATGCACGTCGGATTGACTGTTCTTGTCCTTGCAGATTAAACAATTCAATGTAACGTTTGTACAGGTCTTGATGTACCGGCATTACAGTACCTGTGGGCATGCGATAAAACGCAAGACCAATATCTTTCCATCCCATCTCAGTATAGATCTTAATAAACTTATCAGCCCATGCTGGTAAACGATGGCGCATGTCGCAAAGATCCCCGCATATTTTAGTGTGATATCCTTGTGCTAACCACTGAGACACGCTGACAGGATCGTTAAAAGGCTCCTGAATGTAATCAAGAGCCTTAAACTCATCGTCCCAGAATACAGGAAGATGATACTTATTGACCACGTGTGTTGCCATAGTGAACAACCTTAACATCTGGGGTAGATGTCAGTTTGCGCCATGGGTCAACAATGATACTGCCCTTGGGGATGTCACAGTAGGCTTGTGTGTCTTGTTGCTCGCCTGTGTATTCGTAAGTGATCTTGCGATTGTGTGCCCACAAAAACACAGCAGGGCCGGCAACTTCCTTAATAACTTCGTCTTGGTTGTCTGCCAAGGGATCAACATAGCGCACATTAAATCCAGCTTGTTTGACATAGTGTCCAACCAAGGTAGAATAGCTACCAATACAGTATTCAACGTCTGGTTTGTAGGCTTTGCCATGAATCACAACACTCATGCCATTTTGTTTGGCTTGTTCTACCAGGAACAATGCCAGATTCTTGGCTTGGATTTCACGAGCATGCATGATTGTGTCAAACAAGTCATATCCTACTTCGTAGTGTTCTGCTAACCAACGAAGTGCAATATTATCACGTGGATGACAAGCACCTGCATCTCCCATGCCTGCTGTCATGTACTTGGGACCTTGTAGTCGCATGGTGCTTCGTGCCAAGGCGTTTGTAACAACGTCAACGTTGATGTTGCCAATCTTCATAGCAAAGTCTTGAATCATGTTAACAATACCAACCTTGGCCGAGATGTAGGTGTTGTAGAAGATCTTGATAGCTTCACATTCGTCCCAGGTGCCAATTTCGTAACGTGGGTCGTTGTTCATGATTGTTTTGTACAACGCAATCAACTCACCTGCAATACCTGTAAGCTCGCCATCTTCTGTGCCAATGATAACCATCTCAGGATTGGCCATGTCCCACTTCACTGATCCCATGGCAATGAGGTAAGGATTGTACAAGAATTGATGTTTGGGGTCTAGCAATGTAATAAACTTGCTACGTGTGGTACCAGGTAGCACCGTAGAAATCAACACAACTTTCTTGCTGGTCTTGGCATGTTGGTTGACTTTGTTGATGGCATCAATCACCGCATCGTGGCCAAAGTCCTTGGGGGTCATGTGACTTGATGGGACTGATCCATCATATCCTTCTGCGTGTGGGGTTGGCACAGCAATAAAGATCCATTCGCTTTCATTGACCAACTCGTCAATGTCGCAAACTTTTACAGTGTCGCTAGTACGTGGGTAAATATCATAACCCCGCACTGTGTGCTTTTCTGCCATAACTTCGGCGCAATCAAGGCCAAGTTTACCGATACCGATAAATCCAATTTTTTTCATATTATGAGTGTTCCTTTAGATAGATTATACAATCACTTAGACAGTTTATGCAACCATGATGCTTTAATTTATCGCTTTTATCCGCATGGCTCAAAAAAACTTGAAGATATACATCCCTTGTATGATTTCTCTCAACGTGGATGGCAGTATCAAATTGGAACTCCAGGCATGCTGTGTCATGATCAGGAACCGCTGATGTTTGATCAGTATTCTAATCATGACATGTTGAATTATTTTGTGCATTATAACCCAGCAGTACTTGATGATACCAAAGCTGTTAATCGACTAAAAGAGTTAATCAATACGCAACATTTGCGATCAATGACCTGGTCACGGCATGGCATATACGACACCACGCTGTTGTTACACAGTGAAAAACACAGTGAAAATCTTGCCCGGTATGAACAAGTGGGATTTATAGGAGTATACTGGTGGGCACATGCCGCTATTGCCAATGATTGGTACCGATATGCCAAACATGATCCTGAGCTTGCAGTTAATTTTAACAATATCAGCCAGGATTTTTTGGTATACAATCGTGCCTGGACCGGCACACGAGAATATCGACTGAAATTTACCGAACTAGTAATCAATTTAGATCTTCAATCCCGTTGTCTCATGAAGTTTTCTACCACCTGCGACGGGCAGCACTATTCTAAATTTAATTTTAAAAATCCAACATTGGCAATATCACAACATGATTTAGAAGCACACTTTGATCCGTGCACCATCAATGCTACTGCTAGTGCAGATTACCATGCGCCGGATTACGCACACACTGGAATAGAGATTGTGTTAGAAACATTGTTTGATGATACACGATGGCACCTAACTGAAAAGTCACTTAGACCAATTGCCTGTGGTAGGCCTTTTATGCTAGCAGGCACCCCAGGTAGTTTAGAATATCTCAGGAGTTACGGGTTTGAAACGTTTGGCAACTTGATTGACGAGTCCTACGATCAAATTGCAAACTCAGTTGAGAGACTGCAATGCATCACTGCGGAAATGTCACGTATTAGTAAGTTGCCACAAAAACAAAAACTTCAGCTATGGCAATCCTTGTATGAAATTGCAGACCGTAACAAACAGTTATTTTTTAGTGACGCATGGCAACAACAAATTTTTGATGAGTTTGTCAGCAACTTTAATCAAAGTATTTCTATCATGGAACATTGCAAAACAGGGCAGCATTGGTTGAAATTTCGAGATGCGTGGATTGCATGCCCTGATCAATTCAAACTTGCTGACCCAGTAATATTAGAAAGTATGTTACATCAAGAAGAAGTTGAACAACTGTTAAATCGTACTTAAATTGATTTTATGTATACTCCAGTCCAGTTGGGTCCTGGGGGATTGTTCCTGAATGCTCGAACACGATTTTGTATTTCTTCATAGAACGTGTCTACTGTGCCGCCCCACTTGCCCTTGAGTTCTTCAAGTGCTTGCTCACAAAAATCCCAATGCTGTTCACGATAGTATTTAATCACATCTGCATGCAGTTTCTTGTGTGCTTCGATTAATGGGAATTCATTCAGGGGAATTTTCTCTACTACACAATAAGCGGTAAATGGTTCTGCTCCGGGCTTGACACAGATGGTATCTAGTTCTAGTACTGTATGCCCATTGGGCATCAATTTAACAGCTTCTCCAAATATAATGTTCATGTGATTTCCTTTTAAATATGTATGATGAATTTTAATTTTGACTTAATTTCTGATTTACATATTGAAACCTGGTCTGAAGAAATAGATTGGACCGGCATTGCTACCAGCCCTGTGTGCGTGGTTGTTGGAGATATATCTAAGGACAGAAATATTGTAACCCGTGTGTTGACCAAACTTGGTCAATGTTATCAAGCTGTATTTTACATAGATGGCAACGACGAGCATCATGATTACTTGCATAAACTTGGGTATAGTTACGCTGATCTAGTGAGCCGCGTTAACAACATACCCAATGTAGTTTATTTACAAGACAATGTTGTAGTAATTGATGGAGTGGCTATCCTAGGTACCAATGGCTGGTGGGGGTTTGATTTTGATCTAGGAATCGACTATGTCAGCAGCCAAGAATGGTATCGTGAAAAATTTGGCTTGACTGCAGAAGCAACCCATGCAATATCTCGTATGGCCAACAATGATGCCATGTACATGATCAACTCAGTCAAGAGAATACAAACACACCAAGACGTTAAAAAGATTGTAATGATTACACATACTGTGCCAGATCCTGTGCTGATTGAACACGATATTGATCTAGAAGGCAAACTAAAGTTCAACACCATGGGCAACAGATACATGAAACAGGTGTTAGAAGTTGATACTGAGAAAAAACTACATACCTGGTGTTTTGGACACTATCATGGTTCGATTGATCAAACTCGCAACGGCATCAGATATGTGAACAACTGTCGCGGCAGGGGTGACACACCTTATGGTAAACATGTGTACTACCCCTTGCGAATCACTGTGAGTTATTGAACAGTATCAGGCTCTAGCTTGATCTGAAGTGGATAGGCTTGAGCACGAGCACTTATAGTAACCTCAATACCTTTTTGTTCGGCAATCTCATAAGGCAACACAGCAACCACAGCTGATCCAGCTTCGTGGATGTCTTCGGTAATGGTCAAAGCCGTGTGTTCAGTATAGTTAAAAAATTCTACCAGACTTTCAACCACAAACTCCATGGTGGTTTGATTGTCGTTGAGATAGATTACCTTGTACATTGGTGGCTCTTTAACCTTTTCAGATGGTTTGATTTTTGTACGTGTATCTGCTTGAGACATTGTGTTTCCTTAGGTTAGTGTGCGTGAATTTGCACGAGGTCTTTGTTGTTGAACTTTTTGTATTTTTTCCAATTGCCTGAGCAATGAATTTGTGATGCTTTGAAGAATATGCCACGGCCAGCTTGATATCTAAACACAGCATCTGGAGTAAGCCAGTCACCGAAATAAGTCTTGGTAAATGTTTCCATGGTGTGTTCGATATCTTCAGTTTCACTCCAGGTGTTTTTACGAGGATTAGCGTCACGGCCGCCCATGGCCCATGTCATGAACATTTCGTGCATGTGTTCACAGCTACGAGCTTCTTCTTGATATAACACCGCACTGTGTTCTGGAATGTCATCCAGCGCCATGATAATTGTGTAGGTGGGGAACTCAGCGTAATCTTTGCAGTAGTCGTCAACGTGTAAACTATGTGGATTAGTCTGGCGTTGATAGTTTGCCCAGATGTGACGCACATTGGGTAAGAATTGTCTAGTCACACGATCAATAATTTTGTGTACTTCATATTCTGGTTTGATTAGAATTCGATGATCAATCACTTGCCCTGGTTCAAACTCAGGGTGATTAGGAACGTACCCGTCAATCCAAGCTTCGCTTTGATGTTCATTACGAAACTGCTTAAAGGCAGCAATTTCTTCTGCTGATATGATATTATCTACTATTTGTGCTCGAAACATGTTTGTCCTAAAGTGGCAGCAATCTTGCTGCCACTGTATTTACACTATTATATTAGGAAGTGTATGTGATAGCAATAGTCTTTGGCTTGGCTTCTTCAGGTATTTCACGCTTTAGGTGAATGCTTAGGATACCAAGTTCAAGATGTGCTCCGGTAATTTCCACATGGTCCGCTAGTTGGAATTCTCTACGGAAACTACGCTCACTGATTCCTTTGTGCAGGTATTTTGCAGTCGAATCTTCATTCTCCACAGTTTCACGACTGTGCTTGCCTTCAATAACCAAGATTTTTTTATCCTTGGTCACTGACAGATTGTCGTAGCCAAAACCAGCCACAGCCACGCTGATCATGTACTCGTCATCATTGACTTGTACAATATCATAAGGTGGATAGTTTGTTGAGCTTTGTTGAGCATTTACACGCATGAGTTCATCAAACATGTTATCAAACCCGATACCAAATTTGGTGAGTGCGGGAATGTCGAAAGAGCGAAGGGTGAGAGTTTTTGTCATTTGTTTTCTCCTTTATTAAGCAAGATGACTTGTGATGTAGCCCCACTATGGGCACTACAAATATATTTATACAGGAAATCTCAACTGTTGTCAAGACTTTTCGATATTTTTTATTGTGTAATCACATGCCGTCCAGGTCATGGTAAAAAGAGTAAAATGCTCTGGTTGATTTAGGCCAAGTCGATATTTTAAACCCTTGGCAACTTTGGTTGTGTAAGGTACCTTGTGACGATTAGCCCAGGCACTGACTGTATCTTTGAGACTGTCAAAACTGTCCATGCTTGTGACAATGTCAAACTCTATGTACATTAGAACTGTTTTTTAGGCAACTCTTGCTCACGTAGTTTTTTACGCCAACGTTGTTTGGCTGCTGATGCCTTGAGTTTGCGTTGAGTTGTGGGTTTGATATAAAATTCACGCTCTCTTAGATCATTTAACAATCCATCAGCTTGAATTTTCTTTTTGAATTTGCGCAATGCTTTTTCTACATTGCCATCTGTGACTAGTACCGATCTTCCGTGTAATTTTTCCATAAATGCATTAGAGCTCCTTAGGACTATTTACCAGGGCTTGATCAATATCTACGTGCTTAATTCCGTCTGTGCGATAACGTGCTAGATTGTACATGTGCGGCAACAACACACGTTCTAGTTCTGAATGCAGGCCACGAGCGCCTGTTTTGTTTTTGATTGTGCGTTCTGCAATGAGATCCAGGCTGTCTGCAGTAAACTCAAGGTCAACTTCGTCTTGCTTGAACAACCACTGGTACTGACTTATGTAATTGTGCTTGACTTCATTAAGGATACGTACCAGGGCTGTTTTATCCAGCTCTTTGAGCGCAACCCAAGCAGGGAAGCGACCTACAAATTCTGGGATTAATCCAAATCGCACTAGGTCATCTGGCGTGGTCTTTGACAGGTGTAACTGCCCGTCTGTTTTGCTAGAAACTTCTGCACCAAATCCAATGTTGGTGCCTTGCACACGACTCTTGACAATGTTGTCTAGTCCAACAAATGCACCGCCTGCAATGAACAAGATGTTTGTGGTGTCAATTTCAATAGTGTCGCCCGACGGGTGTTTTCTGCCACCAGTGGGCATGACTCTACACTTGGTGCCTTCTACCAGTTTGAGCAAGGCTTGTTGTACGCCCTCGCCTGACACATCTCTTGTGATACTGGTGCCTTCGCTCTTACGAGAGATCTTGTCAATCTCGTCCACAAACACAATACCACGTTGTGTTTTGTCAACATCGCCGCCCGCGGCAGCATACAATCGACTGATCAAACTTTCAACATCATCGCCCACATAGCCTGCTTCTGTTAGGCTAGTAGCATCTGCAATCACAAATGGCACATCTAAATAACGTGCCACAGTTTTGGCCAGTAATGTTTTGCCTGACCCTGTTGGACCAAGCATGAGAATGTTAGCTTTTTCAATTTCAGTGTTAGGGTCTTTGTTACGAATGCGTTTGTAGTGATTGGCAATGGCCACACTCAGCAACATCTTGGCATCGTCTTGTCCAATCACATATTGATCCAAATGCTTTCGAATTTCTCTTGGATCAAGATTGGGCGAAGCATCTGATATTTCAGGTTTATCTACCAACAGTGTTTGGCACAAGTCCACACACTCATTGCATATTGCAACACCTTCACCCACAATGAGTTTAGTCACTGTGTCTTTGTGTTTGTTACAAAAACTACAGGTGTCAAGATTATCGGATGTTTTCATGTATTATTTGTTTTGGTTTGTAAACGTTGTGCCACTTGTTCTTGTTCGCTGGCGCTGAGTAAGTCAACATCATATGTGCCACTATTGATTTTGTCAATGAGGTGATCAATGTATGCTGTATCGTAAGTATAGTTATCTGCTGTGGCTTTGTCAACTAAAATCCAACGATTGCCGTTGAATTTGAACAATTGATTTGGTGCTACATCTGTACGCACAAAACTGTCGCCACGTGCAGGAGCAGTAGGGAATGTGTTACCAAAGCTGGAGTTAGGGGCAGGCTTGAGATACTGCATCCATGGTAGCTCTGTTATCTCGCCACGCTCTAACATGTTGCGTTGACCCTTTAGTGTTTCGCCTGGATTGAGCTCTTTCCAGTGTTGCATTGCCGCTTTTTCTTCTGGCGTGCCGTAGTCGATAATTTCTGTTTCAAAACTAGGCATGTCAACATACACTGGTTCGCCGATGGGCTCAGATTTAGCAACCATGGGTTTGAGATTTTCAAAATGTACAAACGGCTTGTCTAAGTACGCATGGCGGCCGCGGTCAAACTCTGTTTTTAATTCTTCTACTTCTTCTTCAGTTGAAGGATATGTTGTTGTGGTAGTGTTGTACATCCAACCTGGTGGTGATGGATCTGTGCGTATCATCCAGTCTGGATGGTCTTGGGCCACTGTTTGTTTTATCTGATCAATCTGCTCAGTAGTCAATGGACCATCGTCTGGGGGATATGCAGGCTCGTCGTGTACAAATCCACCCCGGCCTTGTCGTGCCCATTCAAACTGTTTGTTAGCGGCAAGAATGAGTGTGAGTGCTAGTGGATCAAACACCAGCACAATCATGATAATAACAAGACGTACTGCTTTTTCTAACACATTGGCATCTGGATTATCACCGTAAACCAGGGCCGCAATGTATTTTACAGGACCAACCTCGGCTTCAATCTTGCGGAACTCTGCTGCCAGCGGCGCCCGTTCTTCACTAAGCGTAGTAATCGTTTTTTGCTCGGCCGAGATTTCAGCAAGGAGACGCCCACGTTCCTTTTGTTGAGACCTACGGAGAGCCACGGACTTATCTGCCCCCGTTTCTGATGTACTTCGGCCCATGACTTGGTCAACTGCCTCATCCATCTGTTTAAGCGCCTTGCGGTTAACATCTATATTTTCCTTTGCAATCTTAATTTTTTCATCATATATAGCAACCTTGCTTATAGAGTCACCAGACACTAGACTTTGATCACTGTGTGCCTTTGACAAGTATCCAAAAATACCCATTGATGTCAACAACATAAGGAATGCCACAGCAGGTATTAAGTATGCTTTGAATGCCCACCCTGCTCGTTTCCAGTTGTTGTGCAACCACACAGTGGCCACAATCTTGCCAAGCTCTAAACTGCCACCCATGATGATCACAGGTATGGTTGCAGCCGAGAAAATGGCTGTGAGGCCTGCTACTGAATAATAGGCAGCCACAATGCTCAGTAGCAGAGCTGTGGCCAATATGCTGAAACCAAATATCATAGTCTTTATTTACCGGGATTTTTTACCACTATCACAGCGTGTTTAACTGCGCACCAGGTAGCAAACGACGGATCTGGCACTTCAAACCAAACGTAATTTTCTACACGATTTCTTTCCCACGCAAACTTTTCTAGTTTGCGTCGTACTCTAGGCTGGCCTTTCCAGCCATTGTGACCATATAGTGTAGTAGCTTCTTTCATGATTGCGTACCAAGTTTCGGTATCACGCAAATCAAACCAAATACGGTGCATGACCAAGGGCGTTGATTCAAGCGAGCTGAGTGACGCAGACATACTCGACGCAGAGGTCTCTGTTTCAACAGACATTAAAAATATCCTTTCACTGTGTTAATCCCTAATGAGCATACTCCCGGGTATCAATCGGGGTTTGGACGAATCCAGGGACAGTGTCGCAACCTATGTGACTGACGTTCACATGCCACGGTAGTAGCAGGCCTAGGAACCCCACCACACCATTGAACAGCACCATCTCCCTGATCATGCTCTATAATTATAACAACATGATCCAGTGCTGTCAACAAGTCTGGCTAATTACGTTGGAAATGGCCAATTATTGCTGGCAATGGGGCGAGTCTTTAGTTTAATATTTTCTTCGATCACAGTGCCATCTTCATCGCACAGATCAACTTGGTATGGTGCAATGACGTGTACTGCGGCATCTTCTTCCTGCCATTCGTGTTCACCATCATACAACCAACCTGCACCACCTTCGTAGTAGGCTTCTTTTAACTCTTGTTGCTCTAGTTCTGTGACGTCATCGCTGAATTCCCATTCAATACTGACGCTGTCATCAAACTCACAACCCCACCCTGCGTCTGTTCGAGCATAGGCAACAGGGTCGCCTTCCCAGGGTAGATTGCAATCTAGGTCTTCTTCAATAAAACCTTGTCCCCAACGATATGTTTCGTCGATGTTGAACCAACTGACGCTATCATCGGGGTTCCTACGATACATTTCTACATGGTAGACAATGCTTTTCTTTTGCAGTGGTTTGATTAGATATACAGTAGACATGTTTATTTCCGGTCACCAAACAACTGCAACAAGTTCAAGAACAAGTTGATAAAGTCCATGTACAAGGTCAGTGCTCCGCGCACTTCTGCTGAATCGTTGGTCTCTATACTCAGTTCCTCACGGATTTTCTGAGTGTCATAAGCGGTTAAGCCAAGAAAGATGATAATAGCTAGGGCAGAGATCACCATCTGCATCACTGTTGATCCGATAAAGATATTCACAATGCTAGCAATCACAATGGCAATCAAGCCCACAAACATAAACTTACCAACACTGTCTAGACTCTGTTTAGTAAAGTAGCCATAGCCGCTCATTACGCCAAACAAGATGCCTGCACCCATGAAAGCACTCACAATCGATCCCATGGTAAACACAGCAAAGATCATGGCAAAGCTCAGACCCATCAATGCCGCAAAACCATGTAGGCATAACTGTGCCACACCCTTGCTGGGGTTATTGGCCAGCACATAGCCTACACCAAAGATGGCTGCCAGTGGTGAAAAGATCACAATCCATTTCAACCAACCTGTAAAAAAGAATGCCAGCAACTCTGGACTGGATCCCACAAAGTAACTCACAAACATCGATACAATCACAGCCAGACTCATGTGTCCATACACACGACCCATTGCTGAGTTAACTTCGCTTGCAGAACGATAAGCACCGCTATTATAAGTTGTTTCAAACATGTTAATCATCCCTTTCCATTTCTGTAGTTTCCTTGATCAAGGCCTGCAGTTGTTCCAGAGTAGGAACCATGAGTTTGACTGTTTTGTAATCACCCTCACTGTCGCGACCCGACACTTCAATCATGTACGCATTGTCGTACATGTACACTGTGAACGATTCATTGGCCTTGGCCAACTTGTCGCTGATTTTATTTACTGTTTTAGTCTTTGCCATTTTGTTTTCCTATTGTTTCTGGTGCGTGATCTAACACATCGTTATATTCGTCACGATAAAAATATGCATCTTCATCGTTAATAGTAACTGTCAAGTCACTATGTCGTAAATCATAATCAACAAAATTATGATTGTCATCGTACACACGAAATACAGTTTGTCCTGTAAATATCTGTATCAAGTGTCCAGTAACACCGTTGGCTGATTGTGTTTTCAAAGTTTCTCTCCTGGTTCAAATCCGCGGAATCGCACAAAGCGAGGAAATCTCAAACTGTATGATCCGTCTTGGTTTTGAGTAACTGCGTCCGCTTCAACCTCAACCACCCGATCAAGAAGCTCATTGCGAGCGGCCCAATACTCATCGCGATTGCTATCAGACAAACCGCTACCAACATTAACACGAATAGTTCTGTCATTGTCTTCTCCTTCACAAATTATAGCACCCAGGCGGCCTAGATTGCGACCAGTACCTTCCTCAAATCCCACAATATTCAAATCAACTGTGATTGTGGGTTTCCATTTCATCCAGAAGTCCGAACGTTTGCACTCATAAGGTGCATCCATGCTCTTGATCATGATACCTTCGTAGCCTTCTTCTACCGAAGCTTCGGCAAATCGGCGCATGACGTCATGACCTTCAGCTGTGTCCAAGTCCACATCCATACCTGGCATCACACGCACACAACCATTTTCTGGCAGGTGTGCTTGTGTACGTTTCAACAAGTCAATGCGTTTGTGTTGCTGTAGATTACAGAAGCCTTCGCGGAACTCACTTAGTGGTAAAATGTCAAACACATGATAAACCATGTCTGCGGTTTTGGCATCTCGTTTGCGTTGTGCTTGCTTCATCAAGTCCTGGAAGTTCTTGCCCACAATCTCACCATCCAACACAAACTGTCCACCAAAGGCAGAATCACGCTGGAATGCTTTGCGATGTTCTTCGATAAAGTCTGCAATCTGTGGGAAGTTCTCAAACTCTTTGCCATTACGGCTGTACAATGTACAAGCAGATCCATTTACAACTGCCAACACACGTACACCATCAAGTTTGACTTCCAGGCGTTTGATACCTTTGAGCTTTTTAGGTTGGTCTGTGGAGTCCTGTGCTAGTTGGCAACTGAACACAGGAATCTTCCATTCAGTTTTGCCCAGCACTTTGTTGAGTGTTTTTTCAGAGATACCGCATCTCAAGTCCTTGATTAACACACGACGGGCTAGACCATTCCACTCTTCAGAGTCAAACATTTGACTGCAAGTTTCAATTGCTTCTCTTGCACGATTACCAGTGATACTACGAGTGCGTAGGCTTTCTAACAAGGCCCAAAATCCAGGCCAATGATTTGGTTGGCCAGTCAAACCTTCAGTCTCAGGCACTTGCCGGATGCCAAACACATAGAAAGGATTGTAGGCTTGATAGCAGTTGAACAAGAAAGCCTGTGCGTCAGCACTGCCTAGTTTGGATGCCATCAAAGCCTTTTCGATTGTTTTTTCTTTGTGTATGCGGCTGTCCGAACTTTCTAAGTCGCGGATCCAACCTGCTGCCATTACACCCGAGAACCTTGGGTCTGAGAAGTTTGTTTCATTCATATATTTAATCCGTTACCATGAACTATTATAAAACACTTTGAGTCCCATGAACAACTCTGCACGAGCATTTTTAATGAACTCAAGATCGTCTTTACGGTAGTGCTCGTCTGCGTCGTTGCCAAAGAAGAATCCTGATGTACCGGGCAAGGTGCCTGCAATGACATCAAGTTCTAGTCGTTCAAGATCATCATATGTTAGCTCAAGCTCGTCACCATTGAAGTCGCCCGAGTTGCCTTGACTCTCCCACAACTGTTGCATCCAGCCATGCAGGTTAGGATGTTTACGCCAGTAAGCAATCTCACGTGGCTTGGTCACAGGCGAGATAAGTTCTTTTGAATCGTTGTCCCAATTGGCGGTGTCGTAGTATTCTTTTTGTTGGCCTGCACGAGCGGCCACGTATGCATACATATCAAGACCCATTACGCGGCCTCCAACATATTGGCCGGTACATTGAACAGGCCGCCTGGTGTGTTAACCAGCACAAATTTGATTTTGACTTTGCGCACGGTGCCAACGTATGTTAGGCCGTTGCGGTTGCTGGTGAACTTTACAGAGTCACCAATTGAAAAACTACGTTTCTTTTGTTGGGTGAGTTGCGCACGGGCAAACTTCACCGCATCAATCACTGTGGACAGTTCGTCGTTGGTGAGATTACCAAACATGATAGCAGAGTTAATTTCTTTGACATTCATTTCAGGCTCCTTTTAGTTACTATACAAGTATTATAGCAAAATGGGATTTATTGGTCAATCAAACTTATACAGTTTGGTTTGCTACAAGTCGACGGATGCGTTGACCCATGTCCTCGGGCGTGTCGCCTTTGCCTGTGAGCATGTAGGCAGTGTACTCCACCATGTCGGCCTGTTTGAACTCCAAGGCAATACCCAAGTTCCGGAACACAAGGTTGACTTGTTTAAGAGTTTCTTCCACTGTTTTTTGTACAATGTCTAAGTGATCGGGGTCAACTTCGTCTTGCTCGTAGCCCATGTCACCTAACACGTCGTGAAAGGCTATTTGGTCATCCATAATGCAGAACTTGCCAAAAGCCTTGTTCAGGGTTTCGTCGCCAAAGTCCTCAATGTGCTCTCCAATGTCGTTGCTGTCAATCCAGGAAAGTTCTGTCTGTTTTGTGTATGTGTGCATTGTTGGCTCCTTTTAGTTACTATACAAGTATTATAGCAAAATGGGATTTATTGGTCAACCGAATTCGTACATGTATTGAGCCACTGTAGGATCCAGTTTCACAAGGTCTTTTGCGGCCGCTGTGAGTTCACGGTAGCGTCTGTTAACTTCTGCACGTGGCAGTTCGCCATCACATGAAAGATTCTCAGGGCTCAGATCCGAATCAATCATTTCAGCCACACGTTTACGACCTGCGGCAGTTTGAATTTCATAAACGGGTTCTGTACGTTGGCCGCGGAACAGGGCGGCATAACGGTTTTTGTTGTCAATAAAAGTGGTAAGTGCTCGCATTGCTAACTCCTTTTTAATTACTATACAAGTATTATAGCAAAATGGGATTTATTGGTCAACCAAAAAAATGTGGCAAAAAAGCCACACTTTTAAGTGATTTTGTGCTTACATTGCACCGCCGCCACCACCACCACCACCTCCGCCTCCGTCGCCACCTCCGCCGTCGCCACCGCCCCCTGCACCATCACCGTTTGCGCCGCCGGCGTCAGTCCCGCCACCAAAGTCTGTGGCACCGTTTAATACTTGGAATGATTTTGTAAATGGTGTGATACTGGCAAAGGTAACAGTAAATTCCCAATCGCCAGCTTGAAGGGCAGTTCCTGCCACTGTGTCTTGGCCATTGGCATCAGTTGTACTTGACCCTGAGGCCCAGGGTAATGTGTAGGTGTACGCAGTAGACGGAGGACCGTTCACTACCAGTTGTAAAGTCTGGCCTTGATACACAATATCAATGTTGCCTGTAACAATGCCGGTGTACCAACCTGTTTGTTCCACTGCGGCTGTGACTGCGACCACTGCTGGTATCACATTCACTGTGGTTGAGGCTGAAACAAACTCTGGATTTACTGTTGTTTGACCAGCACTAAAAGTTAATGTAGCTGTGCCTGCGGCGCCCAAGTATGAACCTGGAATACGATACACACTACCAAGCCAGTTTGATGCACCATCACCAGCAGCCCATTCACTACCGGTTCCACCATACACAGTTCCACCAATAGTGCTGGTTAATGTAAACACTGTTGGGTCATAACCTGCCAGTGACACACTGGGTCTTATTCGCAAATTAACATAAAAATCAGTATTGATCAACAACTCAGTTACAGGCGCTTGTGGGTCATATCCTAATGGTAATACGCTGTTTGATGCATATAGATTTAGAACCGCAATTTTAACTGCAGGAGCCTCTACAGTTGGCTGAACATACGGATCTTGAGCTTTTGCTCTTGCAGTGCCTTCAACTCCGCAGGAATAGTCAGTAGAATTTGCGTTACCTGGTACTTGAAGTTCTGGCGGTGGTGGCAATGTAATTTTGGGATATTGTTGATTGACCAATAGTCTTGTGACTTCAACTGGCCGGGCTGCAAGAGTAGTACCAGTCACGGCTGTTAAAGCAGTGGATATTGCACCTAGTACCCTAGCCCCGCCAACTCCCGACGTTATGTCACCAACTTGTGCACCAATTCTAGCCACAGGAAATCCTGTAGTATTGTCAGACTCGGGCCATACACTGGGTACAATATTATCGTGCTTGATACTCATGCTTTGTCCATTATTGAGTTGTTACGACCTTCTCTTAACGCACCAAGCACAGCTTGACCTGATTGCGTGTCAGCATCTGCTACTGCAATCAAGAAAGAATTCTGTCCACCAATCTCACGATCTAGGCCTGCATATTGCAGTCCACTCATAAAGCTCATTGTGGCCTGTTGTCCACCTGGTACCAAGTTGGCAAAATCTAGGCCGGCACGAACTTGGTTGTCGTATTCATATTCATACTGAGCACAGATTGAATTAAAACTGTTGTTCAATGATGTGGTATGAGCAGGATAGGCCGCAATCAATGCAGAAATTGCTGTGTTGGCCGCTGGTATTAACCCTGTGGTAAATGCATCATCACCTGACGCATACACGCCGGCTGCAGGGCCGCTGGGGATTGTTATTGGTCCTGCATTAGGACCATATGTTCCAGACACTGTGGCCAGCATGTCTGCGTAGATGCCGGTCAAGGTTGCGACATTCATGTTGGCAATAACAGCTGACGTATTTTCTAATGCATTCTGTGTTTTTGTACCAACAGCAGAGCCCAAAAAGTCCTGCATGGTAAATGTGCCAAACTCGCCTGTGCCATTGGCAAATGTGTTTTTGTAGTAACTGGTCACTGTGTCTGGCACAGGCTTGGTTACATTTTCAACTAGATCAAGACCTTTGAGTGTTTCCATGATTATCCTAACAATGCGGCTGCCAATTGCGGTGCAGTAACAGTAGAGATTCCAGTGACTTGTTGAAGACTGGACTGGAATGCTTTGTTTGCTACTGCTTGATCTGGCGGAATAATCTTTGCCAATTCGTCGCAGCCAGCAGGCAAGGTAATAGCTGTGCTGTCATTGAGTGCTGCCTGAATAGCAGGATTCACAGCGCCATCAGGTTCAAAAATCAATATGCTGGTACTACCCGGGGACGGTGGTGTGTTTGGATCAATCACTGTGCTAGGTGCTGTGGATATCACAGTCATGCTGGGCCAACTGGTTGGGAATATTTTTTTCAAGTCCAGCAAGTCACCTAGATTTGCAATATTTGGTATCACAGCATCTAGTATGTCCAGAGCATAGGTCAAACAGTCGCCATCAATGGCCACCATGGCAGCATAGGCTCGTTTCTGCAGTGTGTTAAATTCATTTTCAGTAGGGGTACGTTCACTGGCTTCAGGGGTGGCCAACAGAATAATATCACTTTGTGTTAGACCAAACTCTGCTAATTTAGTAGCAATACAACTCAGTGTACCTGATGTGATGCCTGCTTGTTCGCTGATTTGTTGTAGTACACTTGCTGGTGTGCCAAAGTCTGCTAACTTGCCTAGGTTCAGTAGGTTACCACTCTTGGCAATATCTGCACCAAAACATTTCAGTGCCAAGTTGGCCGCAGTAAGTTGTCCTGTAATTAGATCATTCATTGTGGTAAATGTAGGACCAAGATATGTTGTGGCATTGACTGCACTGCATATTAAATCGTTTGCACTTTGTCTATATCCTGCCGCAATTTGAAATATCTGACAAAACTTGTCTACACTGCCATCACCAAGATACATGGCAGCATTGTTGGCCACCAGATTGCCAAAGCCGCCCGGTTCGCTCACAGGTAACAGCACATTCATGCCAGCATATGATCCAGGCACACTGGATCCCAGGGCAGGACATGCGTTGCTGGCCAAGGTCTTTAGTGTGGTTACAATGTTGGCGCTGATGCCAAAACCAGGTGCGGCAGCAATAGCACCGTTCAAATTAGAAACAAAAGTAATTGAATTATAAGAGCTTACTGCATTGGTCAATGTGGCAGGAACTGCAATGCCTTGATTGTTCAGCAGGCCAGCGCCCGCAATCAATTGCAAAGGAGTGTATGTTCCCGGCGTTGAAAATCCTGCGCCGGCCATTATCCTGCCCTTACATTGCTACTGCCGCCGGTGCGGGTGTGACCACAGGTGTCAGCATCACCTGTGACACTGATGGGTTTGCCTGCTACTCGCACAGTGCTTACTCCACCTGCAGTTTGTGGGCCTGCATGTGATTTTTTACCATGGAAACTAACAGCCAAACCAATCACAGCCGTGGGCTTGTTGTTGGTACGCACTGAGCCAATGCCCGATGTTACTACACCACCGCCTGAATCTGAATCACCTTGTCTCTGTACTGCTGGCATGTTATCCTAGTATGAGTTTTTTCTCTGGTACTTTGATACCAGTTGTTGCTTCTAGATATTTCATCTTGACCGAGTCATCAGTCTTAGATACCAAAGAAACGCTGTTAGTATTTAACCGAATTTCTTCCTTGGGATCTGCAGTAAACAAGCTGGGCACAAGTCCCATGCCCTGTGGTCCTGGGGCAATACTCACTGGTTCTTCCAAGACGATCCAGTCCCCGCCAGATTGTTTGACTTTGGCTACCATTTCCTCGCCAGAATTCATTTTGAATGTGTATACTTGATTGTGTTCGAGTGCTAGTTGTGTCATTAGACGCTTTCTGTTAGTTTAGCTTTAAGTTCTGTAAATCCACCCACAAGTTCTCCGTCAAGGATAATCTGTGGTACTGTTCTGGCTGTAGGGATTGCTTCTAACAATTCTTCTTTGGTATACCCGTCTCCGATCTTGCGTTCTTCAAACGGGATACCTTTTTGTTTTAATAGTGCCTTTGCTTGATCGCAGTAAGGGCAGTGGTACTTGCTCCACAAGATTGCTGTCATTTTATTTTCCTAATAGTTTCATCATTGTACGTACATGTACACGATCTTTTTCTTTTTCATCTTCGGGCAATTGATCATAGGGCACATGTTGTGCCGCATTATAGTCGGCCTTGGGATTGCGCTTCATCCATTCAATGTGAATGTACTCTGCGGCTTTTTCCATGTCAGTAGAAAATTTGGACACAGCGTCGGCGGCTGCTTTACCTGCGGCCAAGTTTTCCCTTTGCCAGTCCGGGTGAATCTTATCAAATGGTTGGTTGATATCGCCTTCAGATCCGTCGCTGTTCTTTTTGATCCTGGGCTTTGTTCCTGTAGGATCAAAATTACGACGCCATTCTTCGTGTGCTGAACTGGCAAATTGTGTGATAGGATCTTCGTTGATTTGCATCATCTCGTTAATTTTGTCTAAATGTTTTCTAATATCTTGTTGCATCATAATTCTGGTAACTCCTCATAGTCAATGCTGTCGCTCATTATGCCGATAACATAATTAGTCGATTCGTTCTCCTGCAGTGCAGTTTGTTTCTTGCTGGTGTCAACGTGTTTGTTGAACCAAGGAATAGGGGTACTGCGTGGTGCAGGTTCCAAGTACTTGATACCAATTTCGTTGAGTGCGTTCTTGGCAGTGAAGTCCACAAAGTCTCTCAAGATGTTGGCATTGAGTCCAATCACAGGACCAAATTTAAACAAGTATTCTGCCCACTCTTTTTCTTCGCGGATCACATCCAGGTACAATTGGTACACTTCTGCTTCGCATTCTGCTTTGACGTCAGCAAAGCGAGTATCTTCTTTCACAACCTGATTGATCAAAAATGCAGTCCACTCTTTGTGTAGCAGTTCATCTTGCAAGATTAGTTGAATGATGTTGCCGTTGCCAATGAAGATCTTGTTCTCAACCATGGCCAATGAGGTTGCAAATGATACCATAAAGCGGAATGCTTCCAATGCGTAACTAGCATGTAGAGCCATGTAAATTGCTTTGACGTGGTCTTGTTCAGTGACTGCTTCACCTAGTTGTTTGCGGCAGTTGACCACATGTAGTTCTTCATAGTAGTTGCCCACACTTGATGCCATATCTACAATTTCTTTAGTGTCGTGGATGGTGTTGAACACATCCTTGGGTACATTGTAGATGTTGCGAATGATGTGACTGTAACTTCTTGAGTGAATGTTGGTTTCAAAGAATGTCCAGTTATACACTAAAGCTTCTAGTTCTGGTAGGCTTACTACAGGAGTAAAGATTTGACTTGGGCCACGACCTTGCAAACTATCTAGTGCTGTTTGGCGTAACAGGTTTGATGTAAAGATATGCTTGACAGTATCTGACGCATCTTTAAAGTCTTGTGAGTCTTTGGTCAATGAGATCTCTTCTGGCACCCAAAAGAATCCACGTGCCTCTTGCTCATACTTGGCAATCTTGTTGTACTTGACTTCTTCAAATCTTTGAATGGTCACAGGACCTGCTGGGTCCAGAAACATCTTGCGGTTCAAATAATCTGTTTTTGTTTTTAAATTGTATTGTTGTTTACTCATATATTACCAATGTCTGATTGTGTTGGCTATAATAAAGCCACAAGTTATAACGTGTATTATAACCCAAAACGTCTTGAAGAACAAGGCTATGCGAGCTTCTCGAAGAGTCAAGATAGGCACATCTGGACGATCATGATCTGACTCGCCCATCAGGTGCCCAGTGGCTCTGGCCCATATCTTTTCTATACTGTTCACAGTTTACAGCTTTCACAGTCTTCCTCAAGATCAAAATCAATTTCCTCCAAAGGAGCTGCCTCGTCGGCCTTTTGTTTTGATCCTGCTTTGTTGATTAGACTGTAGTAGAATGTTTTCAATCCCCAGTAATGTGCCTGCATCAAGTTCTTGGCAATCAATGTGGTGGGCACTTTACGGTCAGCAAAGTGTGCGGGATTGTAAAATGTGTTTGTGCTGATTGACTGATCAATGTAGGCAGCCAATACTGCGGCAGTCTTCAAGTAGCCGTCACAGTCCTTCTGTGCCCACATCTGTTGATATTTGTTTTTCAACTTGTGATACTCAGGCACAACTTGTGTGAGCGAACCTGCCTTGGATTCTTTTACAGAGATCAAACTCATGGGCATTTCAATACCGTTGGTTGAGTTGATCACCACTGAGCTGGACTCCACAGGAGCAATGGCCATTTGGGTGGCATTGCGTACTCCATAGCTACGCATTTCAGCACGTAGCCCTTCCCAGTTCAGTTCAGGTGTGAAGTCTGTGAGTTCGTTCACCCCCTTGGCACGTAGTTCCCAGGGAAAAATGCCTTTGCCGTAGCGTGTTCGGTCTGAGTCCGCACAACGACCACGTTCCTTGGCCAGTTCAACTGAGGCTTCTGTCAGGTAGTAGGCCTGGTGTTCCATCCACGTCTTGACGTCAGCCAGGGCGTCTCGCTCTCCGTATTTGAATCCACGCTTGGCGTGCCAATAGGCAAGGTTGGTGACTCCAATTCCAAGCGGTCTGATTTCGTCATTGGATAGTTTAGACTGGATGGAAAGAAAGTCTTGATAATCAAGAATGTTGTTGAGGCTACGATGCAGTATGCGACAAGCACGGCGCATGTCTTCTGGGTTACGGAACGCACCCCAATTGATTGAGCCCAGAGTGCAAAGTGCGATACGACCATCGCTGTCATCCAGACGTTTAAAGGATTTAGTAGGTAAAAGTATTTCACAGCAAAGATTACTCTGGTAAATGGTATGATACTCAGGATCAAAAGGTCCTTGGTTCATCACATTGTCAATGAACACTAGATAGATACGACCAGTGTCTGTTCGTTCCTTGAGTATGCCTGATTTGAACACTTCTTCAGCACTCATGGTCTTTGTTCTCAAGTCTTTGCGTTTTTCATATTCGCAATAGAGCTGTTCAAACCGTTGTGTGTTTTGATAAAATGCTTCGTACAGGTCTGGTACTTCGTTTGGGTCAAAGAAAGTTATGTTTTCTTTGTTCTTGAATCGTCTCCAGAAGAAAGCACTAAGCACAACCCCATAATCCATATGACGGACTCGGGTTTCTTCTGTTCCTTGGTTGTTCTTAAGAACAATAAGATCATCAAACTGATGATGCCAAATAGGATAAAATACAGTAGCACTTGCATTACGAATACCTCCTTGTGAGCATGAGCGCAAATCTCCAAACCATTTCTTCAAGAATGGTATCATGCCTGTATGCTGGATCTCACCACCACGGATGGGTGAACCTAATGAGCGCAGTCGTCCAATTTCTAAACCAATGCCTGCACGTTTGCTGGCATACTTGGCCATCATTTCTCCGGACGCGAAAATACTGTCCAAATCATCATCCGAGCGAATAAGCACACAACTACTAAACTGTTTAGTAGGAGTACCAAGCCCTGCCAACACTGGCGTGGCCAATGTGAAAAGCCCGTCGCTGGCTGCTGTGTAATACTCTTTGATGTAGCGCATTCTCGCTGAGTTCGGTTCTTCTGAGTGAAATACAGTAGCGGCCGCGACCATGTATCTAATTTGTGGAGTTTCATATATTTGTTTGGTACTACGGTTCTTGACCAAGTACTTCTCTATCAGTTGTTCAATTGCCGCATATGAATAGGTTTCATCTTTTGAGTGATCCAACATGTCATTCATGCGGTTCCAGTCATCCTCTGTGTACCATTCCAGTAATTCTGGAGTGTATAGGCCAGTGTCTACATTGGTCTTTACAATTTCATACAAGTGTGGTGGAGTATATGAACCATATACATCTTTACGCAACATGCTGAGTCGTTGCTTGCCTGCTACGAATTGATAATTGGTGTGACCCACATCAGGATTTGACTCTACGTCAATAAGGTCAACTATGGCACGTAAGGTAATTTCATCAATTTCCTTGGTGGTAATTCCATCGTAAAAATGCAACTGTGCCTTGATCTCTACCATGCTCTGGCTCACGTCTGCAATGCCTGCGCATATTTTGGCAATTTGTGTCTGCCACTTTTCCAATGCCAATGGCTCCCGCTGCCCTGAGCGTTTTACAACTGTTATTATTTTCATTCTACTCCTACTTTATTTGTAGTTTTATTTGGTTTTGTGTTATCTGATGTCGAGTCTTTTTGAGACTCAGGTTGATATTTACGACAGTGTCTCGGTCCCAATTCAATATATATTTTCCCTGGTTCACTTGGACTAAATTGTCGCTATCCACCTCTACAAGCACCGCATCTTGTAGGTCGGGTCTATCAAGTATTGTTATAGTATACAGGATTCCAAGGCCGCGAGCAAGGCCACAATACAAGTTGTCATCCAGTAATTGCCAGGGATCTGGCCAATTTGCACGGTCGTCCCAGTGTAGGTGATATGGCGTCCAGGGTGCGTCAAACCACCATGAATTGATGGCTGAGAGAGTTGCATCAGTGTCCAGGGATTCACACTGGCGACGAAGATTGGACCAACTTGCTAGTCGGTCACTAAAGGTTTTATGCCACATTAAGCTAGGTGAGTGATAGAGTAAGTTATTGAGCCGGCTGTGCCAGTTGGGGTGGCATCTGCGTATGACACTGTGACCACACTGGTGGCTTCTGCAGCCGATAACACAAAGCCAGTTGACGCATTATCTGAATAGTCATCAGTAAACGAGAATGTGGTTCCAGACACAATAGTAATTGTGCCTGTGCGATAAGTTGTGCCACGCTTGATAGTGTAATCCATTCGGAATGCTCGGATGCCTGTGGCACTGCTGTCCACTGTGAACAAGGTAGAAGTTGCGGCTGAATCGGCCAGGGTGGATACCACGCCAGTAGTGCGCACATACTGACCCAGATTCATCTGGTTGGCAATAGTGGTATTGGCCACACCTGATATTACATAACCAATCTTGCTGGTGTTCATGCCAAACGCAATACTACCAGTGGCGCCTAGGCTCACACGAGGATAGGTTGCGCTCTGTGCAGTGGTGCGCTGGAACATGTCGCCCATGCTGACATTGTTGTCTGTGTCAATACTGATCACAGGTGTGGTGGCTGTGACAGTGTAGTTGTTGCCCACATCATAGAATATGTTGTAGGCACTGATGTTAAATGTTGCTCCCACAATCTGAATGCCTTGAGTGTACACATCATCAAAGGTGTTGTGTACCATGCGAACGCCTGTGGGACTGGTGTCTAAAATAATACCACGGTACATGGCATCAAAATAGCAGTTACTGATTGTGGCGCCGTTGATCACAGCATCAGTATTGACGCCATAAGTGACTCCGGTGAATCTGCAGTTATCAAAATAGATTTGGTTACAAGGATACGATATTGTGCTGGCAAAGTTTACTCCGCTGAGAGAGGCATCAGTCACTGTGTTTATGTTTGTGCTGGCAGTAAACGGGCCTTGGAATGTGATGTTGGTAAAAGATACTTGTTCAGCATCTTCCACCATTAAGATGTTGTGAGAGTTAGCAGAGTCATTGCCATATGTGGCTGTTTGGAATCGCATGCCAGATACTTCAATGCTTTGCGGAGCATATTGTGCGCCACCTGTGCCAATGTCGCTGCCTACCTGTTGCAAGCTGTCTGCTGTGCGTACCACGTATTCTGGTAGGCCCGCTGGCACTGGGTCCCAAAAGTTGACATTTGTGATTGCTGTGCCAGCAGACACCGCGGCAATTGATCGGAAATAGTAGACACCGCCCGAGCCTGCAGGATAGTATACCAACACGCCTGTGGCATAAGGTATGGCACTAGACCAGGTTTCTACAGCAAAGTTAATGATACTGGAGTTAGGACCTTCTCCGTACAACTGAGCAAATGGAGGAATCTTGATAGTGTCAGTGATTAGATATGTTCCTGCAGGGAAGAACAAACTTCTACGAATCTGTGTGTTGGTCTGGCGGCAGTACAACTGAAACAAGGCACGATTGATAGCGGCTGTGTCGTCTGTAACTCCGTCTCCGGTGGCGCCAAAGTCTGTGACCACGGCATAGCTGTCCAGTCTGCTCTGCAGGCTTTGACTTACTGGTGAACCTGATGTGGCACCTGTTTGTACGTCATATCCGGCAGCAGAACCTTTGTAGGTATAGGCTGTGGTATATTGCAACAGATCTGAAAATTCTGTAAGGATTTCAGTGTTGCCCACAACAGGAGCACCTTCGGTTAGTTCGCCATTGCCAATGAACAATTGTCGTGTGTCTACTGCCCAGCCCAATTCTGCGCCAGCCAGTGGCTCAGGTAAGTCTTGTGCCAGACCTTTTCGTTGTGTAATTCTAGATATTTGTAAAATGGCCACGGTGCGTCCTCAATAGATCACGTATTTAGCAGATAGAACTGCTCAACACGGCGCCACCACAGATCTCTGTAGCGATCAAACTCTGCACCTTCCAACACAAACTCTTGATATTCTGGGGGTTTAATGATGTTGAACTGCTCGTCAACATCTGGTTTGACGCACATCAAGATCACACCCTTGCGTATGCGTGTGCCATGCACTTCATTGTGTGCTTCTGCATAGGCGCATAACTGCACAAAATAGTCCTCAATCCATTCACGCCGTTTGGGCTTGTTGCTTTGCTTGTAGTCCAAGATTGATTCTTCATTCAGATGAATCCCGGCGCCGTCTGTTGTGCCTGCGTAGATCCCGGGAAAGTATAGCGGAACTTCGATGCCCCAAAATTCGTTCACATTCTTCAAACCCTTTTCCACCACCACATGTGCCATGGCATGACTGGCCCAGCTGTAAGGATTTGTAGTGCGTTCTTTGATTTCACCTGTCTTTACATAGTCCTCAAGATAGGTGTGCATACGTGTGCCTCGATTGGCAGCTTCCGTAGTGATCTGCTGTGCTTTTTCTGCACCCACACTACGACGCCATCGGTTCAGTGCTTCCCGGCTTTCTTCGCTTTTGGTTTTGTCAAGTATTGTGGTAACTGAAGGTAAATTTTTGCCATCTGGTGTGGAGTAAAAACGTTTGCCTTCAACTACTACTCGGGGAATGGGTTGGTAATCAAATTTAGGATTGTACATCAAGTTTCTTAAAGAATGCCACCCGGTGAGTTATTTCCAGGGAGAATTGTTTTTCTATATCAATGTCATTAGTCATGATATTGATCAATTCTTTGTCAGGGGCATCTAGTAGATTATACAGTCTTTCATTAAGTAAAGCAAATGATTGGTCAGTCTTTTTGTCAAAATAGGCATTATGGCTTAGAAATTTTAACCATTGTTCATGACTTTCGGGCATGTTCTTTAATTCTTCAATTGTGGAATTTATAAAATTAAAAAGCACCCGGGTATGGTCAGGATATTTCTTAAAGATGCCATGCCCGACACAGATCTGTAAAAACTCAATCAACGCTGGTCGATATCGTATAGGCAAGGCTTCTACGTCCAGGTGGCGGGTCTGATTTGTAAGATTAATAGGTTTTATAGGAAATGAATAATGCTGTTGATCAAACCAGGCTGACCAATAGGTCATAAATTCGTCAATGTACATGATGTTGTTGAGGCTGAACACTGGTGTGATCAAACAACGCCATCTAGGAGTATATGTTTTCTTTCCAGACACAATACTCAGAGTGGTTTGATGACTCATTAGTGTGGCTAAATTGTTTTCAATCTTTTCAAATTTAGCCGGCCACCGCAGATATTGATAATTGTCGCCCACTGAGTCAATGCTTAAATTGATATCTACATCTCTAAACTGTGACATCTTGCTCATGAGATCGTAGCCTGGCCGTACTGACAGTGCAGTGGTCACACGCAGATGCACACGAGGTGCAATTCCTTGAGCAATCATCCAGTTCAAAAGTTTTTTCATGCCTGGCTGCACAAGACTTTCCCCACCAATGAAATGCACATAAAAATGCTCTACCTCGGGCAATTTTTCTAATATGGTTGTGGTAATCAACTTCCAGTGTTCAGGACTTGTACTAATATCTATTTCATACTGTTCGCTCACAGGAGTATTGGTTATTCTAGCCCAGGTCGAGCTTTCTGTTTTTGAACAACTCCTGCAGGCTAGATTACAAAAGTTACTGAACTTGACCCGCAGTTCAAACTCAGGAAGTGCTTGTTTTTCTACAAAACTCCTTAATCTATCTTCAATGTATCCCAAGAAACCATTCACACGTTCACTAGCACCACTGTGGTCTTCTTCAGATTTACAGCGCCAGCATGCTTCAGGCCATTGTTCATTTAACTGTTGCTCTTTGATATCAGCAAATGGATCTGCTCCTGCACTGGGCACAAAAGTTCTGTCGTCAAGATTGCAACAACAGGTTTTGTACACGGGTTCTGAACTCAGCTCTGAATAACGTGTGTCTAGTGTGACATAGGGATATATGCACAATGTGGGATTTTGTTCAGCCCATAACAGTCGTTGGTCTACAGACTTTTTCAGTGCGTCGGTCATACTCGAAAACTTTCTCCGCAACCGCAACGATCACGCTCATTGGGATTGCGGAATTCAAATCCTTCATTTAGGCCGTTGCGCACAAAGTCCACAGTTACGCCTTGCAAGTAGGCACAACTCTTGGGATCTACATAAATTTCACAGCCGTTACAGCTAAAGCATTGATCTTCAGTTTTGGGTGCATCAACATATTCCAACACATAGGCCAGGCCTGAACAGCCTGTGGTACGAACACCTAGTCTGATGCCTACACCATGCCCGCGACGTTGGAGTGTTTGTTTTATCTTTCTAGCCGCAATGTCAGTTACTGATACCATGATTTTTTAGTGCAATATGTGTTGCAAGCAGTTAGTTGTTTAGGGGTGTCAAATGTGTCAATTATCTGATTGAACCACACTACGCCTTTTTCCAATGTGTCTACAGTGGCTCCGTCCCTGAGCACATGAACATCTTCCACATATGTTGTGCCAGGCTTGCTGAAATTGCCAATGAAACAGCACGGATCTATATTGCCGTCGGATGCAATATACATACTCACTGGTGACCAAATGTGTAGGGCCTTGCACTCAACTTCATCGTAGGGTGCCTGGGCCAGTTTACGAGGTCCGTGCAGATTGATCCATTCTTCTGTGATTTGATCTGGGAAAGTTTTACCTGATTCTTTTTTGAGTTCAAATATTTTTTGGCCGTGTTGATTGTATACTGGTCCCCAGTCTCGGCCATGATGTCTCAAATTGAATTTTTTAAATCCCAGTGCTTCACTGCGTTCACGTGCTTCGTTGATCTGATGACGATTGTGATCAAATTCAGTCATGCACCAATTGGCATGCCCACCGGCTGCAATAAAGATTTGAGCATTTTTGATCACTGTTTCAAACACTGTGTTTTGTCGGTAGATATGATGAGTGTCTTCAAGACCGTCAATGCAAAACTCCATAACCACTCCTGTGGCTGCCAAGGATTGCCAAAATTCACGACCTTGGGCGCCGCCATTGGTGGATGCAGAAAGTGTTAATCCAGGTTTTCCAGGTTTAAATTTTTGTCCGTGTTGTCTAAACCAAGCCAATATACTGGGTGTTTCAGGATTCATCACTAGGTCGCCAAGGTTTCCATTTATTAACACACGTTTCAGTTGTGCAACCACAGTCTCAGGCACAATTGTTTTGATTTTTTCCAAGGTCAAATTGGTTTCTTTATAACCAAAATTGTAGGGAAATCCATGATAGTTGCGCATGCACATGGGGCACCTTGCGTTACACAAGGAACTGATTTCTATTTGTAATTCTCGAATGTCTGAGATGTTAATCATGATGTATTTAAGATATATTTGCTGGCTACCATTTCAGCAAACCGTCTGTTGGTCTCTGCATTGTAATGCCCGCCTGGTAACTCACCTCTTGCACTACTGGCATAGGTTACAATATTGTTAATGTGCAACCAATCAATGCCTGTGTCTTCCCAGGCTCCACGTATGTCAGGAAATTGGTTTAATAATTTGATACCACCAGCTGGGTCTAGAACAGAACTAACAAAGTTGTGGGTAGAAAACACATGTATGTTCTTGACTCCGTGACTGCGACATATGGCTTGTGAAATCATCACTGTGACTAGAAATCTATAAAAATTAGATTCCCATCCTTCTAGCAGTTTTAAGTTAACAAAATAATCAGTTTCAGGTCCTAATCGAGGCACTGTGCCAGCATTTACAAACCTTGGTAAAATTTTATCCTGATACTGATTATTGAACAATACTTCTCGATCAATAGAACTAAACTGCAATATCACAGTGTCTGGTTTAATCTTTATTAGATCTTGTGCCAGCTTGTAAGGCCAGTAACTGGGGCCTGACTTGGCCGCAGACTGATTAATTACTGTTTGTTGAGTTATTTCTGCCAACTGCCCTGGCCAACATAACTTTGCTTCCAGGTCATGAAGTACCTTGTCACCTAGTGTTCTATGAAGTTCTTGACTTTCTTTTATTGCAATATCACTACCGCACCAGTTGTGATATTTGACTAGATTGGATGTGCGTTCTGTGTGGCCTGGCCAACTGGGGTACAAATAATCAGCTAGTTCACTGCCCGAACTAAAGCTGTCACCTAGCACATAGATCATTGATGTCTTTTGCGATAGTCTTCTACTGCCGCTTTGATTGCATCTTCTGCAAGTATTGAACAGTGAATTTTAACAGGGGGGAGGGCAAGCTCATCAGCAATCTCGCTATTTTTGATCGCTGCCGCTTCGTCAAGTGTGCGTCCTTTGACCCATTCAGTAACCAGCGAACTCGACGCAATCGCTGAGCCGCAACCATATGTTTTAAATCTTGCATCTGTGATTACTCCATCTTTTACTTTTATTTGTAACTTCATCACATCACCGCAGGCAGGTGCTCCTACCATGCCTGTACCTACATCTTCGTCGCCTTTTTCAAAGCTACCCACGTTGCGTGGATTCTCATAATGATCTACTACTTGATTGGAATATGCCATATTATTGTGTACAGGTTCTTTCGCGGTAGATTTTACCGTCGAGTGTTTGGATTTCTTTCCAAGGCGTGCAAGACTCTTGCGGCACGTAGACGGGTTGTTGTTGCACAATCACTGTTTCTGCTTGTGCAGGTCTATTGGCAATAACAGCACCTACTACCCCGCCAATGATTAACGGGGCGACCCAATTATTATGACCATAATGGCCGTAGTATCTGGCATGTCCATACGGACCGTGGTGGCCATGTCGCCAATGTTGTGCTAGTGCAGGCACTGTGACCATTAACAATGCTAGTGAAATTAAGATCTTTTTCATAGTGATCTCCTTTAAGTTATTATACTATATATAACGCCTAAAGTCAACCAAATGTTGACAGTTTTGATTAAACGCCGCGGGATTTGTTCATTGCCGATTTGGCGGCATTGGCAACTATGTCTTGTGCTTTGTTCACAGGCATAGCAACCGGTTCGGCAGGTTCGCCTTCACCTTTGAATATGATTTCTTGTGCTTCTGGAGTCATTGGTTCTAGTACCGAACTCAATGGAGGTTGTCCCACAATCTCTTCAATGTTGTCTTCGGTAACATTAATGCCCAGACTTTGTGCTAGGCTGATAAATGCACCTCGAGAGATTTGTTTTTGTGCGCCTTCGTCGTCTGCACGTCCGGCAAGAAAGTTGACCAGCCCTAACAGTTCGTCGGGGCTGGGTGTTGTGGATTCTGTTATGAATTCACGGAATCGCATTATCTACGTGCTCGGCCCAGACCAGCACCGCCTGCGGCTGCTTCTGGTTCTGCAGGAACTTCAGGAGGCATTGCGCCGCCCATTTCTGGAGCAGGAGCGGCACCCATGTTGGCTTGTACATCAACCACACCAGGAGCAGTGGCCATGCCAGCGTCAGGAGCAGGTGCTTGACCTGTTACCACGCCCAGGGCTTGATCCAAGGCAGCTTTGGCACCTTGTAAGTTTTGTACCAGGCCAGCAAGAGCGGCTGTGGCATCTGTGTTGAATTGTGTGGCTTGATCAATGCCCACTTGGTTCTTGATCGAGTCAACTAGAGCTGGTAATTCTTTGAACTGTAATTCAGTTACATCTTCCAACATGCCTTGCATTTTGTCAACCATGTCTTGTGCGGCCAACACAACTTGAGCTTGTTGTACTTCGCTTTCATTCAAGCGAGTCATCACACGACGCAGACGACTTTCGGCCTGCATCATGGCAGCACCAGCAACAAGTTTTTGCTCATCAGGGTTGAGTGTTTGACCACTTTGGCTCTTTTTCAAAGCAGCAGCCAGTTTGGGATCTTTAACTTGCACAGTGCTTGGTTGTGCTGGCTTGGCGCCTGGTGCGGCACCAGCAACTGGAGCAACAGGAATAGCCTCCTCAGCCATGCGTGTGGTCAGTGCCTGTTCCATCATTACCAGTTTAAGGTAACCTGGGTTTTGTTGGCTCTGATATCTAGCAGACCCTGAACGATGCTCACGTAGCAAACCTTGCACACGTTGCAACAGGTGCTGAGTTTGACGCGATGTTAAACGATCAAACTCAATGTTAGAACCAAAGTAACTTTCGAAAACTTTAGCGATTTGTTTTGTTGGCGACGGGGCGGCCAGTTCTTGCAGTTTCATTTGAGAATCCTCTAATTTGCATATATTTAGCCGAAATTAAACATTTCTCTAATTCGGCATCCAAGGCTGACAGACGATCTATCTTGCTTTGAATTTTGGTGGAAACACATTCGTAGAAATCTTCGCGATTGCTACGATTAGCCAAGGCTTGACGGCAGTGTATATCCGCCGCTAGGCTATGTTTTTTGGTATCTAGCGTGAGTATGTATCGTGCTAGATTGTTTTGGTTGTGCTGATCAGCAATGCACCAACTGATAGCACTTTTTTTGCTACCAAATGTTATAGAATCTTGATTTTTAATATTAACTATAAACTTGTAGTCTGTGGGTATAATATTGTATTTTCCAAAAGCTAGTATGCCGCCGCGACCATCATCCACAATCAATTTATCAGTTAGATTGAGTAGTTCTTTTGCGGCAAAGGCTTCTAGCTTGTTTTGTTTGTTCATTTAAATACATACGTTGTGACTAGCCATCCAACAGTGGCCAACAGCATGCCAATGATACCCGATCCCCAAGTGACCAATTGATCATTACGTTTGGCTGCCATTATTTGCACCATGTCATGCACTTCATTAATGGTGGTTTTTAAACTGTCAACATTAGATTCGAGAGTCTCTAATTTAAGTTCAAGTAACTTATATCGCTCAGCACACAATTCAACATGTGCTTCAAGACTCTTTTTCTCAATATCAGTTGTGTCCATTATAGGCTCCCATCATTTATTTATGGGTTCAAACCAAATGTTCTGATCCGGGCCGTCAGTTACCAGTGTGTATTGAGTTGTGAGTGTTTCAGTAAGTCCTGTGAGCATGGGTACTCCTGCGCACTCTGCAATCAGTCCAGATAGGTCAGTGTTGTAGACTTCTGCATGCTCTACAGAGAATTCAAAGCGCCATTCGCCTGGAGCACTGATCACTGGCTCTACATCAAATACTTGTGTGCGCAGGCTGATCAACTGATTCAATGTTTCCCAGTTGCGCTGTTGATTTCTGGCAAACATCCACTCGTGTTGATTGTTAATAGTGTTTCCAGCATCGTCTGTAAATGGCACCTGGCTGGGCCTGTAGTGTCCAGTTACGCCAGTAGGTGAGCAATCAAAAAGAGTTCTACAGAGTATTCGCATTATAGGAGTATTTAACGGCCAACAAAAAACCCAGGATATTTCTAACCTGGGTTTTGTTGTTAATCAGTGAATGATTAGGTCGATAGCTTGAAGCCAACGCTTGTGCAACTATCCAACTGATAACCTGTGAAGGTGATGTTGGCAGCACTCAAGAAACCAGCGGCTTGTGTGCTGGCATTGCCAAAAGCGCCTGTTGGGTATGTAGCAAAACTCAACACAGTACCGTCAACTTGATACATTGCAATTGTAGAAGTTTGTTGGATAGCGTTGATAACGTTAGCAACATACTCTTGCACACCTTGTTGTGACACAACAGTAGTGTTGGCAACAACGCGGAAGAAGTCCAGTTTAGGACCAGCAGGTTGAACCGGTGTAGCGGCAGTAGAAGCGGATGGAGCAACGGGACCGTTTTGTACGTCTAGTGCAAATACCGGTTGTGCATCACCATTTACGGGGGTAATATAAGCCATTTTAATTTTCCTTTAAGTTTGTGGGTACGTTGACCCTACACTTATTTACCAAAGTGACTGAAATCTTGTCTGTTATGGTATAAATTGCCTACTTCTTCATCACTGTCAATAAGTGTTTGTAGTGCTGTATTTAGTTGATTCTGATTGGCAAGAGAAGGGATCACTTGGAAGTTTGACGGCAGGACTCCGAGATCTTCAGACACTAGTTCTAGATCAAATCTAGTGTTGATCGCTTGCAATCGTTGATTGGTAGTTAATATAGAGATTGCGGCGTTTTTTAGTTCCGCAATATTTATTGGTATTTCTCCTGTGAAGCAGTCTTCAGAAAACAGTGGATAACGATCGTCGGTGTACTTTTTAACAAAATGCCATTGTTGGGTTTTTACGGCGCAATAAAAACTTGTGATCTGAGCAAAAACATTCCGACGATGTAGTCGTATCAGTGTACATTGATTCAATAGAGGTTGTAGGAATTGCTGAATTTCTGGTGTGTATTGGTGAGAACTGCACATGACCTTGGCAACAAAGTTGCCTGACGACCTATTAATAAAATTCACAAATGATATTGCATGCTCTACATATAAAAAGGCTTCGTCGAAATTTGTTAGTCCTTTTTCTTGTGCAATCCAATCGCATAGTGCCGTAGATCGTGTTCTAAATGATGAAAAGACGATAATAGACTTATTGTCTGGCAAATCAATATTGATCATTGAACAGGATTATTACGTTGTCGGTTTTGAGCGGCAAAAGCATTGGGGTCAAAGCGATTCACAGCTTTGGCATAGCCTGCAGGAGTGGCCATGACCCAGCCTTCTTGTCCAGGATGTTCTAGATCTGCTTGCTTTAGGATGTCCATCTTTAGATCATGCAATAGCAAGAACGCTGTAAATGCCGCTGCCAATGCAGGGGTATTGCTAGTGGGACTTTCCAGGTACTCCACAATGTTACGGAACTTGCTGGGAGTTACCTTGCTTTGTAACCATTCACCAAACTCGGGCAACAGTGTTGCAGGGTTCAGCGGAGCACCAACCTTGGTATTGATATAGTCCACACACAGTTTGGCAAGGTCTGTGATCTTGTGTGCTCGTAGTTCTGCAGGATTAAACAAGGTGGCAATGTCAGCACCATCTGTACGAATTAGTTGTTTGAGTTGTTTGACTTTGGCAGGCTCAGCAGCCAGTGCCCGAGGCGTTGCAGGACGCTCTAGCATCAAGCCTGGAACTTCATTAAACTTTACACCGCTCAAGGGCTGACGTGCATCGCCCACATCAGAGTACATTGAGTGTACAGCAATGCCAATATCACTGTTGGCTATGCGTTGGCCCAAGTTACTTCGAGCTGGAATTTTGTACTCAACAGTGTTGGGACGGAAAACATAGTTGCCTGCAATCTCAGGAGGTGTTGACATGTACAGCAAGTCGCCTTTGACATAGCCTCGGAAGTTAGCGGGCAAACTGGCTTCCAGCACAGGGAATAGAGTTGCGTACAAGTTGATCAGTTCGTCACGGTTACCAGATCGTGTGCGTTGAATCTGTGCCATCATTTCAGGACTGGTAGCAAGACCGTCGTAGCCTTTGGCTTCAAAGCCTGAGCCATCTGTCAACACAAACTCGCCTGTAGCAGGTTTACGGCCCCAGATCACAGCAGGCTTGCCGTCCCACTTGGCAGTGGTTGTTCGGGGATTTTCAGTGGCGTGTTGTACAATTTCCAGTGCATCTTGAATGCCTTGTGTGCCACGACGGAACACAAGATCTTCCAAGTGTTCAATGCCCTTGGCTCTACCGCCTACACCGGGCTCTTCTGCTTCTACCAAGGCAACATAGCCTTTATTAACAATACGATCACGCAAGCGACCCAGAAATCCCACATCATCTTCGGACACTGACAGTTGTGGTTCTTTTAATCCTTCACGTTGAAGATATTCACGAAAGTCTTTTAGCTTGGCATCTTTATTGGGATCATTACTCAATGCGGCGTAGATGCTTTCCACATTCTTTAGGTTTTCTTTTGTGAATGCAGGACCCAATAATACTCGGGCTACCTGGCTGGGATCCATTCCGCCTTGTACTAGCTCTTCTGTTGACCGACTGAACATGCCATTGGCGCCTACTTTGAAACCCAAGGCCTTGGCTATGCTGGACATTAACACATTACGGTTCATACCCTTGTATGCAGATCCTTCTGCGCCACCATAATAGAATGTGCCCCAGTCCAAGTTAGGAAAAAACATAAAATCAGTTTGCACATAGCCTTTGTTGGGGTCTCCGGCAATGGGAGTACGGAAATGAACTTCGCCCTTTTTAACCACCCATTCACGTGGGTCCAATCCTTGACTGGTCACAATCTTTTGTAATGCTGAGGCCAATTGATCTTTATCAATTTCATTTAGGTCCACGCCAAGATCTAAATCGCCAGATGTGGGCTTGCGGCCAGTGGATCCCAGCCAGCGTTCCGTAGGGAATTCAATTCCCAGAATGTTTTCGATATAAGCAATGGTAGCAGGCACATCTGCTTGATTGATACGTTGTGTGAGTGGCTGGCCTTGCTTGTCCTTGAACACATTGCCGCCTTCTAATAGTTTAGTTAGATATTTCATGTTAAGGCTGCGGGTTTTTCAGTAGTTTTTGTTGTAATGTCAATGCCATTCTGTGAGAAGGGTCATTGGCGTTGTAGGGTTTGCCATTATACAACGGATTGTTGCTAGGATCAAATGTCACTGTGGCAACTCGATTGTTGGCAGTATTGTCAGCCCCTTTACCGAAGTTTTTAATGCTTTTGGCACGTTGAATACTGGTGGCCAAGGGCAGCCAGACATTGGCTCCAGGATTGGGTTTCTGTGTGTCTGCAATGGCAGCCGTGATTTGTGGTTTTAGTTCAGTTTTTAACAAGTTGGCCTGCCCTGATCCGTCATCTGGAAGTTCATCAATATCAACTCCAGCCAGTTGATTTACAAACTGATATAATTCTTTTTCCAAGGCGGCTTTATCAATTTGCGCTGCTGATGTAACAGGATTTTTTGTCTCAGGGTCGTCAGATTTCAACATCAGTTGTTGCACATTTTGTGCCCAGCGTTTTTGCATTTCTTTGGCCAATGGTGCCAGTAATGTCTTGTTCACTTCGCCAGCGGCACCTTGACGTAAATTACTATCAACTTTTGGTCCAAGACGGGTTTGGTCCAAGGAATCTAATGGATTGGCCACCCCAGCTGATTTGTACAGCATGTTGGTAAGTCCAGACACCACATCTTCTTTTATTGGCTTGCGTGTTATTTCATGAATCTGCATTGGTTTTCCTAACGGATCTGGAAAACTTTCCAGCATCCTTTGTTCTTATGGCATTGAGCAATTTTCTTGTGAGATTTTCTGCTTGTTCAGCACCAAACTCATGTTCAATTTGTTCCACTAGTCTAATGGCGCTGGCAATGATATTGTCAGCTCGACTTTCAATTATCAGGCGACGATCACGCTCAACATACATTGAGTCCAATTCTTCTAACAAACTGCGTGTCTTTTTTTGCATTCGATCAAGAGCCTTTGGATTATTTAGTGCTTTTTAGATTCTAATAAATATCTATTACTGCTTTTAAAGCCAAGGAACACAAATGACCAGTCAAATCAATCCATCAAATATCGATGCTACATATCCTGTAGCAGGGCAACCCAATAACACACAGGGTTTCCGCGATAATTTCACTGCCACACAGACCAATTTCAACTATGCCGCAACTGAAATAACAGATTTACAAAACAAAGCAGTACTAAAGGCAGCACTCACAGGCACCACGTTGGACAACAACATGAATGATGCACTGCTTTATGCTGCCAAGATACAAGATTTTAGCGCAACTGCGGTGAATCTTACAACCACTTCGGGACCAGTCACAGTGGATTATACTACCGGACATTATCAAAGTCTCTCTCCGGCCACTGGCAGTGTTACTTTGGGCTTTACAAAATGGCCTGCGGCAAACAATTATGGCTTTTTAAGACTGCGAATTTACATTACCAACACCGCCTACACAGTGACTTTGCCTGCGGCTGCCACTCAAGGCATTGCTGGTATTCAAGGACTGTCAGGCAGCACAATCACCTTTGGTGCCACCGGCTATTACGAATTTGGTTTTAGCACAGTAGATGGTGGTACCACAATCACAGTGTTTGATTTGAATCGTCCATTGAGCTATTATACTAATCCTGTAACAATCAACAGCAACGTAGCCAGTACCAGTACCACTTCTGGGGCATTGACTGTGGCAGGTGGGGTTGGAATCAATGGTAATCTTTATGTGGCAGGCAACGTTGTTGGAAACTTTGTAGCTACAACTCAAACATTTGCCGGTAATTTAACCGGCGGAAACTTGTTGACAGCCGGAATAACAAGCGCCACTGGTAATGTCACTGGTGGTAATTTACGTACTGCTGGGCAAGTAAGTGCCACAGGCAATGTAACTGGTAACTTTTTTATTGGCAACGGATCAGGACTGACTGGTATTGTTGTGTCAGGCGGTACATCTATTGTCAACGGAAATAGTAATGTTGGAGTAATTGCCAATAGTAATGTCACTATCAGCGTTGGCGGAACATCAAATGTTGCAGTATGGGCCAACACTGGTGGGATCGTAACTGGTTTACTCAGTGCAACAGGTAATATCACTGGTGGTAATTTACGTACCGCTGGACAGATATCAGCAGGCGGTAATATCACTGGCGGTAACATTATTGCTGGGGTAGGTGTAGGAGTAGCTGGTGATGTGGCAGTAGGTGGTGTAATATTTGCCGCTGGCAACATCACTGGATCTTATTTACTTGGCAACGGATCTTTTTTAACAGGATTGTCTAGTTCAACAAGGATCGCATCAGGTACCACAGAAATAGCCATTGACGCACCAAGTGGTAATATTCAAACAACAATTGGTGGCACTGCAAACGTAGTGGTGTTCACCACAAACGGTCTAGGTGTAGCAGGGTTTGTAGTGGCCACTGGCAACATCACTGGTAGCAATGTTACCGCTAGTGGTAATGCTATTGTTAGTGGATTTGTTAGTGCTGTAGGCAACGTCTCTGGCGGTAACATCCGAACTGCTGGATTAATCACTGCCACTGGTAATATTACCAGTGGTAATATTGGTGTAACAGGAAATGTCAGTTTAACTGGTAATGTTATTTCTGGAAATTTGACTACTAGTTCTCAAGTGGTAGCACTTGGTAATGTAACTGGCGGAAATATCAGAACCGACGGTCAGGTGCTGGCGCTAAGTGCCACATCTCTGCCAGCAGGTGGTGTAGCTGGCGCTGGATATGTGTTTTCATCTACTGCAAACTTTGGCGTATTTTTTGGATCTGGTGTGCCAACACTGAGTGCTGCCAAAGGATCTTTGTATCTTAGAAGCGATGGCACTACCACCAATGATCGTATGTATGTAAATACCAATGGCGTCACGACCTGGACTGCTGTAATTACTGCGGCTTAACCAATTTCCACAATTCAGGAAACGTCTCGGCTAGATCTTGTTTGCGCAACAGGTCTAGCTTTTTTGTTGTTGACCAGAACTTTGCCCACAATTCAGTTTGATTATCTAACGGCATGTCCATAAAGTCTAGTATGCTGGCAACTTGATGACTGGCTCCTGCTAGATGTGTTCTAACTTGTGCTTTGACTTGATCGGGCAACACACGCACATTGATATGTTGTGGATGATGCACCATGTTAAAGAAGTAGCCTATGCCACGCTGTTTAAAATACTGCTCAATCTCTTCAAGATACAAGATATTGTAGGCACATACAGTGACACAAACGCACATGCTGATATTAGAGTGTTGGCGTACTAGTTCTTGATAACGATCCAAGTTCTTTTCTACTGTGCTCCAAGTTTCCCCATATCGTATGTAATCAAAATGTGGACCAATACCATCTATGCTGATGTCTAATGCAACATGTTTGAATTGTGTTAATGTATCAATGTATCGTTGATTCCAAATTGTACCATTGGTATTGATGTGCAGACTTTGATCTTGAGCTAGATTTTTATCCACAGCTTGTTGTAGGATATTAAACACATTGCTCAACAGCATGGGCTCAGCACCATAGATGTCATAGTACCGGACATCAGTTAACCATTCTTCCAACTCATTCCACAGGCGAGTGTTTTCAGGTTCATAACTGCTTTTGATCCTGCCCCAACTGGCTAGATACTTCTTATAGTCAGGTTCTTGCTTGTGTGCTTCTAGTTCCCAATAGTCGCGATACCATTTGCTTGACACTTCGGGCCAACATGTTCTGCAGGCTAAGTTACAGGTGTTACCAGGTT